ATGAAGAAGGTAATGATTGGTTTAGGTTTGGCACTGATGGTGGGTACCTCGCTCGCGGCAGCAGATTGCCCTAACTCGAACTCGTGTTATGTTGATGCGCTCGATTGTCGTGGCGCCCACTATGCATCCTGCTCAACAAATTGCTATGATCCCGATCGGGCTACTTGTTTACAGGGGAATTGCTTCTCTAAACCATTCCCTACACCTAACGCTTGCTATTGTCGGAAACTTCAATGATGACACGAGAACAATTTTGGGAGATCGCAGGCACGGTCGGATTTGCGCTGCTTATGCTGGTAAGTTTTGGATTTTTGCTTGTTTATTGTGGCGCGGGTGTGAGGGAGCAAGCAATGCAAATGAGTGCCTGCAAAATGGTTTGCGGCGACGATCCAATTCAAGCCTGCTATCCAAATCGAGCAGTTTGTGTGGGGCAGGACAACATCTATGTCCGGTCAATAAATCCCCGATAGAGAAAAATACGATGGCACTTGGTATCAATATGGAAGACTTACACGATAGTTATGATCAAGGCTATGAAGAAATGCGCACCAAGGTGGTGGAGTTTTTGCTCTCATTGGAAAAGAAAGCTCTCAAAGATGCGGAGGAAGTTTTAGTTATGCGGTGGGCAACAAGCCATTGCGCCGAAGCCGAGGCATTTGCCAAAGCGGCCGAGATGATCAAGCAAGGCAAGAAAATAGAGGGAGGATTTGAGGGATGAAGAAACTAACAGTCAAAAAGATCAACAAGGTAGTATTTGGTGATTTATGGGAAGGGCCCGTAGATCATCAAGCATTGGAAGAACGACTTGGAGAACTTTTAGAGAGTGAAGAGTTATTGGCCGAATGGCAGAGGAAGATGAAAATAGTTAGGTCAATTTTGATGGGACAGATATGATGATTGACAATGAAGGCAACGAGATCGAGACTTATTGTCTTGGCACTTCCAAAGAAGAAGACTGCTTGAATGATGCGGCATATGAAGTAGCCATTTGGCTGGGAATAGAGCGAGGTATTTGGACTGACTTCGTAAATGTCGAAGCCGGTCATACCTCACGGCTGATGATCAAAAGGGCAACTTGGGATACATTGGGCGACGCGAGGCAAATCAAACTGCAATGCTTTGTGGATGGATTTATTGAGGGATGGGAGAGACATTATGAGCGATAAGAAGTCATTGGAAGAACTCCTTTCGACCGAAGAAGGTTGTAAGTATATCGCAGAGCATATGTTCAACCCGGTGAAAATTTGCGCACGAGTAATGAACAAAGAGCGCAACACTGCCGTACGCGAGGCCAATCCAAAATGGTCAGAAGAAAGCCTACGACCATATCTCAAACCCGAACTACACGAAGACCCATATTATGCCGAAATGGAACTGCAATACCTTCTCTATGTTTTGGAAGTAGCGGAAAAGTATGCCCATAATGTTCCCGAGTTAGGGGAGGCAGCCAAGATGTATAGACAGATAGAAACGATAACGAGACAAACACCAAGTAAGAAAGGACACTAATATGCTACGACTTGTAAATACTTTTGGACACGGATTACCGGCTTCTTTCCTCGTCCATCCAAACGCTACATTTTCACCCGGTATGGTGGCGCAACTCATTGTGGCTGATAGTCAGGTAGTCGCCACCGTATCAGATGGTACCGCCCCCATTGGCATTATTGACGACATAAGAGATCAGCACGATGATAGTACAAAGGGTACTAACCGAATGACCGTTTGGGGAACGCGGATGATTTTTCAGACTGATATGTATGATCACCAAGCAGAATATCCGCTCAACGCTAATCTCTATGTTGAACACGGACTTTTTACTACCAGACGCCCAAGCCTATTCCATCCTGCCGTAGCAATGATCACTTGTCCTCTCAATAAGGACGGAGTGTTGGAATTGATGTGGTTTTAGCAATGATTGAAGATTGGGATGGACAAGCCATTCATTACTGCGTCGAAGTCTATCAGTCCGCGCAGGATGCTACGATGGCGTGCGGGAAAGTCCTATCGACTTGGGCAATCGTGCAGCGCGACAATAAGTACAGCCATTTGCCCAAACCCGCTTGCGATGTTGGATACACTTTCACCGCCGAGGAAACTGACTGCCCCGAGTGTCGAGTATGGGTCGAAGCCAATTGTCCCTCTTGTGGGACTTGTGGGGTGAAATGCACCTATGGAACCTGCAATAAATGTGTCGAGAAAGAGATTGAGAAGGTGGGATTTGAGGAGTGGAAGAAGAATCCAAATGAGCATTAGACCCCTTGAAGAAGCCTACTACGGCCAAACAGGAAGGGGCTGGTGGGTCGAGGTATTCGATGATGCTGAGGAAGGCAGCACGCAGCATTACATCCCGAATGGTGGGCCGAGAACAATGTGTGGTAGGCGTTTCTCGACGGTGAGGAAGCGGAGAAAAGAGAAGTGTGGGATGTGTTTGCGATTGTTGGGCATTGACAAGTGAATGGTGTGGAATTACAAGTAGAGGATGCAGAAGAAACTGGACTGGTCGTCGTACCAGGTCGATATATTCAGGGCCATTGCCAAAACTAACGACAATTTGATTGTCATTGCTCGCGCGGGCTCAGCAAAAACTACCGTCCTTGTCGAGGGTGCCAAATATATACCCAAAGGTAAGCGGCTGCTATTTTGTGCATTCAACAAGTCAATTCAAGAAGAATTGAGTAGCAAACTTGGCTCTTTCGTGGATTGTATGACGCTACATAGCCTCGGGTATCGAGCAGTGCGCCAACGATTTCCTAATGTCGTTCTCAACAACAATAAGTGCTGGGAGATCGTAGAAAATCTCGTTGATGACCCAAAAGAACGCTACGATCTGATTGACAATGTGTGCAAAACCGTTTCACTATGCAAATCGACCATTATTGATACATCGTCCAAAATTGATGATCTGATTGATCAATATGGTATCGATACTTGCGATGTCGAACGCGAAGTATTCATTCAGTATGTATGTAAGGCTCTCAGGCAGTGTAAAGAAAAGACTGATACTCTCGATTATGATGATATGGTTTGGTGGCCTTTTGTATTCAATCTGAATGCCGGAAGTTTTGATGTGGTAATGATCGACGAGTGCCACGACCTATCCAAGATTATGATCGCGTTAGCATTATCGGTGGTCAAGCCTGGTGGTAGAGTGATCGCGGTCATTGACCCCTGGCAGGCAATTTACAATTGGAGAGGAGCGGATGCATCGGCCTTAGATAACTTACGACACCGACTGAAACCGAAAGAGTTTCCACTACCAATTTGCTATCGATGCCCTAAAAAGATAGTCGCCTTAGCGCAGAAGATCGTATCTGATATCCAACCATTCGAGCATAATGGTGATGGGGAAATCATCAATATAGCCCTTGTCGATATTCAGAAGCATATCAAACCTAACTCCTATTTGTTGAGTAGAACTAATGCCCCATTGATAGCCTTGTGTATGAGGCTAATCAAAAACGGAATACCTACTAACATCCTCGGTAGGGATATTGGTGATGGGCTACTATACCTGATCAAGCGTTCCAAGAAAAAGAAAGTAGATGCCTTCCTCAAATGGCTCGATAATTGGGAGAAAACCGAACGGAAACGAATGCTGGACAAAAACCCAAGAGCCAACACCGAATGGATTTCGGACAAGGCGGAATGCTTGCAAAATCTATGCAGCGGCACTTCCTCCATTGAAGAGGTAAAAGATAACATCAAGAACTTGTTCAAGGACGGGGATGAAAGGAGTATTGTATTGGGCTCATCGATACATCGTATCAAGGGGAAGGAAAGTGATACGGTATTCATCTTAGCGGATACATTGAGGTCTAACTCAGAGGAAGAACGTCGATGCAATTATGTGGCCTTTACGAGGACGCGGGGCAAACTGTATATGGTTAGGAAGATCAATATCGAGGAAGATGAATGACTTTCCAAACTACCGCCATCTATCCCAATCGCTTAGAAGACAAGCAAGAATTGGAAGAGAAACTTACACTCCCTGAACAAGGCGATGAAACTACCGAGTTTCACCTTCCTAACGGAATACTCTTCGCTCGTGGCTATCGGCGGATTGTCTATGGCGACCTCGGCCCCTACGTCGAGTTTGCTCTCGACCATATCCATTGCCAATTGCTGGCCAAATTCAATAACGACATTGACTATGACAATCTACCATACGCTGGTCAAAGTAAGTACTACTACTTTTGGCTCTACCCCAAAGCAGCCAGCACTATCAAAGTGTATCTACAAATCAAGCCAGTGAATGCATTGCCCAACGCCCCCAAGCGTGCGGATGGCAAGAAGTCTGACTATAATCGAGCGGAAGGATATGCTGATTACCAGCGCGGCTATTTCTATGTTAGTCCGTATGAACCGTTCAAGATTGTGAGGGCACCCAATGAGTGATCCCAACGAGCCTGTTCTCTACATCGTCGTCCGCAAAGAGTTAGGTCTCTCAACGGGCAAAACCGCAGCCCAGTGCTGCCACGCTCTACAATACATCCTACAACGCTATTACACCAATACGCCATCTCTTTCCAAGCAGCAGAAGCAAGTGATGCAGGAGTGGATGGAAAGCGCCCACGCCAAGGTGGTGTTGGCAGCATCCGAAGTGGAATGGCAAGCCTTGTTGGACGAAGGCTTGGCGGATGCGACGGTGCGCGACGCGGGTCGAACGGAAATTGATCCGGGCACCATCACCTGCGCGGCCCTGTTCCCCGTTCGCAAATCCAATGCTCCCAAACTAATCAAGGGATTACCGCTACTCAAATGAAACACTACACTATCTTCCTACACCAAACTCCCTACTACCCCAAGAAGGGCGACAAGAAGGCCGATACCCAAGCGGGTCAGGCCAAACTGGATGATAAGGTCAAGCAGACTTTTCTGACCGCTATCGAGCCCCTGATCAAAGCCAAAGACATCAAACTGCTGAAAGACACTCTTGTCTATCAAGATGCCCATATCAACGCTCTACCCTTAGTGAGAATTGGGGTGAATGAGAAGAAGCGAGATGAGGTGTATAACACCTTACGTGCGATTGAATGTGTGCAATGGATTGATGCTGATGTGTATGGGGAATAACGATGCCTGAATCGGCCGAAGTCAAACGCATAACCAATCAACTCAATGCTGAATTTGGAGGTCATAATTTGGCCCATATTGCAGTAATAGGAGGGCGCTTCGGGAAAGGAATGGATATTACCCACGCCCTTTTGGATAGGCTCGATTGGCCGCTTACCAATGTGCGAATGTGCTGCAAGGGCAAGTTTCTCTATTGGCAAGCATTTGACAGCAACAATGCCGATGTTGATTTCCATATCACGCTCGGAATGACGGGCTCTTTTGGCAAGAAGCAAAAGCACTCTGCCCTTCAATTTGACTTCGACAATGGTAGCATCTACTTCAATGACCCAAGACATTTTGGGACTTTCAAGATCAGTTCTCGAATGGACACCTTTCGGAAACTGAATACCTTGGGCTGGGATGCCTTGGAATGGCCCCATATACCAGAGGGTTTCATTGCCAAACTGCAAAAGGCTCGTGGTCATAAGACCATCGCTGAGGTGATGCTAGATCAAAGATGGTTTTGCGGAACTGGGAATTATCTAAGGGCGGAGGCTCTCTATGCCGCTAAAATCAAGCCTGATACATTGGTCAGCCAACTAACCCATACTCAACTTACCACTCTCTGCAAGTCTCTGATCAAGATCGTACGGGAGGCTTATGATGCGGGCGGGGCGACCATTGCCACCTATTCCGACTTGTATGGAAATGTGGGTACCTTCTACGACCAATTCAAGGTCTATGGACAAAAGCAAGACCCATTGGGTAATCCGGTAATCCGAAGCCAAGCCAAAGACGGGCGGACAATTCACTGGGTAAAGGAAGTACAGATATGAGTGTGTTAGATAGAAATGTCTGGTGTTGTACGACAGGGAACGGATGTATGGGCGTGCATAATGACAGAGATGTCAAAACCTATATCGCTACCGGTGTAGGTAATTGGGGCCCACGGATGGCGCGTGTCTGTAAGTATTACACCACAGAGCCCGGAAAATCAAAGTCAGGCTTCCTGACTTTCAAGGAATGCTGCCCGCAGTGCGGAGGAGATCACTAAGATGCCCAATGTTCAAGAGTTAGAGAAGACCATCAACAAAGCCCGAGAGGCTTACTACAATGGTCAGTCCATCATCGATGATGATGAGTTTGACGCGCTCATCGCCGAGTTAGGCGTCTTAGATCCTACCAATCCGATCCTTGCCGAGGTCGGTGCAGAGCCATCTACCACCGAGTGGAAGAAGGAGAAGCATCTCTTCCCCCTGGGCTCTCTCAACAAAGTCAATACGCCCGAGGAGATGACCGTCTGGATTACCGAGGATCTCGAAGGCAAGCCCGTTGTGGTCTCCGAGAAATTAGATGGACTTAGCATCGGTTGTCAATATGAGGATGGCAAACTGGTCAAGGCAATTCTTAGAGGCGGGGGAGAAACTGGGGAAAACATTCTCGTCAATGTTCGCAAAATGAAAGGTGCAGTCAAGAAACTGGATGCTTATTGGGAAGATTTCTCTGGTGTCATTCGCGGTGAAATCGTCCTCCTGAAAGATGACCATCAAAAGTACTTTCCAACTTATAGCAATCCCAGGAACGCGGCATCCGGCTTGTGTCGTCGTTTGGATGGGGAGGGCTGCCAACATCTTACTCTGATGATGTATGACATCCTGACAGATAACCCAGAATGGGTTTATGAACACGAGAAGTTTGACTTCTTGGAGGGGAATGGCTTCATTACTCCTAATTGGAAGTCTTATACCACTACCAAAGAAGTCAATCAAATGTGGCAAGACTACCAGGATAAGACACGCGATAGCCTCAACTACGAAATTGATGGATTAGTAGTGGCCTGCGACGATCTTATGTTCCAACACTCTCTTGGTGAAACTAATCTCAGGCCCAAAGGCAAGATGGCGTTCAAGTTTGCCAATCAGTTTGCCAAAGCCATCGTCAAAGCCATCACCTGGGAGACTGGGAGTATGGGGAGAATAAACCCAAGATGCTGGTTTGAGAAGACCAAACTTCTCGGCTCTGAAATCGAGAAGGCTTCCGTCTATAACCTTTCCTACATCGAAAGTTTGGGATTGGGAGAAGGCGCAGAAGTCTTGGTCTGCAAGGCAGGAGAAATTATCCCGAGAGTTGAAAAGGTGGTCAAGAAGGCTACCATTGTTGCCAAGGCCCCCAAGAAATGCCCTTCCTGTGATCATTCACTGGTAATGGATGGGGAATACTTGGTTTGCCGTAATACCGACAAGTGTCCCGAGCAAGTCATTGGTCGCATCAAGAATTGGGTCAAGGAACTCAACATCTTGGAAGTGGGTCAGAAATTAATTGAGAGATTAGTCTCTGAAAATTTGGTAGAAAATGTTTCAGACTTATATACCTTAACTATTGACGATTTACAATCATTAGATCGTATGGGAAAGAAATCCGCTACCAAAGTTCATCAGGAGTTATGGAAAGTAAATCCTATCCCTCTTGATGTATTTGTAGGCGGACTGTCAATAAATTTAATAGGATCAAGCAGTATTCGTCTTTTGATAAGTGCTGGCTATGATAATATAGATAAACTGATGTCTCTATCTGTTGAGAAAATGATGCAAGTAAAAGGGATGGGCGAGTCAAGATCACAAAGTTTATTTGACGGACTTAAAAAATATCAAAGTGTGATCGATAAATTGTTGAAAAATGGAGTAAAGATAATGGAAAAGAAAGAAAAAGTGATTGGCGGGAAATTTGATGGTAAAAGTTTTTGTTTTACTGGAAAAATGGAACATCAGCGTGCAGAACTTGAAGAAATGGTCAAAAATAATGGTGGTGAAATCAAAAGTGTGTCTCGGGGTCTAACTTATTTAGTTCAAGCACAATCCGACTCGACAAGCACCAAAAGTGAAAAAGCGAAAAAACTTGGCGTTCAATGTATTGGAGAGTTAGATTTTTTGGAAATGCTCACATAGCATTTTTTATTCTATGCCATTCATTTTCCCAAATACTGACAACATTATACCCTGCTTGTTTGATTAGTCGCTCTCGTTCAATAGTATTTTCATATAACTCTCCAAAAGTTGTATGAGTGGCAGCATTGATAGTATTTAGATCAAAAACTGATGGATTTCCGTGCCAGAAATCTCCTAAAAATTCGTAAATCGTATTGGTTTCCGGCATAAATCCATCAACTATAATACGCTTCTTTTTAGATTGTGCATCGGTAATCCTAATCAATACTTGTCTATGATTTTTGTCATTTGGGACACCAACGGTATCAAGCCACATGGTTTCTACATTGGAAATAGATTTCCCACATTTGGGACACCCAGAACCCCTGAGATGAGTTACGGGTTTCTGCCAAAATTCTCCATGTTGCGGGCATTTAATGCAAATCTCGGATCGAGACCCCACATATATTGATTTGGAATAGTCATATTTATCATGATGTATAATATCTGCCTTCGCCACAAATTCTTTAAGTGTATATGAGAGTTTTTCACTGGTCGTATCATAACCACATTGCACACAACCATATTGTAAATGTGTTATTGGTTTTTGACTAAAAAGTCCGTGTTTTTGGCATACAATTAACACCGGTATATGACTACTGATATATTCAACAAAACTATAATCATATAGATTTCCATATTTTTCTTGTGCCTTCTGTATAAAGGCACCTGTATTAGATAAAAGTTTTTGTGATACGCATTCATAGCCACAATTTGGGCACCCACGGCCTTCTAAATGACCGTGTGGCGTCTGTTGGAAATTTCCGTGAATTTTGCATATTATATTCACTGGTTTATGTGTTGTAATATATTCAACTAATGAATAATCATATGTAGTGCCATGTATGCTTATCGCTTCGTTGATAAAATCAGATAGTTCCTTGCGCATGCTATCATTTGCTTTTTCTCTGCCACATTTAGGACACCCTTGACCAGAAAGATGTCTCGCTGGGGTCTGACTAAATACTCCGTGTTTAGAGCATTTAATACTTACTTTTGTAAGACTATCACAATATTCCACAAGTGAATAATCATATTTATTGCCATGAGTTTCGTTTGCCATAACAATAAAACTATCATTTGTTCTTCTTTTCTTGTTAGCAGTTATTATTTTGGCACATTTATTGCAGCCATGTCCGCCTAAATGATCGTTGGGCGTTTGCAAGAAAATCCCGTGTTGGATGCAGCCAATCTGCACTTTTGTAGCGCTGTTGATATAAATGACCATAGAGTAATCGTAGGTGTCGCCATGCACACAACGAGCATCTTGGACGAACTGTTCTGTTGTTTTCTTTGCTGGCATTTCGTTCTCCTAATAAATATATACCACACTATGCATATCGCCACATACAAATATACGGTGTAAAATGAAACAAAATCTCACGAAACAATACCTGATCCGACTCTCGCCCGAGTTGGATGAGATGATCGACGAGGCATTCTCGAAGCATCTGAAAAAGACGGGCGAATACATCGCGAAATCGGAGTTTGTTCGCAGGCTCTTGCAAGAGGCTTGTTCGAAGAAAACCAAATAAGGAGAGATAGAATGACAATGCACGATTATCTTGGAAAAAGGGCTCGTTTCACCAAAACGGGTGGCCCAACTTTCAAGTTCAGTTCTACATTAGCGAATGTAGGCATTGACTGGGATGTGGAACTCGATAGTGGGTATGATCAACTAATGATCGTTAGCGGGCCGCAGTTTTTACAGAGAGAAAGATACGACAATCATAGCATTGCGGTAATGGAGGTCAAAGACACTCAAAACAATGCCACTTGTTGGGTTCTGAAAGAAGACCTTACCCTATTAGACGAATAGTTTGACATCTCCTCGAAAGGGAAAAGCGCATGGCAGATAACCTAAACCTCGATTTTTCTGGTGATCTCGATCAAACGCTGGAAGACTATATAGATGAGGATATTCCGAGAAGTAAGCGGAGCAAAGACTATGAGGGCGAGATTTGCAGGCAATGCAATGAATATTACCCTTTTGCGAACGGCCCTAATCAAATGGATGGTGAGACTTTCGTATGTTATGGCTGCCGTATGGCTTGGTAGTCTGCTTAGACACGATCAACCAAAACTAAGCGCTGTTCAGTTGAATGCTATTGAAGACCATCCGGTTGAGTTTCTGGCCGATAAACAGATCGATATCCATATTCCATCCAAATGCCCAGCAGGGATGGTAAAAATCGAGGATAAGGATCACGATTTTTGCCTCGATGTTTATGAAGCACCAAATTTGTACCTGCATCTTCCTTACTACGCACTAACTTTTTCTGATGCCGAACAATACTGCGCATCTCAGCATAAACGATTAGCGACCGAAGAAGAATGGGAAACTGCGTGTCTTGGGCCAGCGCATCATCAATTCTTCTACGGCAACACCTACCATCTTGGATGGTGTCGAGATGACGCTATCAATTATATCAAGGTAGATTGGTGGAAGTTATGGTTTCCAAATACTTGGCGTCCCTATGCAAAGAGTTTGTTCAAGGGATCGCCATCAGGATCGCATCCATTATGCACTAATGAGTATGGTTTGTTCGATATGCTTGGTAATACGACTGAGATAGTAAAAGCACCCAACCGTCAATGGGGTTATGCAACGAAGGGTGGATTTTGGCACCAGCGATATGGTGGGCCCGAATATTGCACCTTCTCAAATTTTGCTCATCCAAATCGGTTTCGTCAATATGAGGCAGGAACAAGGTGCGCTATTTCTGCTGACTAATATTGTCTTGCGTATTTTTACTACCAAATGATACGAAAGGTGATTTTACAAGATGTAATTTATTATTACTTCTTATATGATTTTTGACTGTGCAGTCTGTTGTATTTAGTTCTCGACCAACTGCCCTATAACCTTTATTATTTACCATTGCTACGAGTAAATCAATTTTTGGCCACATAATTTTATCGTGTGGTATAATGTTATTTGTATTATAATAGTTGATAACATCATCCGCTATTATTTTCTTTCTTTCAAGAAATATTTCAGCCCCGTCATATAGCATTTTAACAAATTTATAACATTTAGTTCCATTTATTCGCAGCATAAAATGCTCGTGTATATCAATACATTTTCTACCCACGATATATAATGCATCAGGTTTTTCTGAAAATTTATTGGTTATATTGACATCGATGTCAAATATTCTTGTTATGTTGGCACCCATTTCGTCAATAAAATTTTTACTTCCCGATGAAATTCCGCAACTTATATCGTGATATAAAATATCTTTATTATGACGCCCACCCGTTTTGTGTCGAGATGTATGTGATATAAATCCGTCGCCATCCCAACACCCTCTAATAAAACTTATGATATATTCATTTGGTATTTTTGGAAATTGTATATCTAATGATTTATTTGTAGTAAATCCATATTTGTCAAACCATTTTCGTATAATTTTATTATTCATCTCAAAATGGTATAAATTTTTATATTTCGTTTTCTTAGTATGCAATGGTAAATCCAAAGATATAATATTTTTGATATCTCTGATCCATTCGAAATCTGTTGAACAAAATCCTACTAAATTTGGCTTGGATTTTTCGATCCAGCCATCAGTCAAAAATACACCCAGCAAATAAAATGACAAAGCATTTTCTGTGGTGAAAATTTTCTCGTTGCAAACATATTTATTCATAATTTCTGCTCCATTTCTATGCCTAACTATGTATAACCACTGAGGTTTCTCGTGTCAATAGTCATCTCTATTCTGGCCATTTTCGGAATTTTCTTCGCATTGAAGGAGGCAGACGGGCCCTTCGATCTGATGCTCAAACTTCGTTTGCAACTCTTTCGGGTACCTTATCTCGGCGTCTTCTTCTACAAATTGTTCGAGTGTCCCTTTTGTCTTGGATGCTGGGCAGGACTAAGCGTCTATCTGTTGCAACCTTTCCCCATTGTGTTGTGGTTCTTAGCAGGTGGGGCGGTATGCCTTTTCGGCACCGGACTAATGGGGTATCTGTTTAGGAGCAAAGATGACCAAGGATGATGGCCAAAACATAACGACCTATTTGGAATTGATGTCTGAGATTTGGCCTAAGGATGAACTCATCCCCGAACTCAAAATACTCTCTTCCAATTTTGATGTGGAAACCGGGACTTATACTTGCACAATTCAACTCCCAAACCCAATTCAATATCTCTACATTCCTTCAATTCAATTGGATTGGCCCACCGATCTCTGCCCTCAGTGCGGACAAAAACACTAACCACCCCTTGCCATCCCATCATTGATGATTATGCTCCTTAGCAAGGAGATATCTCAATGAACAACAACATCATATCCGGGCCTACCGGCCCATCAGGCGTTTCTGGTGAGCCCATTCGTTCTATGGCTTCTGGGGTGGCATATTTCAGCCCTGTTAGTGGTGGCTGCACCGGCATCTTTTTCGAGGAGCCGCTCTTTCCCGAAAAGAAGGTTGAAAACGATTTGGCCCAACTTCGTGAAGAAGTAGCCAAACTCAAAACCCAAATCATTGATCTTGGCATTTGTCCCCAATGCGGAAAGAAACACGAATGAAAACCTTCTGCGATCACTGCGAGCAAGAGACGGATATGCCTGTATATCTTTCCCGTGAAACTCAATATGCTTATTGGTGTAAGAAGTGCTGCGAAATAGATAGGCATCTATTGACAGCAATTGGATGCGACGACGCGGGGCACTGGGAAGAGAGTTATCCTCGGGTGCGGGCCATTCCCAAAAGGAGCAAGCAATGAAAGTCGTTCTAACTGGTAAGTTTGGTGATGTGGTGAAGATCAATGATTCCAAAACCAATATCGCCATCAAATGCGATGGCAGCGTGCTCGATACACCCACTACCGCCAAAGAAGCCCTTTTTGATGGTAGTTTGATCATCAAGCCTTTTATCGCTGATCAACTCAAAATTGGTCAGCGTGTTCTCATTACCATTGAGACGGTAGAAAAACCTACCGACTAAGGATGCAACCTGCCTTCGACACTCTCGGCCAATTGATTGAGCAGATAGAGGTGTGTCCAATTTGCAACGGCAAAAGGAAGATAGAGTTCTCTGTTGCCGATCCTTTTTGGTGCGAAGGTCAAAAAATGACCGCCACCCATCTATCATTGACGGGTGGCAAACGCACCAAGCCTCGTCAATTCGATTTGGTGATTGATTTGGCAACCAATCAATATGTCGAACAACCGTCGGAAACGCTGCGCAATACGCCGGAAGACTTTTACTTCTGGGCTCACGCAAACTGCAAAACCTTCCCGGACAAATGGCCCTGCTCATATTCAGCCTCCTCTAACATCATTATCAATAGTGAAGAGCGAAAAGTCTTCCAATTCGGCATAGAATACCTCTCACTACACTACTATTCACCGCACTCTTCTGTCTCTTATACGGTAGGGCACGATTTCAATCCTCCTGGGGGCTGGTATATAGACACCTCATCAACTGGCAGTAGCATTGATTGTGGTCATCTTTTTGATGACGCTGATTTGTCAGACCGCGCTGATATGGTCGAGCGCATCCAAACTTTCCTTACCTTTCACTAAACGGAGCCCCTATGGCTACCTTCTTCGAAGCCCGGCAAATATGTCTGGCCCTGAAAATGCAACTTAGCAAATACGCTTGGTTTGGAGGCACGATGGTGCTGCCAGCCAAGGAAGACTTTCTTGTGGTGGTACAAGTACATCGAATTGATGACGGTATCCGCAAGGTGATCCCGGTAGTAAAAGACGGGATTGAAATCAGAACTGACCTATTGAAAGGAAAACGATGATGGATACCTACAAACTGGCTCAGACTTGGCTTCGCCCCTTACTTGAAGAATTGAACATCGGCGATGAAGAGATGGAAGACGATTTGGTATGGGGCTTAGAAGTCCTACTCAATCAAGTGAGAAACGATACCTTAGAGGCCGCAGCGTTAGAATGTGCGTGGAATTTGCACCCGTACTTGTCTGCGCGTATGCGTGCTATGAAACAGAATGGAAAGGAAACAGAATAATGACAGAGACAAAGAAGTTTGCGATTGGTGATCGTGTTGGTGCTGCTTATGGCTATTATGATGGTGGTTTCGACAAGAAGCCCGTTTTCAACGGAGAAGAAAGCAACCTCGTCTTTGGAACGGTGACAGATATCACCTCCCGAGGCAAGATAATGGTCAAGTGGGATAGTGCGTGGGTGGCTAAGAAAGAGGATAACCTGCTCTTAGACCACGAGAGGTTGATGACGGAAGAGGAAGCCAAAACCAAATCCAACACCTTGGAACAAGAGTTTCGAGCCGTTGAGAAGCAAGTCAAAGCCAAAATGGCGGAGGCAGGTGCGGCCATTACTGAGGCCAAGCATCTTGCTTCCGAGGCGGGTCTTAGCCTAAGTGAGATGTATGATGCTACTGGCCCGTTGTATAGTGCGATGGATGATTGTGGGTGGCATACCAGCAGCCTTGGGTGCTAAGAAGGAGAATGACAATGAAGAGGTTCAAGTTCGTAAGCAACTATGTATCTACTAATCAGATCAAAGATTGGCTCTCTCCCAAAACTAAGGCTCTGAAAATCCCTTTCAAGTTAGAGGATATTCAACCGGGTACCTTTTCCAAGTCGGTGATGAAGCGATTGATGTCTGCCAAGGACGGAACACGCGTTATCGTTCGTAAAGGTCGTGGATATTGGATTGCTATTGAAGTAGTCGAAAATCGCAAGGAGAACAAGAAGGGATTGAAGAAACAGGTGGCTGCGATCAAGCGCCGCATGACCATCCTGACTAAAACCAGCGACGATTTGAGGGAGATGCGTGAATTGCAAAGCAAACTCACTAATTTGGAGTGGCAGGTCAAGAAACTATGATGGTGGCATTCACCGGGCACCGCCCCGACAAACTGCCTGACAAGGCGACCGGCTATAAACTCCCCAACCCCACCTATCTCCGCATCTGCCAGAAACTCGAAGCCGCTCTCAAAGAACTCAAACCCGAGAAAGCCATTTCAGGAATGGCTCTCGGTGTAGATCAGTATGCTGCCTTCGTCTGCTATAAACTCAGCATCCCGTTCATCGCCGCAGTGCCATTCATTGGCCAAGAAACGGCCTGGCCCCAACAATCCCAAGAGACTTACAAGAGACTATTGGCTTTGGCTACCGAGGTAGTAATCGTTAGCGAGGGCGGGTACTCACCTGCGAAGATGCAAACCCGCAACCAATGGATGGTCGATCGTTGCGATACCCTGATTGCTATTCACGACGGTAGCAAAGGCGGTACCTATAACTGTATCCAATACGCTAAGAGCATCAACAAACCAATTCTGATCATCAATCCTAACGAGGAATAATGCCACAAGTCCGCACTAAAACTCTACCCCTATCCAAAGTCTTCGCCGATCCCAAACTGCATAAGCAACTTCGCAAACTTACCCTGGATCATTGGTCGGGGATGAATTATGAACTCAATTACTTAGAACGAGCCAGTGAAATGCGCTCGATTGATGCCAAAGCCATCTTAGCCTTGGTCGATGACAAGATTGCGGGCTGGGCTCTTCTATCCAATGAAGATGGCGCTAACTGCATCTATGAAAGCAACCACGGTGCTGGTTTCACCAGTTATCGATCTTTTCAAGGAAGTCTCTTCGAGATTTATGTCAGCCGCTCTTATCGAAAACAAGGAGTAGGCACTGCCATCCTCAAAAAGGCCAAACGATTGACGCCTCGCAAAAAATTGGTCGTGGTACCTTGGGACAAAACCAGCCGCGACTTTTACGCTAAATCTGGTGGTAGCAAACTCTATCATCTCTAATTAGCACCCCCTTGCCAGGTCAAATGACCAGCATTACTTTACACTGATAACGGAGACTATTACTATCAATGAGACCTGACTACATTACCGAAGAACAATACAGCGCCTGGACTAAACAAGTGGAAAACGATCCCCTTATTCCCGAGGCTTTCAAGACCACCCCTAATCTCAAAGACATCTGCATTTCCTCTTATTGGCTTGCTTCTGAGTTAGATGCTCTGAAATGTCCCGCTAATATCAAGGTGCGAATTGCCTTTTCTCACGGCCAACTTTCCTTTCAGTCTGATCCTTGGAAGAGTGCTCAAACTCTTCTCAAAGAGTATGTTGATGGAACTCTCGTTTTTGATGATGATGACTTAGACAAGTTGAACTTGTTAGGGAAGAGCCATACTACGGACAAGAGCCTACTCAACTAAATGACTGACACTATTCAAGCAACCGTCGCTTCTGACTATAATCTGCTAACCCTCAATACCGAGCAGTATAGCCAACACCTTGCCGCTTCATTGGCAGTAGGGAGTAATTTAGCCATCTTTGGTCGAAGAGGTATAGGGAAAACCAGTATCATCGAACAAGAGATCAAAAAGGCTGGAATGGTAGAAGCCTACATCAATCTTTCGGTATTAGAGCGTCCTGATCTCGGAGGCTATCCAAAACTCTTCAATAATGATGATCGAAAGAAGTTTGTGGAGTATATGCTACCCATTTTCTTCGCCCCAATGATTGAAGGCGATAAACCAGTGGTAGCCTTATTGGATGAGGTGGATAAGGCCGATCATAGCCTACAAGCGCCATTATTGGAACTTACTCAACGACATACCATCAATGGGTTAGCGCTACCCAATCTTCGTAGCGTAGTAATGACTGGTAATTTGCTTACCGAAGGTAGCCAGCGACCCATTCAGCCACTATTGGATCGGACGGAAAAGTATCGGTTGGAAGCCAATATCAAAGCATTTTTGGCCTGGGCTGCGGTATCCAAAGCCATTCACCCTTCTATCACTACCTATCTTACCGATCATCCCCAACATTTGGTGGGCCCGGAAGACAATGCCGATAACTATGGTGATCCTTCTCCCCGTAGTTGGACTAATGCCTCTGCTCTCCTTTTTGAGGGAGAGGAGAGAAATTGGGGCACCGATCTCTTGTCCGAAAAAGTCTGCGGATGCGTTGGCAAGCAAGTGGGCATCAATTACCTGGTGTATTTCGAGTATTACAAGCAGTTGCTGCCGATGGTAGATTACCTTTTTGCTGGCGATGATATGTCCTCTGCCTTCAAGAAATTGAAGGACAAAAGCCAACAATTCGTGGCTTGCTCAATGGTGTGCGCCCGGCTGGCATCCTTCTTGGATGAGTATGCCAAATTGGAAGTGAAGATTCCGAAGGAATTGACTTGGGTCGGACGCTTCTTACAACAAGTAGAACAGGAAACCGTTCTCGTCTCATTGAGGAATGAAATGGGTCATCAACGAATACTCGATTGGAAATTGAGCAAGCACGAGACCTGGCCTTTTATGCGCGAGATATATAAGACACTATGTGAGGCCGCATAAATGACGCCCAAGGTAGTCAATATTCATAGTGGTGAGCCCTATGATATCTATGTAGGACGGGGGAAGGGATCAAAATGGGGTAATCCTTTCTCTCATCAGAAAGGAACAGCCGCATTATACGAAGCCGATACGCGTGAAGAGGCTATCCAATTTTATGAGGTGTGGCTACGAGAACAGCCGGAATTGATGGCAGCAGCCAAGAAGGAATTGCGTGGAAAGGTACTCGGCTGTTTTTGTGCTCCTCTGCCTTGCCACGGCTCAGTCCTTCTAAAAATTGCTAATGAAGAAGAGTAATTTTTGATAAAATACTAAATAAAATCGCATAGATATATGAATAAGAAAACAGTAGAACAAATACAAAAGTGTCGGGTTTGCGGTGAGACCAAGCCACTTACAAAAGAAAATTTCTTTTTTAGAAAAGACACTAATAAATATAATACTGAATGTCGAGTATGCTATAAAATTAGGTATTCAAAATATCGTGAAGACAATAAAGAGAAAATTGCTGCGCGAGAGAAAGAATATTACGAAAATAATAAAGAATATATTTTAGAATATCATAAAGAATATTATCAGAAAAACAAAGAAAATATTGCCGTATATAGAGAAGAAAATAAAGATTATATTGCTGATCGTGAAAGAAAATATAGAAAAGAAAATAAAGAAAAAGTTTCTTATCAACAAAAAAATTATCGAGAAAATAATAAAGAGAAAAAAGCGGCCCACAAAAAAGAATGGCGTCAAGAAAATATAGAAGAAATTGGCGCCCATTATAAAGAATATCGAGAAGAGAATAAAGAAAAAATAAAACTAAAAAGAAAAGAATATTACAATAAAAATAAAGAAAAGGAATTACAAAATAATAAAAATTGGGTGAGAGAAAATTCCGAAAAGAAAAAAGAAATATCTAAAAGACAATATCATAGAAATAAAAATAATCCAAATATTATTATACATAGAATGGTTAGGGCCTTATTGATAAATAGTTTGAAGAAAAATAGCGTTCCCAAGTCTGATAAAACATTTATTATATTGGGATATACAAAGCAAAAAGTGAAACACCATATAGAAAGTCAATGGATTGGTTCAAATGCTTGGATGAATTGGAATAATCACGGAAGATATGATCCAAAAACCTGGGATGATAATGACCCTTCTACTTGGACTTGGAATATTGATCATATCATTCCTCAGTCCGATCTTCCATATACTTCGATGGAAGATGAAAATTTCAAGAAATGTTGGGCTCTCGAAAATCTTCGACCGCTAAATGCTAAACAAAATATATTAGATGGCGTCCATAGAGTAAGACATCGTAAGAAATGAAATTCTCAAAAATTATTGGTAAAATTGAGCCCGATCTCATTTGTCAGGCTGAGAAGAAATTAGAAAAGATTTTTTTAGAACTTGGCCTAAATCCTAAACCATCATCCATTGGAACTGGTTTGGGAGGGTCTCCTTTATTATTTGCTCTAATGTTTCCCGTTGAGCATATTGCTACAACGCATGTTCCCACTGCCGCAACAACAGGCCGTAAATTTTTTTGGAACATCCATTTTATACTTTCTAAGTCTTTGCTCGGATTACGATTAATTTGTTGTCATGAGGCATGGCACTGCCTGTATATGCATGCCCAGCGTCGAGGTCGTCGTGATCCTCACCTTTGGAACATCGCTGTTGATTATTTGGTCAATTTTACCGTAATGGACGATCTCAAACTTCGCGGTAGAGACCCTGCCGCTACCTTCAAGAAGGAACTTGGCAACTTTCTTACCCTTAGTCAATTAGAAGAGTTATGTAAAGACCCAAAGGCCATTCCGGATGATTTCGATACCGTTCTGGTCGATCCTGATATGGAAATGCCTTCTCTCCCGATGCCGCATCCGGAAGAAAATCGAGACCTCACTCAGCAAGAAAAAGACGCAATGGAAGAAAAGACCAAGATGGTCAAGTTTTTCTTTGCCGATCCCAAACTGCCGGAAGCGATGCGCTCACCGGAGAAAATCTACCAGTATCTCTTGGATTTGCAAACCAAGTATCCTGATAGTAGCGTTTTCGATTTTGGGGGCACCATTGATGAACATATGGACGCCGAGGAAAGCCAAGAAGAAATGGCCAAACGGATCGCTCGTGCGATGGATATGACCAAACGAATGGCGGGCAAGGTGCCGGGAGCCTTGGAAGATGAATTAGGGGCATTATTGGCTCCCAAGATTAGGTTTCAGGACGCTATTCGTGCCCAAATGCTTCGATCTCGTGATGGTCATTCTCAAAATGACTGGACACGCTTTCGTTCTCGTGCTTTCTTTGCAGGCTTGCTAATACCTAAACGCATTGATCAGCGCTGCAAATTTGCCTGCCTTCTCGATACCTCTATGTCAATGTCCAAAGACAATATGGCCTACGGAGTATCGCAGTTGCAATCATTAGACCAACGAGCCGAAGGAAGCATAGTCTATGCCGATGCCAAAGTGTATTGGGATAAGGCTATCAAACTGCAACGCTTCAATAAGACGACTCTGCAAAACCTGAAACCGGTGGGACGCGGAGGTACGGTGCTCGCATCCTACTTCGATGAGTATAAGAAGCACCTGGGTCAAGCCGATTTCCTAATCGTGATTACTGATGGCGGATTACTCGATGAGGATTTGGCCAAGATGAAAAACCCTCAGGTGCCCGTATTCTGGCTAATTACTAATGAGGGAGATTTTGTCGCTCCCTTCGGAAAGGTCTATAAGTTAGGTGATTGAGATGATTGATTTTGCCATTCCATTACTGCGATTACTCTTTGTTTCTTCGTTCTTGGTTTGGGCGATATATAGTGTTGGGCGCTGGGTTAGACATCTCTTCCGCCCCTCTAAATGACACTATTTTGCAATGACTGATATAAAAATTTGTATAAAATGCAATTTGTCGGGGTCTCCTGACCTTTTCGAAAAAGGTAGAAATGTGTGTAAGTCTTGCCGAAAAGAACAAAAACGCATATATAATGCAACTCATAAAGAAAAACTAAATCAATATAGTAGAACATATCATCAGGAACATAAAGAAGAAATTAGTGTCCGTGTAAAGAAATATAGAAAAGAAAATGAAGAAAAACTTGCGGCAAAAAGAGCAGAAAATAAAGAAAAACTAAATGCCGGAAATAGACGATCTTATCAAAAAAATAAAGAAAAAATTGCTGTTCAGCATAAAAAATATCGTGAAGAAAATAGAGAAGCCAAAAATGCCCAATCCAAAGAATATTATCAAGCAAATAAAGAAAACATAAATAAAAAACATAAAGAATATCGCCAACAAAATCGAGAATATCATAGAGCATATGGTAAAAAGTATAGAGAACAATATAAGAACAAAGAAAAAATAAATAAAAATAGAAGAAAACGAAGAAAAAATGATTTGGCATTTGCTTTTAGAATATTATTTTCTAATGCTATATGGAGAATGATCAAAAGAAGTGATAGTTCAAAATATGAACAATCTATTATGAAATATCTTGGTTATACTATGTATCAACTTATAGACCATTTGACATCTCAAATGATCGGAGAAAATACTTGGATGAATAGAAATAACCACGGAATGTATAAAGTAGATACTTGGGATGATAATGATCCTGCCACTTGGACTTGGCAAATTGATCATATTATTCCTCAATCTGATCTTCCGTATTCTTCTATGGAAGATGAGAATTTCAAGAAATGTTGGTCATTGGAAAATCTACGACCACTAAGTGCTAAGCAAAATATATTAGACGGAGTGCTTAGAAAAAGGCATAAGAAAGATAAATAACCTTATGTCTAATCTAATTAGAATAGAATTTTTTGATAAATCTTCACTTCCAGATGGAATTTGGAAGAGAAGAGAGCCCGATCTTTGTTTCTGGTATCGCCACACTTTCCCCTGCCTTGCCCTCCGAGAACCCGTCTCGGGCACCTGGAAGGGCTTCGTGGGCCTTCCTAAGGGCCATCCCGCTCACAACAAGACCTTCGATCAATTGCTCGAATTCAAGTGGTTTTTAGAGATGGAAGTGTATGGTGGCATCTCCTATGTGGGCAAATTAGCCACCATAGATAAAGCCTACGCTCCTACCCAAACTTGGTGGCTTTCTTTCGATACCAATCTCGAAGGCGAAGACTTATCTCCCGTGATGTTGGAGAAAACGGAAGATGGCCAACAACCTAAAATGGGGCCATTTGGCCCGATCACTTACAAGGACTTACACTTCGTGCGACGGGAAGTCAATGATCTGGCCCGTCAGTTATTCGGCGTTAGCCAACTCAAATCGAAAGAATGAGCAGATCATTGACGTGCTTTTCCTTCGACATTACACTATCCGCTCGACAATTGGTCGGGCATATTACGGTGAATTGAATGATACTCAATACAATCAAACCCACGATTGAATCCTCCGGAAATTTCAAGGAGAACTTTTTCTCTATTGGTGATTTGGGGATGGTCTTTGATATCCTCAGGAATAAACTCTACTCAAACCCAATTTCCTCTATTTGCCGCGAAGTCGCATCCAATGCAGTGGATGCTCATCGAGAAGTTGGAAAGGCCGAACATCCAATTCAGATCACTTTACCTACCGCCTTTGAGCCTTGGTATAAGATCAAGGATTGGGGCCCGGGCATCTCCCCGGATCGAATGGAGAACATTTTCGTCAAGTTTGGTTCCTCTTCTAAACGAGGCTCTAACACCCAAGTGGGTGGTTTTGGAATTGGGGCCAAAGTTCCCCTCGCATATACCGATACTTTCACCATTGAAACTATCGTTGATGGCACCAAGTACAACTACGCCTGTGTCATCGATGAAACTCAGGTAGGCAAGATCGTGCTCCTTTCCAAAATCTCTACTGACGATCCCAATGGTACCGAGATCATCATCGAAGTCAAGGGGCAAGACTTTCGTTCCTTTGCCGAGCATACACAAGCAGTATGTCGTCATTGGAAAGTCAAGCCCATCATCAAGAACGACACTGGCTGGAAATGGGAGGAGATCAAACCTGCCGTTTCTGGCGCTAATTGGATGATCACGGATGGTCTTTATGATGACTATCGAAGTGTTGGGCTAATCATCGATGAGATCGAATACCCATTAGATGTCCATCAATTGAAGAGTTTCAAGAACCAAGAATTTTGGAATAGCCTAAACGGTACCCTCTACCTTCTTTTCAAGACTGGCGAACTCTCTCTTTCGGCTAATAGAGAGACGGTGCATTTGGACGCCCCCACCCAAGCCAAGATTGTCGCGACACTCAATTCCGTTATTGGAGAGATCAAGTCCAGTATTGAGAAGCGAATCAGCCAATGTGCCTCATACTACGAAGCAAATTGTCTTTGGGCAGAAACGATCCAACCGGAATTCAATTCAACGAACTTTCTCAAACCCTTGTCCTGGCAGGGGGCTGAGTTATTGTACAACGGTATCAAACTCGATTATTACAATGATAAGGCTATCATCATAGAGTTTTGCCGAGAATCAGGAACAACTCAAACCTTTCGTTCTACCAAGTACTCAATGCGTATTCTCGATAAGGCGTTGTTCTATTTCAATGATTTGGATGTCAAGACTATCGAGATCAATACCAATCTGATCAAGCCATTGTTTGCCAACAATCCTACCGTAGAACATATCTGCATTCTTTCCGCTTATCATCACGAATCTATTCCTTCTTTTGATGCCTTAGACAAGAAACTGCATCTAACTGAATTAGGAACGCAGAAACTCTCTACCGTGGATCTCACGCTTCCCAAGAAGCGAAAGGCAAGTACGAGCACGCGCCTGCTCGTATTCAAGTTTGTCAATGGGGCCTTCCGTATGCTGCCAGCGGCGGAGGTCGAAAACGATGCCGCTGATAAGGTGCTATGTCCTCTAAAACGAGATGAATGGAACGGCGAGCGCTCGTCTCTCTATAATGCTTTGTGCATTCGTAATGACTTATTCACCAATTTGGCAAACCTCTCGCCCAAGACCTCTTTCTATGGGGTGGATGAGAAGATACCAGAAGCCAGGATCAAGGAAGTCTTTCCCAAGGCGCAAACTTTCGTAGACTTCGTGGACAAGATTTTCGGGGCGGATTCCAAGTTAGATATGGAGCAAATACAAGTCGCCTGCACTAACTACAACTTTCCTAAAACAGCAATGATTGAACTCTTCGAGAAGAAGAAGGACTTATTTATCAACAAGAAGTCTTTGTTTGTTCGATATCACAACGCAATAGCCAAACTACTGGAAGTGCGCAACAAGTACGGAGCATTGTACAACGCTTACACAAGTTTGGGCAAAACCGTGCCCACCAAGGCAATCCAAGCCTGGTACAAGAAAAACCCAGAGTTAGACGCTGACTTACTTCGGCTGAATGTAGAGAGCACATACCCTCTAATCAATTCATTGGATTACTATTCAAAGAACAACCTTTCACCAGCGTTTATACAATACATCAACCTAATCGATACGGCACAAGGAGCCTCAAAATGCAAACAGAAGTAAATTGGATCATCTCTAACCAAAATGTCGTTGTCAATTACGACGGGCAAACCCATATCATCAGTCGTCGAGAGACCTTAGCCTCCGAACTCATTGATGTCCTCAAATCCAAAGATTACGAGAAAGTCGAGGGTCTGATTGACCGTGCCAAGCGTTTGGAGACCGGTAGCAAAGGCGTTTTCACCGTCCAAGAAGGTAAGGCGATGGTCAATGGCACCGAGGCCCATCCGGTGGTAGCCCAGAAAATCGCTGACTTTATGAACGATGGGCTGCCATACGAGCCGCTGATGCGTTTCACCGAGAAATTAGGCAACAATCCATCAGAACGCTCGCGACAAGAATTATATGCCTTTTTGGAGAAGAATAACCAACCAATATGCCCGAACGGAAATATCATTCTATACAAGAAAGTAAGATGGGATTTCAAGGATTGTCATACTGGCACCTTCGATAATACTCCTGGCCAAATCTTGGAGATGCCTCGTGAGCAAGTAGAAGATAATCCCGATAAACATTGTGGCAGTGGGTATCACGCTGCTTGTTGGTCATACGCTTTTGGTTTTTATGGTGATGGCCCAATGTTGGAAGTGGAAGTCGATCCCGCCGATGTAGTTTCGGTGCCTAATGACCTCAACCAGAAAATTCGTGTATGCAAGTACAAGGTACTGCGTGTGGTTGATCAGGAGCGCTCGGAGCCGTTGTACTCGATGCCGGAAGAAGAAAGCACCTCAGAAGAAAGCGATATCACTACTTGTCAAGAATGTGGCATTGAAATTGATGAGGGCGGGGATATGTGCGAAGATTGTAATGACTACAACATCTCAGCCCATTGTGGTGAATGTGGAGAAGAATTGATAGAGGGTGAGGATGAAATCTGCTTTGATTGTGATCCGGAGTTCAATGTAGAAGAGCAGACAAATGTATCCGAAGAAGAAATCGCCACTCAGGATGAGGAAAATCAATGAGAACCGACAACATAGCAATACTCGACGCAGCCTTTGGTGATAACGGAAAAGGCAGGGCGACATTATACTGGTCGCAGCATAAATATCATCAGCGTCATTATGTTGTCCGTTTCGGTGGTGGGGCAAATTGTGGCCATACATTATACCATAATGGCGTCAAAATTGTTCGGCATCTCTTACCTTCGACTGATTTTTCTAATCCCGATGCTCACGCCTTTTTGGCATCCGGTGTGGCAATTGATCCGGACGCATTTTTGCAAGAAGTGCAAGAAACTGAGGAATTATTTCCCGGAGCCGCTGCCAGAACAATTGTTGATCCCGATGCATTCGTTGTCCTGCCGAAGCATAAAGAGCAGGACAAAGAAAATGTTGTGCGCATTGGATCAACCGGAAAGGGAATCACGCCTTGCCTTTCAGATCGGATCAATCGTTGCGGCACCAAACTATCCGCCCTCATCAAAGACAAAACCGAAGTGATACAATCTCTGCAAAAACTTGGCGTGCAATTCAAGTATGTGTCGGAAATGTATGAGACCTTCCAACAAAGCGATTTGATCTTCGAGGGCGGACAAGGGATACTACTCGAAATTCCTTTTGGGCCATATCCTTATGTTTCATCGGGCGAGTGCTCATTGAACGGTATCTATAATTCAGGATTTGCTCGATTTTTGCCCAGTAATACTTATGCTTGTATCAAACCCTATTTTACGGCAGTGGGTAATATGCCACTACCAACGGAGCAGAAGAATGAGTGGGGTGATGAGATTAGAAAGCGCGGGAATGAAAAAGGCGCTACAACGAATAGACCGCGGCGAATTGGAGGAATTGATTTGCCAGCATTACGCTATGCTCTTTCTAAGAGCACTATTGATCGCCTTATTCTAACCAAATTGGATATTCTAACTGGTATGGACACCATACCCGTATGTCTAAGTTATGAACAGGGCGATCCAATTTCAGGTCAGGATTTCTTTTCAGCCAAACCGATCATTTCTCAGGAAAAGGGATGGAAAGAAATTGGAGATGAAGCCTATAAGGATTTCATTTGTCTAATTGAAACGGCAACCGGCAAAGACATTTCTTATGTATCTTGGGGGACAGGAAAAGATGAAATGGGCGCTCGTAAGATGGGAAGGGAATATTCGTGATTATACTAACTGAAAAAGCAGTCGCTAAACTGAAAGAGATGTCGGAAGAGATGGATATTGGACATCTCAGCATCCGAATTTGCGTCAAAGGCGGGGGCTGTTCGGGATTTACCCGCGATATGATGTTCGATGATATCACCAACGAAATGGATGAGATCACCGAGCAGGATGGCGTCAAGATCGTGATCGATAGTATGTCCGCCCAATACTTAGAGGGCACGACGGTAGATTACGAAGATGGATTGATGTCTTCAGGATTTCGTTTCAATTCGCCTCTTGCCGAAGGCTCTTGCGGCTGCGGAAAATCGGTGGCTTTCTGATGAAGTGTGAGATGTGTAAAAAGCCTGGGTATTCCTCAGGCTCTTGGAATAGGGTTATTTGCCGGGAATGCTTCTATAAAGCAGGGTTATCGAAAACATTCGGTGATATTTATTCCGCCGATTGGTTTGGATATGCAGCCACGAGCGCTGTTGATAGTATGATCATCTCTTTCAAGAAAGACAATGGTTATTGTCCTCAATGTGGAGAAAGCCATCAATGAACTGTGAATTATGCAACAAGCCGGGGTTTGACAAAGATTTTGAACAACACTATCGGGTGCTATGCCCCATCTGTGCTGCCGAAATGCTCAACACTTGTTGGGCCAAAACAGGCAGTCATTGGGGCCCGACCGATCCGACAGTAATCAACGGATACTATTATCCTCTCACCAGTATGGCCGATGAAACCGTTATCAAAATGAAGGCCGAGAGACCAAACTGTCCTCAGTGCGGCAAAGAACACCCCTAACTAAGAGACTAAACAATGACATCAACTTTTCCCATCAATACCGGCTATTATCAATACACCACCACCGGAACTTCTACACTTCTTACTAATTCCTTTTTCACTGGTACGGGAACGTATTTCAATACGAATACGACTACTTATACCTATCCATACTATACGCAGTATATTCCACTTACGACTTACACCATCCCTAATATTACCTTCCAAACTATTCAGGTACCTATGATATCCTCTAAATGTGATCTCTGCAAAAAAGACATCTCAGTCCCTTCGACGATCGATTCACGTTTCTTTTATCTCTGTCCTGATTGTTCCAAAGAGATGTATCAAGAGATGAAACTTACCGCCAAATCACCAGATCACCCGATGCTGGTTGCTTATGGTAATGAATATAGCGATGCGGTCGATCGCCTGCGCACCCTCCGATGTCCTCAGTGTAATTTGGTGCATTGATGATCTTCGATATTTGCAATCTCTGCAAGCGGAGTGATGTTCGGATTACCGATAGTTATGAGTCGTATCCGCTTATGGACATCTACGCGTGTCTGTGCAAGGGCTGCACGGTCAAAGCATATGCTCGAATTGATGAGTATTTCGTCCGTCCCGATTTCGATAAAACCGATTTCATCTACTACGCGAAGGATGGCTGTCCGATTGATACGGTGGTCAAAGAGATGCAGGTCGGAATTGACCGTTGCCCGCAGTGTAAGAAGGTGCATTGATATGGATAATAAATATAGCAAAGTGATATCAGAACAAATTACTGGGCCTTTTGTTATAGCAGATGGCACTTATACAATGACCGATTACGAAAAGAAGATAGGTCAGCATATCGCCCAAATAGATAATCATATTGACGATCTATATAAAAGATACGGAGAGATATCCGATATTCAATTACAAGTATCGACTACCGGCTGGGAAGAAGGATATCAAGAACTATACTTGTCGTATAGGGCCCCGATGTCCAACAAAGAGCGGCAAGCCTTCGACAAACAAGAAGCCAAACGCTTGGGACGCGAACAAAAGGCAAAAGAAGATAAAGAAAAAGAAGAACGCAAAACGCTGAAAGCGTTGTTGGAAAAATACCCCAATGTAAAAGTGAAAGAAGCAAAATGACAACAAAAAAAACACTAACCGATAAAAAATGCAAATCATTATTGAACGATTTTTTGTCTGGGACTGATCTTGCTTTTGCTGATGGTCAGTATGTAGAAGACGTCCCTACCTATTTTGATCAATTATTTGAGAATAACCCTGAGGAATGCCAAAATTATGTTGGTAAGTCAGTGCCAAATAAAGATCATTTGACAGAACTAATATTGGCATCGAGCGCTTTTCAGCAAAAAGTCAAGAGTATAGCAAAACGTTTGGCAACTGATTTTCAACTATCCTATAAGGATGCGATGATAAATATGCAGATAATCGCTGAACAAGAGCAAGAAAAGATCAAAGAGAAACAATCTGAATTTGATCTTGTCCAATCTTTGTCCTCCGCTCAAAAAGAAGCCCTTAGCAAACTATACAATATCAAACTGCCAAACACTAAGAAAGCCGTTAAAAAGACTAAGTAATTCGGATATATCTCATAGTATAACACTATGGGAAACGCCCTCAACCTAAAAGAAATCAATCAAGAGGAAGCCCTCAATTTACTCCGTTTCAATATCAAAACTGAGGGCAATTTATTCCTATTTGGGCGGAGGGGTATTGGAAAGACCTTTCTCTCCTTGCAGGCTGCACGAGAGATGGGCTATAAAATTAGCATTGTAAATCTCTCAGTTATTGAACGCCCAGACCTCGCAGGCTGGCCAATCCTCAACGATGCCTCGGATGTGGTCGTCTATAAGCAGCCTTATTACCTACCCAAGTTAGAAGGTGGCGTGGCCGATCAAATCCTACTATTTGATGAGGTCGATAAGTGCCATAGTGAAATCACTGCCCCATTATTGGAACTTTTGCAATTCAGAACAATAAATGGAAAGCCAATCAATGCCGCAGCGTGCATTCTAACGGGAAACCTAATAAGCGAAGGCGCATATTCCAATAATATTAGCACTGCCCTGCTCGATCGAGGTGCCAAGTTTATTTTGAGTTTCAATTTCCAACATTGGATCAAATGGGCTCGGGATGCAGGTCTCAATGAACTTATTCTTGGTTTTTTGATAAGGCATCCCGAATTGGCGTGCGGCGAAATTGAAAGCGGTGTTGAATTTGCCAGCCCATCACCGCGCGGATGGACGCTTGCGTCAAATGCTATGCAAGAAGCAGCGAAACTCAATTTGGATGATCTCGATACCGTCGAGAGTATTATAGCAGGCTATGTGGGAGCAGCGGCAGCAATTCAGTTTAGAATTTGGCACGAACATTACAAGCGTTTCGAGCCGATCATTTACTCGCTTTTGGAACGGGGCACCTGCGGCGTCGATTATGCCAAACTGGATCAAACGGAAAAATTCGTGTTCGTTCTCACGGCTTGTCATTTGGCGAAATTGAAGTGTTTTGATGGGGGCACCAAACCCAAAATTCGGTATGTAGAGCGCTTATGCCGTTTCTTGGATGACAATGCGGTTGAGAAAGAAATAGAATTGGTGGGGATCAGAAATTCATTCCCGATGAACATCGTCGTTCAGCATCGGGCGTTGCTCAATTGTCAGCCTTTCTTTTCCAAGGTTTCGGCGTTGCACGAAGCGACCCAGTAGCATTGACACTCAATTATTCCTGATTACATATTGACACGAGGCAAGATGAAACTCAAAACCAATAATAAATTCACCGATATTCTCGAACGATTATATAATAAATGGCTGGATGGCGCCCCGTACGATGAGTGTTATGATACTTTTTACGATAGTGCTGATCTTGTCGTTCATCCTGAGGCATACAATTATGATGCATTTGAGACTACCGCAAATGCATTCAAGTTAGGTCAAAAAGCCGGATCAAAAGATGTCTATAAAGTTTCAATCTATTCCGATTGTGATATGTATTTCATTGGTAATTTGGAAACGCTAATGAAGCGTCTCGAAAAACATTGCAAGAAACATAAGGTCAATTGGAAAGAGTTGATAAAGGGACTGCGATGATGAATAATAGCATAGAATTGACTGACAAAAATCCATTGGCGCAAATACTAATTATAGACCCGTTGGGCACCGCATCACCATCCTATGAATGTGATTTTGATCTACCACGGGTAGTCATTGGTAAAAATGTTGGTGGTAGTTTTGAGCCGGAGATCACAACTTTTGGCGACCACTGCATTGTTCCTACCTATCATTTTCCTGATGTAGAGACTTTCAATAAGGCTCTTATTTCAGCGCTATACAAAGCGGCGGAAATTACAGATCGTGTTGTGCCTACCATAGAGAAGGCATTGAACAAATTTCAGTCTTGGAATTTGATGTGCAGTCGTATAATGGTATCGCACCAGAACACCAGTATTGATCAGATGCCTATTGAAAAAGTATATGGCAGACGATATTCCAACGGAATGGAAATTATGACATCGGAGTATTTGACTGGTGATGATATGATTTTGATCACTGATCCAAAATTTCTCGGTGTTATTCCAGAGACAAACGATGGCGAGTTAGGTATCGGGATCATCAATCCAAGAGGCGTATGCGTAGTCAAACCTCAGAAGTTTGATGAGTGTGTTTGCCCACAGTGCGGAAATATTCACGAGATAAAGAAATGAAAACGACGCAAACTAAATATGTCCTATATGATCCTAAAAACAAACTTCTCTTAGAGGAAGAGGGCATACATAGCGTAGGATATCAAAAGTCAGGATATGTTTATGAGTATTATTTCACTGATGATCTTCTCAATGTATATTTGTTTGATAAGAAATCAGATGCAGGGAAACATTTTCCCGGGCTCGATCTTGCTTACAGGTGCTTTCGCACTATTCCAAATAAATTCGATTGGAGAAAACCAATTACAGTAGATGAATTGGAAGTAAGAAAAGTTAGTATTACATATCAGTTGGGAGAGAAATAAGATGACGCAGAAAATTGAGAAATTTGTCAAGTGCAATAATATTCCCTATCCCGCTCTCTATGCTGCCCAAATTGGGAGAGGCAAAAATGCCAAACTATATTTCCTCAATAGAGATTATTATCACGATGAAGATGAGGTAGGGGCTCCGCCCAAAATCAAACCCGGCTTACCAGCGAGCGTGATTGGTGATTGGTATGACTATTGTATAGATTTGAAAGATTTCAATAGACTTGTAAAGGAATTGGCAAAATGACGCAGAAAATTGAGAAACTCGTTCATTGCAGTGGTAGTGATTTTGAGTTTTATGTGCCCGAAGTGGGCAAAGGTAAAAATCCCACTCTCTATTTTCTCGATGACCGAGAATGGTATTTTGATCCGGAAGGTGATGAGAATAGTGGCGAAATGCATATTGAGGTTGGCAAACCCGCTAGTATCATTCAAGAATGTCTATTACAAATAGACAAGAAATCCTTTCAGAAAATCGCAAAGGAAATTCTATGAAAAAGAAGGCCTGGAAACAATTGCAAAAGAAAACCAAAACTAAACTCAAAAGTCTTGCTGATGATGTTGGATGTCATCCTGATGATTTAGAAGAACAAATCACCTGGTATCTAAAAGAAGTCCCAGAACAGGATAAACAAGAGTTTATTCGTCGTGCTAATATCGCACGCAAACTTACTGCCACTTGGGATGAAGAGTGTGAAAAATTTGAGAAGATGCGTGTCAAGGTTGATAACGGTATAGAAAAATTATTGGAGTAAGAAATGAAACGCCCTATTGAACCTTTTCGTCCCTCTCCGCCGAGCAAGCCTACTCCGCCCCTAAAACAAAAAGAAACTTTTGCTCGAATTGACAAGCACGAATTAGCAAGAACTTGCTGCTCAAATGATTGGGGCGATGGGGACAGCACTTTTATGTCATACAACGAATTTCTAAATATGGTCAAACTACCCACCGACGCTGACCCGAATAATACTGATGTAGGAATTGTTTTGGACATAGAGCACGGCTACTATGACGAAAAGACCATTACTTGTCATCTCGTATTCAACGGTAGGAAAATCGTTGATAATGAGTTTTATGAAGCGGAATATCAAAGATATGAGGCGCTTCTGAAATCTTACAAACAAAATATGAAAAAGCATAAAGAAAATTATGCTAAATATAAGATAGAAAAGGCTAAATTTGATATCGAAATGGCGAAGTATAAGAAGGAACAAAACGCCAAATATCTCAAAAGATTAGAAAAGAGTATGAAGAAAACAATTGATAGTGTAGGGAAAGCAAAGAAAGACGGTAAAATAAAATGAATTTAGCAGAAGAAATGGCAAAGGAAGTAGAAGCGGCTAATAAATTAAAAATACAATCAGATATGGATAATCTCTATATCCATATCAAAAATAAGGCCTTAGTCGGAAATGAAAGCACGGTTTTTACTTTTTACGATTGTTTTTCACCCCATCTAATGGATAAAATCATCAAAGAATTAATTGAAAAGGGTTTTGAGGTCAAACAGACCGGCATTCATACAATTAGAGTAGATTGGTCGAAGCATATAAAGAAGCCGTGTTCCCAATGTGGCGAGATGCATGAGGTTTGCCAATGAATTTAATTGATGAGGTTTGTAAATTGTCAGCAGACAATAAAGATAGTCATTATACATTGATAGTACAAAAGATTGTTGATGGAATAAAGAAAAAGGCTATCAAAGGAAAAACTCACTATAATTTTCGTGAAATGAAGAAGTGGCAGAAACTTTCCAAAAAAGATCGAAAAAAGATCAAGAAATATTTTGAGAATGAGGGATTTTTCGTGAATGATCTTTCTTGCAATTATGATGAAGATGATGATTGGAACGATTTCGATCCTGAATGGGATAATGATGTTTTAGTCTATTTTGATTGGTCAGACAAAATGAAGCAATCAAACAATACCTATCCAGATACTTGCCCACAATGTCATGAGGTACATGAGGCGTGTCAATGAGCCTACTCGAAACAATTTGCATAGGAACTAAAAAGGCCATTGAAGATAGACCGAGAAAAGCAATCGATCATCTCAAACAAGATATGTGGAATGTCGCTGCGGATGGTAAGACCAAAGTAGATCATTACAATTGGATTGAGAATTTCAATTTGTCGCAGCAAGATATTGACAAGGTGGTGAAATATTTTACTGATGAGGGAATAAAAGTTAGACTTTGGCTTACTTATACCAGCAAGCCAACGATTACTCTCGATTGGAGCGGTGGGATGCCGGTACCGTGTGCGCAATGTGGCCAATTTCACGAAAATGAATAACTTTTGGTGTCGCCTTTTCGGTCATAATAAACTCACCATCGTGTGCGATTGGTATCATACAGATGGAGAAGTCTATAAGTGCTTGCGTTGCAAAGAAAGCAATTTGCAAGATCTTCTTGATCGAGAACGAAAACGACGAGAGACCTTTCCAAAGGCAATTATCACCGACCAGTTGCCATATGGCGCTATTCCATTGGTTAAGGCAAGGGAAAATGACGCTATCGCTTATGTTGGATTAGATTATGGGTTTAGAACAATACGAGCAAATCAATGCTATTCATATAGAAATGGTAGGCTTTTAATTCCTCTTGTGCCCAAACTTTCGATACAAGAAGAACAAGACTTGGTAGAAAAATTTACCAGAGAATTTGCGAACTATAACGAATTTAGATTGTTGCAAAATGCGGATGGATTTTTATTGACAGCGATAAAGTGGGCTGCTGATTGAAAGAGAGAATAAAATGCAAAGAAAGATATTTCTAACGGTCGGAATACCATCAAGTGGAAAATCGACTTGGGCTAAGGAAGAGGTGGCCAAAGACCCTCTAAACACCTTACGCCTGAACAACGATGACCTTCGTGCCACTTTCAATGGATCGGTATGGTCTTCCGAATACGAAAAAATCATTGAGGCAACACGAAATTTCCTCATCGAAAAAGGATTGAAGACTGGTAAAAATATCATCATCGACAATCTAAATTTGGCGCCCAAGCATTTCTCCCAAACTTGTGAAATCGTCAAAAAGTGCAATGTTGATGCAATGGTCATCGAAAAGCATTTTTATATCTCTTTGGAAGAAGCCTTAGAACGCAATTCCAAGCGCACGGGCACTGCCAGATTAGATGACAAGGTAATTGAGAAATGGTGGAAGACGAGCGGGAAGGAAATGTTCAAGCATTACAAACCAAAGGTAGAGGTTTTTGCGCCTAAATTAGGCTCGAAGGTATGGAGGCCATTGGAGCAAGATACTGGCTTACCTGCCGCGATCGTCGTGGATAATGATGGAACAATTTGTTTGCCTCATCCGGGGCGCAATGTGTATGACGCGAGCACCTCGGATTTGGACATACCGCACGCGCACGTGATTGAATGCGTGCGGAACTATTTCAAATTAGGCTATAAGGTTTTGTTTGTCTCGGGACGAGAAGAAAAAGATCGAGCACCAACGGAACGCTTCTATCAGAAGCACTTGCCCGAAGTGAAGTACGAATTGTTTATGCGTCCCAGTGGCAACAAAGAAAAAGATGTCCTGATAAAAGAACGAATTTTCGAGGAGCAGATCAGGGGGAAGTATAAGGTATGCGCTTGGATTGATGACCGGTTGCAGATTTGTAGATGGGTGTATGAGAACGGACTTCCACTTTTTCGAGTTGGATCACCTGATGCTGATTTTTAAATCATAAATTCTTTGGTAAAGGAATACACATATTTTCTACCAATTTTTTCTTGTGTAATCAAATTATTTTGTAGATATTTTTCTAAGTATCCTAATACTTTATCTCTATTTATACAAATTTGTCCATTTACAGATTTGAAACATTCCAGCATTTCACCGATTTCAGAAATTGTAAAACTTTTACTACTTTTAAATAAATTTTGCAATTTCTCATTAAAATTTTGTAAAAATCGTTGTTCTTTCAATTTGCCGTTTCCGCCGAGAAAAATGTCTTCATTTATTTTAGAAAGTGAATTTCTCCATTTTATAGTTTTTCGTTCCATAATTTCTTTTGGAATATAAGGATCAATATCCTTAATGATGGCACGCGAGGCCATAGTAGCAGCATTTATTATGAAATGTTTTTCGTGTTTGCAAACGGCAAAATATTCATTGTATCGTTCTTGTAATAAATGTGCCAAAAATTCAACATCTTGTTCTAAAAATCCATCAGTTGCTATTTTTATTTCAAATAGATGCGGCTTATTTCCCTTAATGCTTATTCCGCCATCATCCAAAAACCAAATCGCCATTGTTAATGGTGTTAATTCCAAATCTCGAGGAACAATTTTTATACCGTTTGGATACCATTTTTCATATAATTCTCCAAATAAACTACATGATCGTGTATGAAACCGTGAATGGTAATAATATTTATTTGTTCGCGTGTCAAATATAGAACTATCAAAAACCTTAGAGGATGGTGTGCAGAAATCAATCAGAAATTGTCTTTCCCATTCAAGATATGATTTGTCTTTTTGTGAGCGTAATTTTCGGAAAGAAGCATTTCCGGTGCCGCTATAATAATTAATATGTCCATCACCAAGCAAACTTCCGTTGATATATGCTGATTGTTCAGGTGTTAAAGAAATTGGTAGTATTGGTTTATCTATCTTGCTGATAACCCCGTGTCGTCTAAGACGAGTATAACAGGCACAACACATTCCACGACATCTATATGTTTGAGGCATATCGCGAGCACAAACCGAGCAACAAAAAGTTTCCATATTAGTTTCCTTTCAAAATATAGGTATATATTTAGATATATAAGTATATATCATGCAAACGGCAGGTTTTAATGAAAAAAATTGAAAAATTGAGCGAGCAGTATCTTTTAAAATTGACGCCCTCGCTGGTGCAACTAATTGACGATGCGTTTTCTCAGTATTTGAAAAAGACGGGGAAATACATTAGCAGAGCGGAGTTTATTCGTAATATTTTACAGGCCCAGTGCAATAAGACATTAGGCAAATCAAACGAGGAATAAGATGAAAATATCAAAGATACAAGCGGTTTGTGTTTCTAAAACTCAACGAGGGTGGCAACGAGCAATATGGGGGGCGCCCCACTCTAATCGATACTATCGTACTCGTAATAAAGCTATACTTGCTGCCGGTGCTCTTGCCGAACAGAAAGCCGCGCCCATTATCATTCGTGGAATAGATGGTAAGTTTCAAGAAACTAATAGACAATTTTGCTCAAAACAAAATCTAACAGATTATTTAGTAGAGCAAGGTAGTAATTTAGATTTTTTAGATAAAATAGAAAATAAGTCAGTTCAGCTAATCATTACATCCCCACCATACAATGTTGGTAAAGAGTATGAAAAAATTTCTTCGCTCGATGCCTATGTAAAAATTCAAGAAGAAATTATTACAAAATGTGCAACAAAACTAAAAGACACGGGGTCTATTTGTTGGCAAGTGGGCAATTCTATTTCTAAAAAAGATGCAGAAGTTATTCCATTGGATATTATTTTATATCCTATTTTCAAAAAACTTGGTTTTACTCTCAAAAATAGGATCATTTGGCACTTCGAACACGGATTACATTGTAAAAATAGATTTTCAGGAAGACATGAAACCATTTTATGGTTTGTTAAAGACACTAATAATTATATTTTCAATCTTGATCCGGTAAGAGTTCCTTCTAAATATCCTGGCAAAAGATATTACAAAGGACTACGCAAAGGGGAATTATCTGGTAATCCGCTTGGTAAAAATCCTGGCGATGTGTGGGACATTCCAAATGTGAAACATAATCATTGTGAAAAAACAGAACACCCTTGTCAATTTCCTGTTGAATTAGTAGAAAGATTTGTTCTTTCCCTTACTAATGAAAATGATATTGTTTTTGATCCTTATCTGGGTGCGGGCTCTACTGTGATTGCTGCACTCAAAAACAAGAGAAAAGGATATGGATGTGATATCGAGAAAAAATATATCGATATTTCCTTAGAAAGAATTGAATTATTGGAGAAAGGTGAACTAAAAACCCGCGCAATGAATACTCCGATTTATGATCCCAAGAAAGTCAAAAAAGAAGATGAAAGTAAGTAAATTTGAAGCATTTAATATGCAAGGACTATGTGATAGCGGCCCAATTATTACAGAACTTAATTCAACTTTATCTAATGTGGATTTAGAATCGTGTAGAACACACACCATTGGTGGTAATTCTAATAGAACCGGAACAGTAGTTTATAGTCCAATAGATATGAATGCAAAAATATCTGATGGTCTTATTAAATGTGGCTGGACAACAAATTACAAATGTCCAAAAATCAAAAATGCAGATAGGCAAACTATTGATGATTTTTGTAAATTGTCAGCAAAAGAAAAAGAAAAATCCGAACTTAAACGAACTTATTCTGATGCTGATTTTTATAAAGAACTTTCATTAAATTCTAATTTAATTAAAATAATATTAGAAGTCCAATTTGGTAAATACACATTTATGACAAGTGATTGTTTATTCAAAATACCTCTTTTCCGTAAGAATGGAATTAGTGATTTGGGCATTGAGTTGGTGCCGATCAAAAAGGTTGCAAAAAATATGAGCACGGGGCCCGGCAATTATGAAAAAACTCTAATAGAAATTATATATGCTGATATTGCTCACCCTTTATTATTAGTTGGTATAGAATGAAAACATGGAGAAATAACCAATGGATGCTAATGAAATCAAACGACAAAACTTAAATCATCAAATTGAGATTTGCGACGCAAACATTGCCTGTTTTCAACAAATGAGACAGCGATTTGTTGATGCATTAAAAACTGGGTGGGAACCACCTACCGATGTCAAAACAGTAGATAATAATGCTTTTGTTTCCGAATACCGAGTTTGTAATTGTTGTTTCGGTAATTTTGAATTTGGAGATAGCGAACACCACTATTACGATCAAAATGAATTGGGTGTGTGCGAAGATTGTGCCAAAGGGAATAAACCTCAATTATACTAATGCAAATAATTAATTCTCAAATTTATAATAATATTTTTCATTATATTGATCGTAAATTGTGTGATTCACGATATGACTATGATAGGTGGATGAAAAATGGTGTATTTTCACTAATCATTTTTAGCAATGAAACCGTAAAAGATAGAATAAATATAAAAAAGGACAATATTGGACAATATTATCCAAATAAAATTGTTATACATCGATCATTGCTAACAATTCCTGATTATTCTTTGTTGCACGAAACAACAACATTATTTCATGAGTATGGGCACCATCTTTCTCTATTGGCAGGAAATTATAATAGGGAAGAAAATATTTTCATTTCAGAAATGGGTGTAAATTATGATTTAGATCAATCCCCAATAAATATTATATTCAGAGAAGAATGTAATGCTTGGAAATATGCATTAAGAACAATTTATAGATTTGATCTATCATTGATTAGAAAAATTTTTCTGCTTATTTATGCAAGTTATAGCGCACTTTTTGCACTTCACGGTTATAGAATGGCTGCCGAAGGTATTATAGGATAACAAAATGACAACAATACTTGATGCGAAAATTATATTAGACGGACGTTCCTTGACAAATGATACTTTTCTTATAGAAAAAAATTTTACTCAAATAATCATTTCTGGCGGGGCTTCTAATAATAAATATAGTGGATTGAGTTATATTCCTCTTACTTGTTTGCGATTTTTACGAGAATTTGAAAATAGGAATGATTCGACCATCGAATTGGAAATAGTTTCTTCTATCGAGAAGCAATGCAGATACTATAAAGTAAAATATAATAAAATGCAAAGTAGAATGAATATCTCTAATGCTGATGATGTTGATTATAGCAATATAGATAATTTTAAGGATAAATTATACCCTATCAGTGATATCAAAATGGTATTTGATATTCAATGACCACCAAATCCTCCGACAACAAAGAAATACTCGAAGCCCTCCGACTTCTCGATAAACTCTCTCCTCCCCTCAAACACGAAAAAGGCGATTATTGCGAGTTTGCCGATGACGATGACCCCGATAGTCTCGTCGTCTTCCGTCGTAAAGACGGGACGCCAACAATGTGGATGCCCTACGAAACCTATCTTGAAATCCTAAATTACAAGGAACCAAATGAATAGGACTCAAATCAAAAGCCTTATTCTCCTAATTCTCAATCAAACCGATTACGATTTGGCCAAAGGCTTTGATCCCGAAACTGCCGAGGAACCAGATTATGCTGCCGAAAATTTGGAAGAACTAATTGATACCGTTGAAACATACCTCAAAAAGTTAGATAAGAAAGCAAAGAAGAAATCAAAATGAAACTTGCCCAAGAAATGGCCAACAACAGCAAACGCAGTCTTCTTATCAAAATGAAAAACGAAATTGACAAAATTAGAGGCACCATTCTCGATGCCACCACCAAAGGAAGAGGCTATGTCTCCTATGCTATTGACGCCTCTTTGCCACCAAAATATCGTGATCGTATCAAAAAATATTTCGATGACGAAGGATTTGGAACTTCTACATATAGCAATTCAATATCCCTCGATTGGTCATCATTGATGGATGAGAAGTGTGCTCAATGCGGCAAAGATCATTTCGACGCTGCGTGTTCCCTAGAATAATGCTTCCCATTAATGTCTCAGTGAGTATCCCATATATTCCAGTCTTCCCCGTTCCTTGGGACATTCTCACCCGCGAAGGATGCCCCGTTTGCAGAGAGCCCATTAGAAAATATACCGAAGCAAATAAATGGTATTTTGATGGCTGCAAAGGGCCGCTGCATTTCAGATATGGCATTGATGGTAAATTCAATGTTGTCGAACAAGAATTATTCATCGATAGCAAATACAAACTCTCCTATATTCAAGTGCGACGAACCTCTTCTGATCCTATTGAAATGTCATATTGGACGGAAAAGGGATGGCAAAGAGAATTTGCTTCCGATGCCCACTCATTTGAGATCGACATTTACAATCGGGAAGATGTGATAGACTTCTTTCAGACATTACAAATTTTTGGATAAATTATGATTTTTATAGCAGTTTTAGGCGTTCTTTTATACCTCTTGTTTTTCCGCGGATGGTTATTCAAGGGCATTATTTTCGTCTTTGGATACATTGGGATTTATCTTTGTATGAATGTTTGGATTCCGTCATCCTCTCAACCGTGTTTCACCATCCCCATCGGAGATCAGGCCTTCTCGATGTCGTGGGCAATGGTCGTTCCCACCGCCGTTTTTCTCCTCGCAATCGCAACCACTAAATTCAAGGCAAAACAAAATTATGAAAACTTTTAGAAAATACATCAACGGAAACGGATATCTCACCGACGATGGCAAGGAACTCTTCCGCAAATTCGAGATAGAAATGGATCATCTTCTATCCAATTTCGAGAAGGCAAGTGAGCAGGAAGCAATCCTCTTGGGCTCCGTTATGGCAAAATCCCTCGGGGACAAAATTGCAAGTTTTCGCAAGGAAATTCGTAATCGTCTATCGGAAACTACGTTTCACGGAGATGAAACTAACCAATGATATATGCTCGTTTCGATAAGATGTATGATAGCGTCCGAAAATTGGACACCTCTACATTGACCTATATTTCTATGCGACTAACTGATTGTGTTTTGGCCGCTAAGACTACCGAAGCCAAAAGAAGGCTTGTGGGAGTTATTCGGCAAATTACCATTCGAGAAACCTTGCGGCCTTTGCAATTTTGGTTTCCTTACGCCCCATTGCAAGTTAGTAAAAACATCATTCCTTCTCGGAAACCTTCTCTATGGAACAAAATAACAAACTTCTTGTTCAGCAATACTTAGAAACAAGGTCATTCGGCGATCTGGCGCGAGAACACGGAATTTATGTTTCTTTCGCCAAAGCGGGTTATTTTTGGTCTATGAATTATGACCAGATCGAGGCCAAAGATGATGATCTTATCGTGCAGGAATGCCGTGGGCTAATCTTAGCGACCAAGGATGGCCGCTCTCTTACCTCCCAAGCCAAGATGGTCAATGATCGTTTATGCTACGATGACATTTGCCCAGGCGAAACCGTAGTGCTCGCAATGGGATTTCGACGCTTCTACAATTTTGGACAAGGTGCGGCTGCCCAAATTGATTGGAGCGATCCCAATCTCAAAGTCCAAAATAAGGAAGATGGTACTCTTATTCTTCTCTGGGCAAATCCGTTTGAGAATTACCGCTGGGTAGTTTCAACGCGGAGCGTGCCCGAGGCCGATATTCCCCTCGATAGTTGGAAGGAAATGACCTTCCGCACTCTTTTCGAGAAGGCGGTCAAGGATACTTCCGGCAATACCTTCGAGGAGATTACTTCCTATTTAGATAAAAATTACACTTGGGTATTTGAACTCACCAGCCCCTTCAATCAAATCGTAATCCGCAATAATGATTGTCGAGTAGTATTCTTAGCCGCAAGAAACCTCAACACCCTACAAGAAGTGTCAATTGACAATCATTACATTCAATCCGAGATGGAAGTAGTCAATATCCCTACTGTCAAAACCTATTCCCTATCCAATATCGATAAGGTGATCGAATTTGTCAATGCCCAAAATCCCTTGGAACAAGGCGGAGAAGGCGTTGTTGTTTTGGATGGTAAATTCAATCGAATAAAGGTCAAGAACGCAAATTATGTCGTATTGAATAAGATGCGAGATAGTTTGGGCGCCTCTACTCGCAATTGTTTGGAATTGATCCTTCACGAAAAGGATGACGATGTTGTGGGAGCAATGCCTCCTGAAATCGCCGAGACCGTTCAAGACCTCAAAAAACGATATGTGGCTTGGCTCAAAAAAATGGAAGCGGAATATAGGGAGATTTGGAGCCTGATAAGTGCGGAGGGGTCAAAAAATAAGAAGGATTTTGCCCTCGAAATTCAGCGTAGAAATGTCTCTTTCCCCGCACCCTTCTATTCGACATACGACAAGAAATGTGAGGGTGTGAAGGATTTTATTGTCAAGGCAAAAAGAGAAGGGACTTGGAGCAATTCGTTCTTGGATAAAATATTGAGCGAAATCAAAGCCTAAGCGATATAAATATGGTATGATCATACCTGCCGTATTTACATCCAAAGATTACTATGATGATTTCAATACCTACTTAGATAAGTATCCCGGTATTGATGAATATGATCCATATCAGCCAGAAGACGATGGGTTTCTCAATCAAGTGCAAGATGAGATCATCGAGGATAAAGATGTTTCTTCGGCCTTCTTTTTTGCTTATGTTGCTCGCTTCAAGATGTATCGAATGCAGCAATTGATCTTAGATCAAAGGAACACAAAATATTCCCTATTGTTCGCCCAATATATACCAGGGGCCGATATTCATCGACTACAACAAGTAGTCCAAACTTCTGGCGATCTGAAAGTAATGACTTATTTCGCTTGCCTTGTCAAAGGTGCTAAGAAAGGCAAGATAGAAAACCTAATTCTCAAATCAGGTCGAGCTAAGTTTGCTTATATGATCATCAAACATCTTGGGTCATCCAAAGTGGAGAAATTCAAGGAAATGATCATCAAGTCCAAGCGACCAAGATTTTTATACGAGTTAGCCAAATATCTATTGACAAGTCGAAAAGAGATGGCTAAAATAGAGAAACTAATCATATCCAGCGGCAGCCCAACCTATTTGCGTTTGTTTGCGAGAGATATTATAGGCGCTAACATTGAGAAGTTAGAAGAAGCCATCTTGGAAACTCAAAATATGGTGGGCATTGAAAAATTCGCCAAAGCGGTGCCCCGCTCAAAATTGGCAAAAATGAGCGTTTTGTTCTAAACTGCCAATAAATCTGCATATTTCCTATTAGGGAGTATAGCGATGAATGATCTGAAAACGATAGCCAATCTGAACAAACTCAGCAAATATTGTGAGAACTACGCGGAATTTGCAAATGAGTTGCTGGCTAAAACGGCCGAGAAGAAGAAAAAGAAGAAACTCGACCCCAAGGCCAAGGTAAGAAATAGGGGCACCGTTTGTGTCCCCGCTTCGAGTGCTAAGGATCATAAAGACCATTTCCCTATCAACGATATTGATCAGGCCCGCAACGCATTAGCCCGGGCACATCAGTATAGTAAAGCCCCATCCTGGTATAAAGGCAGTCTCAAAGGATTACAAGACTTAGTTAGTCGCAAAGTGCATTCCAAATATCCCGCCATCGGCAAGGATAAAAAGAAGAAATCCGCCGTAATGGAATTGGCAGATCGTTTGATTGCCAAGGCCCAAGAAATTCATCCCGTCGCTCCCGAAATGGAAAAGACCGTTCAATATCTTTTAGCACTACTCGCTAATCCTTCCAAGGCCCTGCAAGAAAAGAACAAGCCATTAGTGAGCCGCTACTTCGCATTTAGTGAAGATGCTAAAAATCATCAGGTTGCTACCTGGTTGAATAGAGAACACGATACGCTGCTTTATACCCTAGAAGACCTCAAAATGGGAAATGCTACCGATCCTCTCAAAAATGTTGAACTTGTTTTGCAAGGACTCAATGTCTATAAAGGTGTTCTCAATCCTGAATACCATAAGAAAGTAGAAGGAATATTGAACTATCTGCATGATCAATTGATGAAGATGATGCCCGCCAAACCAGAGCAAGTGCCTGCTCCGGCACCAAAACCAATGCCCGGAGGCACGCCGATGCAAACTCCTAAGAATATGATAGAGCCGGGGCCAACGATTTTCAATGTCTAATTGACCAACAAATCCCAATGATTATCCCCTTGACATCAAATTGTCAGTAATTAGATTGGTGATAGTCCGATATGTATATTAGCGGAGAAAACATATGCTAAAAACGTTCAAATTAGAGCGTAAGGTAGATGTAAGTGGTGTTAGTGGTTGTGGGATTGTTGCATTAGGAGTGATGTTTTCGGATGGTCAGTGTGCCCTACATTGGGAGGGCAGCCACTCATCGATAAACATCTATCATTCACTCGAAGACTTACTTTTTGTTCATTCTCATAATGGGGCGTCCGTAGTAGTGTTTGATGACACTACTGATGAAAAGAAAACCGAAAAGTAGCAATTACATATTGGAAAGAAAGTAAGATGAATAAAGCAGTCGTGGCCTATATCGAAAACAATGAGGGAAAGATTTTATGCGTTTGGAATAGACGCGGAAATGGCTTCTCGCTCCCTGGCGGAAAATGCGAAGAAGGCGAAACCCTCGAAGCCGCTTGTGCCCGAGAACTCAAAGAAGAAACAGGAATGATTGCGACCAAAATCACTCCGATGTATAATGGCCCTACCGGAGCAATTGTAGATGAAGGACGCGGAAATTGGGTCTATCTTTTTCGTGTCGAAGCAACGGGCGAACCTAAGATGACCGAAGAAAATTGTCCCGTGAAATGGATGACAAAATCAGAACTTATTGCCTGTTCTCCTTTTGCCGCTTATTACCGAGGGGCATTTAGGCCAGTCCCCAAAATTAGTGTTTTACATAAACTCTCCCATTGGTTAGGTCTCAATTCAGAGTTTCGCGATACTTATGCCAAAGAAGATGAGATATGGACTTGTGAGCGATGCAATCGATGCGGCAGGGCCAGAAATGAGCGACAAGTAATACACTTCCTTAGTGAGGGTGGTTGGGGCACGCTCAATAAGCAAGATATCAAAGATATTCTGAACGACCCGGACACTAAGTAATTTTTTAGCATTCTCATATGGATTTGCACCGAAAAGCCTATTATTTCCTCAAATTAGCCACCCTCACTCATCAACAAGCCCTCGATATTTTGGGCTTACAATCACCATTTACTCAGGAACAACTCAATAAAGCCTATCGAGAAAGGGTTTTGGAATTTCATCCCGATGTCAATCCTTCCCCGGAAGCCCACGCTAAGACGGTAGAGATCAATGCGGCCAAGGAAATTTTGGATGCTATGGTGCAGGATCAGCCCCAAATAGAGGCAGAGCCAACCGAAAGTTTCAGCGAATTGACCAAGAGCGAAGAGCCGTATTCCTATCAACGCGGTGTGCAGATGGACATAAAAGATTTGCATCCGGCCATCCAAAAAGCCCTGCGTCATTTCGGCTATAATAAAAGAGATGTCGAAGTAAAAATCAGTCCCAATACCAAATTGAGTGGGTATGCTAGCGGAGATGGCAGTCGTTTGTTTTTCGCCAAAGTAGATTTGAAAACTGGGCAAGTCTCTTCTCAATATGGTAATTTTGGCGGAAAGAATATGTTTGAGAAATCAACGGTAGATTGGGATGAGAATGTGTATGCTATTCCTGATGATACTGCCATCATCTTAGGCAAAGCGGGGCAACATATTTTTGCCACGGTGGTCTTGCCACCCTCGATGGCTCCGGCTACATTGACTCAAGAGGAAGAACTGCCGGAACTGCAAGAGAAAATCTTGGCCATCTTTCGATTGAAAGCGGGCTATCGAAAGCAGTATTTGGCGGAACTTGGGCCTGGTGTAGCGGATGCTATTGAGCAACTAATTGCCGCAGAGTATATCAAACGCAGCGGGGTAGGATTACAATTGACTACCAAGGGCAAGAATGCTTCCGAAAAGGCCAGTAGAAAACACCGAGGATATTGAAAGCAAAGAAAGATGAACCAGTTTGACTTATATGACGCCGAGACGCCCTTAGCCCTCTACCCCCATCCTACTTCTAATCATTCGTCCTGGGCCGGATTAGGAGCAGTATGAGGCTATTGAAATGTCTCCTCTGCGAAGATGAACTCGATATCATCTCTGAGTTAGGTGCCCAGAAGCAGGTCAAATGCAAAGGTTGTGGTTTTACTTCTTCTCTAACCGAGCATTCCAAAGAACCAGAAGTATTCATTAGAGCCAAGCGATCGGAGACGGGCTAAGATGCATCTTGGCCCTCGTTATCACGAATGGTCGCATCGCATCGTAAAAGCGATAGTTGATCATTATGGCCACCCGTTTTTTTGGGGCAAGAAAATCCTCGATCTTGGCTGTGGTACGGGCGAATTGGCGGGAGCACTTTTTCGTCTTGGCGGAGAAATTACCGTAGTTGATGCCAGAGATCAACATCTAAAACTCGTTTCTCAGAAATTTCCAGGAATAAAGACCATCAGGTCAGACCTCGATCATAACTGGCCTTTCCAAAATCAAACTTTTGATCTTGTCCTTTCTATTGATACCGCCTGTCATTTGAAAAATTACGAGCAACATATCAAGAATATTTTGTCTTGCGCCAAACAATTCGTTTTAGAAACTTCGGTCATCAATAGCGGCGATGTCAGCAAAGAGTTAGTTTATCAAGAGAATAGGCTCGAACAAACCTTTTCCTATAACGGTTTTGGCTCAATTGGCACTGCTGAAAAAATAGAACAAATTATCAAGGGTGCAGGGGCTTCTTTCAATAGAAAAGACGAAGCAAAACTTAACACCGATCCTTTCCAATATAACTGGCCCCTCAAAAATACTCTCGAAGCATTGCCGCATAATCGTCGCATTTGGTTTGCCACCGCTTCCACAGACGCTAAGCTCGTTATTCAATCCAATCCCTCATCTCAGATCATCGCCCCAATCGCTTCTATCGATGCAGCCCCCGACAATAGAAAAATAGCAGAAGTGCTGAAACCGCAAGCAAGAACTCCGCTTCGCCCGGCTACTACTTATCATCGTAAGCCTACTCCGCCCCGCCCACCTCCGGCTCCGTCGTCATCACCATTTCAACTGCCCGTCCCCAAATTGACCAGCAAAGTGCGCTTGTTCTATAATTACTATGAAGACAAAGACCCTCAACGAAAAGCCGAGATAGATTTCTGCTTGCAGAAGAACATTGAGAACTCTCTTTTCGATATCATCATTGTAAGTTCCGATGATAACCCAACTTTTGATTTTCTCTTTCAGAAAGTCAATCAGATTAGTGGGGATAATGATATTGCAATTATTTGCAACTCGGATATTTATTTCGATGGTACCATAGCATTGATTGATAGAATGCCCCCTAACACAATTTATGCTCTCAGTCGTTGGAATTGTGAGCCAACTAAACCTCCCGTTCTCGATGAAAAAAATCAAGATGCTTGGATATTCCGCGGCAAGATAGAGGGTGTGAGTGCGGATTTTAGGCTTGGAATGCCGGGGTGCGATGAAAGGCTTGCCCAAGAGTTTAGCAACGCGAACTATACGGTAATCAATCCCAGTAAGTCTATTAGGGCCTATCACCATCATAATTCCAATGTTAGAAATCATTCAGAAGAAGACCGCACGACCGGCCCCTACCTATTTGTTGGGCCATCCATTCTATGAGAATTGTGTTCTTTTCCCACCATCACCGGGGGGATATTCATACCGGGAGATCATTTGTTCGTTTGATTATGCAAAAGGTCAAAGAGCAGTGCCCCGAAACAACATTTACCTATTCACATCCAAACCCATTCAATTTACTCTCGGATATTCCAAATCTCGGCTACGATCCGCTCGCCTATAAAAATGTCGATCAATATGCCAATTTTATTAGATTGGGCGATGATGTTTATGTCAATACCTGGTACTGCCAGCAAGGATTGAAATACTTTCGGAAATATGGGCTGACCATCGATAGCCTCTACGAAGCCTTCGACGATACCTGCAAAAAATTATGGGAATTTTCACTATCCGATATCTCGACTGAGGTATCCGATTTCTTTCCTGCCATTGACTATTCTAAGTTTGAGATTGAGGAAACTCAGAGGTGGTTAGAGGAACATACTGGCCCCAAGATTTTGATTGAGAACGGTGCTGCCGCTTCCAATCAGGCGGTCAATTTTGATATGGCCCCCATTATTGCCGAATTGGCCAAGAAACATATGGATAAGATTTTCATCTTGTCCAAGGGTGCTAATATCAAATTGCCGGACAATGTAGTTTATACTTCCAACATTATCAAGAAGAAAGATAAACAATTATCCGATCTAAATGAGGTTTCTTTTCTCAGCACTCACTGCGATACCATCATCGGACGGGCTTCTGGTGTATGGACTTTTGCTCTTACTCAGGAAAATTTGTTCAAGCGGAAGGTCAAATTTATTGGTTTCGTCAAACCGATTGTGATGCCGAAAAAACCAGAGCAATTTTGGCTAAGCACGATGTTGCAAGATAAAGTGAAGTATTCAGCAGAATTTTCGCTTTCGACCGAAACTAATACTAAAAAAGTATTGAATATGTTAGATGAAAGGTTAGCAAATGCTCTATAATACAACTCATAAATTCACTAAAATTATTGAGGCCCCAGCCCAGGAAGATATCTATAATTGTCCGCATTATTTTGCAATGAGTTATGATCAAGTCAAGACTTCCGGTGCTCCTAAATTTCTTATTGATCTTTTAGATCAGTTTCCATTTGATGGTCGGAAAAATATTCTCCAAATTAGACCCCAAGATTTTAGAGCGGGCGAGGCCGGTATCGATGGAAAACACTGGCATACGGACTATAATGTTAGACTTTTAGATAAAAAGGTCTATGCTAAAAATCATGATGAATTTCATTTGATGGTAATTTCATGGGGGGCGGGGCCTTCTACTGAATTTATTGATACGCCAATGGAATTGCCCAATAATTTAGAAACCAAAGATACAAAAGAAAAATGGGATTTATGGGACAATGCTCTTTCTAAAAAATTAGGAGAACCCCATGATATCGTTTCTGCACCAAAAAATCAAATGATAGAATATACTGCGAGAGATTTGCATAGGGCCTCTAGCGTTGTACAATCAAAAGGATTACGATTGATGATTGTGGCTTTTGATTGTGATGATATTGATGGCAATGTAAGAATTTTGCCAAGCATCAAAGATATGGATAATGGTGTTCCAAAACCGGTTTATTCAAGATGAAGAAAATTTGTATATTCGGATCGGGTGGATTTGCCAAAGAAGTTTTTTGGTTAGCCAATCAATGTGGTAAAGAAGTAGAGGCATTTATTGATGTTGAATATGGTGGATATTGTTGCGATAAGAAAATAGAATCAGAAGAATATTTTGATCCGACTAAACACTACGCCGTGATAGCGGTAGGAGACTCCCAACTTAGAAAAAAGATAGTGTCTAAAATACGAGACCGTCATAGAACGGAAGATATTTTTGAGACATTGATTTCGCCCTCAGCCAATTTGATGTCTAAAACCATTGAGATAGGCTATGGCTCCGTTGTTTGTGCCAATTGCATTATTACTTGTGATGTAAAATTGGGAGCTTGGTCCCAACTAAATTTGGCCACTACTATCGGGCATGATACCACGACTGGCCAGTTTTTCACCACTGCCCCGGGCGTGCATATTAGTGGGAAAGTAAATGCGGGGGAATGTGTTTATTTTGGCACCAACGCCTCCTCTATTGAAAGTATTGATATTTGCAATAATGTTGTAATTGGTGCCGCTGCTTGTGTAGCCAAGGATATAGTAGATCCTGGTATTTATGTGGGGATACCTGCCAAAAAACTAATAAGAAAATAGACGGAGAATATTATGTCAGATACACTTGGATCGCTCATTGACAAATTAGCAACAATAAATCAAAAAATGTTTATGGTACAAGAAAATTTGTATGCTATACGAAGAATGACTTTCGACGAATTCAAGACCACATACGGTAGCGATGATGTTGGACTTGCAAAACTTTTTGATGCTTTCAAGAAGTCTTGCGATCTAAACGTGCAAAGGCAGCAGATCATTTTGGAAGTAGATAAAAAAGTAGTAGAAATGATTATGGTTTCTAAAACACAAGATTTGGATAATGGATCATTTATACAAGATCAACATAAAACATATTGATGAAACAGATATCTACATCAATCTGTTTAGGTTTGGGCGATAATATCGTCGCTCGTATCATTTTTGATACAGTAAAACATGAATATAATTTGATTAAGATTTCGCATGACAAAAATGTTATTCGCCACCATAAAAATGGCGATAGCGCTTATCTAAAATTCTTAGATGATATAGGGACTTTATTATTTACAGAGCCTCCATATATTTTCGATCATAATGCTTATCAAGCCATTCATACTCTAAATACGGTAAAAAGTCTTTCTGTCCCTGTTACCAAACCAAAATTACAGCATCTTTTATGTAAGGGAACTCCGATTAGTATAGATGAAGAGTATGTGGTTATTACTACTAAAATTAGAGCAATATCAAGAAAAAAAATACTTCCAATGCTTATCAAATTATGGAAAGTATTACAAAAACTATCTACTAAATACAAAATAGTTATTTTAGGAGAAAGAGAAGTAGAAAAAAATGTTGAATACGGACATTTTATGGATTTAGCCTATGGAATTTATGATCAAATTATAACCAACCTTCCGACAGATCGTGTAATAGATTTGACTATTCCGGCATTAGGAGTCACGGCGCCCACATTACCGCAAATACAACAAGATGGATTGATCATGCAGCGGGCAAAATTTATTATAACCTTAGGCCTTGGTGGTAATGTTTGGCTCGCTGCAACGGCAGGTAATAAAGTAATTGGTTATAGGAACGAAACAGATAATGATTATGCTGCTGATATAATTCTAAATCCTAATTTCACTTCTGCAAAAATATTCAAAAATTGGGATGAATTTATCAAAACATTGGAAGGATCATAATGAGAGTTTTAGATTATGGGGGAATACCAACTTCCCTTGGGGAAATTATAAATATAAAATATCATTTGGATCTTATTAAAAATCAATACGACCAAATCAAATTAAGTTTCCATACCAAATTATGGGAGGGCGGTTTGCATATGGAAGCGCCAGATTGGCCACATAAAAAGCAATTATGGGATAAACTTTTAGCAGATCTTGGCAAATTATTTTTTTCAGAACCTCCTTATATATTAGAGCTAGATTCGCCTGTTTATGGTGGAGATTGTGGCGTCTTAGTACAAAAATTAGGATTAACACCGCAAAAAGCGGAAATGGCCCATTTCCTATGTAAAGGCGCTCCTCTCAATTTAGGAGAAGAGTATATAGTTATTACTACTAAATTAAGGCAATTAGAGAAATATCTTTTTCTTCCTCTCTCGGTAGAATTATGGAAAGTGCTACGAGAACTATCTAAAAAATATAAAATAGTTGTTTTAGGGGAACGTGTTGTAGAAATGCGTAAAGAATATGACAATATTAAATCCTCAGTGTTTGGGATTTATGAACAAATTATAGCTAATCTACCAGCCGATCGTATCGTGGATTTAACTGTCCCAGCACTTGGGGAAACAGTATCTGATATAACGCAGATACAACAAGATTGTCTTATTATGAATGAAGCTAAATTTTGTATCACTCTTGGCATTGGCGGTAATACTTGCATGGCCCAATCGGTAGCAAAAATGGTAATAGGATTTAGAACTGACACCGCTATATTCGCGGATATTATATATAGTAAAGAATATCCCAATGCGATAGTTACTAAAAATTGGCTGCATTTTATTAAAACACTAAAAAAATATCTATGAAAAAAACCGCACTAACAATAGCCGGGGGTCTCGGAGATAGCCTTGTTATTAGAATATTTTTTGATGCCGTAAAGCACGAATATGAGGAAATTAGAATTTCTCATGATAGGAAAATTGTAGATTTTTGGAGAAAAGGTGATCCGAAATATTATCAGTTTTTGGATGAGTTGGGAAATCTATTATTCACCGAACCACCATATGCTTTTGATCATTTCAATCATACGGTTATACATACCGTTAATACTCTCACTAATTTAGGAACACCTCCTAAAACCCCTAATCTATCTCATTTGTTATGTAAAGGCACTTCTCTAAATTTGGGAGGAGAGTATATAGTTTTGACCACAAAAATTAGAGGCATACTAAAATCTGTATTTACTAAACTATCTCCCACTTTATGGGAAGTATTACAAAAAATTTCTCAGAGATATAAAATCGTTGTTTTGGGGGAAAGAGAAATAGAAAAAAATAAAGAATACGATGTTAGTGTAAATAGAAGCTCTATCTTTTGTATCTATGATCAAATAATAGAAAATATTCCAAATGATCGAATTATAGATTTGACTATTCCCGCATTGGGCGTTACCGTTCCTACACTAAAACAAATTCAACAAGACTGCCTTATTATGAAGGAGTCTAAGTTTGTCATTTCTATTGGTATTGGGGGCAATTTATGGATGCCATTGGCAGTTGCTAATACTATTGGGTATAGAGATGATAATGATGCGGTGGTTAATTTGATTGGTAATTCTCAGTATGATACCGCGTATATAGCCAAAAATTGGTTTCAATTTATTCAGAAATTGAAAAGTTTATATACAAATTAGACATTTATATAAGGCCTAAATGGAATCCGAACAAATATTCACGGGAGTTCGTGATCCCAATAACATTCTTTTTGTCAAAGATATCATAACAGCAATGGAAGAAGATCAGGTTATAGGGCCCTATTTAATAAGTATGCTCAACGCGGGGTGGGGTGAAACCCGTGGGTTTGTTGCTTGGGCCGCTAAACTTCTAAAACCAAAAAATTATTTAGAAATTGGTACTCGCCGCGGGTGGTCATTGGGTATGGTCGCCGTTGCTGCTCCCGAATGCGAATTATATTGTTTTGATGTGTGGGAGCCTGACTATTGCAATTCTCCTAATCCGGGCCCAGACTTTGTTGCCAGAGAAATGAAGAAATTAGGATATCAGAAAGAAATCCATTTTTTCAATGGAAATAGCCATCAAACAGTGCCTGAATTTTTCCAGAAAAATCCTGAAATGATGTTCGACCTAATTTTGGTAGATGGGGATCATTCAGATAACGGGGCGCGCGATGATCTCAATAATACAATGTCACGGCTCAATATTGGCGGTATATTATTATTTGATGATATTGTGTTGAATCCAAATCATGGCGGACATTTAGATCAAGTATTTAGAGATATACAACAGTTATATACAAATTTTGAGTATCACGCTTATACAGTATCGGAGCCGGGCGTTGGTATTGCTATTAGAATAAAATGATGATTTGTCCAATTTGCCAATATCAAGGAGATACTTTTGGTATTTTGGAGAGTGATTGTCTATTTTTACCAATAGATGGATTAGATCAACACCTAGTAAGACATAAATGTCCAGATTGTGGTGTTATTTTTGGAACGCAACAAATGTTAAATCTATCCAAAGAAAAATTGGGTGAAGCATATCAAAAAGTATTTGATAGTGGATATCGTGATGGCGATGAGGCTTCGATTATGCGTGAGGTTGCCAATTTATTAGCGCTTAGCCCAAATCCAAATGGTATATATTTAAATTGGGGAAGTCAAATTTCCCCAGCAGGAAATAAAGCGAAAGAGTTAGGATATACATTATTAAATTACGATCCATTTATGAAAATAGATACGCTAAGTAAAGAAAAAATAAATGAAATAAAATTTGACGGTATCATTTCTCATAATTTATTAGAACACCTGCAAGACCCAATTAGTGAATTAAGATTGATGAAATCCTTGCTTAAACCAGGTGCAAGTATGGTGCATTCAACGCCTTGCTATAAGTATTGTTATGAATTTACCAAATTTCATTTATTCTTTTTCGAAGGCAAATCATTGGATATAATATGCGAAAAAGCCGGACTTACATATAAGTATTTAATAAAAGATCAAGACCCAGAAGTGATAAAGTTTGATCAGGTATAAATAAAAATGATCCCTATTCATAAACCCTTTTTGCCACCCTCCTCATTGAAATATGCTCACGATGCCCTCGATTCTGGTTGGATTTCATTCCATGGTAAGTATGTTCAGATGATGCAAGAGAAACTACAAGAACTTCTCGATGTCAAATATGTTCTGCCAGTTTTCAACGGAACAGTAGCGTGCCACCTGATGGCCAAAGAGCTTACTCGTTACTGGCAAGTCGAACTCAAACTTTCGCCCTTCTTCCAAAAACTAATTGTTCCCAATAACGTTTACGTCGCCGCTTGGAATGCTTTTCTTTTTGATCGGGGAGATTTTTTTCTTATTCCTGTTGATGCCGATCTAAACACTTGGAACTACGATCTAAATCTTTTGGACGCTGCTATCAAAAAATATCCGGACGCTTCCGTACTCGTTGTTCATAACATCGGAAATATTCTCAACGTCCCTGCTCTACAACGCAAATACCCCGAGACCCTTTTCGTTGAGGATAATTGTGAGGGTTTTCTCGGCACTTACGAAGACAAACAAACCGGTACTGCTTCTTTTGCTTCCGCCATTTCTTTCTTTTCCAATAAAAATATTACGAGTGGTGAAGGAGGGGCATTCATCACCAACGATGTGGATGCTTATGAATTTGCCAAATGTGTCCAAGGACAAGGGCAATCAAGTAAGAAATTTATTCATAATGAGTTGGGTTATAATTACCGCATTACGAATGTGCAGGCTGGCCTTCTCGTGGGGCAATTAGAAATCTTACCTCAAATTCAAGAAATGAAAGCCAATATTTTCGAGACCTATCGAAATCATCTCAAAGATCGTGAGGATGTTCGGATGCAGGCAATTCCAAAAGAAACTACTCACGCCAACTGGATGTTTGGTGTCCGTATCCCAAAACAAAAATCATTTGAGGCTGCTGATGCCTTTTTCAGAGAAAAAGGGATCGAAGTAAGACCAATGTTTTATTCTATCAAGGCGCATAAACATTTGCAGAATCATCCGGATATATGGGATGGGGACTGCACTAACGCAGACCGATTGAATAAGGAATGTTTGATATTACCTTCGTTTCCTGAATTATCAAAATGGGAACAAAAGCATATCCTGAAAACATTGGATGAATATTTGACGAATATAGAGTAAAAATGTCGAGGCGTGGAACAAAAGAGGAATTTATAGAAAAAGCCCGTACGATTCACGGAGACAAATTTAATTATAGTAAGGCGGATTATCGGGGCGCACTTTCCAAAATAGAAATAATTTGCCAGATTCATGGTAGTTTTTGGCAAAGAGCCGTATCCCATGTTATAGGGCATGGTTGTTCTAAATGCAAATACGAAGAACAAAATTCAAATACGAAAGAATTTATTTTAAAAGCCAAACAAATTCATGGATCACTATACGATTATAGTGAAACAATTTATGGTCAAAGTAAAGAAAAAATAATTGTAATTTGTCGAATACATGGAAAATTCAAACAGCGCGCGAGCGGTCATCTTAAAGGAAAAGGATGCAATCTATGCGCAATAGATGCTAGTAAAATTGGTAGAGAAGATTTTATTCGTAGAGCAAATGAAAAACATAACAATAAATACGGATATGAACAAGTTGTTTATGAAACTAATAAGATAACAGTCATTATTTATTGTCATATTCATGGTGAATTTAAACAGGCCCCGAATGATCATTTGAGCGGCGCGAAGTGTCCTGGATGTAGTAGGGAAGAAGCCAATCAAAAACTGACTCTTACGACACAAGAATTTATTGAACAAGCCAATATCAGACATAACGATTACTACTTATATAGTAAAGCAATTTATACTCATTCTCATGAACACGTAATAATAATATGTCCTAAACATGGCGATTTTTCACAAGCCCCGTACAATCATTTGCGTGGAACTGGATGTCCCGAATGTTTTTCAAATATTTCTAAAATAGAAATGGAATGGTTAGATTATTTAAATATTCCGCAAGAATATCGCCATCCTAAAAAGATGAAAATAGGAAAACAAACTATTAAACCAGATGCGTTTGATCCTCATACAAATACTATTTATGAATTTTATGGCGATTATTGGCATGGTAATCCAAAAGTCTTTTCAGAAAATGAAACAAACTTATCCAACAAACGTTCATTTGGTGAGTTATTTAAAAATACTAAGCAAAGAGAAATTTTGTTAAAAGAAGCGGGATATAACATAATTACTATTTGGGAAAATGATTGGAAAGAAATACGGAAGGAAATTAAATGACTATCGGGACAGCATGTATCACTGGTATCACCGGACAAACGGGAAGTTTTTTAACCGATCTCCTATTATCCAAAGGATATAAGGTTTGTGGGCTTAAACGACGATCGAGTGTTTTTAACACCGAACGAATTGATCATATCGAACTCGAACCAGAGAAGAAGAAAAATCTCGAACTCACTTATGGTGATTTGGGCGATTCATCTTCGTTATTTAGTTGGATAGGAGATATTAAGCCCGATCTATTTTTCAATATGGCAGCGATGTCTCACGTGAAAATTTCTTTTGAAATACCAGAATATGTTATGGATGTTGTGGGAACGGGAACGGTTAGAGTATTAGAAGCAATCAGAAAGACAAGCCCAAAAACTCATTTCTTACAAGCATCTTCATCCGAAATGTTTGGCTCGACCCCACCTTTACAAAGTGAAAAAAGTTTATTCCATCCAAGAAGCCCATACGCGACAGCAAAGATCGCTTCGTATCATACAACAGTAAATTACAGAGAGGCATATAATTTACATGCTTCTAACAGTATAGCATTTAATCATGAGTCATATAGACGATCCGAGAACTTCGTTTCAAAAAAGATCACCGCCGCTGCTTGCAGAATCAAACTTGGATTGCAAGAGAAATTGTATCTTGGTAATTTGGAAGCGAAACGAGACTGGTCGCACGCTGCCGATATGGCAGAGGCCATGTATCTTATCGCTACGGCAGACCGAGCAGATGATTTCGTTATCGCAAGCGGGGAGATGAGATCAGTAAGAGAATTTGTTGAGATAGTTTTTAGCAAACTCGATATGGATTATCGAGATTATGTTGAAATTGATCCAAAGTATTATCGTGCTTCCGAAGTGGATGCGTTATGCGGAGACGCGTCAAAGATTAGGAAAGAACTTGGATGGGAGCCCAAATATGATTTTAATGCGTTGGTAGATGAGATGATGGCTTATGACATGAAAGAAGCGAAAAAAGAAAAACTATTATTAGATAATAAATAATTATCTATATGGAGTAAAACATTAGAGTAGCAGATTATTTTTATAATACTAATATAGATAGGCAAAAAATATATCACTATTTAAAAAAACATAAATGGATTCTGAATTCTAGCGGAATATTAATTCCTAATTCATACATTTATACTGAATTTAGTAAAAAATTGCATTCCCAATATGATCAAAGGTATGGCAATACGGAATTTTTGCCAGCGCATAAGTTATATGAATGTAATATATCTGTACCAGATGGATATGAATGGAACTCTTTTAGTAAAAATAAATTTATTGAAAACAAAGAAATCAGGGGTACATGCTTTTTCTGTTTAAAACCTGATCAAATTTTGACTAATGAACATCTGCCTCCCTTTTCTTCATCAAATATGAAGAGAGTTGTATGCCTGGCCGCTCAAGCATTATCTGAAGGTTATAGAACAAAAAATCTTGATTTTATCAAAAATGGTAAGATTTTTTCCGATGGTGTAGTTGAAAAACGACTATGTACAAGTTGTCAAAGTAAGAATTATGCGGAAGATTACAAAATTTGTGCCAATTTAGCAAAACAATTATGTGATTCAAAACTTTGTTTTCCAAATAAATATTTTATAGGATTTGTAAAACAGATTCTGTCTATGTTTTTGGTAAATTGTTCAGATCAATTTTTGAAAGAATATAGAGAAAATATTACTAATTATATTATTGATAAGGGAAATAACAAATTTTGGATACCAGACAACATAAATTTATGGATAGGAATATATAATAGCAAATTATCTCGTAGAATTGGTATAAAATCTATAGCAGCAAATAATGCTAATGTTTGGTATGGAGAAATATCATTTTCTCCATTCATTTTTGTTTTGACTCCGTCTAATATCAAATTACAAAGTCTATTAAACATAAGTAATTTTCAAAACGAAAAAGTGCAAAATATTAAAATGATAGATTTTTCTCAGTTTGATATCACTGATGATATTGGATTTGATTATCAAAATAGTTTTTGTTTTGAAACATTTACTAATACTTTGGAATTTCTTTATTATAGATCAGTTATTTGAGTAACTTCTCTTTCAGCAAATCTAAATCTTTTACATTCCACGCTTTGTCATCAATAAAATAGTCGTAGTGAATCTTTCCGAAGACCAGGTGATGATATTTAACGCCCACCTCGTCTAACTGCTTCTTGGTTTTCTCATAGAAAGCGTGTGGGATCAAATGAGCCTGACCGGCCATACTACCCATCCCCCTGGCAGTGTAGAGAATTATAGTATGTCCTTGATCGTATAATTGATTGACAAACTCAATCATCGATTGAATTGGCTTCGGTTCGAAAGTATAAACATTGTCTGACGAGTCAATAAGGGTGTGATCAATATCCACGGCGATCGTAAGTGTTTTCATACCAGTCCCTATATCCGAAAAGACGAAGGCGTTTTTCCGACATTTCTTATATGAACGGCAGACTTAGGACATTATTTCGACTGGCACAAGCAGCAACTCCCGCCGCTCCCGCTGCTCCGTCCTCGCCCGCTTCTACCGCTACATCAACTACTCCGACCGTTGTTTCTGGCTCCCCACGACCTTTTGATCCTGCTACCGTCTCCCCGACCTTGGTTTTAGGATGGGGTGCCAACAATCTCAATTTCATTCGTCAATTAGTCAATGCGCTCAATCAGGCCATCTACATTACTTCTAATGGCAAACTGGATTTTGCAAGACTTTACGATCAGTCTTTCGGCATTGACACGAGCGCTTATACACCATTGGTTAGTGCCTTGGCCAATCTTGGAAAATTAGTTTTTCGTAGGATGATCAAAAATAATGGTTATGATTTCGCCGCTCCCGTTCCTACCGCTAATCGAATGCAAACCGTTAGCATTTTGACAAATCAAATTCAATCTCCGGCAATTCCTGACGGTGCGATAAATGCCACGCTGTATAGTAAGGTTGGTGGCAACATTAGAACCGTTCTTCTCGATATAGTACGACAAATAAAGACAAAATAAATGCAGCCACTGAAAGCCAGAATTACAAGTTATGAGGATATTTGCGACCCGAGACTGATGCCCCGAGTGCCGCTGATCATCAATCTCAACGGAAGAAATTTCAGCAAGATCACTTCCTTGCTACCAAAACCATTTTCTTTGGAACTTGGACAATGCCTCTATGCCACGATGGCCGATCTCGTTCAAGAAATTGAGGGAGCAGTTTTTGCTTATTCGTTCAACGATGAAATTACAATAATTGTAAGAAACGATCAAACTTTGGATACTCAGCCTTGGTATGATAATTCCGTTTCCAAAATTATTTCTGCCGCTTCTTCTCTTGCCACGCTCCATTTCAATGATGCTGCAGCAGAATTGGAAGTAAATTTGTCGGGCGACCCCATCTTTTTGAGCAAGATTTTTACCGTCCCTAATCTTACTGAGGCAGTAAATGTTATGGTATATCATCAGCAACGAGCCCACCAAATTGCAGTTAGGCTGGCTTGTTTCTATGAATTGATCAAGAAGTATAGGAAACACGAAATCGAAGAGATGCTGATGGATACTTCCTTGGAAGAGAAGATCAAACTATTGAAAGAAGAAGCGGGAATTGATTTCTATGAGTATCCGGTCGAATTTAGGAGAGGCGTAGTGTGCTACCGACGCCCGGAGACGATCAATTACAACGGCGAGGATATTGTAAAAGAGCGTTGGGCTCTAAATACCGATGTTCCGATTTTCACTTCGGAAAAGGAATTTCTCCAAGATATCATCAAAAAACACTGATTGGCATATTTCAACATTATTTCTATGGCATACGGTAATTTACGCACTCGATGTATTATTTTTGAGAAACTTGCCCAAGAAGGAATGTTTGAGGGCATCCGGCGCGAGCAGTTAGACCAGCCCGAAGAAGAGCCCTTAGAGCCGTGGGATGACCCAACCGCCACTCCGTTGGACGAAGGCAACGAACCGCCAATGTCGCAGGCCAGAGCCTTCGAGGAAATCAAACATAACCTACCCCATAACGCCATCAAGGATTTCGTAAAGCATTACGGCGATCTCGATTGGTATGACCCTAACGATGTAGCATATTTCATTCATTATTTTTGGTTGGAATACGATTGATAAACGCGGAAGTGTCGATATAATCTCTCATTGAAAGCGAGAGAATAATGACTGACGAAAAAATCAATTTCAAACAAGAACTACAAGATAGCGTTCTAAAAACATCAATAGACCCTGAGTATGCAGAAGCGTTCGAGAAACTAACCAAGGTGGCGGATGCCCTCAACAAGCCGATGAGCGAGGTTTCTACCGAATTGTCCTCACTGCTCAAAACATTGATTGTGGCGCATGAAGATATCGTGGCCAGCGACAATTGGGATGATTTTGTCGCTATGACCCAAGATGCCTCTAAACATCGACTCACTCACGAAGTGCCGTGTATCCTTTGGGCGGATCGCCCAGCAGAACTTCGTCTCGGAATGATTTGCCAGGAATGTGGAAAAACTTGGTCGTGCAAGATTTCCAATGTCAAAAAGAGCATCAATAATCTAAAACCAGAGGTATGCCCTCAATGTGGTCAGGCTCATTTGATGGAAAATGAAGTGAATAAGGCTGACATTATGAACAGGGCCATCCAGAGCCAAGAGGGTAAAGTAAATCTTATGAATGTGATCAACGGAGAAACTTCGGAATTGACACCTAATTCCAAGTGATTATATTGAGAAAGCACGAATGAAGAATATTGCCGAAGATATCAAATTCAACGATGATAAGGATTCAGAAGCCTCTATCGTCAAAGGCTCTTCCTTATTGAAATTTCTGAATAAACAAACCGGCGTCCAAAGCATATGCGACCTTGCTCAAATAAATGAAATTTCTTTCGACCATTCGTTTGGACGAAATGGAAAGTTTGTGTTGTATGTGGGCCAAAAGCCCCGTGGTGGCTTGTATGACAAAAAAGATTTGGAAAAATTGTTTGAGGCATTAGGGGATTAGAATTACATAGGATAACGGGGCTGAATTGGATTTCGATCTCGCAGGAGAAACTAAAACGCAAACCGGGGACGATTGCTCCTCGTCAAAAAGTGATCAACGTTTGAACGCTGACGAAACAGTATTCGCTATGGCAGCCTAAGGGCCCCATACGTTCCGAGATGAGGTATTTTTAGTAGTCAAAGGAACGCTAACCCACGAAAAATAGTTTGATGTTTGGCTACGGGGCCTCAAATGAAATCAACAGTAGATCGGTCGCGAAGAACCTAAAACTCTTCGATTAGTGCAAATGCTAATATCACTTGCTAAGTTTGTGAATGAGTTTTAGGATTGAGTGTGGGAGACCCGGGCATCGAAGCTCGGCAGCTCCAAAATTTACAGAGAAAGACAATGGCACCTGAAAACATACATCTACATTCCTGCTACACCCGGCTAAGCGTCATCATCTGCTTCCTACGCGACGAGGGCGTCAAACCTTCCGAAGAGGATATGGCTTGGGTCAAAGAACTTTTCTCGATCAATTACCACCCCGGCTCGGAAGATAGCGGCAAGGTAATTTTCTTCCTATTTGAGCAGTATATGCACGAGAAGAGCAATCATCTCACCGATCAACTGCTCTATCTTTTGCAGTTAGATACTAAAATGCAAAACAATGAGGATTTGACGGAAGCGGATTGGGATTTCATTTTGGCTGCATTGAACGAGTGGGCCACCGAAGTATTTCGACAATTGGCTGCTAAATAAAGGATATATAGTTAGAGATGAAGGCTAAATTCTCAATTGGACAAAGAGTAAAAATCCAAAGATACAATCCCTGGGTTGGTGATTACGAAGTGGCTGCCACTATTATAGGTTTTGATAATGTATTCATCAATGGTGTGCCTACCTATAAAATCAAAACCACTAATGAAGAATTTTTGACCGAAATTTCAGAAACCGAACTAATGACCTATTCGTAGATTACTATTCGTTCGCGCGATCCTCCTTGGGATTGGCTTCTTTCAATCCAATTCACCAAACAATTTTACAAGGAGAAACTTAATGAATAAATATTATAGACATTTTTTAGTAGCAAAAATCAACGGACTCTCGGACAAGTCTCAACAACTCCGATCCCAAATCAAAAAAGCCAAAAAGGATGAGAAGGCTTGGTCGCTTTGCTCTATCAAGCGTTCCGTCGGAAGTCAATCAAGACATCATTTGCTCGCTTACGCAGCCCTTAGAGGCGTTTTCTACAAGGTCTTGGAGCCTAGATGTCGGATCGACAATAAGCCCTCAGCGGGGCTTATATTGCAAATCATCGAGGCCCATAACGTCCCCGGCGTCTGGACTTTGGAAAGAGTGAAGGCTTGGCTGCAAGACGAATCACTGCCCGCTGCTAAACCTGCTGCCATGCCAGCCACCAACCAAATCGCCCATACCGTTTTTGGCAAGATATTGAAAGTGCTGGGCCTCTAATGTCATAGATTGATAAACTCTACATCGTGGTGCGGGGCGATCTCGCACCAGGACTACAAATCGCTCAGGCCTGCCACGCCGCTACCACTTTTATGATCGAACATCCTGAGAGTGCAAAGCATTGGCTAACGACCTCAAACTATATTGTGGTGTTGCGAACTGAAAGTAAATTTGACTTGCAGGAGCTTGCTCGACAAGCCAGAGAACAAAACATCGAACGAACATTATTTCGAGAGCCGGATTTGGAAGACGAACTCACTGCGATAGCATTGGCGCCCGGTGAGAAAAGCAAAAGATTATGCCAACATCTGAAACTGGCATTGAAAGGAAAATAAATGGCCCAATATGTAATCAATAATTGGAAAACTGGCAAGTATCTCTATACATCCAAAGGATGGTTTGTCGATCCAGAAGATTTATTAGGCGATGTACATACTGTCGCTAAAAACCTCTACCAAAAACTTACAGATGGGCGCAAAGCCTATGCTATTTGGGCTGCCCATATCGTTGTTGAGTTTCTCAAAGGAGCAAAATTAGAGGATATCGATATTCATATCGATGAGTATTTTGGTGGTGAAGATTATGGTGTATTTATGTGGATGGAAAACCAAGACCTCGATGAATGGTGTCAATCCCACGCGATTGTGCCAGATGAATGGATCAAATGACTTATGGGGATGACTGGGCGCAACAGGCCCTAACGTAGGTGAAAGTCCTACCGTCCCTACCAATTTTGTCCCCGTAGCTCAAAAACAAGAGCGTTCGTCCCTAAAACGAAAATGATGCGAGCTGTTAATTCGCCGGGGACACCACTTTTTCTTGCCCAATTAGGGCTAATGCGGTATTGTTTTCAATGAAGCACTAAATTTCATTCGTAGGAGGATGTCGATGCGCCTAATACTTGAACTCGTCCCTTTAAATGCGTGGGGCAAGAGTCTTCGTGCTATCCTTTCTCAAACTCAATGGGACATACTTAGAAAGCAAATTTATAGCAACGCCTACAACGCTTGCGAAGTTTGCGGCACTACCAATGTTGCCTTGCATTGCCACGAAGTTTGGTCATATGATGATCATCGACATATCCAAAAACTAAAATGCATGATGGCCTTATGTCCCGCCTGCCATCTCACTAAACATATGGGTTATGCGATGACCGCCGGGAAATATGAGGACGCCCTACACCATCTAATGAAAGTCAATGAGATACCGGAACAAGAGGCCAAGGATTATATTCACCACGAGTTTCAGATTTGGAGCCAACGCAGCCACTTTCATTGGGCATTAGATGTATCCTTGTTGAAAAGTTTTGGAATTGATGTTGAAAAATTGATCTTGCCACATTCTTGACTGACGAGATATAGAGAGGTCAGTCTCTAATTTTTGATTAGTAAGGAATTGTAATGGCAAATAATAATTTATGTATCGATCTAAACCCCAGAAAAGACAGCGCGGGCCGCACCTATTACATCGGTAAATTGAAAGCGCCAATGATGATTGATTGTAGAGATGGGATAGCGTTGATTTGTTTCGTATCGGAATTGGGCTCTGAACAAATTCAAATTGCCCCAATGGACAAAAAAGATGAGTGAAATTCATTTTGAGAATTTATGGGAATCGGCCGAGCAACAACTCCAAAGGGAAACTGCCTCCCTTTCAGTCAAAGACCTAACAGAACAACTTATTACTCAGATGAGCGCCTACCGCGCTATCGATGAAAGTACCGCTCCCGTTGAAGCCAAAAACAAATTGAAAGAGAATTGGATGGGCAGTATTCTTTTGACTATGACCCAATTATCTTACAAGGACAACATCAATACATTTACTGCCCTACAACTGGCGGTAGAGAAAATCAAGATACTAGAACTATCGACTAAGTACCAAAAAGTTTAGACTGGCTATTATTTTGTCTTGCTATGCTTGCTTCATCAGTAAGCGGTTTATTATATGGACTTTTCTTTTTTACCACGCGTTCCACTGTAGTTATAGATATATCAAATTCTTTAGCTAATGTACGATAACTTTTCATTTGCATGTGGCTTTCCCGGATTTGCTGAACTTGAATTTCCGTAAGAATCGATCGTCCCTTCAATGCTTCTGATCTTTTATGATTGCTTTTTTCGGATTGAACCTTTCCTCTTTTGGACTTTGACATTCTGGCTTTAGTTTCCTCGGTATGATGCTTGCCATACATTGGATGTATTTCTCCAAGCATTTTGCCTTTTCGATCGGTGCTCATCTTTTGTTTGCTTTCTTCTGAATGTTTGCCGCGTGATCCGCCACTTCTAAGATTGTATCCATTTATACGACTATCGAAAATATCTATCCAGCAGGTTTCCAGCCAATCTGCTTCTGATTGTGTATTGCAAACCGCTAATACCGCGATATAAAAATTCGCGCGATCGTATTTATTGAAAGCATTGAATAACTTACGACAGGAGCCTTTTTTATCTTTTAGATGTGCATTGAAACGCTTATTGACGGGTTGCCAAGTTTGGCCAATATAAACTTTATCATTGAAATTATTTTGTATAATATAGATTGTACAAACATCTTTCATTATTAAATGCCGTTCGAATTTGAAGCTAAACAAGTTGAATGCTAAGCACAATACCGTGTTTTTGATAGTCATCCATTATTGTAGAAAGGCGTGGTTTCAAGCGAGCAACCAAATCTTGATCAGCATGCGGTCTTGGATAATCTACTTTTTGGCCTTGCAGTACTATTTTTGGAAGTGTGCCCCATTCCAAATCAATAATTTCCAACTTCATTGGAATAATCATGGCTTGGATGCGCTGTTTAGCGCTTTCTGGTGCCCCAGCCATACTGCCAGCACTATTAGGAGTATTTGCTTGTAATACCGAGGCAGGACTAACCGCCCCTGACCAATTGGCTAGTCTTTCAATCATCGCTTGTTGTTTTTTGACAATGGCTAAAAGTTTGAGTGTTGTATTTTTGTCGTTCATGAAGCATCTCCTACGCCAAAAGAAAAACTGGCGACTGCGGTCTCGTGATTGGTAATGGTTTCTCCCCCGCCCAAACTATTTTTCATCCGATTGATTTCTTTTTGGACAGGAATTTTGATCTGATTGTTGAATTGATTGATTACGGCTTCGATGGCTGGCCCCACTCGTTTGTCTTGTAGAAGACTACCATCCGCTTTGATTTGAGTTTGTAGTACCGTCCAATTGTCGCCTTCTTTTTTAGCATTAGTAAAAAAGGCTTTCCCAACCATAATATCTCCGCTTAGATCGGTATTTTTTGAGGCAACTTGTTGCACGATTTTTGATACTACCGCTTTCAATTGCGGCAAGAACTTTTCAACAACAGGACGAATAGTAAATCCCAAATTGGTCGAATCCACCTCATCGGCCGTTTTGCAAAAAACCGCGGCGAGTTTATTGAGTCGTTCGAGATCCATTCTTGGCCTTAGCCTTGGACTTGAACTTTATATGCGGCCGGAGGGGGAAGCATATTCTTTTGAGCAAGGCTGGCCACGGTATTTTGTACCGCCCTTTGTACTACATCGAGAGCATGATCAGGCTGCCCTGGTTTTGCGAAAACTTTTACCTCTTTGCCACCAGCACCTGGATGTACTTCTAAATTGGCAATCAACGCACGAACATTGGCAGATAGAGCGTTGAGGATTGTCTCCGCTTCTCGTTTAGAAGGATTGACGGGATCCATATGTTGTGGTGCTGGTGTTTGAGCAGCCGGATGAACCGGAGCCGATTGAGCTAACTTCTCAATCATTGCTTGTTGCTTTTTGACGACAGCCAAAAGTTTGAGAGTTGCGGTTTTATTGTCCATGGCAGTTTTTCCTGATTGAGAGAATTGAAGAACGACTTTGCTGGCTAATTGAGGATTGTTAGCCTGCAAGTATGCAGTAAAATTACCCGAGACCGCTTCTCTTTGCGGATCGCTTAGGGGCGGATTGAAGTCTGCGATGACAATAAAACGCTCGCCTTCCATGTGGGTATATGGAGCAAAGGAGCTTTTGATTGGGCCTACCTTAGCGGAGGCGTTGGCTACGGCCGTAGAGAGGGCGCGGGCCAAATAAGAGGCAATTTGGGGGTCTACGGCTTGGGCAGTTTTATTGACAGTCATTGTAAATCCTTAGGAGTATGGACAAATGCGATATTAGTGATATACCACTTTTCCCAATCCTTGCGCCGTAATTTCTTGTATAGCCACTTTTTTATTCTGATGGGCCGAGGTATCCAAACTAAGTGAATGGGGATATTTCTGAATTTGATGATTTTCTTGGGTAGGATGACTGGCTACTACAAACCCAAATCGACCATCATAATCGGAATGCCATTGTTCCAAAAATGAAACTTCCAAATCGTTTTCCAAATCGTTTAATGTTTTATGGTCAGGTTTGATTCCACCATGTAGAAAAAGGTAATTAGAGCCATTGGAATAACTAATTTTTAGAACACGTGGTTGGAGATGCATCCACTCACAAATATCAGCGTGAATATTGGCACATTTGGCAGCATAGATCAGGTCATGATTTCCGACGACAAAATGGGCTGATTTGTCCTCCATAAACGCTTGCAAAATATTGACCCGAGGGACAATCTCATAAGTTTGCTTGTAGGGAAAACAAATGTCTCCCATAAAGACAACAACGGTTTGTTCGGTACATAACGTCTTGATTTGATGCAGTTTGTCGATCTGATCGTAAAGTGGGCTAATAGCGAGAATGGTCTGATTGGTCAAATTGAGTTTGGTGATTTTCATATGCTGACTCCGGCCCGACTATATCCGCCTCCCTGAGCAAGGGTGATATTCCTGCGGGGGTTAGGCCACCCGGTGGGAGGGCTGGGTAGGCCCGTATTGGCACGAGGTTGACCCGTATCGAATCCAAATATTTAGAACGACCTGAGACCGCCCCTACCCCTCCGACGTTTTATAGAGGCGTATAGGAGCGCGCCTCTTATATTCCAAAAGATGGACACATTATATACGCGCGGGCGAAATGTATACATGTAGAAATGTAAATATGTAAATAGTAAGAATGTCATAATGTATTTTAGATCTCCAAATTGATTAGAATATAGTTTGCTCTTGACACTCTTTGGGCCCCCAATTATACTCCCTCATCCCTTCCCAGAATGATCAACAACAAAATTCAAAACGCTTTCAATTATTATTTGGACTGTTTCAACGAGAACGGTAGCCCGGGCGCGGCGGTCGAGATCGCCAAAATGATCCGAGATGGCAAACTAAAATGTACTCCTCGGAATGATGGTAAAATCATTTACCTTCCATCAAAATTTAGTGGTAAATGTGAAAAATGTAATCGTGTTTATTTGCCGGGAGATTTTATTTTTTGCCAAAATGGTAGGGGTTGGCATTTAGAATGCGCGACCGATGAAGAGAAATTGGATTGTGATTTTTATCAACGAATGATCAAAAAGAATGTTGAATTGGAAATCAAGGAAAGTACTGATATAATTGATTAGATAATGAAAAAATATCATCAACAATTTGATTTTGTAGATATTTCAGCAGAAGAATTAGTGCGTGTTTTAGATCAAGAATATCCTATCAAAATGAAAACTGATAAATTGGTTGACCGAGTGTCTGCCCGGTACCCATTGATTCCTAAAAGCGACGTAGCACTAATAATCAAATATACCTTTCAGACAATACGAGAATTATTGATTTTGGGGAAGATGTTATATTTTCCTAAACTATTTCAGAAAATGATTCTATTCTTTTATAGACGTCCTTTACTTAGTGAGTTTTATCATCGAAAAGGCGAGATAACTACGGGAGTCAAAATAAAAATGAAAACTGTCGAGGGACTAAGATGATCAAAGGACTTTATGATATTTCAGAATTTCTTCCCGACGAGATCGAAGGAGAATCTCTTTCCGAAGAAGAAATTATTCAACGCATACCAGAACTACCTAATACTAAATTAGCTGATCTTGTTGTCGCCCAAAGATATTTAGGAATGTATGCTGAACTTGCTAAGTTAGCAATGGAAGAATTAGCCAAACGTAGGAGTAATAGTGATTCTTTTGCTTATGAACAATACATCAACGATAAACTCGCCGCGCTTCCTAAACTCAAAATTGATCTCAAAGATTTCGGATCGCTTTTAGGAAAACTTAGAACAAAATGACTAATCAAAAATTACTCAACCAAATTTTGGATCATATCTATGGCAATCTCGGGTTGACCAAAAAAATACTATCGCCCATTACCACTGATGCTTTTCATTTGAAAGAGGGGCTTTTGTTTTCCGATGAGGAGGGGGAATATACGGCTTCTTTGTGGTCAGCTCAGGCTAATATTGGCGCAGTAATGAAAATATTGTGCGCTGATTTTAGTGTGAAATCTAATTCAGAATATGCGGTGATAGTGGAATTGGAAAAATGTCCCACTTATGGTTGTTATTTATGTTTTGATAATTCCAGTAAAGAATCTTTTGATGGTTTGTTAGCATTTTTTACTAATGGAAAATGGTTAGAAACGAGCACTTATTTGCAAGCTACTTTTTTAGCTGGTATGGAAAATTTGAAAGATTTTCATCAGCCTTGGGTTCCCGCCACGAAGCCTTATTTGATTGATAAAATGAAATCATTTATTCAATATAGTGATTCGAAAGTGTCATCAAATGAATGATAAAATTTTTCCCAGCAAATTATACAAAATTGTATCTCAAAAACTAAAAGGAATTATTCCAGTATATCATGTTCGTGGTGTAATTTCTATTCTCTTAGAAGAATTACGAGATGAATTGTTGGAAACAGGTGAAATCAAAATTGGTAATTTTGGTGACTTTCATTATCAAAAATTACCAGATAAACGACACGTCAATATTTCAACAAAAAAAATGGATATAACACGAGGTCATCGTGCAGTAAGATTCAAATTGTCCAAAGCGATCAGTCGTATTTTGACCAGTAATTTGGATATTGACAAAACTTTTAGCGAGACGCAAACTAAGGAGAATTGAGCGTTCAATGAGAAAAACAGTAATCGAAAAAATCAAAAAGAGTCTTATAAATCAAAAAAATCTTTTACTTTCTAAACCGCATCGGGATAATGAAATTGATGTGGATGGAGATGAAACTGATGAAATTCAAGGAAATATATTAGTTGCTTTGATAAGTCAATTGAATTATAGAGATACAGAAAAAATGAAAAAAATAGAAAACGCTCTAACTAAAATTCAGAATAATACTTTTGGATTTTGTGAAGAGTGTTCGGATCAAATCAATGAAAAAAGATTAGAAACTAATCCATATTTTACTTTATGTATTTCATGTGCAGAAGAACAAGAAATGATTGCAAAGAGAGGAGCGCGATAATTATTTGAATACTATAACCGCTGAACAGACTGAAATGGGTGTGGTACCTATCGATATTTTCGCCAAGCTAGCAAACGATCGAATTCTTTTCATCAATGGTCGTATTGATGATCAGATGGCGACAGATACGATTGCAACTCTTTTATTACGAGATTTTGAGGATACTACTCAAAAAATTTCTCTTTTTATCAATTCAGATGGAGGAGATATTCGGAATACATTTATGATTTATGATATGATGCAATTAGTTCGTTCTCAAATTGAAACCTATTGTGTCGGAATGGCGCAAAATGAAGCAGTGTTGCTTTTAGCGGCCGGGACACCAGGCCTTAGGCACGCAACCGCGAATGCGGTGATTAGTCCTTCGCAACTTACTCATGAAGGTGGATTTTATTCTACCGTTGGTAATGCTAAAACTGAAATGAAAAGATTTCAAGCTGATAATAAAGATTTCATGGAATTATTGGCTAAACATAGTAAAAATTCAATTACAAAAGTAATGGCGGAATTTGAGCATAAAGTTTTTTATACACCAAAGAAGGCTCAAAGTTTTGGGCTTATTGATCGTGTAATTTTAGGAAAGAGATCATAAATGAATAAAGCCGTACCATTACCGCCCCTACCTCTTCTTCCACCAGGATTAGAAAAATTATTCAATTTACATCCTTCCAAATATTTTGAGTCTTACATCAAATTAGCAGAAGATCGAATCATCTTTCTCAATGAAGATTTTACTACTGAGGTCTCATCCGCTCTTTCCGCATGGCTACTTTATTATGATCATTTAGATCCAAAAGAAGATATTACTATTTTCATCAATTCGGTCGGAGGCGATGTCGCTGCGTTGACCCATATTTATGACGTGATGCAGATGATTTCTGCACCAGTCAAAACCATTTGTCTTGGAAAATGTTATTCGGCTGGTGCCGTGCTTTTAGCTACTGGTGCTAAAGGAAAGAGATTTATTTTCAAGCATGCCGAAGTTATGATTCATGGCATTCAATGTATTTTCCCAATGGTAGGAGATACTCAAGTAGATTCAGAAAATTACTTAGATTTCATAAAGCAACATAATGATATGTTTATTCGTTTATTATCTAAACATACCGGACAAACTTTGGAGAAGCTAAAAGAAGATTGTAAGACGGATATGTTTTTTACCGCCGAGCAGGCGGTAAAATATAACCTAGCTGATTCTATTGTCGAAGAAATTGTCTAAGGTCAATAACTTCGCATTTGTATTGATGGAAATCATAGCTAGAAAACGAAGCGCTGATCCCGTTCAGGAGCAGCTTCGAGAAGCGAAAGACCGATGGAATTTAGCAGCCAAAGAGTTGATTTCCCGACTAATTGCATTCAAGCGCGGCATGAACGGACGTGGAGATGCTAGGTATGGCCTTCCAATTTCCAAAATTCACGAACCGTTGCCAGCTGAGATTGGAACATTTTTGTCGGAACTTTCCAGTAATTTTCAGCAACTTGCCGAAGAGGCTAATCGTATTGTTCAACAACAAGCATATTATGCAGAACATCGTCGCAAACCAGCCAAAGGACCTTTGGCTGAGACGCCTAAGGCAGCGTCAAAAATAGCCACGGCTTCTATAAAACAAGAATCTTTTCTTCTAATTGGGAAAGAAAAAATTCCTACGCTTTTAGCTATCACCGCCCAGGAACAAGAGCAAGGTCTGATGGGTGTGGCTTGGCCACCACCCGTAATGTCTTTCGTATATGATCAGCCTCGTTTGCAAAAATATTGGATGAAAAATACTATAAGTCCGTTAGACATTGTTTTTTGTTTAGCTGGTCGAATTACTTCGATTCAGAAGGGCGAGCCATATTCTACCAAATTGATCGGCGATCATGTTCCTTCTGATTTAGTAATTGAATTTCCTTACGGCACTTGCAAGGCCAAAAACATTACAATCGGCGATCGAATCAAATTGATTACCGCCTAATTTAGAGTCATTGACTCTCTTATTATTTTTGATTATGATACTATCTACGAAATGATTGAAATCCAAAAGTTTAACAATATCTTATCTTCGTTCAAGATTCCTGCATATTGCGTTGATTATAGTGAATATAAAAACGCTCAATTTTATGATGTAGAATTGAAGTCCGGCGGGCGCATAAAACAATTAGAGAAATTTTCCGCCGAAATAGCTTTATTGTTGAGAGCATCTAGCCAACCAACAATTTATCCTCTTCCGGATAAGGGGCAGATCCGTGTAGAATTTGTCGCTCCTCGTACCGATATGTTGCGTTTATCTTCGATGTGGCATCTTCCTACAATCGATGGAACATTATCTTGTTTGATCGGAGAAACTCTAATTGGAGATCCAATGTGGCTAGATCTTGCAGCATCGCCGCATTTGCTTGTAGCGGGTTGTACTGGTTCAGGTAAAAGTAGTTTATTACATACGATTATTGGTAATTTACTACATCGCTATCAACAATCCCATCTATATATTTTGGACCCTAAAAATACCGAATATTATCAATATAGCCAGTATCCCAATGTGGTAGTCCAAACCGGCTATCAAGACTCACTAAAAACTTTACAATTAGTTTCAGAACATATGGAAGAACGATTCATGCAGATGCGTATGTATGGATCTACAATAAAAGATTTTCCACCAATGGTGCTAGTGATCGATGAATTTGCCGATCTAATCTTACAAGATTCCGATCATCAATTTTTACACGCAATGTGTCGTTTGGCTCAAAAATGTCGAGCTGCCGGAATCTACCTAATTTTGGCCACTCAACGACCATCAGTTGATATTGTCAATGGTAGTATCAAAGCAAATTTTCCCACTCGCATTAGTTGTAAAGTGGCAACATCAATTGATTCTAAAGTCATTTTAGATACGACGGGTGCCCAAAATTTGTTAGGAGCGGGCGATGCTCTTATCAAAAGTCAAATGTATGATCTAGAAAGATTTCAAGTAGCTTATACTACGGCAGACGAAATTTGTGCTAATGTCCAATATCAATGGAGTGCTGAGTCAGAAGAGTTTTGATTTGTATTTCAATAGGAATAAATCTATCCGCCAATTCCTCATAAAGTTGCCACTTGCGATCTATCAATCGATAGCAAGAATAATAAGAGAGTTGGGCAAGAGTTCGGTAATAATCAGAAGAAGCATTATGTAAATGTTGTGGTACAACAGTTTGGCAAAACATAATCCAATCTGCTACTTGTTGATAAGTAGCGAAATTTTGATTTTCTTTTGCTGATATAAATTGTAGCGTGATACTTTCCTTAGAAAGATCAAAATCAGAAATTCGGTATTGAGAATATAAACCAATCAAATAAGCACGTGTAGATTGTTGGCATTGTAGGCCTTGCAATACTTTCTCGAAAAACTCAGAGAGTTTAGAGTAAGTTTCCATTGTATAATGCAGAAAGAGTATTAGAATGAATAAAACATTAGTGATTGTAGAAAGTCCTAAAAAAGCCAAGACTATTGGTAAATTTCTCAATGAGAATTATATTGTCAAAGCGTGTCAAGGACATATCACTGATCTTGCTAAGGGCGGTAAACATGGACTTGGCGTAGATGTCAAGAATAATTTTCGCCCCAAATATGTTTTGCAAGATGACAAAGTAGTAATTTTAGCTGGTCTTATGGAAACGGCCACGCAATGCGATCAAATTCTTTTAGCCTCAGACGAGGACAGAGAAGGCGAGAGCATCTCTTGGCATTTGCAAGATCGGCTCAAAGATTTGGGCAAACCCATTCAACGAATAGTTTTCAATGAAATCACTAAAAAGGCCGTTCAACAGGCCATCAAAAAGACTCGTGGTGTGGATGTCAATTTATTTCACTCTCAGGAAGCCCGTCGTATACTAGATCGTCTTGTAGGGTTTACCGCTTCACCATTTTTATGTAATGCTTATAACCAAACCCTTTCGGCCGGTCGTGTCCAATCGGTCGTTGTACGAATGGTCATTGATCGGGAAAGAGAAATAGAACAATTCAAGCCAGAAGAATTTTGGACACTGACTACCAATCTTACTAAGGACAAGGTAATTCAGAAGACCAATTTCTTGGCCAAATATTGTTCAAGTAGAATTACCAATAAGCTCGATGCGATGAAAATCAAATACGAATTGGAAGGAAAAGAATACATAGTTTCCGAAGTAGAAGCTAAGGAAGAATTGAAATCCGCACCTCCGCCGATGATTACTTCCACTCTACAACGAGTAATGTCTAAAACTTTTGGCATTTCAGCCGGACAAACAATGCATGCAGCTCAAAGTTTATATGAGAGTGGGTATTGTACTTACATTAGAACGGATTCAACGCGCATCGCGCCAGAAGCTATTGATGAGGCGAGGAATTGGCTCAAAACTAATAATTTATCAATGCCTTCCAAAGCTAATACGTTCAAGAATAAAAATTCAGCCCAAGACGCCCATGAGTGCATTCGTCCAACTGATCTTTCACTACATCCGGATGATAATGTGGAAATGGTCGATCCCATCGAACAAAAGGTGTATGCAGTTATTTGGAAGCATTTTATTGCCAGCCAAATGATCCCAGCCGCATTTGATACGATGAAAATTCTAGCTCAAGTAGAGGGGAAGCCGGAATTACAAGTCAAAGCTACTGGCAAAGCTCTAAAATCTAAGGGATTTTTGGAAGTATTGAATTTCGTTCAGGCAGAAACTGGTGAATTGAATTTACCTCAACTCTCGGTCGGAGAGCGGCTATATCTTTTTGGCAAGAAGCCGGTGCAAGCAGAACAAAAATTTACTCAGCCCCCGCCTCGCTACTCCGAAGAGAAATTGATCAAGGAATTGGATAATAAGAATATTGGGCGTCCCAGCACCTATGCGGAATTGTTGAGTAAAATTACCGCCCGTAATTATGTAGAAAAACAGGGTAGTGTATTTCATGCTACTGAATTAGGTAAGAAAATTACTGATACTCTCATTCAATTTTTTGACTTTTTGCGGTTTGATTATACCGCCGAATTAGAAAACAAATTGGATCAAATCGCAGAAGGGAAACAAGATCATATCCAAATGCTAAGAGAATTTTTCGTCCCGTTCAAGGAGCAGCTGAATAAAGCTTATGTTTCTTTTGGAGCGCAAATTTGCGAGCAGTGTAATAGTCCAATGGTAGTCAAAACTATTCGAGATGGTGGTGGGAAATTCCTCGGCTGCACTGGGTTTCCATCGTGCCGTAATATCAAAACAATAACAGAACGGGCTTTCTGAAAATCTTTGGAAGAGACGGATATATCATTGGTCGATGGGAGAGTTTCTCCCAAACGAGGATAGATATTTTTTATGACACGCGATAATCAAACTGAAACAAAACAATTTGCTAAGCTCGGTCTGAATGGAGGTGAAAATACAAATGAGCATGTGCCAGTTCAAGCTGAACATTTACAAGTCATCGTACGCGGTGATAATTTCGATCGTGCCCTAAAAGCCTTTCGAGCTATTGTACAAAAAGAGAGAGTCCTTTCTACATATAAGGAACGACAATCTTATGAAAAGCCTTCCGTCAAGAGACGTCGTAAGCAGGCAGAATCACGTCGCAAGGCTTTCGAAGCAGAAAATAAAGAAGCTCGTATGAAGAAATATCGCAAGCAAAGAGAAACCAATGACTGATACAAAACCAAAGTATTTTACTAATCCGCTACGCAAAGTTCCAGAAAAGCCATATACACCATACATTCCGCATTATCAAACGCAAGGCATTCATCCTGCAGAAGTAGGTGGAGCGCAGGTTAGTGATAAGAGCAACCCTACTCCTAATCGAGTCAATATTATTGCTGCGATTCCGGGCCCGCAACGCACTACTCCTACTATTGTTCCAAGGAATGTGCCATATGCCAATCTTCCCCCGACGTCCGGGTTTATTCCTCTCCCTAATAATGGGAATAACATTGAACAATCTTGGAATGGTGAAGTTTTAGAAGAAGAGGATGTTGTTCAATTATCGGATATTGCTGAAGTGATTGATAATAATGAATTTGTGGATATTCAATCATTACAGATGTCAACCAAACTCGATAATCAATTAGTTGATGATCTGCAATCAGAAACTAAATCGGATGAGATCGCTATCTCTATAGGAGAATTTGTACTATTAGTTGATGGCGATGTTGTGGTTGTTGGCTCTCAAGAAGAGGTGCAAGAAGCAGTGCAAGCAATTTTGTTCGGTGAGTTTTCCGGCATAGAACAGAAAAGTATGGATGATTTGATCGTTCTACGACGATTGGAAGTAAAAGCCGGAGTTTTCATTAGTAGTTAGGATATTCTATGACAGAGCCGAAAAAAGCGACTGAAGTTTTATTAGAGTTGGAATCCAAAGTAGATGCTCTTCTTGGGATTGTTCGTGCTCAAAATCTAAACATCAATGTATTGTCCAATAAACTTAGTCAGCTTTTGGATACTCTAAATACTCTTCCATCCAAACAAGAAGTTTCTATCCCTAGACCAACAGTTGAGGCAAGTGGATATCCTATGGGTACCAATGGTAAAACTACTATCAATGTTTTACCATCTCAAATCTATAATCCTCATAATCTGGCGCTACCTCCTGATTTGACTATGCCAGAAACCAATTTGACGTTAGAAACAAATCCAAAAGGTTTTACACGAAATTCTCGTCCTGAAACTTTCAGTCCTGAACATCGATTCCCAGAACGACAGAAGTCGAAAGTTGAAGAAGCGGTAGTTCAATTACCTGCTATGCCATCTCCTAATGTTTCAGTCAAGTTCAAGCCTCCGACCGAAACGCTTCCATCTCCTGAATTAACTAATAGTAAAATACCAGTTATACAAAGAATCGTCGATAAGAATAACAAGGCAGTATTTTTGGCAGATATCGAAGTGTATAATGAAATGAATCTTTTAGAGTCTAAGACTAGAACAGGTGCGTCCGGTAAATGGCAAGCATCCCTCAAGCCTGGTAAGTATCAAATTTTGGTCAAGAAAAGCCAAAACTCATTGAAAGAAAAATTAGAAATCAAGCAAGAAATTACGGTGGACGGTCGTTCCGTTCCGCAAGAAATCGAAACATTGATCGTCAAGTAAGACGATCTTATTTAGTATTGGTGATTATTATGAAAGACAAAATGCAGGTAGTTGTGTGTGATCCGCCATATGAATTTTCTGATAAATTACAAAACTCGGATGTCCCCAGAGGCGCTGAGGCCAACTACCCCACTCTTACCATTGAAGAATTGGCTAAACTTCCTATTGCGGATATTGCTGATCCAGCAGGTAGTTTATTAGCTCTTTGGGTACCGTCATCTATGATTGCTGACGGGATTCGATTGATGACTGCTTGGGGTTTTGAGCAAAAACAAATTTGGGTATGGGCTAAAACCAAAATCGATCCTTTCGAGGATTTGCGTAAGACATTACAGGTCGCTAAAAAGAAGCCGGAAAAAATTGATGAAGCATTACAATTTGTCGATAGATTTGATTTCAATTCTAAGGAGGATAGCATTCTATCTTTTGGTATGGGTAGGCTCGGAAGGAATGCGCATGAAATTGTTTTGATAGGTGTGCGGGGGAAAATTTACGACAAATTGGAAGATAAGTCTCAACGCACCGTTTTCTTCGCTCCCAATTTGAAACACTCTCAAAAGCCGGAAGTATTGCAGGATAAATTGGAAGCGATGTTTCCTACAACTGCAGGCAAGCGTATGGAAATTTTTGCCCGTCGAGAACGTGCGGGTTGGAATTGTTTTGGCAACGAAATTGATGGTAAAGATATTCGAGACGCCCTAAATTCGTTTGTCAAATAACTCAATAATCACTATTCTTGGTTCTTCTTCCTCTTTCTTGGGCCTTTCTTGCGGAAGAGGCTGATCCAATTCAATTGGTAGTTGAATTGGTTGTTTTCGCTTTTCTTTCTTCTGCTTCTCATAGAAGAATTGTGGAAGCATCATTTTTTAATATCGTATTTATTGATATCGCTCAATAAATCATCAACCTCATCTTCAATCCCACCAAGAGAGCCGCTCATCAATAATTTTTTCCACCACCCTATTTCGATCGATCCGTGCTGAATAGAATATTTGATCTTATTTAGTTGAGAAATTATTTTATTTACCCTATCTAGGACAGCCAAATTACCTTTTGGTAATGGGGCGTATTGGATACGCTGTTTTCCCTTTTCAGCCTCTTGGCTAAATAGATCGGCTAACTTGATGAGTTCTTCTGGCGACATACCAATATGTAAGAATATTAGATGAAATGCTTTGCTCTAATTGTTCCAAATTGGCCATGACTCCCATTAACAAATCATGTCTCAGATGCCAGGGGGCGGTGCTTTGGGCCTTGTCAATTATTTGCGATGCCTGTTCCTCTACCAATCAGTTATGCAGCGCCTGCCTAAAGAAAATCAATCCGGCCGGTGCTTCAATTTTTTCTAATAGAAAATTTGGTTGCAGTTCTTGTGGCCGATGATTAGGCTGTAGACTGTCCCGATATAGTGAGGGCAGGAGTATTACATCAATGATTATCACCAATAATGAAGAATTACTGCGCGTCAAGTGCGAAGAAGTTTTGCCAGATGAAATCGACACCATTCGGATGGTGTTAGAGGCCGAGTTAGACAACTCTAATAGATTAGGTAGGTTTGGAATTGGTTTGGCCGCGCCGCAAGTGGGCATCCCTAAAAAGATGGCCATTGTTAGATTAGGTCATAAAGGCTACCCCGATCTGAATTTAGATTTAGTCAATGCTAAAATTGAGCACGGCTACGATCAGGTAATGGTGCAGGGAGAGGGTTGCTTGAGCTTCCCCTCAAGGGCAGAGAACACGCTTCGGTATCAAGAAGTACATGTATCCGATAATCTTATGGCTCCTACCAATTTTGTTGCTACCGGATTGTTGGCTGTTTGCATCCAACACGAATTAGATCACCTCAATCAAGTGTTGATGTTCGATAGAGCGGCTCCAGTTATTCGTAAAGCAGAGAAGATAGAAGTGAAATTAGGGCCAAATGATCCTTGCTATTGTGGAAAAATAAATCCAATAACTGGCAATAGAACAAAATACAAGAAATGTTGTGGCAGGTAAATGATTGATTTTTATTACCGATTCATCAGAAGTTCAATTGACTGAGATCAATGCGTTGTATTTTTATACAGCGGAGGTAATATTTCATACTAAATTCATAAGTTCTTTAGCGATAATTGAAAAAACATATCCAACAATTAGTTTTTTTGCTTTAGATTTATCTAATTTTCCAACTCTAATCAAAAAATATAAAATAGATTCTTTACCAACAATTTTATTATTTAATCGAAAAGGTAAAAAATTGAAACAAATAATTGGTACTCATTCTACAAATGAGATCAAAGATGTTTTTGAGAAGATATATAACAAAACAAATAAGGTAATACAATGACAGATCAAGAAAAAACACTCACAAAATCAGAATCAATTTGGGAATCAATCAAAAATGTTGATTTAGGTTTATTTGCTCTTCCCGATCAATTAGTTTCTAAATTCTTTTCCCCTCTACAAGTAGAGACGGATCGTTTGTATCTTGTTTGTAATACAGGATCCGCTTTGCCGCTATTAGAAGAAATTATGAGAGATAAGCTCAGTTTTGAGACTGAAGGCAAATATATTATTGTTTCAGAGAAAAGTAAGGCCATAAATGGACGATAATAAAAAAAGCCCTAAGAAGGGACTAAAAATCAATAACGACGCATCGATTGCTAATGCTTTGCCCACCACTCCTTCCAAAAAGGAATTTGAGGCAGAAGCTAAAAAAGTCAATGAAACGCTCAATTCTTACAATGACCGCGCGCTCAAATTGGCTACTGATTTCCGTCGTATTATGAATGATGCTACTTTGCCGCAAAACAGAAATGTTTTGTCCAGGGAATTAGAACGAGAAATTATTACCAATCTAATGCAGTTGGCTATTGACATCAATACCGATGAATATGAAAAAGATGGTATGGGTTCAATTGGGATTGAGGCGTTAGTAATGAATCAATTATTAACTCTTCGAGATAGAAATAATTTTTTAGAATATACATTAGAACAATTGACTAGAAAAATGAAAGAAATGGAAACGGAATTGTTGGCAATGAAAAAATCAGTTTCAACGATTGACGCCAATAAATTAGATGTATAGGCTTGGTGATGTTAACTAAAGAACGCCTTTTAGCCCTAATCACTGAAGAAAAAGAAAAATTTAGTAATTATTCACAATTATGTTCGCATTATCAGATACAACCGGATATGGTAGCTACGGCTCGACACGAAACCAAAATTCAGATTCTGAGGCAACTATTACAAGAAAACAGCACTATAAAGAGCTAATTTGTAAAGCAAATTCAGTTCCTATTACCGTTCTTTTCAAGTATTACAGACTTCATTTAGATCAATATAATCGTAAAATTACTTGTCCCCTCTCAAAGCATAAGGGAGGAAAAGAGAGTACACCTTCGTTTTGGTATTATCCCGAAACTAATAGTTTTTGGTGTTTTGGTTGTAAGACGGGTCGTAGCCCAATTGATTTGGTAATTAATTTGGAAGATATTCCAGTTGCCAAAGCTGCCTATAAGATTCTCGATTTGATCTCCGAAGGAGATGATCTTTTTGAGAGTATTGTACAAATTAGTCAAAATGAAAGGCTACAATTACTGGTGAATTTTTCTTCTACTATTCGTAATCTGATTCAGATAAACAAAAATGATGCAGACGTCATTTCTCGAATTGAAAAACTAACACAAGTGTTTGATCAGATGAATACGAAACATCGTTTGGATAATGAAGCTCTAAAAAGTCTGATAGAAAGGCTGCAAGAACAACTTGTCTAAAATCATAATTCTTGGTGATCCGCATATTGGTAAATCGTCAGTATTATCTCGTGCCACTATTGGTTCGGCTCTCAATAGTCGTGTAATTGATCAATCTAATTTATTGGATTATACCTTAGAGCAGGCCATTGAACATCAGGCCTCACACGTTATTATTACCGGAGATATTTTCGAGGATCCCAAACCACATCCTTCCTTACTTGCCTTATTTATTGGATGGGTAAAGAAATGTCAAGCCAATGGAATCCAATTACATATCATAGTTGGTAATCACGATCTGCTTCGCAGTGGAAATTTCTATACATCGCCGCTGGATGTACTGACTGAGTGCGAAATGGAAGATATCAATGTCTATAATTCGATCGATACAATTTTCATCGACAGTCTTGCTTTTACTCTAATTCCGTTCAGAGATCGTAAGTCTTTCAATGTAGATTCTAATGCTGCGGCTATTGCTCTTCTTCAAGATAATTTGGTTTATGAATTATCATTGATCCCAATGCCTTTCACTAAAATTGTAGTGGGACATTTAGCCATCGAGGGATCTATTCCGGTCGGTGATGAAATCGATGATTTGTCCAATGAACTTTTTTGCCCAGTAGAGATGTTTACTGGATATGATTATGTTTGGATGGGCCACGTGCATAAACCGCAAGTGATGTCTCGCAAACCTTATGTAGCTCATATCGGCAGTATGGATATTTCTAATTTTGGGGAGACAGACCAAAAGAAAATATTGGTACTGATCGATTCATCCAATCCCAAATTTTTTCAAGAAATTCTAATCCCTACCCGCTCCCTAAGAAAGATCAATATTTTAATTCCGGAGAATACTAAAGATACTACTCAATTCGTAAAAGAAGAAATTGAAAAACATACCGATCTAGATAAGGCTATTGTCAAAGTTGAAATTCAGTTAGTCTCAATAGATTTGTTGGATGTAGATCGTTCTCTAATAGAGAAACTTCTCTACCAAAAAGGAGTTTTTAGCGTTGCTGGTATTTCACAGTCTAAAAAGATTGCTCTAATCAAACAATCAGAAAGCCAAAAAATTATCAACGTTAGTATGGACGTTTCGTCAAGCATCAAAATGTATTCCGATGCCTTTGTAGATAAGGACAAACAAGATAATTTTATTTCACTTTCTAGGGAAATATATCAAGAATTTTTGACCGGAAAAGAATGAAGCCGTTATATCTTTACATTGAAAATTTTATGTGTTTTGTCCAAACAGAATTGGATTTATCATCTATTGGGTTAGCACTCATAATGGGAAGCATCGATGGCAATGAATTAGATTCCAACGGAGCGGGTAAGAGTACAATATTTAGGGCTATTGAATATGTACTTTTTAATGAGGTGCGTGATGCCAATTTGGAAGAAGTAATCCGAGATGGTACCGAAAAATGTTTAGTGATTTTTGACTTTTTTATTGATGGGAAAACATATAGAGTTTCCCGCTCTCGTACTAAAAAAGGCACTCCCGATTTCTCTCTTTTTGAGAGAACCGCTTATCAAAATGAAAAATATAATCCTCATTCAGCTTCTTTGCCAAAAGAAGTAGAGAAATTATTTTGGGAAAACATATCTAGTCGTCGTGCGCAAGACACCGAAGAAGATCTATTCAAAATTACCAAAATCACCTATCGAGCATTCAATAATACTCAACATTTTTCAGAAGACGAAAGGGGCGGACTTCCCGCCTTGCCTCCTGAAAAAAGAAAGCAAGTATTGAAGGAAAGTTTACAACTACTTTTGTATGCTAAATTAGAAAAAATAGCTAACAAAAAATCAGCCGCTTTACTAAAAGAATTAGAGCAACAAAAATTGATCCTAACCAATTTAGGAGACCCATCTAATGATTTGACTGCCTTGCAAGAGCAAGAGGTCGAATTGGAAAAATTATTGGTCTCAAAAAATTCTGAAATAAATAATCAACAAGAAAAGGCAGACGCTTTACAACAAGAACAAGTAGAAGCGTCTAAACAATATAATATTGTAGAACTAAAATTACAATCTTTGCTCAAATCTAAATCAAGTCTATTGAAAGAAATTACCGATTTGGATGGTCAAAAGACAATTACTTCCTCTAAACGGAAGCGGCTCTTGGAAGACGCTAAGTACCTTACCGACCAATTGAATAAACTTAAAAAACCAATTATTGATTTGTCTATGCCTAATAAGGATGAATTAGAAAAGCATCTTTCTAATTTGATTGAAAAATCATCTCAATTACAAGCAGAACGAAAGAATAAAATCCAAATTTTGGAAGAACTGAAAGTTCCAATGCCTAACGACGCCGTTTGCAAGCATTGCAGACAACCGCTTACCGAGGAACACCGGAAAGTTTGCCAAGCCGTAATCGATCGGCAAATCGCTGACATCACTGAACAAATTCTTTCTCTTTCGCAAGAAGTAAAAACTACTGAAACTGGACGCACGGGTATCAATGAAAATTTGCTTCGGATCAAAAAAATCGAACAGGATTCTCTTAGATATCAGCAAGACAAATCTACAAAAGAGCAGGAACTGACTGCTAAAAAGTCTTTATTTGAAGAATATTCCTTATTACTTAATGTTCATTTAGAAAGTATTGAGAAGAAAAATGCAGAACTTGCTTCCATTGAAGAATTATTACAGCAAGCCAATTCTCATCAATTAGATGAATTGAAAGCAAAAATCGCTTCCATACAAGCATTATTTGATACCGCTAAGAGGAAGCTCCTTGCTTATAGGCAAGAATTACAAATCATAACCAATAAAATGGCGGTTGTCAAAAATCAATTAGAAAATAAGAAAAAAGATTTATCTCTCAAGGGAGAGTTAGAAAATAAGATTACCGAATTAGAATCTCAGTATGCTACCTATCCATTAGTTTCTCAGGCTTTTAGCTCTAAAGGTATCCCTAATCTTATTATCCAAAATATCTTGGATGATTTGCAATTGGAGTCTAATAATCTTTTGGGACAATTGAAGCCGGGCCTCCAATTGAAATTTGAGATCGAAAAAACCCGTAGCGACGGGGAACAAGATGAAACCTTAGATATCAAATATTATCTGAATGGCAAAGAGAGGTCTTACGGCTTGTTATCTAGTGCTATGAAAATAATGGTGATGTTTAGTCTAAAAATGGGGCTATCATTTCTACTTTCTAAAATGATGGGCACTAATATCAAATTACTTTTATTGGACGAGGTAGATCGCCCCCTTGCTCCGGCTAAGGTGGATACTTATGCTGAAATCATCCGTTTCTTCGCCAAGGATTATACTATTCTTGTTATTACCCACAATGATAGATTGAAGGATCGTTTTGGAACTGGCATCTTAGTTCAACAAGATGCGAATATGATTTCTACTGCTAAGATAGTTTCTCTATGAGGCTCATATGGATTTGAATAGAAAAGATTTGAAAAAAGTCGCTCTTTCGGGGCGGGCGAACGTAGGTAAAAATACTGCCGCTAATTTACTTGCCGAACATCTTTGTTCAGGAAAAGATGAGCCATACGATATGCTTGCCTTCGCCGATCCGATAAAGAGAATGGTGGAAGAATTATTTCCATGGGCAGAAAAAAAATGTCTCTATGGCCCTTCTAAATTGCGAAATAATATCATTCCCCGCGCCATCAATAAACAAGGCGCACCACTGACTTATCGTCAGGCGCTCATTGATATCGGTACTTTAGGACGATCCTATAAGTCAGATATTTGGATTGATAATATGGATAATAGAATCAAAAATCTTTCGGAAGATCGATCTATTATCTTACAGGATTTTAGTGGTTGTGGATACAGACCTATCAAGGCACTTGTCATTACTGATCTTCGTTTCGTCAATGAAATGGAATATCTCAAATCCAAAGGTTTCTTTATTATCAGACTTCTTCGTGATACTGATCAGGTTATCAATCACGGTACCGAAACTGAACAAGAAAAAATCAGAGATGATGAATTTGATCTTGTTATAGACAATAACAGCACCTTAGAAAATCTCACGAAACAAATAGATCAAATTCGGCTATAATTTGGCATCTTAGTATGTCAAACGACCTCCTAAAGGTTGATTTAGTTGAAACTTTCCAAAAAAATGGGGAGATGGTATTTTACCATCTATTATTGAGCGCTGGTGTCAAACAGTTAGTAAAAATCAATCTCGGAAATGGTGGTAAATCTGATCGCCCCGACATTCAATACCTCGATCTTTCGGAACGATTACTGATTCTTTACCGTCAAGAAGGTCAGGATGTACATTTAGCCTTATCAAAAGTTTTTCGTCGTGCAGCTCATAAATTGTATCGTTTAGCGCACAAAAAAGGTTTGACTCGAAAAAGTAGTCGATTTCTACAGTTGGTAATGTAATGACCGTTTTAAGTATTTGCATTATCGCTTCTAAGGAAGAAGTGGTTTCAGGGATTCCGCGGTTTATCACTCTGACTACAAATATTCCGAGCACCGTATTCTATACACTCGACGGAAGCACTCCCACTCTTTTTTCCCCTATTTATACGGGGCCTATCCAACTGCCTCTCGGAGCTTTATCAATTGCTTTCAATGTCTTTGCTACCGACGGAACGCAAACCTCTCCCGTTATCACAACTATTTACGAAACTGACGAAGTAGATGGTAATGTTCGTCTTCCGCACGCAGGTACCAATGCCGAGGCAGACGGTACGCAAGGACTAATCGATCCATATCCTTTTGGTGATCCTGAGGCTATGCTTCACCCCCCACAAAAATTCAAGAATCCCGGCGACGCAGGTTTCAATGTCAATGACCCGGCTCATAAGATTCATTATACCGCCTTTGATGCTAATGGCAACTCCATCCCACAATCAAATTATCCTTTTATCGGTATTCCGGCCAAAAGATTTCCAATCCAACTTTCGGATCAAGACGCAGAAGGTATGATGGGCCGAGGCATCGGAACGCTGCCGCAATACACTCCGCTGACCCCACCAGCCCCACCAGAGACTTCCAGCACGGACGACGCGCTCTTTGACCCAAGAGCGATGGTAGTATATCAGGATTTTACTCAGCCCCCGGATCCATCCTTGCCAGTGACGGTCAATCGAATGTCTTTCTTTTTAGAAGATGAACAAAAAACTCGGCAGGGAAGTTTGTATTATAGTACAAATCAAGATGGGGTTCCACCTCCTTCGGGCACTTTTTTACGACAGCATTTTAATCCAACGGATGGGACGACGACATATTATTATATAGATACGTGGACAAATAAATGGATAATAAGTAAGACTAAGGTTCCTCTTGGAAGTATCCCCAATCTTTGGGCAGAAACTAAAATGGGTAATGGAAGAAGTTCCGGTTCAGCGAAGGTGATGCAATGGATTCCGTTCAAGGGAAATACATTTCTATAATACTTTTATTTGTAAAATAGGTAGAAACAAATATACCGTAATTTACGAGTACCAGCGTATGAACGTCTTAGTGCCCGACATTGAACCATACAGGTGCAACAATCGTATCCTTAGTTTTCCTTACCCCTTGCCACTCAAAAGTATGGGATATATCATACATCGATGCCCGACGAAAATATACGCTTGTCCGTATCCAAATACAAAACTTTTAGCGACTGCAAGAAAAAGTTTCATTTTGCTTACATCCTGAAGCTTCCCAGAAAAGAAGCTACGTATCATATCGTTGGCAAATTCGTCCATAAAGTTTTAGAGGATTTTCACCAACATTATTTGGGTGGGATCAATTCATCCGATCCATTTCATAAAATAATGGGGCAATCTTTCAAGACTGCCCTAAGCATTTACAAACCCAAAATGACTCAAGAAATGGTTGATGAATGTTGGGAAATGATCAATGGTTATCTCAAATTGGTAAGTGAAAAAGGCCTATCAAATATTTTGGCAGTAGAAAAGGAATTTGAGTTTCCCTTAACTGATAAGGTCGGTTTGATTGGAATGATTGATAGAGTACAAATTGATTCGGATGGTGTTTTACATCTTGCGGACTATAAGAGTACAAAAAATAAAAAGTATCTCAAAAATGATTGGCTTCAATTATTGACATATGCTTATGTCATTTTGCAGGATAATCCTGACTTAGAAAAGATTAGAGTTTCTTATATTCTCTTACGTCATAATTTTGAGTATATTACTACTGAGTTTGATGTTGCTCAAATTAAAGCGGTAAAGGAGCAATATATTCAATATGCTCAGGATATATTGGGTGAGAAGGAATTTCCCGCCAATCCTACCGCATTATGTAATTTTTGTGATTTTCAATCCCAATGTGTCGAGGGTAGAACAAAGGGTTTCGGAAAAGGTATTTACGGAGAAATAGACTGGTAAAGGAAAATAATTATGCAAATTGCGCTAAAAGAATTAGAATATTGTAAGTATGCCGTACATTGTGAATGTGATAAGACGTTAATTGAGGACAAGAGATTGGAAGTGCTTTCACAATTTAAGAGGGCGCCCGTACCAGGAAACCGTCCTGGTAAGGCATCTCTCAATGCAATCAAGATGTACTACAAACGTGAAATTGATGATGGTGTAAAACGCGCTCTCGCGGACGAGGCGTATCGTAATACTCTTTTCGAGAAAAATCTCAAACCCTTTGGTCAGCCGGAATTCTCTTCTACGTTACTTACTAATGGTAAGTTTGAATGCGATTTTTCAATTTCAACGCGTCCAGTAATTGAATTACAACAATATAAAGAGATGGATTTACCTAAGCCTAAGTTGGAAACCACGGTTGAAATTACCGCAGAACAACAGATGCAACAATTAAGAATTAGACTTGCCGAAAGCGTTCTATTTACCGAAACTGATTTTGTCCAATCAGGCGATCATATTATTGTTGATTATGAGGCTTTTGATGGGGATGAAAAGTTATCCAATCTTTGCGTCAAAGATGAACTTTTAGTTGTTGGGAAAAGTGAGGTGCCAGGATTAGATGATGCTATTTTGGGAATGCGATTGGGTGAAACTCGTGAAATCGTTCTCCAAATGCCGGGCTCAGCTCTTCCTTCTCTCGCTAATAAAACGTTGAAGTTTGTAACTACTTTCAAGGTTGGCTCAAAAGTAATGCCAATGCCACTCAATGACGAGTTGGCCAAGAAAGCAGGATTCAATTCTTTTGACGAGTTGAGAGCGGCAATTCATGGCCAAGCATCGCAAGATATAGCTAAGTTAGAAAAAAATGCACTTACACATCAATTGTTGGCTCGATTGTATGAAAGTCATAAGTTTCAAGTGCCGCAATGGTTGATTATTATGGAAGCTCAGTATTTGGCCGCATCATCTCAAATGAAATGGGATAATTTGAGCGATATTGATAGGGAAAGTTATATCAATATGGCCGAAAGACAGGTAAAAACCTCTTTTATTTTAGAGGCCGTGCGGGAAGTAGAGCCTGAAGCGGCTCTTTCAGAAGCAGATTGTATTGAAACAATTCAACAACAATTGACTTCGATGGGGCAAAATGCATCAGAAATCACGCAAAATATCAATAAACGAGGTTATTTAGAAGCATTAGTGGCGAGAATTAAAAATGAATACACAATAGATTTCTTAATGAAATCCTGCAAGATAGTTGAATAAGGAGAAAGAATTATGTCAAATACTATATTTCCTAAAAAATATACAAATGCTCTTAAAGTGGAGCCTACTTTTACAGAGGGGGCCCTTTCGATGAAAGATGATGAGCTTAAAAAGCTAATTCTTTCTTGTGAAAGTGATATCAATGAGGTGGAAAAGGCCAAAGAAAGCGATACTCAATTGGCCTCAGCAAAAGAAAACGTAAAACAATACGGAGCTTCTTACCGTGAAACGAAGACTTTACTTACGGCTAAGATCAAATATGCTTTGCACATATTAGAAGAGCGTGGAGTTTCGCTAACGCGATGATTTTATTGTGAAAATTGAAAAGTTCATTAATAAAACAAATTGTGCCGTTTGTGGCAAACTGTCCATTGCTTTCAGGTTAGGGGCACCACTGTCTAAGACTTTTTTGCCATACTTTGTGAGTAATGGTTTTCAAGAAAGTAAGCATTTCACTAATTCCGGAATTTTCTATATAGAAAACGCCGGGTTAGTAGCGACAGGGATGTTTGGCAGTAATACTTTGCAAGCAAAATGTAAGACCGATGATTGTCAAAATCACCTCAGCAAGTTCGAGGAATTACTAACGCAAATGGGATAGTGAAATGGTTCAGTCCAGCGATCGAATCGACATACAAAAGCTATCCCTCGAATTCGAGATGATCTTCGCTGCCCAGCACGAAGCCGGACATACTATTATTGGACTTCTCAATTTTATCAAAATTGATCCGGTTGAAATCTTTCGTACTGAGGAAGGACGTGGTGAAGGATTCACTCATTATGATATCGTAGGATTTACCGACGATAGAGGTTTTACCATCAAGGATAGTGATGTTATCTCTTTCTTAGTAAAAGGTGAGGTTGTCCTCAATTATGCTGGTTCAGTGGCGGAGAAAAATCTTTATCGCCATATTTGTGGTGGCGACGCATTACCAATGGTTCTAAAAGAAGGATCATTTTCAGATATGGATACTTCTACTGATTTGATCAAAGAATACAATTTAGCTCCTCCTGGACAAAAACGATATACCTATAAGCAAAAGTTATTGAAACAAACGGCCCAAACCGTGGAAACTTATTGGCAAGATATTACTTTGGTTGCTCACGCTCTTTATGACAAACATAAATTATCCTTTGATGACCTAAAAAATTTGCTTACAAGAAAATCCCCTAATAAATCATTTTGGAAAGAACGATTTCGCGTTCTTGGCAAGATATATGACCCTCAATCACATTTTAAGGATCGCGATCTAAGACACATTTTCAATTTAATCTAACCGTTGCTCCCTAGCACAAACAGACCCAAATTCACAAGTTGAATTTGCTCAGTCAAACCGACCGGCTCTATTTTGATGCTAATAGCACAAAAGGAAACTATCATGACTAATTTCGTTCATTTACACGCACACACGCATTTTTCACTTCTCGACGCCCTTGCCACCCCCAAAGAGTTATTTCAGCGAGCAAAGGAGTTAGGTCAGACAGCATTGGCCATCACTGAACATGGATCAATGGCATCCGTCTGGGACGCACTCAAAGCTTCCAAGGAATCTGGTGTCAAATTGATTGCTGGTTGCGAAATGTATTTTGTTGACGATGTATCTCAAATTGAGGATGTAAAATTTCGTCATATCATCTTACTTGCCAAAAATGCAGCTGGCTATTCTAATCTACTCACTCTAAATAAGAAGGGCTTTGATCATCGAGCCGTTTTTACCAAGCGAGTTTATCCGCTAATTGATTGGAAATTATTAGAAAAACATTCGGAAGGTTTGATTTGTCTTACTTCTTGTAGTAATGGCATCATTGCACAATTGGTGATGAACAAGAATTTTGAGCAAGCCGAAACTCAGTTGTTGAAACTGAAAAATATTTTTGGCGATGATTTGGGTTTAGAAGTGCAGGCTAATACTCTGCACCGTCCTGCCACCCCTTATAGTGAATCAATCGAACAAGTTTTTGTCAATGCTCAGCTAATCAAATTGAGTAAGAAATATAATGTTCGTGCCGTGGCCACGGCCAATGTGCATTATTGCAAAAAAGAAGAAGCGGAAACTCATGATGTTTTATTGGCGGTAGGTTCTCACCAACCGGTGTATTCTAATTTCAGATTGAAATATGAATGCCCAGAGTTTTATCTAAAAACAGGCGAGGAAGTCAAATCATTTTTTGAGCGTAATTATGGTGAGTTAGCAGAAGAATTATGTTCCAATACATTATTCTTTGCCAATCGTTGTGAGGATCCTCAATGGATAGACCCTAAGTTTTCTAATCCAACCGGAAAAGAATTGCCAATTTTCCCAGTGAAGAATGAATCCGATTATTCAGAATTTATAGAGTGGAAAAACAAGCAAACGCAAGAATTACAGGTCTTAGATGAAGATAAGACATATCTTCGATTCAAGTGTGAAAGAAGTTTTGAGGAGAGAATAGTTGGCAAGGTAGCCGAAGAAAAATTTCCTCAGTATCGTGAGCGTGTATTAGAAGAGCTAGACGTATTGGAGTTTCACGGTTTTTCTAGTTATATGCTGATTGTGGCGGATTACATCAGTTGGGCTCGGCGCAACAACATATTGGTAGGACCAGGAAGAGGTAGTGTTGGTGGCTCACTTATCGCGTATCTACTCAATATTCACCAGGCCGATCCGATCAAGTATGGTTTGATTTTTGCCAGGTTTCATAACAAGGAAAAGTCAGCCTTCCCGGACATTGACCAGGATATTGCTCCGTCAGGACGAGAAAAAATTCAAGAATATCTTCGCCAAAAATATGGCGAGGAACACGTGGCTCACGTTTCCAACGTCAATACCATCACGCCCAAGGTGTATGCTAGAGATATCGCAAGAGCTTGCGAATTTGGTGGAGATAGAGAAGAAGCAGTCCAAATTGGTAATGATATTGCGGATTCTATTCCTAAGGAAATTACTACCGTTGAGTCTGCTTTGGAAAAAGCTCCATTATTTGATGAGTATGCTAAACGATATACCGCTCTAAGACAGTATATGGCTATCAACGGTAAATATCGGGCATGGAGTACTCACGCCGGTGGCATTGTCATTTCTAAGCGACCATTGACCGGCCTTATTCCACTTCGGAAAGATAAGGATGGCACCTTAGCCTTAGAATATGATAAGGAAAAGGCAGAAGAAAATGGTTTGGTCAAAATGGATATTTTAGGTTTATCCACGCTAGATATTATGAACACTACCTTACAACTCATCAAACAATCCGGTAAGGCATTACCTCCCGAGCCGTTTGATTATGGTATGGAAGATCAAGCCACTTATGATTTGATTTCTTCCGGCGATACTTTCTGCGTATTTCAGTTAGGCACTTCCTCAGGCACGATTGATTTATGCAAAAAGATCAAGCCCAAATCCATCGAAGACATTAGCCATATCAACGCTCTGGCCCGTCCCTCAGCCAGAGAAATCAGAAGCGCTTTCGTTGCTGCCAAGGAAGGAAAGAAGGCGGTCGCTCTTTTGCATCCAAATTTGCAACGGGCTTTCGGAGGTACTTTCGGATTCGGTCTATATGAAGAATCATTAATGTATCTGGCGCAAGATGTTGCTGGATGGAGCTTGCATTCTGCTGACCGCCTCCGAAAATTGACCAAGGACAAGGGCAAAAATCCTAAGAAGGTGCAACAATGGAGAACGGAGTTCATCAATGATGCAGTAGCACAAGGAGTCAATGAAGAAATTGCTAAAAGAATTTGGGATGAAGTTGTAGATAAGTTCGGAGGTTATGGATTCAATCTTAGCCACTCCGTCCTCTATTCTATGATCAGTTTCCAAACTGCTTATCTAAAAGCCCATTATCCAATCGAATTTTTGCTGGCCAATTTGATGGCTGAAATAAATTCTAATACTCCGGATGCCAAAGGTAATATTGCCCAAATCAAGAAAGAGATTAGGAAGCATAAAGTCAAAATTATCCCCCCTAATCTTAATCAATCACAACTTAGCTATACATTGATTGAGAATAGGCTTATCACTGGTTTGGATGCTCTAAAATTTGTCGGTGAAGATGCTATTCGGGATATTATTGAGAAGCGCCCATTCAAGGATTTCTTCGATTTTATGGTAAGGATTTCTTCCAAGAATGTAAGAGCTAACGCCATTCAAGCATTAGCGGCCGCAGGATGTCTAGATGATTTTGATTTGACTCGTCGTTCTATTTTCTTCTATTGTTCTGATTATCGGAAGAAACTACAAGTATGGCTCAAAACTCATGATCCTGAAAAAGAAAAATTTATCTATCCATGGCCTAAGGAGCCTGAGTGGTCTGCTCCGGATCTATATGCTTTAGAGCAATATTATTTGGGTGATGCGTTTTGTTGTGGCTATAAGGAGGCTTATGGTGCTTTTTTCAAGGATCAACAATTATCTACCAGTATTGAACAAATACGAAAAATGCAAGATCGTAGTCGTTTCAAGTCATTCAAGGGGGTAATTCAAGATATTTTTGAGTTTAGAGTAAAAAAAGAAACTAGCAAGTATTTTGGTAAAGCAATGATCAAGGCAATTTTACAAGACGTCAAGGGAGATCAATGTGGTCTGACGATCTTTCCAGACGGATGGGAAAAGGTTCAGCAGCAAATAAAGGATTTTTACAATTCTAAATTTGAGTTTGAGGTTGGTGGGGCCGTTCATTTTGGCGGTAGCGTCAATGTGTATGAAGATGAAATTGGTTTAGTGTTGGATGGTATTTATTTGTATCAGCCACCACCCCAACGTCCGTCTGATCTAAAAGCTAAAAAAGTTAGTCTCAAAAGTGCAAAAGAAAAGATTGATGTAAAAAAGGCCTCAGCTCAAGAGCTATTCGATCAGATTGAGGATGAGTTATACGAAGAAGGATTATTAGATCTGAACGACGAAGATGATTAGACCGCGATATAATTTTGAGATCTGGGCATAGTCTGATATAAATATAGACTATGCTCAAAGCCTATAAATATCGTATCTATCCTTCCGATGCCCAAAAGCACCACTTCGTCCAGGCGATGGGATGCGTGCGCTATATTTATAATAAAGGATTGGAAATTAAGATCAAATGTTATGAGCAAACGGGGGAAACGCTTAGTTATTTTTGTTTAGCTAATGGCTTCTTACTCGAAGAAAAGAAAACTAATGAATGGTTGATGGTTCCAAATGCTCAATCATTACAAATGGCATTACGTAATTTGGATAATGCCTTTACACGCTTTTTTCGTAAGCAAAGTAAGTTTCCAACATTCAAGAAGAAGAACGGTCGCGGATCAATTCAATATCCACAGAAAGTTTCAGTTGATTTCAAGCGTAGCAAAGTCAAACTTCCCAAAGTCGGAGAGGTTTTCTGCGTTTTTGACCGAAAGTTCGATGGCAAGATCAAAACCTGCACGGTATCGAAAACGCCCACAGGGAAGTTCTTCATCTCTATCTTGGTCGATAATGACCAAACCTTACCGTCTAAGGTTCCCATCATCTTAGACGGTGCCATCGGTATTGACCTCGGGCTTACTCACTTTGCCATCCTTTCGGATGGCACCAAAGTACCAAATCCTCGTTTCCTATCTAAACTCTTAGACCGCCTCAATGTTTTACAACGCCGAGCCAGCCGCAAGGTCAAAGGCTCCAACAACCGAAGAAAGGCCAATCTCAAAGTAGCAAGACTGTATGAGACAATCTCAAACCAGCGTTCTGACTTCCTACACAAACTCTCGACCAAACTGATTCGTGAGAACCAAACGATCATCTTGGAAGACTTGAATGTAGCGGGAATGCTGAGAAACCATTGTCTCGCCCAAAACATCAGCGATGTCAGTTGGGGAGAGTTTGTTCGTCTCCTAACCTACAAGGCTGAGTGGTATGGCAAAAACCTGATCAAGATCGGTCGGTTCGATCCAAGCAGCAAGTTATGCTCTTGCTGCGGATGGAAAAACCCAAACCTGACCTTGGATGTCCGTTCTTGGACTTGTCAGGAATGCCATACACAGCACGACCGCGATGTCAATGCGGCCATCAACATCAAGAAGTTTGGCCTTATTAGGTCAAATACAGGGCAGGAACTGCCCGAAGCGCTTGCCGAGATATCGTCCTCTACCCCTAAGCAAAAGGCTAAGGGCAAGACGGATCGTAGACGCAAGAAGTCATCGGCTAAATACCGATAACGGTTCATAGGCGATAATGAAAGATAATAGTTGATGAAGCTCGCCGATTTTGCCAAGAAACATAACATCTCTATGCCTACCGCATACCGATGGTTCCATTCTGGGGAATTAGAAAAACACCCCTCGGTATCCTCGGTGCATCAAACCGCTTCCGGTACTATTATGGTACAGGAAAAGCAAGAGCAGTTTCATAACGATCCGGAAGTCATCGCGGATTTTCTACGGAAAGTTTCTCAACTGCAAAATTCGGAGATTACAGGAGAAGATTTCTCCGGATATATTCTCAGCAACTATCATTTGGTGAAAGCAAAATAATGAAAGTAATTAGACAATTTTTCAAGCGAGTATCTAAAATTATTCAGCAGTATATTATTTGGATGCTAGTCCTCCTTATTCAGCCATTAGTAAGTGTGGTTGAAACACTAATGCGTTGGGCAGTCATTGTTGCTGGTTTCAATCCAAGTGTCAGTGTTCAGAAATTGTTGTTTGCAACATATATTCCATTTTTTGGTGGAGTCTATCATAGCGCTCAAAATAAAGGAAGAAAACCGGCATCAATTATTGGGGGTTATTATTCGCCCGAAGAATTGAAACTGAGTAATTTGTATAGCAATACTTTTCTTTCCCGATTCAAGGGGTGGCTGGTACCATCGCTATTGTTTTGCACCAAACCGTTTGTTGGTGTGATTGATACTATGATGCGTATAGGAGTTTGGATGGCGCCAAAACCAGAAACTTTTACCTCATTCCCATCAGCAGCAGACGAAATGCTTTCAATAATAGCCGAGAAAAAACTGCCTGATTGGGCAGTTCGTTATTTGATGCGACCTCATCAACTTACTGAATTGATGAAAACGACAAGTCAAGTAGGGAGAATCAAGCGCGTTCAACCAACTGCTATTGAAATGGAAAAGATAGAAGAGGATCGGAAAAAATATTGGCAGACCCCACCCCAGCAAATTCTAACTGATATCAAACCAGAAGCAGATCTTACAATTACCGATGATGGTAAGCCATTTACACTGGCCTCAATAAAGTTTGAGAAAATGCTCGATGAAATGAGCGAACCAGAACACGCCGCGGATAGAATCAATGTACGACGAAGAACGCAGGAATTTACCGAACAAATGGCTATTGACGCGAAAATTTTCGAAGCTATTGACAATCCAAATCCCAAATTACCTAAGACTAAGAAACCCAAGAAAGTTAGTAAGCCTAAATCTACGGTCAAAAAGAAAAAAGCCGCTAAGAAAACTCCCAAGAAATTATCAAGGAAACGCTAATGAAGTGTAAAAGTTGCCAGGAAGAAGTTAGTTCGAAATTTGCTTATGCCCTTTCTACCAACGCTTGTCCATTTTGCGGACAAGAGATTATTGATGAGGAATTGAAAGATGCTCTCAATAATCTTCGAGAAGCAATGACAGTAGTTGATACCTATCCTGTCGAAATTTTCGATTGGCTCAAATCTAATTTCGGTTTGCTAACTAGTGTTGAATTAGATGACAAATTGAAAGAAGCCTCCGCTCAAGTTGAAGCTCAGGTAGAAGAACGGGCTAAGAAGTTGGCCGCAGCCCGAGTGCCTAAGGTTATTACCAAAGATGATACTCAGCCCACCCCCTTACAAGAAGGTGAGGTGGCAGTGAATGCAGAGGGAAATCAAATTCAAGGCCCCGCTATTCAAGATCAGGCTCAAACTAGCAAATTCTTCAAGAATGCCGAAGCCGATAAGATTATGAATCGCAACCAACATCTGAAAGATATCGTCAAACAAATCAAGAAGGGAGGTTCTGTTGGTAGTAATGCTGATGGTGGGCAGATGAATATCACTCCTGAAATGATGGCTCACGCTGATCCAGAAGAAATTGAACAATGGGAGCAGATGATTACCGGAGGGGCCCCAGAGGTCAGCTCGGTTTTCGGCGGTGGCGGAGAAGATGAAGATGATATTCCTGCTGCAGTTTTAGCCTTCTCATCCGGTGGCGCTAATGCAAGCACAGACTATAATGCTAAAGATTTAGCGGCCCAACAACGGATGATGCAGAAAGCTAAGGGGAAGGGATCGGGCGGAATCGTTCGACGAGGTTAGTATGGAAACTAAAATTTGCAGAGTTTGTAAAATTGTAAAAAATATAGAAGAATTTCGAACGAATACAAATTTATGTAAAAATTGTGCGTCGAACTATGATAAAGAGTACAGGGAGAAAAATAAAGAAAAGAAAGTAGCATATTTTCAACGATATTATATAGAACACAAGGAAGAAAAACAAGAATATGGTAAAAAATATTACGAAGAAAACAAGGAATATTTACAAGAAGAAAATAAAAAGAGGTATGAAGATAATAAAGAAAAAATATTAGAAAAACAAAAAATATATTATGAAGAAAATAAAAAAGAAATAGCAGAAAAGACAAAGATTTATGCTAAAAATAATGAAGAGAAAATAAAGTCTTACCAAAAACAATACAGGGAAGAGCATAAAGAAGAATTAAAAGAATATTTTAAGGATTATAATAAAATAAAAAGAAGAGATGATATAGGGTTTTTAATCAGATCAAATGTGTCTTCCCTTATCAGAATAACTCTTAAACGAAACGGATCTTCCAAAGAAGGAAAATCTTTTATCCCATATCTATCTTATTCAATAGAAGACTTCCGAGCTCATATTGAGGATCTTTTTGAGCCTTGGATGAACTGGGGAAATTGGGGAGTATATAAGAAAAAAGACTGGGATGATAATGATCTAACTACCTGGAAGTGGAGTCTTGATCATATTATTCCGCAATCTGATTTTTATTATGAATCGATAGAAGAGGAAGAATTTAAGAAATGTTGGGCTCTCGAAAATCTAAGGCCATTAAATGCCAAGCAAAATATATTAGACGGATCCACAAGAAAAAGACACAAAAAAAGAAAATAGTATGACGATACACATTATTGATAACAAGCGCATTGATCTTACGAATGATGAATGGAATCTCTATCAACAAATAGTAGCCCGCTACACGACTCCGCCGTACCAAAAGGGCGAAGACCTATTTATTGGATTATTTGAAACAAATGAACAAGGTCTTATTATATTTTTACGCCCGCCCACCATGCGTCATACCAGTTTCGAAATTTTGATGTTTTTGCAGAACACGTTAATCAATCAAAATTTGAGATTATCTCATAGTCGGGTCGATGATCTCTGCGCCCGCTTGGAAGAGAAATCTAAGTTGTTAGATCAAAAGTTAGAAGAATTGAAAACGCTTGACAAGCTCAAGTAGTAGATTTATCTTACTTGCATCGAACAAAGACGGAGAGTCTAAATGACCACATTAGAGCAACTAATTGGCTCTGAATTAGAAGATGAATTTCTCAAGTTTGATCTGACGGAAATTCAACTAGTTCTCATCAAACTAAGAGATACGGATGCTATCGACCTGGCTCATGCGGAGTTGCAGCAACAGCGCGCTCTATCCGCAGCAGATACACTCTCTGAGTATTTGGCGCGTCTAATCAAAACGGTTAGTTATTTAGAGTCTCAGGTAAATGCTACCAAAAATCGAGTGGCATTAGGCTATACAGCGCCAGATGGCTCTCGTGCTACAATGGAGATGAGAAAATTTGCAGCAGAATCCTCACCAGAGGTAGAAGACTTAGCTATCCGCTTGGCCCGCGCTAAGGGAAGTAAATCTCTTCTTGAAAAGAAATACGATATTTTGATCAAGAGCCATCATCATTACAAAGATATTGCCGCAGGGTTCAAGCGCGGCATCCTTGGATATAGTGCGCTAACACAAGAAAAAACAGGTTGGGAATAAAGGAAAGAATATGAGTGATAAGAAGAAGGATGATAAATTCGAAGCATTTTTCAAGAGCTTCGCAGATAGTGAAGAGGAATTAGATTTTCATCGAGCCCACGAAGTTTTGGCTGAGAAAGTAAAAGTTATTCCTACCGGCTCATTGGCCTTGGACGATGCGCTTTCTAGCGGTGGTTTGCCTTGCGGACGTCTAATCCAATATTATGGCCCGCCTGGTTCTGGTAAAACTCTAATGGCTATGATCGCGATGTTAGAGGCACAGAAGTTAGACCCCACAGCACAACAGGTATTTATTGATGCGGAGCAGACTTTCAGCCCTACCTGGGCTCGTCAGCTCGGCCTCAATCTTTCTAAGGTAATTGTAGTCGATGGTGATACCGCAGTCAATGGACGCAAATGTTTCGAGATGCTCCTAGGTGTTCCCAAAGAAGAGGCCAAAACCCATATCTATAAGGGCAAGTCTAAGGAAGGCTTGTTTGACAAGATCGCTTCCAAGGAACTTAATATCAATATTATAGTTTTGGATTCATTGGGCTCACTTATTCCTCCTGGTGAAGATATTTCAGCGGTAGGTAAGATGAATATTTCATTACTGGCCCGGTTTTTAGCAACCACTCTAAAGAAAGTTTCGTTAGAAGTCAATAAGGCTGGTATCCCTTTCATCATCATCAACCATAAGAAAGCAAATATGGACCCTTACAGTGGGGATCATACCTATTCTGGTGGTAATACTTATTCTCACTTTCTTAGTGCCAATGTGTATTTCGAAGCCATCAATGCGAAGGATTCTCGTATCGTAGATGAAAAAGAGAATAAGATTGGTCAAGCACTCCGTGCGACTATAGAAAAATCTAAATTTGGAATTTGGCCAAGAAAGTGTGAGTTCAAGATTGAATTTACTAAAGGCATTGTAGAACAAGAATCTGAAATTGCAGGATTAGCGCTCGCTTATGATGTTGTGAGCAAGCCAAGTAATGTTTCCTATGTTTATGAAGATCGTAAATGGGTTGGAATGCCAGCTTTTTGTGAAGCCATCGCGGCCGATTCTAAATTGGCCCAAGAGTTGGTAGCCAAAGTTGCTCAAGCCCGTGATACCAAATGGGATCGAGAAAGGGCTGAACAAGAAAAACTTTCTTCTACTACTGAGGAATTGAAGCTCGAAACTGCTGAAACAGAAACTGATAAGTCCAAAAAATCAAGAAAGGCCTCCTAATGTCAGAAAAAGATTTCGTAGTAACAGCCACTAGCAATGTTCCAACTGGACGACAAGCTTTAGTCAAGCCTTGTTATATGGTCAGATTCTCTGATACTGAAACTGAAAGATTCGTTGCTTTGGATGTGCCTAAGTTTGAATCCTCTCACATTGAAGTGAAAGGTTTTTTGACCGAAGCCTCAGAGGAATCTGTAATCAAAGATTATGTCTCACTTCACGAAGCCATTGACAAGAGTAAGATTAGGGTTATATATTACCCCTGGTGCCGCGTTCATAGCGTGAGCGGACTACCAAAATACAGCAAATAATTTCAATAAATAGTAAAGAAAGCAAGGCATAAAATGACATCAAATAGTAAGCAAAACAGCAAGAAAACACAGGTTTTCGATACTCTTGTTTCAGGAGTGAAAACCTTGGTAAGACGTAGAGCTACCCCCTGGGTTGGAACTATGACTCTTTTAGATGAGGCCCTCCAAGATCGCTTGAGCAAACTTCCTCAAAATTGGCCAGGTTCTCCAAGTGCCCTTCGAGTTACTCTCAATCAAGTAGTAAATCGTTTGCGTAATGCAGGCATTCGTGTCCGCTTTACTCGTTCGACAGATCATGCCAGGACAAGATTGGTTGTTTTCTCAACACGCTAATGTGTTGTTAGCAACAAATAAATATCTGGTTTAGTAAAAGGAAAAACAATGACAACAACATTCGGTGAAGTTTCGTGGGAAGACGATCTCAATTTTGGTCGTGAAACAAATAACAAAAAGTTCTCAACAAATGGTAAGGATTTATGGCTTCGCCTCAAAGATGGCGATAATGAAATGCGATTGGTGACCCGCCCCCACCAATACATGACCCATACCAAGATCAAGAAAGAGGGAGATAATAAGGGCTATGGCCAGAAGGTAGGATGCTCTATTGTTCACGGCAGCTGCCCCCTATGTGATGCAAGTTATCATGTACAACCTCGCTGGTTTCTTGGCGTAATTGATCGGGCCTCCAATGCCTTTAAGATATTAGATATTTCTTATATGGTGTATCAACAGATTAGAGCGTTGAATACTAATAAGAAGTGGGGCGATCCTCAGTCTTATGATATTAATATCATCAAGAATAGTAAAGCCCGGACTCCGCAAGAGTGGTATACGGTTCAACCGTGTCCCAAGACACCTCTTTCGGCTACCGACCAATCAATTCGTGATCAGGCTGATTTGGAAGAATTGAAGCGCCGGGTGCAGCCACCCACGCTAGAAACCGTTGAAAAGCGAATTGCTAATATTGTTGGTGATGGTAAGTTAGCACCACCTCCGCCCAGCAAATTCGACAAGGATAAGACCGCTCCTACTATCAAAAATGGTAAGGTAACGGTTCCCGCAGTCGATATGAGCGTGGATGCAGAAGACAGCATTGAGGATATTTTTCCCTCGTATAATGCTGACTGATAATATCAGTAATTAGATTAGAAAGGCCCGGGTTTAGCGACTTGGGCCTTTCTTTTTCTCCCGATATATTACGGGTATGTCCAAAAAAATTTTGGGTCTCGACATATCTAGCTCGACCGTGGGTTATGGCGTTCTTAGTATCGATGGATATAAAATAGATTACATTGATAGTGGATGGATAAAACCTTCGAAAAAAGGAACGATTTTTGATCGATTAGAAGATGCTCGTCGCAAAGTCGAGATGGTTTTACAAAAACACCAGCCAGATTTTATAGGCATTGAAGATATCGTTCAATTTATGCCAGGCAAGACTAGTGCAAATACGGTGATTTCTCTGGCCGTTTTCAATCGTGTTTTGGGCATGTTGGCTTTTGATTTTCTTTCTGTCAAGCACGGACAGCCCACCCTTCCCCTTCTTTTCAATGTTTTAGCCATCCGACACGGAATCAAATTGAATGCGGACTTGCCTAATAAATCCGACATACCAGAGCTTGTCGCCCAACGATTAGGTATTACATTCCCCTATGACTACAAGAAGAGTGGCGAAGCCAAAACTGAAAGTTTTGACGAGGGTGACGGAATTGCGGTGTCTTTGTATTACGCTATGATACTCACGGGACAAAAAATCCTAAAAATCAAAAAGAAGCAAAAGAGAAAGAACAAGAAAAATAAATGAAACTCAAAGAAGCGTTTGAGGTATTAGAAATTCCGCAAGGTTCTTCTAAAGAAGAAGCTAAGAAAGCATTTCGTAAACTTGCTGCATCTTTACATCCTGACAACAAAGAAACCGGCAATGAAGCCAAATTTAAGAAGATCAATCAGGCATTTCAACTAATTGAATCCGGCAAAAACTCAGATGAACATGTCGCCGCATCGCCCTGGTCAAATCATTCTTCGGGTGTTCATGGGGTTAATTTTGGAGATCTTTTTGGAGATTTTTTTGGTTTTGCTAATCCATTTTCTGGTTCTAATTCTAGGGTCGCCCGTCAAGACATTCGATTAGATACTATAATTTCTTTTCGTGATTCAGTTTTAGGATGCCAAGTTTCGATCAAATACAAAAAGAAAATAAAATGTCAAGAATGTAATGGTCAAGGCGGAAAATTGATCGATAATTGTTCTAAGTGTCATGGCAAGGGAAAAGTAGAAATTCGTCGTGGCAATACTGTTGTTTTTCAACAATGTGACGCGTGTGGTGGTAAAACGCAGAGGCAACACTGTACAGGATGCAAGGGTGCCCGCCAAATTGAAGTAGAGTCCGAAGGTAATGTTTCAATTGATCCCGGAACACCAGATAATACGGTGCTCCGTTTGTCCGGACATGGAAATTTTATTAGTTCATCTATTTTTGGAGATGAATATTCTGATGCATACCTGTCAATCAAAGTAAATTCATTCTCTGATCTTTCTATTCAAGGTCAAGATGTAGTTTCTAAAATTACGATCTCTCTATTAGAGGCTTTAGAGGGCTGCGATAAAAAAGTCAATACTATTGACGGAGAAAAAGATATAACAATCCCTGCTAAAATTAGAAATAAGGAAGAGGTTGCTATTCCAAATTTAGGAGTAGGTAAAAAGGGATCGCAACGGGTTATAGTGAATGTGGAATATCCATCTGATACAGATCAATTAATCCAATCTCTCAAGGAAAAATAAAATGCCATTTCTCATAAACTGCACCAATAAAGGATGCGGACAATTTCAGTCACCATATTTAGATCAAGAAACTAATGAGGTTTATTGTTCTATGTGTGATAAAACTATTACTGGTCTTACTCCATTTGCTAAACAACAAATGAAAAGTCTCAAACAATATAGACCAAAAAGCAAAAAATCATTTGCTACTAAGTGCGATAAGTGTGGAAAAGAAGAAAGGCCAATTATTTCAGGAGAAAATTTATTATGTGGTGTTTGTAAGAAGCCATTAGAAAAATTAACTCCGACTTTCAAGAATTTATTGCTTCAACAATTGAAAAAGATTGATAGTGAATAAGTTAGAAAAATATATAGGCCAATTCAATGAAATTCATAATCATTTTTATGATTATTGCAAATCATCAATAATAACAAAAGATATGAAAGAATAATAAATAATGATTGAAATAAAAATAAATGAAGATTTGATAAATCTTACAGAAAAGTACGCCATTCAACAAGATATAGGAGGATATTCCAATTTAGCCACTATTGATCTTGCTAAAGCAACAAGACTAGACTATCAATATACCGCACTTTATGGTGAGGGTGCTTGGTATTTATATCGCTATCAAAGCCTAGAAAAGTTAGGAAAACTTTTAGATTACAAATTTGAGACTCTAAGGCCTACTCGTAAGGGAGATGATGGTTATGATGACAAAATCATTCATAATTCTAAAACACGTTTAGTAGATGTAAAAACTAGTCATGTGACAGATGAAAAGAAAATACCACGTCTCAATTTAGTAATTCCGGAAAGAGAATTTCATAAAGATATGATTTATGTATGTGCCTTTTCAATAGGTAAAACTCGACGGGAAATAGAAAAGGTAATATTGGCCGGATGGTGTGCCAACGAATATGTAACCAAACGCTGGCCTTATGATCCTAACAAATATTGTGTACCTGTTGAAGACTTGCGGAATTTGGATATTCTAAAAAAGATCCTCTAAATGACAGATTTTCAATCTCTTTTACAACCATGCCAGTTTTTGCTTCAAGAAACCCCTCAAGCCGAGGAGTGTAGAAATTATTTGAATTCTCGGCTTAGCTATGAAATGCAAAAATTGTTTGCCTTTGGATATTTTCCAAGTATAGAATTTCTTACACTACTATCTTCTTTGGTTGGGGAAGAGATACTTAAAAAATTAGGTTTATTGTATGGTTGGCGGATTTATGATTCCAGTTCTACTCGTAATGCTAATTTCAACTTTTTTGAACGTCACCCACTAATAATGCCTTATCGAGACATTTATGGCAACGTAATTGCTTTGATTGGTCGTACTCTTCTTTCCGAGAAAGATCGTAAAAATCTAGGCATTGAAAAGTATAGAAATACTTCCTTTCTCAAGGGTAATCATTTATTTGGTCTATTTGAGGCTAAATCTTATATCCTATCAGAAGGCTTTGTCTATGTGGTGGAGGGCCAATTTGATGTAATCAAAGCTTTTGAGAAAGGCATTTATAATATTGTTGCTGTTGGCAACTCTACTCTTACTTCTTATCAATTCTCTCTTCTTGCAAGATATACCAATAAAATTGTTCTACTTTTTGACAATGATGATGCCGGAGAACAAGGTCGTAAGTCAGTTGCTAAAAGATTAGATACAATTGAGCATGGTGTAAAAATTAATTACAATCAATACCTACCCAAAGGCTATAAAGACCTGGATGAATATCTTCGTCATCACGATTCAATTAGTCTGTTAGACAAGACAAATGTCAGCGTATAATACTTACCTACAAGGATACTCAATGGAAAAACGCGCCAATCGTTCGGATCATTATCAACAAATTTTTCACGAATCGCTGTACTCAAATGAAATGTTGGAATCATTTTCTAATGAAGATAGTATTTATGGTCGTCTGAACCCGTTTGATTATAATGAAGATATTTTAATGCTAGAAGATGAATTGAAGAAGGAATTTTGGAGAATTGTAAATACATTGCTAACTAAGAGGCAGCGGCAGGTGATTAGGTTGTATGCGGAGGGGAAAACACAAATGGAGATAGCAAAGATATTACAAGTGAATCAGTCGTCGATCACAAAGTCGCTCAATGGGAACGTAGATTATAAGAATGGAACAAGAAGTGTATATGGAGGATCAAAAAAGAAATTGCTCAAACTTATTGAAGAAGATCCAAAAATCTCTGAAATTCTGAAGAAAATTCGAGACCTAAAAGATGACAAATGGTAAAATGACGTGTAATATTTATAAACTAATCAATAAAATCAATGGTAAAGTTTATATAGGACAAACTTGGCTGACTTTTGATAAGCGTATGGGTAAAGATGGAATTGGCTATAAAAATTCTCATCACCTCTATTCTGCTATTTGTAAATATGGATCGGAAAATTTTGAGTATAGCATATTAGATGAGTGCGCAGATCAAGAAACTGCAGATAAGTTAGAAGACCAATATATAGAACAGTATAATAGTAAAAATCCGGATATTGGTTATAATCTAAAAGATGGTGGAAGTCATGGGAGGCACTCTAAAGAAAGTAAGCAAAAAATTTCTCAAGCTCTAATGGGTAGAGAAGTTTCCGAAGAAACCAGAGAAAAAATTTCCAAAATTCATGCCGGAATACCAAAACCTCCTCATACCGAAGAATGGAAACATCAAAATTCCGAATTTATGATCCAACGCCATCAGGAACAAGGTCATCCGATGCAAGGCAAGCATCACACCGAAGAATCTAAACAAGCTATGAGTGATAAATTAGTTGGTCGAAAACAATCCGATGAAACCATCGAAAAACGCATCAAGTCTCGGATGCTGCCACAAGAAATCCAAAATCAGATCATTCAAGCCTATCTCGACGGTGCTACCATCAATCAAATCAAAAAACAATTCAATATCGGTGGCAACGGTAAAATCTATCGAATTTTGGAACGTAATAATATCTCCCTTCTCAATAATTATACCAAATGGGCTGGCAAGCGGCATTCTGAAGAGACCAAGGATAAGATGTCGGAAGCTCGTAGTCAATATTGGGATCAAAAGAAAGAGCCATAATATCTAGTAATATGCGGGGAATATTATGCCATACCCAGTAGGAGATAGAGTATGAGAGATTTTACCGTCGATTACGCAAAGTTAGAGGATAAGCTCCTCAAAAAGTCATACCGTCTTTCCGAAGTGAAAGACCAATTAGAACGCGTTGCGTTTGATATCGTTCGTTTCAAAGATGGCGATAAAGGAGCTGCACTTTGGCAAGTACAAAGCGCTGAAGATGGTGATTATATCGTTTCTCTCTATGAAGATCGGGAAGAAGAGAATACCAAAACTGCGAGCTTGTCTTGGGAAGTTATTGCTTCCAATACTAGCAAAACTCTCAATTTCTTCTATAAAGGAGAGCCGGTAGTCAAACTAGCAACCAGTCAATTGGGCATTCCGGAAAATGAAATAGACTTGGCAAAGCGATATCTTCCCGCCCGTCTTTCGCAAAATAAAAACTTGGTCTCGGCATTACTTTCTCATTTGAAATCCGAATCCAAAGCTCAATTGTTAGCTAAATATCCGGAACTTTCATAAGGCAACCAGATGAACCATAATCACAGCCTGAATAAATTAGTCTCTTCCGTTTCACAAACATTAGATCGACGCGAAAGTTTTTCACTCTCGCTTCTCAATGTCAAATTACAAAAATTAGCATCTGAATATCCTAATGATAGCACTATCGGAGCGGTTACTCAAATTCTTTCCAAAGCGGAAAGCAACAATAAAATGTTAATTACTCGCGCAGAATTGAAAGATATTTATACGCGTTTTTACACTCGTAATACTAAGTTTGCTCATTTTTTCCAAAATGAGCTGGGAGAAAAAGTAGTAGTTGAACAGGTTGCACCCCAACCCAAACAAGACCTACCTCTCGCCAATCTGCACGAATCAGTGGCTGACCCGGTGCTTTCTAATGCTCTAGCTACTGCTTTTGATGCCTCTATTCCATTCAAACCATTCGCTAAGCAACACGCCGATAGGGCCCAATTAGTTGTCAATCAGAATCTAGATGCTTGGAATCTTAAAGCAAGCAAACTTTCAATTGATGGTGGCAATGAGCATTTCATTGTAGTACGAGCCGATTACGATACTCCCAAGGGCACAACTTCCGTTTTAGTGCCAGTAGAAGTTAATCAAAATAAAGTATTAGAGCCAACCTTTTTTATGGGAAATGCAGGGCCTTTTGAGTTAAATCACTCAAATTTGAAAGATTATATCCTTTCGCAAGCAGGCCAAACCCTCAAGGTTAGGTCTACTGACGTAGCACAGGTACTAGCTTCAGCGGTACATCCCAAAACAGAAGTAAGCCAAGTAGAAATGGCACTTACTAAGATCAATGCTTCTCGTACTCCTCAACAAGAATATCATACCAATTCGATATTAGGGCAAAGTTTAGATACTTTGCCTACCGAAGTGCAGATGCCTAAATCACCTGAATTTGAAAGTTTTGCCGAGAAATTCAGCACACCCGAAGGTGCTGCAGAATTACACTTTGGTCGTGATAAAGTGGCCCTGGGATCAGATGCTGTCCGTCGCATCTTAGCCCAACTAGGCATTTCTCATGTTATTGTCAAAGTAGCAGACTGCTCTGAAAATACTATTTTCTATGCTGTTTCGGCTCATAATGGCCAATTGGCTATTAAAGTGCCAGTTAAGATGGTTAATAATCGCGTGCAATCTCCTGATCTTTTCCTATGTAATGGATCAATTTCAAGCCTTACTGTCAAAGAATTACAAAGAGCAATGACAGAAGAGAAGACAGATACTCGCGCGATGGCCATTACTTCTCCGCAATATGGACTGAAACCATCAGAATTAATTGAAAATGTTCGTCAAGCAATGTCCGAAAAGAATCTATCTAAGGCAGAAGACGCCCTTAATATTCTTCATACTTCCGGAGATATCAAAGCATATGCCATCGCTTTCAATCTATACAAAGATGGTCTTTCTTTGGAGAAAGTTGCTTCTAAAGAAGAGCAATGTTCTTTAGTAATTCAGAGCAAAACCAGCAAATATCCTCTTTGCGGTCATACCGGACTTCCTCTACATAAAATTTATGTTGATAAGTTTGGTAATTGTCATCCAATGTATCGGAAGGGAATGGATGAAACTACTGAAGAATTATATATGATGCATACAAAAATTTTCGGATAACAATGAATGAGTTTATCCTCTCTTGCTGCCAAGCTATCCTTCAAGTATGCTCAGGAGCTTCCAGATTCTGAGGGAGCGGATACCTCATTTGGTGTGCCTATAAATGCCAAAAAGACTAGATTATTAAAAGATCGTCTGATTTTAGTTTATGATCGATTAGCCAAAAATATCACTCAATTACCCTCTTTTATTGAAATAAATAATGAATTGGGCAAAGATCACCTTTTCAAGGTTTTCAAATCGCTAATAGACTTATATGTGGCCAATATAGAAGGACAAACTCTAAAAGAGAATTTCAATTATTCGGTGAAAATCATTGATGCTCTCAATGATCTTCGCAATGTTATTATCAAAATGAAGTATCCAAGAGACAAAATGTATCGTCTTGATGAGGCGATTCAGAGCATTCAAGAGTACATTTGGAAGCATACTAAGGCATTGATTAATGTACACGACTTACGAGGAGTTGGTTTGGATACGCCAGAAGCAAACGCCATTTTACAGCAAAAAACAATCCCCACTTGGCACTACGGGCCCATAGAAAGTCCGGTCAAAGGCCGAATAAAACGTCCTTCCGTTTTACGTTCTTTGCTAAATCGACTTGATAAAGAAATTCAAGAGGAAGAACAAAGACTTACCAAAAAGGAAATCAAATGAGAATTGCAGAATTTTTAGCAGCAGTTGCCAGTTGGCTAGAAAGTCCCGATAATGAGGCTCTGATGTTAGCCGAATACGATGAAGCCTGCCTAACCAAAGCGGCTCAGGTTTGTGTTCAGGCCGCTACTATTTTACGTCAAGGGGCCGAGGAATTAGAACACCTAGAGCCGCAAGCAGAATCGATTCTTACTACAGAAAATTTGGATCAATTGAATACGATGACTACCGCTCTTGATATGTCTGGCGATGTAGATCTGAAAAAAGCGGCTTCCGTAATTGATGAGCTTTTGTTGACTGTTGCGGCTCCGCCAGATTGGGCTAAAAAATTCAAACAAAAACAAGATGGAAAAATAGATTCTATCAAAAATAATTATCAATCAACAAGAGAACAACTTCATGAAGTAAATCATGTTGCAGAGGCAGAAAAGGCAATTGAAAAAAGCCCGTTTAGTAAAGCATACCGAATTATGGAAGCCCCATTACAAACAAGATCGTGCCCAGATCATGCTGGTGCGCAAATGCAAAGAGTAGATGATTCAATATGGAAATGCTCATTAGATGGTAAAGTATATAATTATGCTCTTGGATACACTACCGAACGGGGAGAGCGTGTCCCAGGCGGATCAGTTGCATTGCAGGGGCCAGCCTCCGAACTCGATCAAACTCATGCAATCTTTAATACTAGAGAAGAGCGACTGCACGGATATAATAAGTAATGAAAAATGGCCTCTGTATCCAACACCTCTCTCAAACGCTTTCTTGAACATCCAGATAAGGATGAGCTTATCAGCAAGAGTATTATAGGCTTATCCCCCAAAGAAATCAATGAATGGCTTTCGGCTAAATATTCAGATGTTGCTGAACGTAAATTTGTAATCTCTGAAAAAACGATCAAATCATTTCAAGAGAATTATTTAGACGTTTATCAGCAAATTAGAGATGATGTCTTAAAAAGTAAAACCGCTATCCAAATGCAGGATTTGGATAAAGAGTTACGTTTATCAGTATCTGATAACCCTAACTATAAATCTTTAGTAATGGGTATTGCAGATACAGAAATAAGAAATGCCGTTAATGTTGAAAGAATTTTAGCTGGTATGATTAAAGGGATTGAAAATAAAACCGCTCAATTTTATGATGAAATACAGGCTTCTGGTAAAATTGATACTCGAACTGAACGAGTATTAATTGAATGGTTTGAGGTATTAGGTAGCTCATTAGAGCGTTGGCATAAATTCACACACGAAGGCCCCGATCAGATCATACAACACAATGTTAATATTCAGAATAATTTAGATCAATATGTTTCGGTCATTTACGAGGCAATACGAGAAACATTATCTCAAATGGATTTGGAGACTTCTCTTTATTTTATGGATATTTTCAGTGAAAAAATAGCCAAACTTAGGCTACCAACCGAAGCTAAATTGACACAAGAACAAAAAACTGCCGAAGTCAAACTGTTGAATGAAACCATCTCTCAAAAATTAAGCGAGCCTCTTAATGGCTAAAGGTTTAGAATATCCACAAGTTGAGCAGATTTTTGAGGAAATTTCTCTAGAGGATTTTTTCCGAAGACATAAGGGAAAATTGCCTAAAGATTTGCCCCCGGCCGTTCGCCGTAAATTATTGCAGGATGCTAAATTCTTGTCAGAGTACGGGGCTCTAACCGATAGGCCAGAAACGGCATTATTCGGTATTTCTAAAGAGAAAACGGCTTACCCTAATTATTCAGATATGGGTATATATCAAAAACCACGCGATCTGAATAAATGGCTTCAAGCCATGCGAAGTATTCAATATCAAGTCTATAAGGGAGAAGATCGAAAAAACGCTACAGAACGAGCCACTAAGGGCTGGGATGAGATGGAAAAGTTAGATTTTGAGCATTGGATGCGATACTATCAATCAGGAGATCATTTGAAATATAAAACAGCTCAAGTTTCTTATTGGGAGCCAGCAGACAAGCCGGGCTATGCCTTACCTTTACCCCAATCTCAACACCCAATGAATCCCTCATTTCCTGCTACTCAACAAATTCAACAGTTTCATAATCCAACAACTCATCCGGATGTAATGGAAGAGGAAAAAAGAGAAAGAATTGAACAGCAACGCCAGAAGATCATTAGTCGTTTAGATTCGGCCGAAAAACTTTTACGTTCTTCGGAAGGTCAATTTTTCGCTGGTAAAGAATTTGATACATTGATGCATGTAATTTATCAATTGAAACATAAGATCAATACTGTCAATAAAATAAGCACATCTACTCGTTTGTATAAGGACATGATTGTGCGAGAAGCTAATATTCTCAATCATCGTGGTTTTGTTGAGTCTTCTAAGGTATTACAAAAGGTTGCTCAGGATATTGCTCTCACTCCGGCTCAACCCAATAATCCCACTACCAACGAAGGGCTGCCTGGTAGCCCCGTAGACGCGGGACCCGTTGGTGCCCCTGGTCATGCCGGAGCACCCCGCAATGACGCGCCTAATGACGCGGCAGGCGTCAGTTTGGCCCCTCCAGCCACGCCGGTTCCGTCAAAGGGAATGGAAGAGTTTCTAGAAGGGCTAGATCAATCTAATAGTGATGATTTAGAAGTATCTGAAGAATTATTAACAAAGGCGCAAGTCGCTTCTCCGACTCCCGAACCTACTGAATTAGAAGTACAGGAGCCAACGCCAGATCAATTACCTCAGGAAGATCCGGAAGTAGTAGCTGGCAAGGATTTTGATAAAGTTATTGATGATGCTTTTGCTAATTTGACTGTTGATGATGCTATTTCTAAGCTTGAGGATGTTGCCAAAATTTTCAAGGTAAGAGAAGTCCCACGCCAACTGTCTATTGTTGATATGATGTTAGATAGATTGGGATTGGCGACTTTTTTCCCAGAACTTAGCGAAGCTATTAATAAATCATTAGAATCCAATAATTATGTAAATATTCGCGTTGAACAAGTTCTTTCTAGATTACGTGGAGTTTCTAAAACAAAAGAACTTGATCTTACCAATGAGGCAGCGCCTCCGCCAACATCAGAAATGCAGCAAAATCAACAACAATTACAAGACAGTCAGGATAAAGAAAAAGCTCGCAAACAAATGAGAAAAAATGTTCAAGAACAATCATTTGAGCAACCAAAGCCAACTCCTGAATTAGAAGTAGCGGAAGATCTTTCTACCGCCACTCCAGCAGTAGCTCCACCCATTCCAGCACCCCCTCCTGCTCCCGTACGGTAAGGGGGCTGATTGAAACTTCGAGAGCTCCTTCGTATTATTGAATTCATACAGAAAAAGGCGGGAACTTCCAAACCTTTTTTGTGTGGAGGAGTTCCTAGAGATGTAATTTTAGATCGAGCTAACAATTTAAGCGATTTGGATATTGCCACTGGTGATAAGACTGTTCATAATTTGGCTAAAGAAGTATCTATTCTTTTGAGTAAGCATTTTGATATCAAAACCAAAATTATGGATGATGGACACATTTCTATATTTTTTGGAAATATTAAATTAGATTTTTCATCAAATTTTACTATTCCAAATATTGTTGAAATTCTCCAAAAGTTAGGCATCAAAAATCCAACCAATCTACAACGAGAATTTTTCAGCAGAGATTTTACTTGTAATAGTCTTTTACTTTCTTTTGATCTTGAAAGAGTATTAGATCCTACCGGAATGGGCGCCAAAGATATCAAAAACAAGATAATTAGAACCAATTTGCCACCAGAAATTACCCTAACCACCAATAAGAATAGAGTAGTTAGAGCTATATATTTAGCTGCAAAACTCAATTTTGAGTTAGAGCCATCTTTGATGGAATGGATAAAGAAAAATCCAGCATCAATCAAAATTTCTTCTGAACACGCCTTACAGGAAAAATTAGACAAAGCTATAGAATTTGATGCCGATCGAACGGCATATCTGCTTGATCAAATGGGATTATGGAAATATGTGCCCATATCAGAGGCGTTATATCCATATTATCGCAAAAGATTGGTGGTATAATGCCCAAAAAACCTTTTGTCTTTTTTAAGAATTACGATTATGTAAATGATCCGAGCGGACCTGGTAAAGGTTTGTATCAGGATATGACAAAATATAAAAGTGTTTCCGACTTTCGTAAAAAGAAAAGAAAACAACAAAAACGACGTCAATCTATGTTGAATATTTTATTGCAAACTTCGGATAAGAATTTTTTGGTTGATCCAACCGAAGAATTTTTCAATCCGCCATATAATCCAGCAGAAATTTCCCCTATGGGAATAACGGATGGAATATACCCTCAGGAAGATTTGGAAAATAAGCCATCGGGTAATCTATATTATGGGGTAACAGACACCCATTGGTTTCCAGCAGATGACGGAGAAATACAGGAAGAATCGGAAGAAGATTCATCGGAAAAATCCGAATCAAAACATAAGGATCAGATACCCCTTGCATAACAAGACATAATATCAGAGGTTTTATATGGAATCAATTGCACAGGCCCTAAGCGATATTTTGGTTGAAGATTCACCATCTTTGCATTTAGCGCCAGAAAATAAAGCAGAACCAATCGTTTTTTATTCTGAGGAGCCTAGTAAAGAATTGGTTTTAGAGATGCATGAACCCGAAATGCATGATCATGCTCATGAAGTATCTTTAGAAGAGCCTCACGATCTAGAAATCGTAGTACAAGATTTACCCGGTGTTGATCATTTGGACCCAGAACGAGAAAAGGAATTAGAAGTTTCAGAAGATAATTCTTCAACAATGGAATCTTCTGACGCCAATAATTTATCAAAATCAAAGCCCAAAGAAAAAGAAAAAGATAAGTTTGATCTGAAACATCTTATTCAGCACGGCACTGATGCGGTAGTTGCCAGAATCAAAGAACTTTTAGACGGAGTGCCAAAACATTCTGGTTATGATGAAAGTGGTATTGAACGATGTATTAAATATTTCGAGAAAGCTGATGATGGTATTTCCGATGCAATGTGCGCAGACTTGGATGGCAAACTAGATGCCAACAAAATCGAAGAAATTCGTTCTAAGATTGATGACGGTAAGGGAAGACTATACGATCGTTATGAAAAAATTGTAAGCAAGAAAAATAAGAAAAAGAAAAGAGCTGAAGAACTCTTTGGCTTAGTCAAAGAAGGTCAAAAAGCTACTCGTATTGATGGCATTGTAATTACAGTTCCTCTTCTTATTTCTAGAATCGCAAGAGTGTGTGCCAATGGTGCAGTATCAGCCGGTAAAGATATTGAAGAACTTTTTGCCAGACAAGTAAAGGAATATGATTTAGATAAAAGAGAACAGGCGGAATTGATTCAACTCCTCGAAGATATGGGACACTATTTTCGTCAAGATCGTGGATTTTCAACTGATACGGCGACGGTCGATCAGAGATCGCCAGAAAATTACGATTGGATGCCAAATTTTCAAGTTTAATCCCAATGAAAAAATACTCTTATCGCACCTTACCACTCATTACACGAGAATCTTATTCGGTAGAAGATTCTTCAACAGAACCTTCTTGGCTTCGCGATTTTGCTAAAAATTTAGAAAAAAGCAGCGTAGAGTCTCGAAAAGATGTAGAACAACGTTCTCTTTATGATCAGATTTCTTCCATCATGGGGAATAAATCGAAATATCCTACTGTTGAGGCTGCGGTAGAAGATATGCAAGAAAGAAGCGGTATTAGTGCTTATTGGAAGCAGGTAAAAGCGCGCGCAGAGCAAATCAAAAAAGCCAATGATTCGTCAGAGCCAATCGCTCTTTTTAGAAAATGTCCTCAGGTTAAATCAACCGCTAATAATTGTATAGAAGATAGTCGTGGAAATTTGCCCATCCCATCAATTATTGAAAGAATAAAAGCCATTCATCGGTCGGATGCTAGTGATGCAGACTGGGATGATCCTAATTTTCTCAAATATCTTAATGACAAAAATATAGAGGTTAAGCGTAAATATCCAGATGCCGAATCAAATGCCGATTCTTTAGGTAAGCTACATCACTTCGATGAAGAGGATATAGATGCTTCTAATCGAGACGCGTGGCATATTTTGATGCCATCCAAAGTAAAGTAATTATTTATGCCGGTTCATTCATCTCATTTGACACCCAAGGAAGAATTATTTTCTCTTTTCAAGGAAAATGTTCTCAAATTAGACCCCGTTGGTTTTGCAGAAAAATATTTGACTCTAGAGGGCTCGCCTTTTCGGCTTCATTCTAATGGATTTAAACCTTTTGCGGATATTTATCGCTATATTGGCATTAAGGCTTTAGAAAAAGATGCAAAACCGGTAGTACTAGTAAAGGGACGTCAGGTAGGTGGAACTATTATGGCTGCGGTCCTAGAAATGTATTTTACAGGCTCTGGTCTTTTCGGATTCGGCGATAAGCCTCCCGCTCGTATTATTCATGCTTTTCCTCAATTGGCAATGGCTGCCGATTACACTAAAACTAAACTTAATCCAATGATTAGTGGCTCTATTATTACAAATCCAGATAAAAAGGCTAAACGTTTAGAATCATATATGCAATGTTTATTGGATAAAAATAGTGATTCTGGAGACTCATTAGGTTTCAAACAATTTTCTAATGGCAATAGTATTCGTATTGATTCAACCGGTATTGATGCTGATAGACTTCGCGGACGTACTGCTGATTTTTTCTTTTTTGATGAAGTGCAAGATATGACTGATGAAGCCATCAATAATGCTGTCAAAATCCTTACCGCTTCTAAATATGGTCCTGAAGGTATAGGGGTACAAGTATATTTTGGTACTCCCAAGAGAAAAGGCTCATCATTCCATAAACGATGGTTGGCGTCTTCTCAACAATATTATTATTTAGGATGTGAATCTTGTAAAAAACATTTTCCTCTTTGTACGCCGGAAAATGATGACTGGGAAAAAATTTGGCTCTATGATTACATTGTAAAATGTACGCACTGTAATCATGAACAAGATAAGAGAGAGTCCGCTGAAAGAGGAAAATGGGTTTCCACTAAAGACTCTAATGAATGTTTATATGTTGGTTTTCATATTAATCAATTATTCATGCCTTATCTAACTAAAGAAAAGATTTTGGCTAATAAGCCAGGCATTCATCCTACTCAAACCGAACGTGCATATAAAAATGAAGTATTGGGGGAGTTTTATCACGGCGATTCAACTCCAATTACTGCTGAGGAAATTCGAGAGCAGTGCGGTGAGCCCGGTAGAAAGATGCGGAATCAAATCACTCCTGCTGATGAAATGGTTGCTTTTTTAGGAATTGACTATGGTGCCAAATCAGATTTGGAAGCCATTGCAAATCCAGAAAAGTATAAAGATAGGGGTCAATCATTTAGCAGTGCAGTTTTAATTGTACCACGTACTCCAACTATTCTTTCTATCGAATATGCTACCAAATTTAGGTACAATGATGTAGAAAGTAAGAAAGCGGCTATCGATCAAATTATGCGTCGATACAATGTTAGATTGGCGGTCGGAGATATTGGATATTCAAATGATTTTTCTGAAATTCTTGCTAACATTTATGGGGATCGTTATCTAGTTTCTAGAGCTCATAACAAAATTAATGACAAAGTTAAGTTCAGTAAAGATACATTTCCAAAAGAAATCATTTTTGAGAAAGATTTTTATCTGGCCGAATTATTTGACAAATTAAAACGAGGAGAGGTAAAATTTCCCTATGGTAGTTATGAAAAAATTGCTTGGTTAGTTCAACATTGTTCTAGTATGGATATTAAACCATCTATTTCTAGATCTGGTGACCCTCAAATTCATTATGTAAAAGGTAGTAGCCCGAACGATGGGTTAGCCGCGCTATTAAATGCATACCTTGCTTACAAATTTCATATTACTAAAGGTTTTACAACCAAAGGTATGGTCGGTAATCTTATGCCGGGTCAAAAAGAACAGCCCCTTGTAGTTGGGGCCTATATTTCCAGAAAATTTTGATCACTTTGGATATAGGGCTCTTGCGGCATTTTGTAAGAGGTAATCTAGTTGAATAAGTTCGTCAAGTCAAATTCAGAGAAATATTTGGAAGCCAAATCCTCGCAACCGCCTCAGATTAGTGCTCTGGTGGCTTCCTCAGTTTCTGAGGAACGTCGCAATATGTTGGCCGATGATGTAGCATCCGGAATTTATCGGGATGGTAGTTCCACCAATTTAGCATCTGGTGAGACTGCTAACGCTAATGTAGTGGCTTCGGTGCGTATAGCTAAGCATGCCCAGGTGTTAAGCGGAGGGCAGTTTTTAGATGGGGGCGTCGGTCCGGGCTCTAATTATAGGGGTGGGATGGGCGATTCAGTCAAACAAGTCCCACAAGTTTATTCACCACTATGGTTGAACAGCAATCTTAATTTACCGAGAGATCGTGTCACCATCAATGCTTGGTGTCGTAGTTTCTATGCGCTAAACCCTTTCGTGCATAATGCGATTAATTTGCACAGTACTTACCCAATTAGTAAGTTAAATATCAAATGTAAAAATGCAGAAATCCAACAATTCTTTGATGAAATGATTGAAAATTTGGATTTGATCAATATTTGTACTCAAATTGCTCAGGAATATTTTCTTTTAGGTGAAGCCTTTGTTTATGGTGAATTAGATAATACTAAAGGTATGTGGAGTCGGTTATTAATTGAAAATCCAGACTATATGATTGTAAAACGCACTGTAGTAGCCAATGAGCCTATTATTATGATGCGGCCTGACGAAAATTTGAAACGTATCATTAATTCAAATCGTCCAGCAGATTTAGAACAAAAAAAGCAGCTCAATCAATATATTATTGATGCGGTAAAACGCGGAGAAAATATTGTATTGGATAATTTCCATATTCATCACTTAGCGCGTAAAATTAGCCCATATGAAATTCGTGGAACGGGTTTGCCAGTTTGTATTTTTAGACAGCTAATGTTGTTCGATCAATTAAGAGAAGCTAAGTATGTACAAGCCGTAAATATGATCAATCCAATGACTATCGTAAAGATAGGATCGGCTGATTATAAGCCAACTCATTTAGATTTGGAAGCTTGGCGCAATGTATTTGAAGCGGCTCAGTACGATCAGGATTTCAAGATTTTTACTCACGAAGGCGTTGCGGTTGAGCGTGTTGGATGGAATCAGGGCATCTACGATATTTCTGGCGATATTACTCAATTGATGAAAGAAATCTATGTTGGTTTGCAGGTTCCACAAGTATTGATGGATGGCGGAGCTGATACCACTTATGCCAACGGTGGCGTTGCTTTGGATGTTCTTCGTCAGCGGTATATGCAATTCCGAAATATGTTAGGTTCTTGGTTACGAAACAAAATCTTCGCCCCCATATCTAAGATACAAGGTTTTTACGAATACAAGGATAAGAAAAAGAGACTGATTGTTCCAGAAATTGATTGGAATCATATGTCTCTCTTCGATACCGCTGATTATATCCAGAATTTAGTCACACTGACTAGCGGCAAGGGTGAAGAAAAACGAGCCTCCCTTCACTCTCTCTATCGTGCGATGGGTTTGGAATGGGAAGATGAAGTTCGTAAGAAACGCAAAGAAATGATTCAGGCCGCTATTGAAACTAAAGAAGCGGCCTCTCTCGAGAAAATGCCGCTTAACGCTCTTCGTTCTTTGGGTGATGGTGAGGATAATGAAATTCCAGAGCCCGATACTCAGGATGCCAAGGAAGCACCAGTTCCAGGCGAAACGGGAGCCGGAGAAGAGGCTGCGGGAGGAGGAATGCCTCCGATGAGCGGTCTCCCAGGCCTAGGTGGTAGTGGATCGCCACCCCCTCTGCCCTCACCACCCCCAGCAGGTGGCGCAGGGGGACCTCCCCCACCCCCTCCTCCAGCAGGTGGCCCGCCACCAGCGGCTCCGCCAGCCTAATAGGCGATAAAATGGCATTCTCACACATAGAGGGCTAAATATGGATAAGATTGCACAACGACTCAATTGGCTTCAACGTACCAAAGAAAAAACTTTTGGGAAATTGAAAGATCTAAAGACCGATTTTTTAGGGTCTGATGAGTATCGAGAAATTATCGACAAACTGATTAGTGTTGATGACGAAGTTCGTGAAAAGGCTTTTGAGCTTAAAGATTATCTCAAAATAGCGGAATCTAATTTCAATCGTCGCGAGTATATGTTTGCTATTTCTTATTTGGCTAAATTTCACGAGAAGATGGAAGAAATTATGACAGCCTTCCAAGGCCTCAATGATGTAGTACATAAACATCATCATGCTTTTTTATTTGGAGATTTAGATCCGAATCAAAAAGAGTATCTGATGGAAAAGATGCCTAAATGGTTCAAAGGCGCTCCTACTAAAACTGCTAGTGTTAAAGAGGCTGGGCTATCTGATTGGTGGTATTCAATGACCACTGATCGTGGCAAAGGGCTGCGACAATGGGAAAAGCGTTTTCCACAAACAGCTAGAGAATTAAAAAATCAAACTAACAATATGCTTAACAAGAGCAAGGCATTATCATCGACCTTCCTTAATTTACTTAAACAATTAGGTAAATATCGGGTAGGTCGTAAAATTGAAGATTATGTTCGACTGTTGCCAGGCATCAACAATAAATATCGTGCCTATAATAAGTCTTTCAATGATTTTTACAACAAATATGTTAAAAGTTATATTGAATCTCAAAAAGCAGCAGAAGAGGCTAAGTCCAAAGCTCTCGGTGTAGGAGGGGTACTTCCAGGCGCCCCCGCTTCGACTGTCGGAGGACCGTCGTCCCCTTCTTCTGGTAAACCATCTTCTACTCCTACCAAACCGTATCCAGGATTACCTATTTCAAAACCAATTCCTGCTCCAGTTTCTCCGGAAGAATCTGCTAAAATAGAGTCTCTCAAGGAATACATTCAAAATAATCCACCAGCTAAACCAGAATCATCTAAGGAAGTTAAACCTCCTTTTAAGCCACCATTTAATCCATCGGCTAAAACTGAAACATCAAAGCCGATTATAGCCCAATTGATAGCCAAAGTTATATTAAAAGGATAAAATGGCCCTAGGCCCCAACTTCTACATTAAATTAGCTCAAATGAGCAATTCTTTAGGCCTAAAACCAGAGGATGTACTGGCTATTATGCAGTTGGAGTCTGGCCTTAATCCACAAGTACCATCTAAGGCGGTTGGTTTGACGCAATTTTTACCCAGTTCTTTACGCGGAGTAGGCTTTCGTGGTTCTCCTGACGATTTTCGACAATTGTCAGGTGAAGAACAATTACCATATATTGAACGATATTTTCGTACTCAACTTAGCCTCAATGGTGGCCCTTTCAAATCGGCAGCTCAAATGTATGTGGCTAATTTATGGCCCCTCGCCCTTTCGTATCCGGATGTGAAGGCTAACAATCCTAATGCCATTATCATTTCTAGTCATCCAGAACCTAATCCACATCGTACTGTTTCTATTGATTTCGAAATAAAAGCTTACTACGCTAATCGAGGCTTAGATCTGGATCAAGATGGGAAAATTACCTTAGGAGATCTAGAAAAATTTCTCAATAAAGTTAAAACTTATGCAAACTATAAACAAAAATTATCAGAGTTTTATGCTGCCACTAAATCCCAACCAACAACGATATCGCCCGGCAATGAAGACTTTTTATCTAAATTAGAGAAGTTTTTAGATCAATTATTATCCTCTCTAGCCTCTCAAAAACAATTATCGATCAAGAAATATGCTAAGAAAAAGACATCTAACTATGGCGACTGAAAAAGAATTTGAACTTGCCGTTCAAGATTTGCAAGAAAATAAAGATCGTACAATTTCACTTGCCGAGGTAGTAGCTAAGGTATTGAAAGGGCGAATAGTGGAGATTTATGTAGGTGATCGATACGAGGATATCAAATATGACGATAGTACGGTTTGTTATCCGGCAGTGTTGGTTGGCAAAGTTATTACGGCTTTCAAGGAGTGTTTAGTTCTAAATTGCGCCTATATAGATCAGAAAACTAAAAAGATACAGTTTGGTAATATCATTTGTCTAAATGAAAGAGCCATCAGATTCCTAACAGAAGTGGATGAGACTGGTGTTCTCAAAGATACGTTCATAAATAGTCGAGACAGTAAAATTGTAAAAGACTTATTCAAGGGCAAGTAATACTATGGAGTTGTATAAGCTCGCCAGGATTAGAAAATTACCTAATGGTAAATATAGAGTCTTATCCGAAAAGGGTAAAGATTTGGGAACATATTCATCTAGGGAGCAGGCAGAAAAACGATTACGACAAATAGAATACTTTAAGCACTTAGACAAAAAAAGAAAAAAAAGAGCGCAGCAAGGCTTATCAGAAGTTATTGATTTGACGGATATTGAAGACTTATCATTTTCTGCTATTATGCGCCAGCTTCGCAAACAATGTGAAGATTCAATTGTGAAAGAATTTTTAGAATTATACAAGAAATGTTTTGATCGTCTTATTTTAGATGAAGAAGAAAATTCTGGTGAAAAGGCTCTAGCAGCTACTTTGCTATTATTTTGCAAACAACATAATGTGGTATTAGAGTAGAAATGAAAAGATTTATTCAGCTCAATGAACAATTATTTAGAGGCAGCGCCCCTTCATCTAATGAAGTGGTAGAGCTGAAAAAACGTCTCGGAATCAATAAAATCATAAGTTTAGATAAAGAGTCAGGCGTCAAAATTGCTAGAATTTGTCATCTATTAGGGATCAAACATTTAATTTTTCCTTTAGAGCAGTCAGAATTAGTTCCGTTATTCAAATTGCTTAGTCAAGATATTTATCATCTTTTGATGAAGGATGGCCCGACTTTCTTTCATTGTATAGAGGGTAAAGATCGAACCGGACTTTTGGGAGCACTTTATAGATGCAAATTTTTAGGATGGTCTTGTGAAAAGGCCCTTAAAGAAGCGGTTGAAATTGGATTTGGAAATGGTTTACCAGAAAAAACAATCTCAACTTATATCAAAGCTATTGTTGCTAATTGCCCTCATCATCATGTTCATGTCAAATCTAAAAGTGCGATGGAAACGATGGACATAAACGATGCGAGAGAAATTGGTACTGATAATGTGGATATTGCTTCCAATTCAAGAGTTTACGATACTGATTATGAAGGATCGGTATTAGATCAGGCAACCATGCAGTCCTTTGCCCCCTTCTCTGATTATATTAGACAATATCCTTGGGATTCGGTCTATCAATATAAATATGATCAATTCCCAACTCGTAGTAATTTTGACTTAGATCAAAGGGATCGAGTAATGATGGAAAGATTACTTTCAACAGAAGAAGGATCAGATATACCTCAAGTAGGGTTATATGATAATGTTGAGGGGGTTAAAGGCATTGGGCCGGTTGATAACGGTGGTGGATTCCTAAGTTATTAGACGCCTAATTTGGCATATACATACAAATGACGTTGACTCAACTTTCATATGACGTAACGGAAGCTGAAAAAGCTCAGGCCGAAAAAGCATTGATTGCTTTCGATCGATCTAAAAAACTTTTGTTGATTGCTGTTAATCATTTGAATATTATGCACACTCCTTTTAAGGATCACCCTGATATTTCGGAAGAGCAAATTTATAAATTCAGAGTTGCACTAAGAAATTATAGAGATCGAGTTATTGAGAATTTTAATCAATTCAAGAATATGGCTTTTAGATGTATCACTTTAATGCAAATTTTTTCTTCTGACACGCAAACTTTCAAATTGATGAAATCATTTATTTCTTCTGTTGATGATCTGGAAGACGATGTAAATGATTTTTCTGAAATTTTTAGTGATCTGAAATCAAGTGATTTTGTTAAAGATATTACCGCATCGATTGATGCCATCCAAAAGGATACTGACGAAATTGAAGAAATTATAGATGATAGAATCAAGAATCATATTCAATCTAATATTTTAGGTAGAACCTGGGTTGACGGTGTTAGTGATAGTTTACAAATTAAAATTGAAAAACAAGACCCTCTCTTAATTGATCTTTTTCACCAAAGGCAAGAAATGTTGAATGGGAAAAAGAGGGAATAATTCGCTATTTATCCTGAGGCACATATGTTCATAAAACGTGGAGAAGGAAAGATACTTACTGTTATTGACAGTGAAGATCTAGATAAAAAATCCAAAAAAGCAGCCCAGGAACTTGCTCAGCAACCATCTGTTGAAGCAAAACCTAAATCTGAAGAGTCGGAGAAATAAATGGTTATCATTGTAAAAACTTGTTGCACTTGTAAGCAAAGCAAAGAAGCGACCAATGATAATTTCTATAAGAATAAAAATACTGATGATGGCCTTTCCGCCCAATGTAAATTATGCGCTAAAAAATATAGAGATGAGCATAAAGCGGATAGAAAAACATACCCATCATATAATAATGAATATCGTAAAGAATATAGAAAAGAAAATAAATATCAGATCAATGAAGGGCTAAGAATTTGGAGAAAAGAAAATCCAGAACGTGCCAAGGAGATTTCCTCGAAAAGCTATGCCAAACATCGTGAAGAGAGATTAGAAAGCGTTAGATCGTCGTATCAAGATAATAAAGAATATCATAAAGAACGAAATAGAAAATATAGAGAGGAAAATATTGATTCTATTCTTCTAAATAATAGACGTCGCCGCAAGCGACTCGATAAATTTCCACGTATTCGACAAAATGAAGTCGATCAATTGCTCGAAAATTTTGATCATAAATGTGCTTATTGTTCTATAAGTGTAAAGAGGGGCGAAAATTTGCATTTAGATCATAAAATTCCGTTATGTCGGGGTGGCGATCATACTATTGATAATTTGGCACCCGCATGCGAAATTTGTAATTTAAAAAAGGGTAAATTGACCGATATAGAATTTTTACAACGTATAGGAAAAACAAATGTTTGCTAAATTTGGAGAATCGCTGGAAATTGGTCCAGAAAATGTTCAGGGTATTGAAACCGTAATTCCAGTTCTTGATCCTCAAAAATTAGAAGAATTTAGTAAATTTGCGGAGAATTTGAAGAAAATTGCCCCCAAAGCAAATGATTTTCTATATTTTTCAGCGGCCATGCTTCACGCTGCCGAGGCCTCGACTATCAATGAAGATGGAACCCAAAAACTAGATCGTTTCGGTAAAACGATTACTGCCTCTTGGGATAAGAGTAATGGAAGTTGGAAATGGGTATGTAGTGATAAGGCTATCAAGCCATATAAAAATGCTAATGGTGATATCTTTCCAGAAGAAGAGTTAGTCAAAGCATATAAGAAGTGGATTGGTAAGCCCCTCTGTATAGATCATAAATCTAGCTCTGTAGATCATGTTCGTGGCTTTATCGTAGACACTTATTATGATCGTAATTTGAAGCGCGTTATCGGATTGTGCGCTCTCGACAAATTCAACTATCCAGATTTAGCTCGCAAAGTAGCCACTGGGTATCAAACTGCGGTAAGTATGGGAACTGCGGTAGGTCGGGCCATTTGTTCGGATTGTGGTAATGTAGCTCGGGTCGAATCTGACTTTTGCACTCACATGAGAAATAAATCATGCTATGGTGAAATCAATATCGATCTCAATCCAATTGAACTATCAATCGTAGTCAATGGTGCTGATCCAAAAGCTCATATCAAGCACATCATTGCAGCAGCCAATACTCTCAATGCTTATGTAGAAACTAAACAAGAACAATTGAAGAGGTTGGCAGATAATCAATTTACCGCTAGACTTGCTCGTGATGACGGGAGCGGTAATGCTACCTCTTTTGATATTCAGGCTAATGATCTTGGTCAATTTAGGCAAGATATCAATTCTGCCTTCGAAAAATTAGAGGAAATCAACACCTCAATGCAAAAAGATACTAATGAAGCGGCATATAATCAGTCCTCAGGGACTTTGGCAATGCCTGAATCTGAATTTCCAGGCACTGACCAAACCCTGGCGCCTCCGTCTCAAAGGTTTTTAGCCGCTGAAACCAATAACGAATTGAAACAAGAACTTATGCAAGTCAAGGCATCTATTGAGAGACGGTTAGTTGAAATGCAAAAAGATTTGGATAAATTAGCCACTATCAACAAAGAGGATACTATGTCGGGATCAAAAGATATGCAGAAACAAAGCTACTTTCAAGGTGGGGGCGGACTCAATGAGCCCACTCCAGGTGAACGTCGGTATGAGGTAGATCCTCTCAATGAGCATCTTCGCGACAAGGAAGACAAACAAATGGTAGGCCAAAAGCCTTTCCCAGGAGTTGGTGATGTTGAAGGGCTATACCCCAATTCACATCATGAAGGAAAATCCGATATGGAGCTAAAAAAGATGTTAGCCCGCGCCGAAGCCGAAGAAAGGGCTATGCGTCGGACAGCAGTCATCCAAAAGGTCAAAGACGCTCTAGAAGAGACCAAGAAAGAAGGCTACTTCCTGGGTGGTGGTGGGCTAAATGAACCAACACCCGGCAAGCGACGCTATGAGATTGATCCTCTCAATGAACACCTTCGCAATAAAGAAGACAAGCAAATGGTAGGTCAAAAGCCTTTCCCAGATATTGGAGATGTCGAAGGACTACACCCCTCTCCCGATTCAGCGGAGCCCAGTGATGAGCTTGCCCGCAAGAAATTACTACAAAGAGCAGAAGTAAAGCCCGGTCTTACTGCTCGTTTTACCAAGAATGCTCAGAATCCAGGCAAGAGTGTTTGGAGAGTTTTCCAAGACGGTGAGTTAGTTCTTACTGCTTCGGTAGATGAAATTTCTGCTGGGCGTGCAGATGCGCTTCACAATGTAATCGGTACCAAGACCTACGGTGAGGATTTACTTGCCAAGGTAAAGGCTTTCGGTGCAGCAAAGACATCATCACTTATCAAGAGTGGTCAAGCCGCTGCTCCTCCGCCTCCCCCAGCTGGCACCCCTAATGCTATGCCTCCAATGGATAGCGGCGCCGGAGAAGCATCCAGCGCTCCTGACGCAGGAATGGATGCAGGTAAAGATGGCAACGTCAAAGATAAGGCCATGGAAGCTCTCGACAAGGCGCGCGATGGTATTTCGGATGCCACAGAAGTGGTCAAAGAACTATTAGGCGAAAAAGCCGAGATGGGCGATCTTGGTGATATGGGCGCTCCCGCTCTTCCTGAGGCTTCAGCTCCAGGTGCGGCAATGTCTCCCGCAGACGATGCATCAGATTCAAGTCGTGTTAGCACCGCCGCTCTTCATAGTATGCGGAAAGAGCTAAATGGCGCGCTGATTCTAGCGTTCAAGGAGTGCATCGCTTCTCTACAAGATCACGAACAGGAGCTCAGCACTATCGTAGGAATGTACGATAAAGGTGTTGTCAATGAAAAGACCAAAGATTTGGTCAATTCGTTGGTAAATGATGCCATTACAGACGCTAACGTGTCTCTGGCTAACCTTTTCAAGGTAATGGATTCTTTCGTCAAATACGCGCACGGTACCCAAGCAATGGTAAAGCGTGCCGAAGAAGAAGCAGAAATGCTACGACAAGGCAACGGAGATCATATGGATTTAGGACTAATGGCTATGATTGGTGATACAGGCAAAGAAATTGCGGAAATCGAGGCCGGTTTGGCTGCTGATGATGCCGCAACCCAAACAGCAACTGCAGCAAATGAAGCGGTCGATGCAATGTTGGCAGATGATCTAGCAGATGACGCTGATGCGGATGATGCTGATCAGGAAGTCAATGATGCTTCGGATGCTATGTCAAGTGAGGAAAGTTCAGTTAGCTGCGCCAGCGACATGAATGATGCTGATGCGGTCAAGGTTACTACGCCAGACGGAAAGACAGTAATGGTTCCGGCCGGTAGTCAAGTAGTTTCAGCTGAACTAGAATCTCGTGCAGCTCGCGAAACACTTCGCACCAAGCTAGCAGCAGATATCAAATGGAACCCCGTGTTCTATGATTTCCATCCTAAGGGTGGTGCTGAGCCCGGACCTCTCGATGTCAAGCCTCAAGATGGTTTGGAAGTCGTAGAGAATCTAGAAGAGAAACATGATAGAATGCTAGAAGTAGCTACCATGCCTCCCAAGGTTCGTAAAGAGGCGGAAATGATTCAGCAACTCGTATCAGAAGGTAAACTCAGCTCCAAAGATCTGGACGCTCTGGTTGCTAATGGTGTCGATCCCGCTGCAGTCAAATACTGGAAAGAGTTCTATGGTGAAGTAGGGCCTTCTGGTAAAGAGTTTGCTACTGAATTAGTTAAGGAGCATGCTAAAGCTCAGGCTGACGAAGAAATGAACAAGTATCGTGTCAAGTTGGCTCGTTCTTATGAGGTTGCCTATGATATGGCAAATCGTGGATTGATTCCCAACGAAAAGACAGCCATCGCTAGTGAAGTGGAATCGATTATGAAGTGGAATGATGAATCCTTCGAAGGTATGCAAAGGGTTATCGCACGTCATGCCCCTCTACTTCAAAAATCAGCCGGACGCCTACCGCAAGTAGGTTTGGTTAGTCAGGCTGATGTAGTGAGCGAACAAGAAGGCGACTTAGTTTCACAACTTACAGCCGCGTTTTCAACCTCCAACAAAAGACTCTTCTAATAAGGTGAGAATATGATGACAAAGATTAGTTTAGCAGACACTATTGCTGCAGATATGAAGAAAAACTTGGACGCTAATAAATCCTTGTTTAGTCGGTATGCCACAGAAGATGCGGCTCCTGCCAAAGATAAAAGCAGCGAGTCCAGCTCTGCCAAAGCAGATGATGGAAACGTACGAGACGGTGATAAGGGATTGTATCCCGCAGCACCGTCCTTCGATAAGGGCAATGCCAAAGATCACTCAACAGAGGAATCATCTTCCTCGATGAGCGCTTCAGATGGTAAAGGCCTCTATCCCGCCGCACCCGCGTATGATAAAGGCAATGCAAAGGACGAATCGTCAGAAGATTCAGCCAGTGCCGATGATCAAGAAGCAAAAGATGAGTCATCTGATTCGTCTAGTGCCGATGATCAGGAAGCCGATGAACAGGACGCAAGCGACGCACAATTAGCTGATGCCCTCGATAAGGCTGCAGCTCACTTGCTAACCGCTTCGGCCGTACTCGACCAAATCGGACTAGAGAAGAGCGCTTCGCTAAGTCTTAAAATCGCCAGCTTCGTAGTAGAAGCCAAGAAAAAGAAAATGGATTCCAAGAAAAAGAAGAAAGACTCAAAAAAGGATTCCAAAAAGGACTCTAAGAAAGACAGCAAAAAGATGCCTTTTGGCAAGGGTAAAGCGGATAGCAAGTCCAAGTCTGACAGCAAATCCAAGAGCAAAGCCGATAGTAAATCCAAATCCAGCAAGAAATAAAGGCTGAAATGGGCACCAAAATGTTCAAGCCTGGCAGTTTTGAGGAAGAATTGGCCAGAGGTATGCACGAACGATTGATCGCTAATCAACGCGAGAATCAGTTTCATTATGATCAGATTACCAAAGCGGCTGATTTTGTCAATGCTGCGGCGGAGATTTTTGATGAGACTGGTTTCCATCAAGAGGCCGAAGTGCTAACCAAACTGCTGGAAAAAATGGCCCAAGTCAAAAAACCAGAAATTGTTGAGTTCAAGAGCCTTCTCAAAGAGCCTCAAAAAGAAAAGTTTGACAAAGATATCATTGAATTCAAGAGTTTATTGGAGCCTGAAAAAGAGGAAGTAATCGAATTAGGCCCCGAAGACATTGAAATTTTAGAGTCCAAGGCGAATAAAAAAAAAGCGTAAAGCCGAGTAAAGGCGATCCTTACACCAAGAATCTTTCACCTGACCAAATGGTAAAGAATTACTTGCGTACAGGAACGCCTTTTGATTATGATGCGAACGACGCAGATGATTTGCTTCTTGTAGAATTTGATGAGCATGCTCCTCCGACGGAAGAGGATGGTTCCAAACTATTTGAAGAAGAGGATTAGGTTAGAGAACGCCTGATATATACCTGCTTAGAAAACATTTACGAGGTTTCAATTGCTAAGAATTATACAGAGTGGGTATGGATTGCCTACATCAATGATTGTCGATCCTTCGGCAGAGTTTCAGCCAGGCCAAGTTGCAAGCGTTACCGTCCTCGGTAATCAAGTAATGGGTACCGTTTCCGATGGCACCTCCCCTATTGGTATTATCGATGACATCAAAATTCGAGCTTTTACAGCGGTGGCTTGGAATGAAGTCATTACTGTACCAGCCGCTGGCGTACAAAATCCAACTACTGGCCAATTTATCACGCCAGTGGATATCAAGGCGGAACTGCATCATGCTTATGTTGCGCCATATAGTTTCGTATCTACAGTACCAGTCCAATTGGTACCTATCAATGGGGTCGTTATTTTCCCAGCAGGCACTCCGCTCAATTATGACCTAATGGGGACGGGAACCCCTAACGCTATCCGAACGGTCGTCAATTATACCTATCAAGTACCTAATATTCCGGGCGATGATAGCACGCAGGGAAGCGGTAGAATGACGGTTTGGTTTCAAAGAATGTTTTGTCAGGTAGATCAGTTTGAAACCAATCAAGTCTACCCCGTTAGGTCTAACTTGTATGTGAGTGAGATTGGACTATTTACGACTCGAAGACCGAGCCCAATTCACCCAAGTATTGCGATAACGACCGCGCCTCCTTCCCCTACCAATTCACTCCTAGAATTGCTATTTTTATAATCAATGGAATATATCAAACTTCCGGAGCAAGAAATTATTGACGCCTATCTTACAGGCATAAGTTCGTGCAAATTGGCCGAACAATATGGCGTTAGTCGTTGGGTTATTGATGATAGGTTGGCCCGCGCCGGAGTCAAACATCACAAACAAGGATCATTGTTGCGAAAATGCAAAAATATCAATGAACACTATTTCGATATTATCGATACCGAAGAAAAGGCTTATTTTCTAGGGCTATTGTATGCGGATGGATGTAACCATAGAGATAAGAAAAAGAAAGTAGGCATTGCCAAATATCAAGAGTTGAAAGCGTATTTAGCCACGATAGATGCCAAGAAATCAAAACAATCCGCTTAGTTCCTAACTATCGATATTTCCGCATTAGATCGACCTCTATCTACCAAAGGTAGCCCTAATGACTTTCAAATTGCCCAAACGCGACACTCTAATTACGATGGACGCCTTCGATCGGTTGGCATATCAAAAAGGCTGGGTTTCTCAACCCGCCCCTCTCACCAAACAAGCCTCTGTCTTTAAAAAGGCTGATTTAGCGCCGGGTGAATCTCTCTCGGAGAACCTGCTCAAATTATGCTCAGGGCTTCGCGGGGCTGGCCTGGAATCTGCTGCCCAAGAGATTGAGCAAAATTTCTTGCTGATGAAAACAGCCGAAGTGCATCTCTATCATGTACATGATGAAGAGGGCGAAGACATTATCGATTTTGCTCATCCCGATGGTGGTAAAAAACTGGACAAGAGTTGGAACGAACTGGGTGAAATTGAAACCATCGTAGAGCGCCAGAAGAAAATCAGACAAGTAGTAGAGAAGGAACCAACGGGTAAATTGGATGCCAAAATTGCTGCGGCATTGATGAGAATCAAGACTGCCGATACACCTGAAAATGACGCAAAAGCAATGGTCGATGCGGCCGTAGATAATATCAACGCCGCTACTACGATGGCCGTAAATTCTACCCAACTGCCTCAACGCGGAGCCTGGCGAGCGCTGCCTGTTCCATTTGTAGAGCATTATGTTAATACATTCTCAGATGATGCTAACAATTTCAATTCTGAAATATCCAGTTTCCGCACCAAATTTGATGGCTCACCACAAGCCACTTTTATTGGAGAAATTGTTCGGGTTGTTCAAGATTATATAGATATGGTAGCGGTAGCTGTTGGCCCTAGTTTGCAAAAGGGTGGTAGAAAAACTGTTGTATTGGAACCCGAAATTGGTGGCCAACTTAGTACGGTACTTTCTACTTCCAAGCGCGCTCTACAACAAGCAGCCCAATTGATACAAGGCGCTCTTCCAATTTATAAAGACATACCAAAAGCTGGCCCGACACAAAAAAGTATGATTGGTGATATTGCTACTCTACGCAGTCAGCTCAATGAAATCAAAACAAAGCGTTCCGATAAAGCAACTGCGGATTGGGCTGCAGGAGAGGATAAAGAACTTTCCGATCTAGATCAAAGCATTCGTACCACGCCAACTGCTGGAGACGCAAAGAAATTGGATGACCTGAAAAAAAACATCAATGACGCTCATCAATATGTAATGAGCCAAGGGAAGTAAATGTCATCTCCGGCTCCTTTTATGCAACCAGCACCAGCGGCGCCTGCTCCCGAAGCTCCTAGAGCAGGTTCGGCACCAGCTCCGTTTATGCCTCCCGCCGCAAGCCCTGGCACGCTCGCCGTACCACAAACGGTTATTACTGCTCCTAAACCCGCTCCGTCAGGCGTTGGCGATGTTGCCAATAGTATGGCCGCAGTCAAACAAATGCAGCAAGCCATTCTCAATTTTTCCAAGGCACTGGCTGCTTCTCCTCTCGGCAAACAAACTGGCCCTCAAGAAAGCACTAGTGGCCAATATTTGGGTGGTACCGATCCATTTGGAGCGTTCCTAGTGCAGCACTATATGCAGAATGTTGCGCAGCCAGGCAAGCAAGTCGTCACTCCGACTGATATGAAAATGCCGCAACGAGAGCAAACTGCCACACCACAAAATTTGTTTCGTGGTGTAGTCAATACTATTGCGATGGTGGGTACTCCGTCCGCTCCGGGCGCTCCTCGTACCGAAGCTAGACCAGATGGTATTTGGGGGTGGCGAACTCAGAACGCACTTCTATCCATTTATGAGGTGTGTCGTTCAATGGTTTATTTTATGGGAGACCTAAAAGTCAAAGCCAATGTCAATGTTGAAAAGGAGTTTGAGAATTTTACCAACACTATACAAGAAGCATTGATGGCTCCGCACTCCGCCAATCAAGGACAGAAAAGATATGCGGTTGGCAAAGAAGCAGAATTATCCGCTGCATTGACAAAGGACATCAAGTTTTTTACTGAGTTAGCGCAACAATTCAAGCAATTAGTATTGGAAAACAAAGAATACCGTGGCTATATTGATCAAACTAAATCATTTGGTAAGTATGAAACTACTGAGTCCGGTTTGACCAAAGAAGAGCAAGAAATTTTGCAGAAGAATATGAACACCGTGATTCCTGGTTTAGAGCCGCTAATGTTCAAGGATATTGCCACCCCTGAGGGTTTCAAGGCATATCTACAAAGAACCAACATTGATCCAGGCTCTCAACAAGCCCATCAAATACTAGACGCCTATAAGAAGCGTTTTTCTCCTTCTACCGCTGCTCCTGGTCCAGGATACTAATTATGCTTTTCAATGATGAAGAAACACAAGTTCTGGTAAAGTCTCTATTCGATCAAGAATTAGAGAAGTTAGTTAGACTTGCTCAGAGTCCTAATTTGGCCGCTGGGGAACAAATGTTGCAAGGTATTGCTCGCAAACTGCTCAATGCATTGCCAGAGTCCAGCATTTATTCAGACCGCCCCGATGCCGAAGTTTTCATCAAGGATTTGGCTAGTCTAGACTCTCTATTGAGTTTCCTCCAAACTAAGGAAGTCAAATTCAATGGTGCCAGAATTGTCTATCCGGGTGGGGCAGGACAAGGATTGGAAGAGCTGCCTTCCGATCGAGTAAAGGCGGAGTACCTCCCATATCCAAAAACTGGCCAACCCCAATACTACATTGATCCGGCAGGACTAATCGCTTACATTCACGATCTTGGTTCTAAGATGGAAGACAATAAGTTTGGACAGGCCAGACTTACCGCTATCGGTCAAGAAATTGAAAGCAAACTGAATTTTGTCGTGCCCCCGCCTGGCGCTTCCGAAGTCAAGTATCCAACTACCGAAGAACAACATCAACAAGAAATGAAGGGGTTAGAAAAGAAACCCGACGAAGTGCCCACCGGCGCCCCTGGTGCTCCCGGTGCCCCCTTCGATTCATCCAAAGCCGTTCCAGTTTCTTATCAACAATCAGGCGCCCAACAACAGCAACAAGAAGCAAAATTGCAGGGAGTAATACAACAACTCAATCAATTTCCGTTGAATCGTAATTGGGTTGATTTGGGCAGGATCGCCAGTTGGGCAGAAAATTGGATGTCTTATGTTCGGGAACTCAAACTTCCCCTTGATACCAATGAAATTGAGAATCAGGTGCTTGCTCCCATCAATCAATTGGTCAATACCTACAAAGTGAAACAAATTATGCTATCCAGTCCTGATACCACCGCGGCCGGGCTTCCCGCTACCGTTCGGAGATCGATGGGCGGTTATGTTGCCAATTCTAATTATGCTGCTTCCAAATTTATTGGCGGAGTGTTAGAAGTGATGTATCCTATTAGCGCTATGCTGAATAATGTTGCGCTTGCGATGCAGGGGATGGCAAAGGATATGCAGGAAGATCTGAATAAGCAAATCGGGCAAGGATATTCCATCCTACAAGGCAATATTGAATCGCTGCAAGAAATCAAGAGACTAGTAGATCGAGGGGCGCACTAATGAATAACGCTCGTCATCAGTTTTTGCAAGATACTCTTTTGGTAGAAGAATTGGTTAGAGATTCGAAAGTCAAGACTGCTTCTGGGCTAACCAGTTCTATCGGTAGTTGGATTTCAGACTATATTTCGGCTCATATTGATCCAAAAAATAAGGTAGCCTCAGTATTGAATCTATTAGTGCCAGGCATTATGTATGCGATGGGATTCAAGTGGATGTCAATTTTATTGGAAGCGGCAGAGCAAATTTTTGGATTCAGTTTGACTGGCATTTTCTCTTCCATTATTGACGCTATCACCGGCCCCCTTCATGACGGTACTATTACTCCTGAACATATAGATCAAGCCGCGAAGGGTGCGGTTTTAGGTGGTTCTGTTGCCGCATCTGTTTCTCTTCGAGAAGTACAGTTATTGAAATTGACTTGGATCGATTTGCTACACTCTCCTAAAACCAAAATCTCTCGTGCTTCTTTCTTCGATTTGCTTCGTGGAAAGACAGGCTCTATCCTCTGGCGAGTTATCGCTTGGATTTTTAAGGCCGCTCTTTCTGCTGCCGGTCTGATGGTTTTAGGTGATGCCGGTGCTAAACTAATGGGCAAACCTTCTCCTCTTTCCGCCAACCCTCTAGCCCCTTCCCCATCTTCTGAGTATGTTCCTGTTTCTTCTACTCAAACTACCTTCAAGCCCGCCCCCGACTATCATCCTGAAAAACTCAATATTACTGGTTATTGGATCGAAACGGTTCCTCCTGAGGAAATTGGCAACACCATCGCTGACTGGGTACAAGCGATTTATCCCGATACCAAAGGTTTAGACTCTCAAATTCGCTCAACTTCTGGTTTCCAAAAGGCGGTAGATGCCATTCAGGACTATAATAAGACCAATTCCGGTAATTATACCTTCATTCCTAAGGAATTTACCTCTAGAAAACAGATAGTGGATAGTTTTATGGATGAATTAGCCGAAAAAGCCCCAGCAAAAGGCCCTCCAACCACCAATGTCCAGTACAAATAGCCATAAAAAGGTATATCAGCATGCCACGACAAAATATCGACACTGAGGTCTTTGAGAACTTTCTCAAACTGGCCCAAAAAGAGGGTTTGGTGGCTACTGCCGCTAAAAAAGAGCCTAATCCTGATGATTCCAAGAAACTCTTGGAGAAAAATCCTCGTTGGAGTTGGCAAGATGCGGATACTATCTCCGCTCTTTATGGCGTCAAGCCCGATCTTCCCGAATCAATGAAGTACGAGCGTAATATCATCGAGGACGCTCACCCTAACGCCTGCGTTCTCGCCCCCGCCTACGATCGTCTCAATGCTTTGGTGGAAAACAACAACGAACGCCAGAATATTATGCTGCATATCGTTCATAAGACTCCCGATGGCAATTATACTCATCATCGGTACGCCCAATCCGAGCTAATGCAGTCCCTGGTTAGAACCGCCAATCATCTGGAAAATCAATCTATGGCTGAGCTAAGGGTTTTGGCCGATGTTTGCATTGAACAACTCTATGCTAAGGCTTTTGGCTTGGATGATGTCACAAATCTCTTTCAAGGCGGGCTAGAAGAAGTCGAAGATGTGGGCTCTGGGGCGGGCACTGCCGCAGTTTTGGGTGGGGTGACGGGCGGTATCATCGGAGCCTTTACAGGCCCTCAGGACATCCTCCCAGGCGCTTGGTTAGGGGCTCGTATCGCTGGCGCAGCCGGTGGGGTGCTTTCTGCCATCTTCAAGACCGCTCCCCAAGCCAAAAATGTCGCTATCAATGCTCAAGAGGCCCTAGACGCCACCGTTGCATTGATGCAAGAGCACGCTAATGACCCCTTGCTGCATAGTTTGGCTACTTCCCTCAAACATATCGGACAAACCGCCAATCTTTACGCTCAAACGGTCGATCAAATGCATATGCAAACCAACGATCCTTCCGCTAAACATCAGGCAGAGTCGGTTGCTACCGCTTATTTGGACGAAATTACTCAATTGAACCATCTGGCCGATGTTTTCATCAATGCAGCCGAACAGGGCCGTTATGCCTCCCAGGAATCGGATTGGTGGGCGAAATTGAAGACGCCGATTACCGGCATTTTCGGCGACAATGTGCATAAGGCCATTGGAGCGATGAAAGCCCTCGAAACTACCACCAAAACAGCGTCTAGCGGCATCAATTCAGTAATGCAGGAAATTCATTCGGTTGCTACCGCCCCTTCCGCTGCTACTAATCCAACCATTTATCAGATGCCGCAAGAGCCTGATTTTGAGGGGGAAATGGCAGGATTACAAGAGGAAATGGCCAATTTCCAGGGCGCCAAATAATTTCTTCCCAATATGGGAATATCAAGACATCAAATTAGACTTTCAAGGTGTAAGACTTTCTCAACAAGGAAAAAACTATGGCTCTCCAACCAGTACAAGGCGGTCGCGAACCGCTAGGTCAATTCGACGGTTACTTTCTCGACACTCTTAGCTTCCTCGGTGGCGAAGTTTGTACATTCATTGCAGTTCCCTCAGCCAGCAACCCTGGCCCTGCGGATTCAGCAGACGGTTATCTCTATGGTGGAACAACGATTCCAGCGGTAACCAAATCACAGCTAGCAGTTGCCCAAGCTGGGCCCTATATGCTAGCTGACGATGGCACAGCATCATATGCTGGCACAGTTTCAACTGGCTACGGCACCCTTTTCGGTACCGTCGTTGGTGGAACCGTTGGTCAAACACAAATCGGTTCAGGTACCGTTCTAGGCCCACCGACCCAAACAGGCTCAAGCCGCATTACTTGCTGGGACAAGCCCGGTCTGTATAAGGTTTCTTTGGATGCTTGCGATCCGACAGCTGCGACTGGCCTGCAACCCACCAATGCAACGCTCACCACAGGCGCTCCATTATTCGTAGAGGCGAAGGGAAGTGCTAACCCAGGTTTCTTGACACCGTTACATACAGCAACTACTGTTGGTTGGAACGGCTCGCTTGCAACAGTGCTCGCTCGTTTCGTTGAATTCGAGACCAATCGTGCTCTTGTTACCACACCTAATCGCTTGGTGGCAGCGCTCAACTCGCCTTCAGCCAATCCTCAGGTATCGCTTACACAGAAAGTACAGTTTGCGGTATTCAGCTTTATGCCAGAGTCAAGCCTACTCGCATAAGTTTAGTAGGTAATCAAAATGCTCAAGGGGCCGAGAAGAAATTCTCGGCTCTTTTTGTTTTTCTAATTACTAATAATTTGATATACCAGTAAAAGGAGACTAATATGACTTCTGATATCAATGGAACAGTAGTTGCAATTCAAGGCATATCAGTAAATTCAGTAACACCAACGGATGGGTATGTTTTGACTTACGATGCGACGGATGGGTATTGGAAGCCCGCCCCTCTTCCGCGTAGTACATTGAGCCAGGCTTATTTTACTTCGAGTGGCTCTTGGACTTGTCCGACTGGCGTGAGCAATATTTTGATACTTGCGGCTGGCGGTGGCGGTGGTGGGGGAGGTGGAACATATGGAGTCGGTGGGGGTGGTGGCGCCGGAGCTTGGCAACAATCTGGATATGTATCAGTAACAGCAAGCACTTCTTATACAGTTACGATTGGCGCAGGTGGTAGCAGTAGTTCTGGAACCGCCTATGGAACAACTCCTTCTAGTTCAGGAAATGGTGGTTCAACTACATTCGCTAATGGTGCGACAGTTTTGTTTTCAGCAATAGGTGGCGGAGGCACAATAAGCGTGGGCGGTACCAGTACTTATTCGATTGGGGCCCCTAGTTTTCCAGGCGCAACCAATTATGTCAATAATACCGGCGTTAGCATTCTAACTGCCGGAAGCGGTGGTAATAGTTCTGCATCCGGTTTTTCCAACTGGATCAATACATATGCGGGTGGTACCTCTGGAAGTGAAAATGGGGGAGGAGGCGGTGCAGGGCCGCAAGGTAATGGGGGAAATGGTGGAAGTTCCAATTCCGGAACAGGCGGAAATGGTTCCAATGCTGCTGCCAATACTGGGGCAGGTGGAGGTGGCGGAGGCGACACCACAACTGCTGGTGGCTATAATGGCGGAAATGGTGGCAATGGCGGTTCCGGCTATCTCTACATCATTTATTGATGTTTGGTGTGTTGAAAGGCTTGGATGCGTTTGATCCAATCATGAAATTCGGATAGAGTCATACCACTCTTAGACCAATTACAAAACTTACAAGACGAAACTACATTGTTTTTGTTATGGGGAAAAGAACGATCTACGCGATCGATACCATTGTAAATGTATATGGCATTGTCCTTGGCTTTTTGAGAAGATTTTTTGTCGCTCTTGGCATAATTGAAAGTATTGCTTGGCGTACAATCACAATAGAAACAATTCATTTGAGAAATTGAGTAGTATTCCTCTAAGGTCAAATCAGTATCGTCTTTATGATTCCGAAATACACATTTGACAGAGGTTTGCAAATAACTATTGTCAGGCAGTGGGATGGTTTTGATTTTGAGTGGCTCGAAAGGTTTGAGTTGCAAATGATTAGACCAATCCAAAAATTCTTCTACTGTACGGTCATTTTTGGCGCGATTACAGGGATAGCAGCAGGACACTACATTATCAGTAGTATGGTGTTTGCTGGCATCAATACGATCGAGGCCGTTGTATGAGAAAAGACCTTCTTCCTTGGCTTTTTGAGAGCCACGGGCACTTTTAGTAGCAAATTGATTATGATGGTTTGATGGCACGATCCCACAATAATAACAATTTTGTTGAGAGAGCGTCAAAAACTCTTCAAATGACACACATTGTTCATCGTTATAGGCATAGACGTTTTTCCATACCCTCCGTGCTGATGTAATACGGGGCTCAAATTGTCTGCGGCCCTCTATAAGTTTGTATGCTCTTGCACTGGCACTTTCTGAATTGAGACAACCGCACGATTTAGTGTTTCCATTATTGATTTTATCCGTCGTGATAACCACAATATTACCACAATCACACTTGCATTTCCATTTACCAATTAGATATTCAAGCATTGTTAGTCGATTCTTTTTGATACCAACTTGTAAATCGCTTTCGCTTTCTTTTCTAAAACAACCGCAAGATTTTACTCCGCCATTTTTTAGTTGGTATTCTTTGACTGTTTTAGTGCCCCCGCAATCGCAGCGACAATTCCAGGCTGGTTTCATTCGTATAGTTTTTATCCCTTCGGGAATAGGCGACGCTTTCGATACTACCGTCAATTTGCCGAACTTTTGTCCTACCATATCAATAAGTTTATTCATAGTGTTTTCTTCCGAGTGATGACCTCTAACATATATCGTAATACGCCCGTGTCAAGAGGAAAATAAATCAGGCATAATTAGATATTTTCTGTAGGCGCACTCTGCGCTGTAAGCTGGTAAAACTGGCAAATCAATCCATTTTCAGGAGTATCTAATGAGTAATCAAATGTTTAACGGACAGGGGCAAATGAATGCCACCTCGCTCCAAGACGCCATCCAATGTTTGGCGAAATATGCTGCAATTCTTCAGGAGAATGTTCCGGCGAATCAAGGTCTTGCGGGACAACCAAGCCTCTCTGACCAAAATCGTGATGATTTGATGGCCAGAGCCATCAGCAGCCAAGAAGGCAAAATTGCTCTAGCCCAAGCAATGGCGAATCCAATTCGCAGAAACTTGGACTATCATGGAATCGCTCGCCGGGCTCTCGTGGTTGATCCACTTAGTCAGGGTGCATATCCGACATATGAGCGTGATATCGATGTCGCTGCTGTCGTAGTTTCCAGCAACGGCACCGCACCAGAATCACGTGTCTTCGGTGACCGCGTTGTGGTTCCCGAGTTCGAAATCGTGGCCAACCCCACAGTTCGTATTTCGGAAGTTAAGCGTCGTCGGTTCAATGTTATCGACCGTGCAGTTCAGAAGGCTCGTCAAGAAATCATGGCACAAGAAGACGCTAACGTCTTTGCGGCCATTGACGCAGCGGCTTCGGTTGAAAACACAGTGCAAGACATCGCAGATGCGGGTCTTCTCAAGCGCGACCTCGTTGAGCTAAAGGCTCAAGTTGATCGCTGGGACCTCGTAACCACGAAGTTCTTCATGAACATCAACGAGTTTACCGATATCCTCAAGTGGGGTAGCGGTGGTGGTCAGGGCGTAGGTGGTGGGGAAGTTGATCCCGTCACGATGCGCGAAATCCTTCAGACTGGGCTGTATGCTCACATCTGGGGCGCTGACATCCTGGTGAGCAAGATTGTGCCCCCCGGAACCGTGTATTGCGTCGCCGATCCCGAATTTCTAGGGGTTATGCCGATCCGTCAAGACATCGAAGTTCTCCCTGCAGACGAACCCCGCCAGCTCAAACTAGGCTGGGTCGTAAGTGAGCAGATTGGTTTGGCAATTGTCAATCCCAGAGGGGCTGCAAAAGGCAATAAGAGCGTAATTATCGGGGCGTAGTAATAACCCAGTAATTTCAAGCATTTAGCGTAAGCTAAACTCAGAGGACGGAGCTAAAAACTCCGTCCTTTTTGTTTTCATTTGGCCGGTACTTGACACCCCCAGGCTCCGTGAGTATGTTATACTCTCATACTCAAACATATGGAGATCAAATGAGAAAGTTAGACTTAGTGGGACAGAAATTCACGAGAATGTTGGTTATTGCTTCGGCCACCCCCGAAAAAGGTCGGACACAGTGGGTTTGTCGATGCGATTGTGGAATCGTAAAAACAATACCAGCTTCTAAACTAACTGGTGGTCGTATCAAGTCTTGTGGCTGCCTAAATATGGAGAAGCGTATCGAACGCTGTCCCCAAATGACTGCCGTGAATACCAAATACACCCCCAAAGAAGCTAGTGCTCGTGTAATATGGAAGTATCGATACAATCAAGAACTATCGTTTGATGATTTCTTTCGCCTATCTCAAATGGATTGTCATTACTGCGGCGCAAAACCGTCCAATCTTTGCAATTGGGCCAAAAACGATAAGAGATCATCTCAATCTTCTAAGGATAATGCTGATTTTGTGTATAATGGGTTAGACAGACTCAATTGTAGTGGTACTCATACTATCGACAATGTAGTGCCTTGTTGTTGGCCTTGTAATTACACGCGCCACGATAGATCGGTAGATGAATTTCTCGCCCATTGTGAGCGAATTTACTTCCATCAGCAAAAGAAAAAGCAAGTAATTACCGCTGCGTAATCCCTCAGCATAATTTCGCATTCCTTGGGAGAATGCCCTTGGATCGCGATCAAATCAACCAAATATACTACCAGCTTTTATCCGCTTCCACTACCCCTGCCTGTCGAGAGGGTTTGGAATTGCGAAAAGTTGCCTTTGCCAATTTGGAAAGTCCCGGCCTAATCAAAGTAGCTTTTGATACCCGTCGCATTGATCAGGGCCATCAAATCATCCCTCGTCGGGGCTTGCAAAATTACCATCGTTCCGATTCCTTTATTTCCGAAGCCATTGAGCATAAATTGGATCAATTTTCCCGATTGCAAAAGGTTCTTCAATCCATCAAGAAAACTTATGAGAATGAACCGGAATGGCAAGATAGTTATGCTCGCACTTTGCTATCTTCGATAGACAAAGGATTGCGTTCTTTGCAAAAGGATGCGGATTATACCGACAATCAACCAGGTGTTGGCAGTTTTGACTATTTGGAAGAATTATTGCATGTCCGATATCGATTGACGCCAGAAAAATTAGGACAGATGTCAGAGCAACAAATCAAACAAGCTATTCTTAGCAAGGACGAAGACTTGTTGCATAAGGATGCCACCAAAGAAACTGTGATTACTCGACACGATATTGCAGTCAATGGATATGATAGTTTGATCGACAAGTTATTCAGTGTCAAAGCTACTACCGATCAGCCCGATGTGGAACGCACTATAACAATTACAATTAGAGATAGGTTGCCGAGCCAAAAGAAAGAGGGTTAGGCCCGTGGATATATTCGCTCCTTATCTAAAAATCAACGGCTGTTTCGTTGTATTGAATACGGCTAATGAAAACAAAACCATCAAGATATTTCAGTATCCAATCAATTTTGGAGAGACGCGTGATCTTCTACAAATTCCAGGGGTAGCGGAAGATGACATTCGTGCCTCCTTATTGAAAGGGGAACTCAATCATAAGATACGGGCGGGAGAGATAACCGTTATTTGTAGTGATATTGATCTATTGCAATTCAATACGGCGCAGAAGACTTTTTTACAAGGAGCCGGGATTGTCAATGGATTGGATGTACCAGGTGGGAGCGGAATCACGGCAGATGAGCATCAAAAACTTCTACAACTCATACATTTCATCGACAATGGCCCCACGCAAGGTTTCGCTTCCAATGCAGTACGGGTCACCAGCCCCTCTGGCAGTCCCTTTCCCACTCATATCGTTTGGTACTTAGATAATACATTGACTACCAAACTGGTAGAGAAAATCATTATCTATAATGCTAACCAAGTTCCAACTACAATAACCTGGAATATGTATGATGCCACTGGATTTGTAATCGCGCATACCGTCGTGGATACTTTCACCTACGTGAATAACGTCTTTGAGGCATCACGCACAAGGAGTATTAGTCCATGATAGATATGAATTATGGGTGGAGGTCTGATGTCGAGTGACTCACCAGCCAGTATTCTATTCGACGAGTTAGGTAACCCAGTTGGAGTTATCTTTGATGGTCATGTCTATAGACTGCAGGTTCAGGGCACTCTTGTAGATGCTAGTGGTAATCAACTTGTTATTACCGGCGCAGGAGCTATCAAAATAGACGGATCCACTGTAATCCAACCTGTTTCTGGCACTATCACGGCGGTTCAACCAGTTGCTTCTCAACTCAATGCAACGGTAGTTGGAACTGGTACTGACAATACTCCCGATGTTACTACCAAATTTCCAGTGATAGCAGCAGTAGCTGCAGCTGAAAATTCATTCGGAGAGATCAATCAAAATTGGACCGATGGCTATATGGTACCACTTACAACGGACCTAGATGGCCATCTTCAAGTTGATATTCAAGCGGATAATTCTATTGGAATCACTTTTTCCGATGACGCACAATTGGATGCATTCCAACGATTGCGCGTGGCGGAACCACTAACTCTATTCGACAATAAACAATTGGTAGATAAGCAACCGTTATTTTGGGACGATCAACAAACTTCTGGCAGCGGCACCACTTCTACCTATAACACCAATCAGGCCTCTACCACAATAGCGGTTGCAAATGCAACGGCAGGGATGCGAGTTAGACAAACTTTCCAACACTTCAATTACCAACCGGGTAAATCGATCTTCGTTGCAATGACCGGCGTGTTAGGAGTAGGCACGCCTGGCGTCACTCGCCGCATTGGATATTTTGATGCCAACAACGGAGTGTTTTTCCAACTATCCGGGACCACCATAAGTGTTGTCATAAGAAGTGATACTAGTGGAAGCCCAGCAGATACGGTTATTCCACAGTCCAGTTGGAATACTGATAAGTTAGATGGCACAGGTGTATCAGGCATCACATTAGATACTAGCAAGACTCAAATTTTCATCATTGACTTTCAGTGGTTGGGTGTAGGTAGAATACGATTTGGTTTTGATATTGGCGGAGAAATTCAGCATTGCAATATCGTCAATAATGCCAACACAATGACACAAGTTTATATGTCAATGCCAAATTTGCCGTTGCGGTATGAGATCAGTAATGATGGTACTGGAGCTGCCGCTAATTTAGTTCATATTTGTTCCACCGTTATTTCAGAGGGTGGAAGGGTTTCAACAGGTCCAGTTTTTGCCGCAGATATGGGCGCTACCGCACTAACCACTAATAATGATGCTAATCTTTATCCGCTTATTGTCATTAGACAGAAAAGCACCTATCAATCAGCAGAAATTGATCCACTATTAGTTTCTATTCTCAATATATCAGGCGATAACTATCGCTATTGTTTGTTGCTCAATCCAACAGTAATTGGAACCGCACTATCATTCAGTGATGTTACCAATAGTGCAATGCAAGTAGCGACCCCGACTAATGCAACGACAGTATCAGGAGGAACACAACTATTTTCAGGCTATGGCGTTGGTAGTGGAAGCGGAAGCAGCATAACATCAACTCCCATTCTACAACCATTAGCATCAGATTTGAGATTGGGAAGCAGTATTGCTGGCGTATCAGATATTATTGTACTAGCGGTACAGAGGATAACTGGAACGACATCAACATTCTATGGCGGAATTTCTTGGAGGGAGCAGATCTAAATGGTATTCTTTCTTTTCAATAACAATACGATTACATCGAATGGTTCAGCCCCGGTATCTAAATTTGGGTCGTCCGAAATCATTGCTATCATCAACATTACTGCCGCACCAACAGGTACCAGTCCAACCATAGTTTTCACGATGCAAGAAGTCGATCCAATAGATCAAATAACACCACTAAGTCCATCTGTTTCTACCTCAGTAATATCTTCTGCATTTACAACGATACTACAACTTAATAACTGCGTGAGCGATACTGTTTTAGTATCTTGGGTAATAGGTGGAAGTGGGGTGCCAACTTTTACCGGTGTCAATGTATCGGTAATGGAAAGATACTCTGGCGGTACCACAACTGCAGCGCCCGGCCGAGTATCAACCAACAATATAACAAGTGTCGCCGCTGCAACATCCAGCGTGACGCTATTGAGCTCAAATTCATTTAGACTTGGGGCCACTATATACAATGATTCCACAACAAACACCTTGTATCTCAAACTCGGTACAAATGCAAGCACTTCTAGTTATTCCGTGAAATTGATCCCCAATGCTTATTTTGAGGTTCCCTACGATTATACTGGCGAAATAGACGGAATTTGGGATGGTACTATTGGAAATGCCCGGGTTACGGAGTTGAGCTAATATGCCTCTTTTTAATCCTCCTATAACCGGTCCTACGGGCCCGATGGGTCCGCAGGGGCCTCAAGGCAGTCCTGGCGTCACGGGGGCTACAGGGCCCGCAGGACCGCAAGGAAGTCCTGGTGTGACGGGAGCCATCGGCCCTACGGGCCCGCAAGGCCCAGCGGGAGCAGCAGGCACAGGTACTAATTCTTGGTTACGATGGTATCTTGTGATGGGAGCGTAACAAGCTCTAACTATTGATTTCACATCGATTTCAATCGATATTCTCTGATCTCAATAAGATCGCATACCGTATGATATGAGCGATTCCCTCAAGGTGCTTGCCCAAGCACAACCCGCCGCTAATACGCTGACTACTATCTATACGGTGCCAAACACGGTAGATATTGGCACCACCATATCCTCTGTTGTTATCTGTAATACTGATCCTGGTTTCACTGTTTTTCGGGTTTCGATCGCTATCGGTGGAGCTGTCGATACATTGAAGCAATATCTGTATTATGATCTTTCGATGGATGGTAACGATACTTTCATTGCTACTATCGGTATTTCATTAGCCGAAGGAGATGAAGTCAGAGTTCAATCCGCAAGCGGATTATTGACTTTCAATATCTTTGGAGTTGAAGTGTCATGACCCTAGAATCAAGAAAGAAAATGTCTGAATCGGCCAAGAATAGAAAGGCAAAATCTTGAGCCAAGGGTACGCAAGAGGAGCACCTGGAGCTACCGGACCTACCGGTCCGATTGGTTCTACTGGTTCTATTGGACCGCAAGGCATTCAAGGCAGTCCCGGTGTAACCGGAGCCACCGGTCCTACAGGACCTCAGGGCAACCAAGGCTCTCCTGGTGTCACCGGAGCGACCGGTCCCACCGGACCTCAGGGAGCAACGGGCGCGGACGGAGTTACAGGCGCAACCGGACCGACAGGTCCGCAAGGAAATCAGGGCTCGCCTGGTGTAACAGGACCCACCGGTCCTCAAGGTCAGCAAGGTATTCAGGGCGTTACCGGAGCCACAGGTCCAACAGGACCGCAAGGACAAACCGGTTCTCAAGGCATTCAAGGATCGCCTGGAGTAACCGGTGCAACCGGACCAACAGGCCCCGCTGGCTCGCAAGGGTCGCAAGGCTCTCCTGGCGTTACAGGAGTAACAGGACCTACTGGTCCGCAAGGCAATCAGGGCAGTCCAGGAGTTACCGGCGCAACAGGGCCCACAGGCCCGCAAGGTAATCCTGGTGCAACCGGCCCGACAGGGCCTCAAGGTCCACAAGGCGTTACCGGCGCAACTGGACCAACAGGCCCTCAAGGCAACCAAGGATCACCAGGAGTCACGGGAGCTACCGGTGTTGGTGGAATCAATGCCTATTCTACTACCGAAGGATTTACTCAACCAGCAGTGGGAGCTGACATACCAATCCAAATCCCCAGTGGATATTGGATCCAGATAGGGCAGTATGTTTTCATTCCAAGTGGTGGATACTATGTTGTAGCATCGGGAGCGGTTCCCACTTTCAGTTTGCAAAACCTTGGGTATTCTGGTGTCAATATTCCTGTTGGAAGTGCAATAGCGCCAGCATTCGTATCGCCTGGCGGAGTAGCAGGAGCAACCGGAGCAACAGGGACTACAGGTCAAACCGGCTCTCAGGGCATTCAGGGCTCTCCTGGTGTAACGGGGGCAACTGGCCCTCAAGGCCCTCAAGGCTCGCCAGGCGTTACCGGACCTATTGGGCCTGGCTCACCTTCAGCTGGTCCGCAGGGCTCACCTGGAGTTACTGGTCCGACAGGGCCTCAAGGTCCTCAGGGTTCTCCCGGTGTAACTGGGGCCACCGGACCTACTGGCCCGCAAGGAAATCAAGGTAGTCCAGGAGTAACGGGAGCACCTGGGATCAACGCCTACTCAACCACTGAAGGCTTTACTCAGCCTGCCATTGGTAACGCTATTCCTATTCAGGTTCCATCTGGTCAATGGATGCAGATCGGCCAGTATGTGTTTATCCCTAGTGGAGGATACTATACGATAGCATCGGGCTCAGTGCCTACATTCTCGATCCAAAATCTGGGCTACTCTGGTGTCAATATCCCGGTAGGTAGTGCAGTAGCAGCAGGTTTTGTTTCTCCGGGAGGAGTAGCAGGAGTCACAGGTACAACAGGGCCTACAGGCCCGCAAGGTAATCAAGGCTCACCTGGCGTAACGGGCCCACAAGGATCACAGGGCATTCAAGGTTCTCCCGGAGTTACTGGGGCAACCGGACCGACTGGTCCGCAGGGATCTCAGGGTATTCAAGGTTCGCCCGGAGTAACGGGAGCTACCGGACCAACGGGGCCGCAGGGTAGTCAAGGTATTCAGGGTTCTCCTGGTGTCACTGGAGCAACAGGTCCTACTGGTCCACAGGGAAATCAGGGAAGCCCAGGCGTAACCGGTATTACTGGTGCTCCCGGCATCAATGCTTACTCTACTACTCAGGGCTTTACGCAACCAGCAGTAGGTAATGCGATACCGATCCAGATACCTAGCGGATACTGGATCAATATCGGACAGTATGTCTTTATTCCGAGCGGTGGATACTATGTTGTTGCTTCCGGATCTGTGCCTACTTTTAGTTTGCAGAACTTGGGCTATTCGGGAACCAACATTCCTGTTGGTAGCGCAGTATCTGCTGCTTTCGTTTCACCTGGTGGTATCGCTGGTGTTACAGGGGCTACTGGAGTACAAGGTATTCAAGGTCAAACCGGACCAACTGGGCCGCAAGGTCCTCAGGGAAGCCCCGGTGTAACTGGAACTACAGGCCCTACAGGACCACAAGGCAATCAGGGATCACCTGGTGCAACAGGTGTCACAGGCGCTCCAGGTATCAACGCTTATTCTACTACCGCAGGATTTACACAACCCGCAGTGGGTTCAGATATCGCTATTCAGATCCCAAGTGGCTATTGGATCCAAGCTGGCCAATATGTTTTTATACCATCCGCAGGTTATTATGTTGTAGCATCAGGAGCAGTTCCAACATTCTCGCTACAAAATCTTGGTTACTCTGGCGTCAACATTCCGGTAGGAAGTACCGTCGCAGCAAGCTTTATTTCTCCGGGTGGAGTTGCCGGTGTTACAGGAGTAACTGGACCGCAGGGTAATACAGGACCAACAGGCCCTCAAGGGGCCCAAGGTAGTCCTGGTATTACAGGAGTTACAGGCCCTACTGGACCCCAAGGAGCGCAAGGATCACCAGGTGTTACTGGAACCACAGGCCCTACTGGTCCACAAGGTAATCAGGGTTCGCCAGGAGTTACTGGTGTAACTGGAGCGCCTGGAATCAATGCATATTCGACAACCAATGGATTTACGCAACCAGCAGTGGGAGCTGCTATTCCACTTACCGTTCCAAGTGGGCAATGGATGCAGATTGGTCAGTATGTCTTTATACCGAGTGGGGGCTATTATACGATTGCTTCAGGCTCCGTTCCAACATTCTCATTCCAAAATCTCGGTTACTCTGGAGTCAATATTCCTGTTGGCAGTGCTGTTGCTGCTGCTTTTGTTTCACCTGGTGGCATAGCCGGAGTAACAGGAGCAACCGGTACCATAGGATCTACTGGACCGACAGGTCCGCAAGGCAATCAAGGTTCTCCTGGAGTGACTGGAGCAACCGGACCAACGGGGCCCCAGGGCTCACAGGGTATTCAAGGTAGTCCTGGTGTAACTGGAGCCACAGGACCCACCGGTCCGCAAGGCTCACAGGGCATCCAAGGTTCTCCCGGAGTAACAGGCGCAACGGGACCCACAGGGCCGCAAGGCAATCAAGGAAATCCTGGTGTAACAGGAGTAACAGGATCGCCAGGGATCAACGCTTATTCAACCACCGCCGGATTCACCCAGCCTGCGATTGGTGCAGATATCATTGTCCAAATTCCAAGTGGTTACTGGATTCAGACAAACCAGATCGTCTTTATCCCAAGCGGAGGCTATTATCAAGTTGCATCTGGAGCAGTACCTACCTTCTCATTGCAGAACCTTGGTTATTCTGGCGCCAATATTCCAGTTGGTAGTTTGGTATCTGCTTCGTTTGTTTCTCCTGGCGGAGTGGCTGGAGTTACCGGTGTTACAGGACCCACAGGACCTCAAGGTGCTCAAGGTAGTCCAGGCATAACTGGCACAACAGGACCCACAGGACCTCAAGGCGCTCAGGGCTCTCCTGGAGTCACGGGGGCTACCGGCCCTACTGGCCCACAAGGTAGTCAAGGCATTCAAGGAAGCCCTGGTGTAACTGGCGTAACAGGTCCGACCGGACCGCAGGGCAATCAGGGTATTCAGGGTTCTCCTGGAGTTACTGGTGCGACAGGGCCAACTGGACCTCAAGGAAATCAAGGTCCTCCTGGAGTAACCGGTGTAACCGGATTACCTGGCATCAACGCCTATTCTACTACGGCAGGCTTTACTCAACCCGCAGTAGGAGCTGATATTGCTATTCAGATTCCATCTGGATATTGGATCCAGACAAATCAGATCGTCTTCATTCCATCCGGTGGTTATTATCAAGTAGCGTCTGGTTCTGTACCTACTTTCAGTTTGCAGAATCTTGGTTATTCAGGAGTCAATATTCCAGTTGGTAGTTTGGTATCCGCAGCATTTGTATCACCAGGAGGTATTGCCGGAGTAACAGGCGCAACTGGTACTATTGGTTCCACTGGGCCAACAGGACCGCAGGGTAATCAAGGATCACCTGGAGTAACGGGCGCTACAGGACCTACTGGCCCTCAGGGGTCTCAAGGTAATCAGGGTTCTCCTGGTGTAACAGGAGTTACTGGTCCTACCGGACCTCAAGGAGCACAGGGAGTAGCAGGAACAACAGGAGTAACGGGCGCTCCAGGAATCAATGCTTATTCCACCACCAACGGTTTTACTCAACCGGCAGTCGGTGTAGCCATACCTCTTACTGTTCCTTCGGGTCAGTGGCTTCAGATTGGTCAGTATGTTTTCATTCCGTCCGGCGGGTACTACACTATTGCTTCTGGATCAGTCCCTACCTTCTCATTCCAAAACCTAGGATACTCAGGCGTCAATATTCCAGTGGGAAGCGCTGTGGCTGCGGGCTTTGTTTCTCCGGGAGGGATTGCTGGTGTAACTGGCGTAACAGGTCCGACCGGACCTCAGGGAGCACAAGGTTCTCCTGGTATAACCGGAACAACAGGGCCTACCGGCCCTCAAGGTGCCCAAGGAAGTCCGGGCGTAACTGGAGCCACTGGTCCAACTGGCCCTCAGGGCAATCAAGGATCACCAGGCGTAACTGGTGTAACGGGAGCACCTGGGATCAATGCTTATTCAACTACAGCAGGTTTCACACAACCAGCAATAGGGGCAGATATTGCAATCCAGATTCCAAGCGGCTATTGGATTCAAGCGGGGCAGATCGTTTTTATTCCTTCAGGCGGTTATTACCAAGTCGCCTCCGGTTCTGTTCCCACCTTCTCACTACAAAACTTAGGCTATTCAGGCGCCAATATTCCAGTAGGTAGCGCGGTAGCTGCTGGATTTATCTCACCAGGAGGTGTAGCGGGAGTTACAGGAGTTACTGGTCCCACCGGTCCTCAAGGTAACCAAGGATCGCCCGGTGTTACAGGAGTCACAGGTCCAACAGGTCCTCAGGGAGCGCAAGGCAGCCCTGGTGTTACGGGTGCTACAGGACCTACCGGTCCTCAGGGCCCACCAGGTACTGGTGGCGGTGGCGGAGGCGTTACCTTAGCCTCTCAATCAACTCCGGGTGTTATTTACCTACCAGCAGGAGACCTACAAGGAGCCAGTTCTACCGCTACCACTCCGTATATTAGCTCCTTGCATGGAGATGCGACTGGAGCCATTCAGGTTCCGTCCGGTGTCTTCTTCTACTTTGGTGGCAATGTCGGATCTGCTGCTCCTACCGGTCTTTTCAGGCTACCACAGGCTGTAACTGGAGTGCCACTAAACATCTTCTCAGCGTTCAATCCACAGGCCACTTCAATCAATCTCTTATCCTACGGGGTTTATAGTGGCTTCCCAAGTGGCTATAATAATATTGCAATCGGCGATAGTCTCAATGTTCAGAATCACGATATTGTCAATCTGCAAACACTGGATTTCGAGCAGGAGGTTTCTAACGGTAATTCTGGCGGTAGCACATTCAATATCAACTGGAGCGTGGGTAGTCGTCAAACCATTACTCTAAATGGTTCTCCAACCTTTACCTTTACTAATCCAGTTGGTGTTTCCAGTCTTCTACTTCGTCTAGTTCAAGGCGGATCTGGTTTTATGACTGTTACCTGGCCAACTAACGTTCAATGGGTAGGTGGTACGCCACCCACTTTATCAACTGGTACTGGAGCCGTTGACATCATCTCTCTATACTTCAATGGTACCAACTATTATGCCTCTTATGGCCTCAACTTCGTTCCCTCGGGCGGAGCGGGCCCAGGCGCAGGCGCTACTGGTGTTACTGGCGCTCCCGGTATCAACGCTTACTCCACTCATTATGGGTTTACCCAACCAGCAACTGGTGCGGCCAATACTATTTCAGTTCAGATCCCTTCTGGTAACTGGATACAGGTTGGACAAGTCGTCTTCATTCCCAGCGGAGGTTACTATCAAGTAGCTACGGCTGGTGTGCCAACGGTTGGGCTGCAAAATCTCGGCTATCTAGGAAACATTCCGGTAGGTAGTGCCGTAGCAACAGGTAATATTTCGCCAGGGGGCATTGCAGGAGCAACGGGAGCCACAGGCCCACTTGGGCCTCAAGGTTCAACCGGCCCACAAGGTACATATGGGTCGACTGGCGCTGGTGGCATTAATGCTTATTCTACTAACTATGGCTTTACTCAGCCCGCCACTGGCGTTGCTAATGCGATCTCTGTACAAATTCCTTCCGGTTATTGGATACAAGCCGGTCAGGTTATTTTCATACCAAGTGGAGGCTATTATCAGGTAGCTACGGCAGGTGTACCTACCGTTGGCTTACAGAACTTGGGTTATGTGGGTAATATTCCAGTAGGAAGCGCTGTGGCCACCGCATTTGTTTCCCCGGGCGGTGTTGCTGGAGCTACTGGAGTTACAGGACCCCCAGGCACCGCTGGCGTCAATGGCACTGGTATGTGGTGGTTCAATCAAGGAGCTACGGTTGCCATCGCGAACAATATCAATTTGATAGGTGGATTGGTAGCGGCCACCGGACCTAATCCTAATGAGATCACCATTACACCGATGGGTAACTTTTATCAAGGGCAAGCTACGGCCGGTATGCAGGTGCCATCGGGCAATTGGAGCGTTGCTGGTGCAATGAGCGGCCCATTTAGATTAGTGCAATGGGGCGGACAGCAAATCAGTATTGGTAATATAGGCGCCACCACCGTTACTACTGGGTGTTCTTATGTAACTTTCAATAATGCTGACATTGCTAATACCTATAGCTACTATAGAATTAACACCAGTATAAATTATACTGGTGTTCCATCTGGAACGCACGGTATTATGATGATGCAATATTTAGGAGCTACCGGTTTATTAGGCTCTGGAACCCCCATATCTCAATCTGCGGCGATTAGTATTGGTGGTAGCGGTTATGGACAAGTAGATAATTCATATATAGCAGCTATTGGATCAGGAGTTAATATATCAACTTGGTTATCTTGGGTTAATAATGGACCGGCCGTAGTGCCATCATCATTTGCTCCAAGTATAAGTCCGACAGGCTCGACAATTAATATAATGCAAATAGGATGATTATACGCATAGTCAGAACAAAATGATTAGAGGAACATAATACTATGGCAATCTCAATCGTCTTTCCCATTCAATCAGGTGATAGCATGGGGGCTGGTGTTACTGATGGTAGTACCGCTTCCTCTTCGCCCGTCACCTGTACCTATATTCACGCCCAAACCGCTGGTAACACCAATCTTGTCTGCATGTCATGGGTCGATGCAACTGCAACTTTTACTTCAATGTCCGATAGCGCTGGTAATACTTACCAACAAGTGTTATCGTTGTCCTCGCCAGCACATAGCATGTCTATGTATGTTTTCGTTTGCGTCGGAATAAAAGCCGCGGCCGCGAATACTAATACCGTTACTATCAATGTTAATACCAATGGTGCATTTAACTTTCCAGAGCTATTCATCATAGAGTTGTCAGGAGTGACTGCCTTAGATCTGTCAGCTTGCACGATCAATAGCGCATCATCTGGCACCACTGCCACCGCAGGGCCTGTTACCTGCTCCTATCAACATGAGCTGCTTATTGGTTATATGTATACTAATACAACTGAAAATGGCTTGGGTACGGGCTGGTCATTCGTCATGTGGAGCAACGGTCAACAAGGTACTGGCAACGGCGGTGCGATGGAACAGCAATCAACCTCAACTGGCGGATCCTTCACCGCCAATACCAAATTGACTCCATCAGGCGATTGGGCGCAAATGATCGTCGGATTTACCTCTGACACCCCACATACTACGAAAGTACAATTCACTGATACTATATTCTATGGTATGACCTAACTCAAATTTCAACAGATGGGCCATAGGAATAATTCGACATTTTGACATGGACAACCTAATACCAAGCCTTACCTGGGACGGATACAAGTATAACCTCTCCTTCGTGGATCAAAACACAATCGGAGGTGGCGGAGGACAAGGATCAACAGGTCCAGCGGGTCCCCCGGGACCCGAAGGGCCAACTGGCAGCACTGGTCCTGCCGGACCCGCAGGATCAACGGGACCGACAGGCCCAGCTGGCAACGCAGGAAGTGTAGGTCCGCAAGGAGCTCAAGGGCCACAGGGCCCACAAGGCGCAGCAGGCGCACAGGGAAATACTGGTCCTGCCGGGCCTTCAGGTCCAACAGGTAGCACCGGACCAGCAGGCCCAGTAGGTAATGCAGGCCCACAAGGCGCTCCTGGCTCGACAGGTAATACAGGGCCAGCTGGATCTACTGGCCCAGCAGGTAGCACAGGTCCTGCCGGTGTAGCAGGACCACAGGGTCCGCAAGGTGTTCAAGGCTCCGCAGGCTCAACCGGTCCTACCGGACCAGCAGGCGCAGCGGGAGCGACAGGCGCAGCGGGAGCGACAGGCGCAACGGGAGCTACTGGGGCTCAAGGAGCCGCAGGTTCTATTTCTAATCCCGTCGCTTTCCTTGCCGGTACTGGAACTCGTGCCCTTGTGGCCTCTGCCAACGGCACTATTTCCGCAACGCCTACCGTCGTTTCTTCCGTGCTCGGAAACGCAAGCGTGCATATCAATGTTGGCACCGCCAATCAGTTCAATATGCCCGCGGCCACTCTGACTGCTAACCAAACCATCACCCTCGATACCACTGGCGCAGTGACCAATGAGAGCTTGACCATCGCTCGTTTGGATGCGACCGCCTTCACTCTGACCATCGTCAATGGTGGCCCGGCGGGAGGAACACTCTACACCTTCCCTGCCAGCAAAGCGCGTGCATCCACCTTCATTTTCAACTCTACCGACTGGGTTCAAACAGCCCACGAAGCGATCAACTGATGAGCCCCATCGGTGGAGGATTATCCCTTCCTGGATTGGGAGCCCGACTTCGTACCTCAAATACGAATGCTCCTATCATTTCGGCAGACAGGCTAACAACCTGGAACCCGGGCCTTAACTCTATTGGTGGTATCCCAAACAGAACTACCATCTATACTACTATCTCTCCCAGTGGAGGTGATGATAGTACTGCCATCCAAAACGCAGTTAATGCTTGTCCCAATAACCAAGTAGTAATGTTGGCAGCTGGGACTTTCATCGTCAATAACTTCATTCTGATCAGCACACCCATCACTCTTCGAGGTGCAGGCGCTGGTAAAACCATCGTCAAGAAAACCAATGGCGCCACGATGGTTTCCTATCAGGCTACGGACTATCAAGCCTTCGCGGTAATCGGCCCTAATCGTTGGCCCAATCCTGATAACACTTCTCAAAATCTAAGTGTAGACGGAGTAAAAGGCTCTAACAGTATCACCGTTGCTAATGGTAGTGGATTTACTGCTGGTGTATTCGTGTTATTGGACGAACTCTCTGGTGCAAAATGGATGACCGACCCATTAGGTCGTGGTCAGATTTGGGCCGCTCCCGATTGGAAAGTTACCTGGCAGCTTCACAATCCCGCCAATCAGATCGATGATCCACTGACCGCTACTACACCTACTAGTGGCGATGCGGCGTCTTGGTTCTGTCGTCAAGATAGGCCAACAGGCGAGATCAAACAGATCCAAAGTGTCAGTGGTAACACTATTACCTTTACAACCCCACTGCACTCCAACTATCGGGCCGCTCATACCGCCCAACTAACCGGTTTCACAGGAAATCCGTTTGTCACCAATGCAGGCGTAGAAAACCTAACGATGATGGGATTTTCTGATGGTAGTATTAGAATGACCTGCGCGGCTTTCTGTTGGGTCAAAGGAGTAGAGATCACTATTTGGCTCAATGAGGGCGTAGCGTTGACTAACGCTTTCAAGTGCGAGATCAGGGATAGTTATATTCACGATGGCGCCTGGTCCGAGCCAGGAGGTGGTGGTTATGCCATTAGTTCTTCGGATGGCTCTTCCGAGTTTCTGATCGAGAACAACATCTCGATCCGGGCCAATAAGGTAATGGTTGCTCGTTGTTCCGGCGCAGGAGCAGTAGCAGGTTACAACTATATGGACGAGGGCTTCATTCTCACCAATCAGAACTGGATCGAAATTGGACTTAATGGCAGCCATATGGTCGGGCCCCATCATATGCTGTTCGAAGGCAACTACGGTTTCAACTGGGATAGTGATAAAACCCACGGTAGTTCTACCTATCACACCATCTTCCGCAACTGGTTGCGTGGTATCAGAAGCGGTCCCTTCACCAATCCAAGTACCAGCACAGTTGTTTCAGCTTCGATGACCGGTGGCACTGGATATAAGGCGGGAGATCAACTAACATTGGCTTTGCAAGATCCGATCTATGGCTTGTCAGCTGCACTTACGGTTACAGCGGTCAACGGCAGCGGTAATCCAACTAGTTTCACCGTCACCAACGGTGGAGCCGAATATACTTCAACCTCCGCTTCGATTGCTTCCAAAACTGGAGCCGGAGTGGGCGGGACACTAACGATTGCAGTTGGTGCCAGCGCTATCAATGACGCCAGCCAAGGCAATTCACCAGAGCGTTGTGCAGGCTCTACGGCATACAGCTACTATATGAGCTTCGTGGGCAATGTCTTAGGAGCACAAGGACAGATGAGCGGTTACACTTACGATGTTACCGGTCCCTCTGGTATGGTTACACCCGCCATCTGGTTGCTTGGATGGGACGATGTTAGTCCGCAGCCCTATGATCCCAAAACTACCACTACTACCCTTCGAGAAGGAAACTGGGACTGGCTACAAAGTAAGCAAACTTGGACCACTGTCCCTGCCCAATCATTGGCTAATTCTCTGTATTTGAGTGCTGCGCCCAAGTTTTTCGGTAGTAATCCGTGGCCTTGGGTCGACCCCACTACCGGCAATACGGCTACCCTACCGGCCAAAGCTCGTTATGATGCCGGTACGCCAAATACTGTGTTGTAATTCTGGTCATCGTCAAACATATGGAAAGGTCGATATATACGGTGTTGAGCCTCAGTAAGCCGAAAGTAGAAAGAAATGACCGAAAAGAGCCCTGTTAGCCTCTGTATCATCGTAAAGAATGAACCTTTTCTGGAAAAGTGCCTTCAATCTATCAGACCCTATATAGAAGAGTTGGTAGTTGTCGATACCGGGTCTACCGACAACACACCTGAAATAGCCAAGAAATACGCTGATATTTTCGAGGTTTATACTGATTGCAATGATCCAACCACTGGTCTGATTGAGGATTTTTCGCAAGCTCGCCAAAGATCGTTCGATTTGGCAACCAAAGACTGGATTTTGTGGTGTGACGCAGATGATACCATTGAGGGATGTCAAAATCTTCCTCTTATTATTGAAGACTTCAAGAAGAACTATACCCATTTAGACACTATTTCCTATCTATTCCCTTATGAATATGCCTATAATGAGTTAGGTCAATGCACTCTACAACACTATCGAGAAAGGCTCTTCTACAAGAAGGACTTCTATAAGTGGGTAAATCCCGTGCACGAGGTCCTTATTCCAAAGGATAATGTCAGAGTAGCTCATATTCCTCGCGAAGACTTAGTGTTCAAGCATCACCGACAATTCAGTCCCAAGATGCACGAGCCTGATCGTAATCTTCGGATCCTGAAAAAGTATTACGAGAAGGTAGGCGATAGTGATGCTCGCCAACTCTATTACTTGGGTTTAGAGTGCGCCAATGCCGGGCTGATCGATGAGTCTATTCAGCATCTAACCAAGTATGTTTCAGTTTCTGGTTGGGAAGATGAGCGGGTGATGGCTTGCCTCAAATTGGTCGATATTTACCAGGCCCAAAATAACTTGGACGATGGTATCAAATGGGCTTTCAAGTCTATTGAGATCAAAGAGAATTGGGGAGAAGGTTATTTTGCTTTGGCTCGGATGTTCTATTTCTTCGCTTCTCGGGGCGGACCCCAGGAGATGCGGAATTGGGAACGCTGCGCGTATTTTGCCAAAGCAGGACTAAACCTTCCTCCAACCAAAACTCTACTATTCATCAATCCATTGGAACGGGATTCCGAAATCCATAAGTATCTCAACCTAGCGCTCAATAAATTGGGCGATGTGGTGGGAGCATTGAATAGCGTCAATATCGGAATACAAAAGCAACCCAATGACCCCAACTTCCTAAACAACAAACGGCTCTATGAAGACTTTCTAGCCCGACAGAAGATAGTAGAGAACACTAATGTCCTGAAAAACAACGGCAGTCTAACACAAGTTGGTGTAGAGCAGGTAGCCGCGATCATCAACAATCAACCTATTCCCGGACTAACTATCATCAATAACATTGTACCTCTAAAAGAAGGTAAGTTAGATATTGTTTTTGCACTTGGTGATGGAGTAGAAATTTGGACACCCGAGACGATCAAAAAGTTTGGTATGGGCGGTTCTGAAACTATGGCTATGGAAATGGCCAAACGATTGGCAGCCCTTGATAATAGGGTTCGGGTCTATTGCAGCTGCGGGATCGCCAGCACTTTTGATGGGGTGGAATATTACCCTTCCAATCTATACCAGAACCTGACCTGCGATGTTCTGGTAGTCTCCAGGAACGCAGCTATGCTTGGAGACCAGTATGGCATTGAGGCCAAACTGAAGCTACTCTGGGTGCACGACATCTTCGCTATTAATGCTACCAATGAGCTGCTGTTGAAGGCAGATAGAATTTTGGCTCTTTCTGAATGGCATAAGTCTAATCTAACTAACTGGCACAACTTGCATCCAGAGCACGTGGTAGTGACGCGCAATGGGATCGATTTGACCCGATTCGACAAGACAGTCCCCCGCGATCGTTTCAAGTGCGTCAATTCAAGCTCCCCTGACCGCAGCTGGCCGATCTTGTTGGAGGTATGGCCCAAGATCAAAGAGCGAGTTCCCGCCGCGACGCTTCACCTGTTCTACGGTTTCAAGAACTGGGAGTTTGTAGCCAAGCACGATCAGAACCAAATGAACCTGATCCACTTCCTCAAGGCCAAGATCAAGGAAATGGAACCATTGGGCGTTGTATATCACGATCGAGTAAATCAGCAAGAATTGGCAGAAGAATACCTGTCAGCCGGTGCATGGTTGTACTCAACTTGGTTTTCTGAGACTTCTTGCCTATCTGCAATGGAAGCTCAGGCTGCAGGCACACGAATGATCTCATCTACCATCGCCGCTCTCAATGAAACGGTAGCCGATCGTGGCGTGCTCCTGCCAGGGGAATGGACCAGTCCCGAGTATAAGGACAAGTTTGTGCAAGCGACCGTTGAAGCCCTCACCAAGGAGGATGATACCGATAGAGCCAAGCTGCAGCAATATGCCAAGGAATATTTCGGACTAGATACTTTGGCCAAGGATTGGGAAGCTATGTTTCATGATCTGATAGAGAGTATGAAGACCAATCCCATTGTGCCATACTATCCAACCACCGCTTACAGAGATGGGGGCCGGGGCTATTACAATGGTGATCCAAGATTTGGAAATCATAACAAGTTGAAAGAGGCCACACAATGAAAATTGCAGTCATACTTGGCGAATGGAGTTTATCGACGCGCCCTCTTGATTTTTGGTTCGATAATATTTGGACAAGTGGTAGGGGACTAACTGGTACAGATCTTAGTTTTTGCATTATCAGCAGCGAGCTACAAAAACTTGGGCACGAAATCCATATGTTTACCAAGAATGCCCAACCTAATAATAAACCAGATATTTGGCAGGGATGCAAACTATATAATTTCATTGAACGGCATACTGTTATTGATGAGAGTTTTGATGCAGTGATCTCTATTAATGAACCAGACGCTCTTCGTGGTGTCAATGAGAAACCATTTCGTATTTGTTGGCAGTTTCTTAATGATTTTACTTACTGTCAGTCAGGATATGATGATTATGTAGATCTATGGTTAGGAGTTTGTGATCAACACACTAAACATTTACAGCGCCAGGCCCCCAAACCCGAAAAATGGCAAACGCTGGCATTAGGATGTGATCCTTCTTGGTACGAAGACAATAAAAAGGTGCCAGGGCGGATGATTTTCTGCTCATCGGCAGATCGTGGTTTGCATTTGGCATTACAGGCTTTTCCCAAAATCAAAGAACAGGTTCCAGAAGCTAGTCTAAAAATATTCTACCATTTTCAAGAAGGCCCTGTACTAAAAATTGAGCCTAACTCTACCACCGATCATCCTCACGTTACGGAACTGGGTCATAGATTGCGTTATTGCCGTGAAGCAATAAAACGAATGAAGAATATGGGTGTGGAACAAATTGGCTCTGTTAGTGTTGAAGAAATGAAACGACAAATGAGCGAAGCATCCGTTCTACTTTATCCAGTAGATACCGTTGCGTTTTCGGAGGGATTTAGTTTGAGTATAATGCAAGCTCACGCGGCTGGCGCTATTCCAGCTATTAGTTCCGCTGATTGTATTGGTGGTATCTATCGACATAGTGGCTGTTTGATGACTGAAATGCCAGTAGCCACAAAATTGAATGAGTACGCAGCGGGAGTAGTAAAGGCTTTAACTGATATAACCTTTGCCAATAATGCCCGAGATAAATGTAAATTGTTTGCTCAAAAATATCTTTGGACTAATATTGCTAATAAGATGTGTAAATTGATTGAAGACAATCCAAAACACAGTAATACATTATCTATACCAAATATCAGTGGCAGTAAGACACCAGCTATTTCTATTATTATGCCAACGATGCGCCCAGGCGGTTTAGATATAGTATTCAAAAGTTTAGAGCGACAAACTTTCAAGAACTTTGAACTGATATTGGTAGATGGTATTTATAAGCATCGGAAAGATATTGTAGCACAAGAAAGCAAAAAATATGATTTCATAGTTAAACATGTCGAACCAATAAAAAATGTGTTTCCTATTAGCTGTTTAGCACATACCACTAATACTGGTTTTGTAAACGCCTCTGCTTCATTGGTGTTAATGATCACTGATTATACCTATTTACCCACAGATTGTGTGGAAAAACATATTAAGTTTCACAACATTAATTTAGCCGAAAATATGGGCTATATGTGTCCTCACCAGTATAAATCTTTACCGGAATTACATCCTGATTTTACTCCTTATCAAAATGAAGATACTGATTTATTTGTGAGTGATATTATTACAGGTAAGTTAAACCATTTAATGTGGAGTATTTTCAAGGAGCCATTCGATCAAGATCCAGAAGCCCTGTCATTAGATAGTATGGGTAATGCTGATACTAAATTATTTATGCCATATGGTCCTGGAGATCATCAAGCTTTTAATGCTAAAAACGAGAGCCTTAAGATAGAAGCCGCTCTTAAGGTCAATGGCTGGGATGAAGAGTTGGACGGAGCACATTTGTGTCAGGATAATGTTTTTTCTGATATCTTGGTCAAGAAACTCGGTTTCACTTGGATTGTAGATAAAGACAATAAGGTGTATATTATCAATCCGAGATTTGTGATGCCGCACGCACGAAGGATTAGACATCATATGTCTAACTATCCTATTTGGCGTCGCAAACAAGCCAATAATTTCAGTGATCCCGTCAATGATTGGAGTTTGCGCGAGATGCGTGGTGTTATTCTTCAAGTTGCACAAATATAATGAAACTCAATCTTGGATCAGGAAGAAGCGGCCTTGCAGCACTGAATGTGATCTCCTTGGATCATATCGGGTGGAAAAGCATTGATATTTGCAAAGATTTTGATACTAACAATGGATTTTTTGAATGCTATGATATATCTCAAGGTATACGAGAATCTGATAATTCAATCGAAGAGATTTGGATGGGTGATTTTTTCGAACATCTATTACGATTGAAGGCTATATTTGTAATGCAAGAATGTCATCGTGTGTTACAGCCAAATGGTCGATTGCGTTTATCAGTACCAGATATGGCAAAGGCAATGCCACTCTGGTTAGCAAGCGAAGGCGAAGCCCAATATCAATATTCTAGATTGATTTGGGGAGAGCAAGATGAAATGCACCAACAAAACTCTATACCTGATAGTCATTTCTATGGTTATACAGAAAAAAGTTTGAAAAAACTTATTTCATCAGTTGGATTTAATAAAGTAGATCGTATTTCAATCCACAATGTATGGTTTGAACTTGCGATTGATGCGCATAAATAAATATTTAACATAAGGAGATTAAAATGTCTGATGTCGGAAAAATCGTTTATGCAATTCAAGGAAATCAGGTTAAACGAGAAATACTAGGCGCGAGTGAAGATGGTTATGTATTGACTTGGATTAATACAAATGATGAGTGGGAATCTAAACCATTGCCAACACCAAGTGGAATACCAGATGGGCCCGCCGGAGGTGATTTATCTGGAACATATCCAAATCCAATAGTTATAGGTTTAACTGGCAACAGTGGTACTGTAGATGCTAGCGCTGTTTTAATACAAAGCACAAATGGTACAAGCGGTTTAACAATATCTACTGATCAAGTTGGAGGCGGTGGCAATGGACCGATTAATATTTTTAGTGGTTGTGCCCCGACCTCAAGTTCTGCCGGTGGTAATAATATTCAACTAGATGCTGGCGCACAAAATGGTGGAGGACAGGCATCTATCTATTTAACAACTGGTTATGGGCATGATAATGCACAAGAAATTGTATTAGATGCTTTTAACGCATCCACTAATCCTGATGTTGCCCAAATAGGTTTGACAGGCAAAAATATTAGATTTAATAGTACGGGACTACGATTTAGTCAAATAGTTAATATTACATCAGATTATACCATAAATAATGGTCGTTCAACTGCTTATGATTATATTATTCTTGGTGATACGACATCAGGAATATTTACTATTACACTACCGCCATCTCCATCGGCAGGAGATATTTATATAATTAAAGATTCCGTTGGTATTGCATCCACTAATAATCTAACAGTATCAGGAGGTGGAGTTAATATTGATGCCGCTTCTACTTATGTAATTAATACTAATTTTGGCGGAATTACTGTTATATTTAATGGTAGTATTTGGAATATACTTAGTAAGGTATAAAAGGAGACAACATGTCCGATGTTAAAAAACGAGTCACAGCGATTCAGGGTATTCCAGTTTCATCAGTGCCACCAATCACCGGGCAAGTATTGCAGTTCAATGGCACTGAGTATGTGCCTACAACGCTACCAACACTTTTCTCACCAACCAGCATTTCAGGACTGCAGTTGTGGTTGCGAAGCGATATGGGTATTACATTGTCCGGTAATCAGGTTACGGGCTGGGCAGACCAGAGCGGCACCGGTGATTCAAATAAAAATATGGTGGGAGCGGGTGGTAGCGCTAATCCAACATTCAACGCCTCAGATAATATGTATGCCGGTTTTCCATCAGTTAGTTTTAGGGATTCTTTATCTCAATATATGAAGTCTACTGGAACTTGGGCTTCACCAGTAGCACAACCATATACCATTTTTGTTGTTGCTAATGATGATGGAACCGTCGGAGGTGGCGCTGAGATATTTGTTGGTGGTGATACGGTAACAAACCCTTGGCTATACAATAATGATGGGGTATATTCTATTTTGGCAGGAGGCACCAATCTTACTACCTCAATATCGGCAACTGGATACCCAGAAGTATTTCGTGGCGAATATGATGGCGCAAGTTCAGCGATTGGTATCAGCAAAACTACACCAAATCTAACAGGCACAGTAGGAGCTGGTTCCGTAGGTGCTGGTACAGATGGTGTTTGGTTGGGCGCCGATAATCAATATATGTCAGGCCATTTCCTCAATGGTAAAATAGTTGAGGTGCTCATATATAACAGCATTCTTGCTTATAGTAATATGATACTTGTTCAAAGTTATCTCAGTGCAAGATACGATATTGCAATAAGTCCGTAAATTGTGCATAAGTAAGATGAATAACCTTGTTCTTGGCTCTTCTGGTTTCGTCGGTCGATACCTATGCCATTATCTTCGCGACCTTGGAGAAAATGTTATTGAATACGATATCATCAGAAATGAGCATGAGGATTGCAGATTTTTCACCTTACCCCTGGTTAATATTGATCGCGTTTATTTTTTAGCCTTCAAAGTTGGTGGAGCCAACTACCTCTATGATCCTAATACTCAAAAAGAACAACTTGAGTGGAATATCAGAATTCTAACCAACTCGATGGATCAGCTGATCGATATCCCTTTCGTTTTCGTTTCCAGTCAGCTCGCCGAGGACTGCGATACCGTTTACGGCGTCCTAAAGCGGCTTGGTGAGGTTTGGACACAACTCAATGGGGGCCGGGTGGTACGGTTTTGGAACGTTTATGGGGCCTATGAGCCGCAGTCTGTCAAGAGCCATGTAGTTGCTGATTTCGTTCATCAAGCATTGTCTAATGATATCATACGAATGATGACCGATGGTCAAGAAAAAAGACAGTTTATTCATATTGACGATATTTGTAGGGCCCTACACTTATCATTTGAATATAAAGGCGTATTTGACGCCAGCACATTGCAGTGGAACTCGATATATGAGGTAGCGGAGCTGGTCTCTAAACATACCGGCTGCCAGATAGTACGAGGCACCAAAAGTGGCAGTTCCTTGGTGATTACGAATAAATCACTCATTTGTGAAGCTCAAACATCCTTGGATGCTGGTATCAGAAAGACGATAGACTTATTCAAGAGGAAACGATGAAAGAACGCATTTTGATTACGGGAGGCAATGGATTTCTCGGACATCATCTTTTGCCGTTATTGAATGCTGCTAAAATCGAATATTGGGCGCCAAAGAGTAAAGACTTGGACATTCTAACGTCGCAAAATATCGGCAATGAATGCGATCACGGTGCCGATATTTGGTGGGCCATTCGACAATATCAACCTACTGCTATTCTGCATATGGCCGCGAAGTGCGGCGGGATTCTAGCCAATAAGAACAGTCCGGCTGATTTCCTGCGAGATAACACTCAAATGGCACTCAATGTCTATGAAGCAGCACGAACGATGAAGGTTCCTTATGTCTATTCATTAGGTTCAGTGTGTGCCTATCCTAAATACTGTCCAGTTCCTTTCAAGGAGGATAATATTTGGAACGGTGCCGCTGAAGAAACCAATTTCCCATACGCACAAGCAAAACGAACGCTGATGATGTTGGGGCAAACATATCGAGTCCAATATGGTATCAAAGGGGCACATCTAATTCCAGTAAATATGTACGGTCCGTACGATCACTTCGATCTAACCAACAGCCACGTCATTCCGGCATTGATCCGTAAGTTCATAGATGCCAAGCATACCAATGCACCCGAGGTCAAATGCTGGGGTACTGGCAATGCCACTCGGGAGTTTCTCTATGCTGGCGACACCGCTGAGGTTCTTGTCAAAGCAATCGCAAGTCGTTTTGACAACGACTTACCAATCAATCTGGGAGTAGGACAAGATATTAGCATCAAGAACCTGACCCACCTGATCAAAGAGCTAACGGAGTATCAGGGCAGGGTAGTATTCGATGGCAGTGTTTCAGATGGTCAGCCAAAAAGGCTTTTGGACACAAGCCGAGCCAAGGAGCTATTGGATTGGGAGGCAACGACAGAACTGCAAGAAGGGCTGAAAAAGACAATAGACTGGTATGTAAAGTCAGATAAGGATGCAAGATGAACAATAGAGAATATGGAGATTTGGTTAGTCGTGGAGAGTTTCCGGCAGATATTCTTGTACCATTGGACGCGCCCTTTGTGAATGCTACTGGTGTCATCCAAAATCTACTCTTATCACCTATTACCAGCGTGGCTATCATTACCAGTAAGGCAGGATCGGTACGTAGCAATCATTGGCATCACGAGAACTGGCACTACCTTTTCGTCATATCGGGATCGATGGAATACTACGAGCGATCGGTGGATACATCACCCGAAAAGGCTAATCGAGAGCCGATCGTCGTCAAGGCGGGTGAGATGGTTTTCACTCGCCCATACTACGTGCATCGCACGGTATTCCTGGAGGATACGGTGTTGATTTCCCTGGGACACGGCATCAAGGACCACGAACATCACGAAGCCGATTTAGTGCGAGAGGAGTTTTAGATGAAGACTGATAAGTGCAGATTGTGCAAGGGCCCCCTCGGCGCACCGGTATTAGATTTAGGCTCCACGCCGCTTGCTAACGAATTTTTGTCCTCTCCCAGCCCCCAGGACCTTTTTCCGCTACAAGTGTGTTGTTGCGCCTCCTGTGGGCACTACCAGCTCAATCAGAGTATTGATCCGGAGCGGATTTTTCGCCACTACCATTATGTGGCTGGTACCTCCCCCGTCAATGTGGAGCATTTTCGTAAGTATGCAGTGTCAATGGTCGAAAAGTTTGATCTGAAGCCTGGCAGCAAAATCCTGGAAATTGCCAGCAACGACGGAGTGATGTTGCAGCACTTCAAGGATCTGGGAATGAAGGTCATGGGCATCGATCCAGCCCGGAACATCGCGGACGAAGCTAACAAGAAGGGCATCGAGACCATCACGGAGTTTTTCACCGAGGCCTATGCCGATAAGATGCTCAAGGAACACGGTCAGTTTGATTTGATCGTGGCCAACAACGTGTTTGCCCATTGCCCCGACCTGGTTGACTTTACCAAGGGTGTCAAGAAGCTGCTGGCTCCGCAGGGAGTATTCGTGTTCGAGGTGTCCTATTTCGCTGATGTGTGCGACCATACCTTATTCGACACTATTTACCACGAGCACAGCTCTTACCATACCGTAGGGCCCTTGCGCCCATTTTTTACCGGCCACGGTTTGGATTTGTTTGATGTCGAAAGAATTCCAAATCACGGGGGATCAATTCGAGTTTTTGTTCGTTGCCAAGAAGATTTCGGCCTTGGTAGATGGTATCGTGGTGCATTAAGCGCCGGACTAGGTGATTTGCCGCAACAAGAACAAGACATTGAGAAGAAGGTCAAGCAACTGGCCCACAATATCAAGTATCTAGGACTAGAACTTCGTGAAAAACTCCGAGATCTGAGAGATCAGGATAAATCCATCGCCATCTACGGCGCCCCGGCTAAAGCTACGACCTTAATGTATGCTCTTGGGATCAAAGAAGAATGGATTGATTTCGCGGTAGATGATGCTCCCTTGAAACAAGGAACATTTACTCCCGGTAAGCATATTCTCATCTATACCTCACAAGCCATTTTGGAACGCAAGCCGGATGTGTTATTGATCCTCGCCTGGAACTTTGCGGACTCAATAATCGAAAAGTGTCAGCAGCAGTGGTATCAGCATTTCAAAAATGTCAGGTATCCCACTTTCATTGTGCCTTTGCCGGAGCTGAAGGTGCAGCGATATTGCGAGAACATGACCTGCACTTGTAGCGATGGCCCTTGGATCGAAGACCCCAAATATAGCGGCAGTTTCAATGGCATCAAGATAGGCGGGGCCAGATGTCAGTCGTGTGGTGGTATCGATCGCGGCATGCCGTGGTTTCCCGCAATCGAAGAGCTAACAAGGAAGGGTTCATAAATGTTCCAGTTCAGACATATCAACCGGCTCAAATATCCCCAGAAGCACGTCCTAATTTGTGAGGACGATCTCCACTGCCAAAAGGGCGTTATCGAGCATTTCGCCAGCATTTTTGGGCCCCAGACCGAGGTGCAATTCAGCGTGGTGCCGGGTGCCCTCGCAGCCGCGGCTATCATCAGCAGCGTCAAGATTGACGTCATCATTTTGGATCACGATATGCCGCAGGGTAATGGCATTGACCTGCTCAACTGGTTGAAAAGCAAGAACTTATCCATACCAGTCATCACTTTCTCCGGCATCCAGCAGAATAACGCCAATATGATAGTCGCGGGTGCTACTCATCTTTTTAGCAAGCCGGAGGTAATGGCTGGCAAAGCCGATTATCTTATCCGACAACTACTCGAACTGAACGTGGGGGTGGCAGAAACCTACATCAATACCGTTAGTCCTACTAATCCAACGATGGCAAGGTATTGGGTAGCGCCCCATCTCCTGGTGGGTGGCAACATTTGCGACCAAAAGGACTGGGAACACCTGACCAGAGATTTCAGTATCGGATCCGTGATCAACGTAGATGGTCATACGGACAAGGACAAGCAGATCGATAACCTCTTGGAACTGCCGGTTCAGGATGATGGCAATCCTTTTCCTGCCGATTACGTTAGGCAGGCAGTCAAGTTTGCTCAACAGCATTCGGATCGGCCCATTTACCTCCATTGCCACGTTGGTGCCTCACGAAGTCCGCATTTTGCCTACGCCGTTCTTCGCGGATGCAACAAGATGACCTCCGAAGATGCTCTAACGAAGGTGTGCCAGGCGGTGCCGGATTACTATCAATGGGGCTTCAATCAACATCACGCGTCCTACCTTAAATCCATTGAGGACGCTTTGCAAGGATGGGATGGCCAATGAAACGCGTGCTCGTGACCGGCTCGGCCGGGTTTATCTTCAGCAACTTTATTAGGAAGGTCTTTGATGATCGCCTGGACTACAAATTCTCGAGCGTTGATAAAATCATCGCCCCCTACAACCTCAAGAACATCTATCGCAATACTGGCCACACTTTCTATATGGGTGATATTGCAGATGAGATTTTTATGGACAACGTATTTGCTCTGGAACGGCCCAACATCGTCATTCACGGAGCAGCCGAGAGTTTCGTGGATGACTCGATCCGAAGCGCCAAGCCTTTCGTTCATTCCAACATCGTGGGTACCCAGGTGATGGTAGATCTGGCGCTCAAGTATCAAGTGGAGCGGTTCATTATGATATCAACCGATGAGATATACGGCCAACTCAAGATCGGTGATCCGTCCTGGACCGAACACTCACCCCTCAAACCCAGAAACCCATACTCCGCCTCCAAAGCCTGTGCTGAAATGTTGGTGGTCGCCGCTAATCAAACTCACGGACTACCATACAACATCACGCGCTGCTGCAATAACTACGGGCCCCGCCAACCCCCTCGCAACTTGGTCCCGAAGGTCATCACATCGATTATGGATGGCAAGCCGATCCCTATTCACGGAGAGGGCAAGCAGATGCGGGAGTGGCTCTATGTCAAGGACAACTGCTCGGCCATTATGAAGATCGTGGAAAAGGCTCCCGCCAATGAGACCTACAACATTGGCTCTGGGGTGGAGCTGACCAATTTGGAAGTCGTGAAGCGAATCAGTCAAATCCTGAAGGTCGAAAATCCGGCCATTGATTTTATCAAAGACCGGACCGGCCACGATTTTAGGTATTCGGTGGATTGCTCTAAAATCAAGGCATTAGGATGGAGGCCTATATTCGATTTTGATAGAGGTCTTTTTGAGTGTGTAAATTGGTATCTAGAATACAGAAATCGTTATGAGTAATATCTTACTTATTGGTAATGGTCATTGGGGTAGAAATTATGTCTCTACTCTTGCTGATTTTCCTGATGTCTCTTTGCAAATTGCAACTAGACATAATTGGAAGTCTTTATTGGATGAGCAGCCAGACGGGGTGATTATCGCTACTCCGCCACAATCTCATATTGATATTGCTCATTATGCTTTAGAGCGTAATGTACCCGTGATGGTAGAAAAGCCATTGGCTCTTTCTCTAAACGAGATAAAAATATTGGATAGGTTTTCTGCTCCTATTTTGGTCAACCATCAACATATTTTTGCTCCCGCCTTCCTCAAATTACGAGAAATTGTTCTGTCTTGGGATCGAATTGATGGTATTTTTACCAGAGGCTATGGAAACGGCCCCTTCCGAGATTATTCGTCTTTATTTGATTATGGTTCTCACGATCTGTCGATGTGTTTTGCTTTGTTAAATAATCAAACATCAATTGATTATGCGGCACGAATGCCTTCGTGGCATTCTCAGGGCGAGATATTTGATTTGCACCTCAATATAGGTGGAGTCAGAGTAAGTGCTCAAATTGGTAATGGAGCCCAAAATAAAAGTCGTTATTTTGAGGTTTTTGGAGGAAAAGAAACGATTATATATGATGATATACGAGAAGACAAACTGATACATAATGGGAAAGTGGTAAAAATTGATCGAACTTTGCCGCTCGCTTCTTCGATTGAAACGTTTTTACAATTGATTGATGGAAAAAAAGATTGGAGAAGTGGATTAGAATTGTCTAAAATGATAATAGATACATTGGAGCGTGCTGATCTATCTTTACATAGTGAAGAAAAAAGAATGCATTTGCTGTTGGGTGATGAATGAATATAATAAAACGTCAAACTTGGAGACATATATGAAGGCGCTTGTTTTATCAGGTGGCGGATCAAAAGGGGCGTCTCAGGCCGGAGCCCTCAAATATTTGCTTGGAGAATTACAAGTACAATACGACGCTTACCTAGGCGTCAGCGTCGGAGCCATCAATGCCGCTCTTCTTGCTATGTATCCAACAGGTCAAGAAATTCAAGCCGCTCAGGATTTAACTTCTCTTTGGGAAAAATTGACAACCAAACAGGTATATCAACGCTGGCAGCCCTTTGGCAAATTCCACGCTCTTTGGGAAAAATCAGTGTTTGATAGCGCCCCATTGGCTAAATTAATCAAAACTCATATTTCATTGGATAAAATTCGTGCCTCTGGCAAACAAGTGATTGTAGGCGCAGTTTCTCTTTGTTCTGGGAAATACACCACCTTCTCTCAAACTGATGATGATTTTATAGATGCAGTTGTTGCTTCTGCTTCTTTTCCTGGCTTACTGTCTCCTGTTTGGATGAAAAATCAATGGTGGGCTGATGGTGGCACCAAGAGTATTAGTCCAATTGCTGAGGCATTGGATCTAAATGCCGATGAAATTGATATCATTATGACGTCTCCTGAAACTCGGAACAAAAATTTCATTGAAAATCCTAATATTTTAGACATTTTTAAGCGAAGTATTGATTTATCATCTGACAAAATTATGTCCAATGACTTAGAAAAGGCCATTATGTACAATAAGTTAGCCGCAGCCGGAGTAAGCGATAAAAAGCTAGTAAAATTACAAGTAATTAGGCCTGATTTCAATTTAGTGGATAATATTTTGGATTTTAGCCCTCATAAGATCAAAAAAATGATGGAAATCGGGTATGGTGATGCAAAGAAGAAATACTCGGTATAATTAGGCATAAGTAGAGAGGTCATAGATGCCAAGTAATAATTTTCCAGGTATTGGATACACTAATCATGGTTATGATTATAATTTTTTCCAAAAATTCACCGTAACTGCTACCACTACTTTTGGCAGCGATACGGTTGATGGTTATCAGCCCTCAGTAATTATAAATTTAGCTGTTCCTACCTACACTGTAATAATGACCAATTTAACGGCAGCAGGTAGTAGTGGTAATACGTGGGTCCCCGGCGCCGTTGTCGAATATTCTTTCAATGGTAATACAGTACATGGAGAATTAGGAAGTTGTTTTGAAAATATCTCATTGACATTCCAAAATCGAGTTATTTCTACTATTTGGTTCCGTGTGCAAACAGGTTCATCCGGCTCTCCAGTAGTAACTGTACAGGCATGGTCGCATCCGTAGTTTATTCAGAAAGGTAAGACATTATGGCATTAAAAGGTAAAGTAAAGAGAAATCCCGATGGTACATACGTTATTCCAGAGCGAGATTATCGTCTCCGTTTGATCGAAGAGGCCAAATGGAAAGGCTGTGAAGTAGAATTATTACAATTATTTGACAAATGGGACAAAGTAATGCGTAATTGTACCAATGAAGAAGAGTTAAAGGCAATGGGCAAACTTGGAGTTTTGGAAGTTAGTAATTTACTCGATGGTCGTTATTTAGGTCGTGGTGGTAATCTTATTATTGGTGGAGAAGTGGCCAAAACCAGTAAAGATGATGAGGAAAATAAGTAAGGAATAAGATGGAAAATGATAAAGTATATAGCGGCGTAGTGATTTGGTTTAGTGCTCAAAAGGGATTTGGATTTGCCCAATGGAGCGATGAAAATGGAGCGCCACAAAAAGATATTTTCTTGCACTATTCCGATATTGTAATGGGTGGCTATAAGACCCTCAACAAAGATCAAAAAGTTTCTTTTAAGTTAGGAACTAATTTACGCGGTCAGCCAAAAGCCGTTGAAATTACGCCAATCCTATAATGTTCAATTTTCCGAAGCTTTCTTAAATCCCTGCATCCGCCTACGTCTCGAAATTTCATCAATTTTTTTATCCAGTTCTCGAAATTTTTCAAGACGCTTAGATCGTCGTGCTTCTTCTAATTTTGATTCAACTTCTTCTATCAATACTTCTGGCTTATCGGTCATTAGATCCTCATTATTTTAGATAGTCGTCAAGTTTTTCGTTCATCTTATTTAGAATATGAATTTCGTTATTGATTCGCTCTTCTAATACGGCTACTTTGATTTCCATTGCTTTCTGAGAATCATTATGGTTTGCTATTTGTTTTGCTACCTTATCCTCAATTTCTTTATGTGATTTATTTAGCGTTTCTAATTGGTCGGATACGTTTTCTGTTTGCTCTTTAGAGCGACGATCCTTAAAATTGAGAAAACTCAGCAACAAACTGATTGCTGAAAACGCCGCTAAAATCCATTCATATAAATTAGGCATAATTGTATTATCCTCATTTGCTAACTGGTTTTTCTTGCGATACACTGTCAGCGGTTTGTTCTGCAAATTCTTCATCCGATACTTCCAGTTCTTCGAATTTTTCTTCTTTGATTTCATAAGCCGAACGAGAGCGTTGAGGCATAGGAGAATTTGTATCTAATTGAATACTATGAGGAATATTGGTAGAGTACGGGCCTATTTCCCTAAGAACAATCATTTTCTGTTTTCTAAAAAGCGAGCCTTCTGTGGCCGATTTTTGCAATTGATCAAAAGTAAAAGAATAATGCTTAGAATCCAATAAATTGACGGTACTCATCGCCGGAACGCTAATATATAGGTCCGATAAAGAAACATTCCTATTCGACAAATTTGTAATCCAAAACTCTCGTGTATCCTTCATAGAACAATGCCTAATTCTGCATATTCTGTATGAATATGGTTTTACAATATCAACCAGGCCAAACTGTGAGTATTTGGTTTGAGACATTGGATCTGGGACAACGATCTGATGGATACTCGATCCCAACAATTTCTAGGATTATTTTTCCCTCTCTCAATGTGGCTACTGGTTATCCGCAGTCAATGATTCGATATGATGTTGGTTTATACTACTTCCAATTTACCATACCATCCGGAGCAGTATCGGTCGGAACTTATGTGGTAGATGTTAGTTATGTTGATCCTGCTACCGGTAATCCGGAAACAACCTTTATTCAAGTGATAGTGAGCGCGCCCTTTGGCCTGTTTAGTGTATCAGTACCATAATAAGGAATAGGGAATGATCAAATTTCGTGGTGAATTTGTTGATGTAACTGAGCAGATCAATTTGACTGTTCAATTCAAGGATCAATTCGGTAATCCGGTCAATACCGATCAGTTTCCCACAATTTCGATTGTCCAACCAAGTGGAAGCGTTTTACTTTTACCCACCAGTCAAGGAGTAGAGCAGCACGGTGTGGGTTCCTACTCCTATGTTTTTACCGTACCTATCAATGGGCCTTATGGCGTGTTCAATGATATTTGGACTGGCACTATCAACGGATTTCAAGTACAAAATACGTTTAGTTTCGTGGTAAGTCATACCGATTTGCCAGCACTGAATACCGATGGTTTTATGGCACTTGGAGATGATCCTGGGTTTAATTATTCTCAGATTGCTATTTATAACATCAACAAATTGATCAAGATACTTAAAAATAGATTGAATGCTGATGGTAAAACACCGGCCTTTGATAAATTTGGAAACCTACAATATGTTGATTGTTCTTTGTATTCTATTGATATGCTGGTGAGTTTTTTGGCTGCCGCGTTGGTAGATTTCAATCAGGTACCATATTTCACTTTTTTCACCTGGGATGATACTTTATTTATTGAGCAGTTTGGAGAAATATTGGTGCAATGTGCTACGCTGTATGCGCTAGCAAGCAAGGCACTGATTGAAAGGGGCCGCGAATTTCAGATCACTGACAACGGCATAAACTTTAACCCACCAACCGTCTCTGAATTACTGCAAACCCAGTACAATACACTAATTACACAGTATAGGGAGACATTGAAGTATATTAAAAATAGTCTCCGCCCCAGTCCCAAGGGTCTTGGGACGTTCAGCTTAATGAGCGGTTTAAATCCATCAGTTTCACGCCTGCGCTTTTTAAGAGCTAGGCGGGTGCTATAGTTATCTTTGGGCGCTACGCATAATATAACATATGAATAGCTCATTATTTTAGTGGGCGCTGTCACTAAGGACTCATATGAACAAACTGCTCAAAATTTTAACGCCCGAACAATTAAAACAAGAATTAGAAATCATTGGATCAGCTACTAAAATAGCCGAAAAATATGGTATAAATCCAATAACCGTCTATACAGCCTTCGAGATATGCGGTATCGATTGTATTGTAAAACCACGTCGAGATATTTTATTGACACAAGAAGTATTAGAACAAGCATATGCTGAGTACGGCAGTCTAAAGGCCGTGGGACGAAAACTTGGTGTAGATTGTGGCACTATAAAACGATATATGCAAAAGTTTGGATTATATTTCAATCCGCAGATAAAACGCATTTGTGATGATCATTTCTTTTCCAATGAAAATGAGGCGATTTTTTACGTGGCTGGATTTTTAGCAGCAGATGGATGCGTCAAAAAACGACTTTCGTCCAGTGGTAATTTCCGTTATGAAATACAACTCAGTTTGGCTAGATATGATGAGCAGCATCTTCTTCTTATAAAGGAATTATTAAAATCAGATGCGAAAGTTAGACAATATGAGGTGAAGTCTAATAAACGTAACCCAAAATGGAATAATTCCTTAGCCAGCAGTTTTACTATTACTTCGGAAATAATGGTCAATGAACTGGCCAAATTCAATATTGTACCTGCTAAAAGTCTCATCTATACCTTCCCAGAATGGATCATAAATCATTCATTGCGACATCATTTTATTCGTGGCTATAATGATGGTGATGGTAGTTTTTACATTAGTAAACCAAAAAATGGTAGAACCGTTCCTCAGGTATATTTTTCTTTGTGTGGTACCAATGAATTTCTCTCCGTAGTTAGCGCTATTTTCGCCGAAGAACTTGGCATTGATAAAAAGAAGCCTCGTCTGATTAAAAAACACTATGCCCTTGAATATGGCGGAAATGGTGTGCTTTCTAAAATCACCAACTACCTCTACCACGATGCCATCATCTACCTCCCTCGTAAATACGAAGTCGCTCAAAAGGCTAATATTTTCGCATCTTCTCATGAATTTAGATCGACTACAACGCTTATGTGATCGGTTCGTCAAACTTGCAGGAATCTGGGATGACGATGAGGATTGGCGGGAACAGGATCGTCGCAAGGAAGAACAGCGAAAAGCTGACCAACGAGCCAAGAACGAAAGGGTCTGGCCGGTGGTGGAGGCTTGGTTTGCTCAGTTTGGACAGCCCGAAGACGATGACTACGACCGTAAAGAAGTTCTCGAGTTTGACCCCGAGTATGCGGTCAATCCAGTTGTTCGCCTGGGAATGATCTATTCTTGGCCGCATGATTCTAAGATGGTGGTCGATGCCAAGGTCAATCGGGAAACTGGCGAGGCGGTGATTGACAATGTTCGTGTGATCTTCAAAGGCCAACATATTCCGCCGGAGCTACTGGAGAGGATCCGATTGGCCACTGGGAAGACTATCAAGTACCACCGGCCCACTAATGCTTGGGTATATGATGCTCAATTGGACGGAAAATTGAAACCCGGCGATCCTCGGATGATCGAAGTCGCTCAGGCTCTAAATAGTTAGTTATAATATGGACTTGCTGCACTTACAATTTCTCTGCTCTCGCTTCCTCAAATTAGCCCAATTACACGGGGATTCCGCCCAAAATGATTGGAAGGCCCGATCTACCGTTTGGGCCTTGGATGATCTTTATGAGTACAATAATATGAAAAGTGCTCTCAAACCTGATGATCTCTCTCCGGAAGTAGGTTTTCGCGCTTCTCACCACGCAGACAATGATCCGGCACCCCAGATTCCAACCTTGGGCCCTACTCCTATCAATTTAGACGCTTGGCTAGGTAGGATTGAAGAAGCCCTACAACATTTGGCGCAAGAAGTAGAATTAGCCAAACAGAAGCCATAATTTCGCATATTCTTATGCCCGACGAGAAGCAAAAATTTACCATTGAGGAAATAAAACAGATTCCTCCCCAAATGTTAATGAGATTGTTGAATCGGATGAAGGCTGAGTTAAAGAAAAATCCTATTATGCAGCGTATTTTTGAGGAATATGATACTGACATCAGTGAATTAGATTTAGTGCCGATGTGTTTTGCTGATATCGATGTCAGCGCTAAGTGCGATCATGGAGTCCTTTATTTCAATTACAAACTCTTATGTGATGGTGATTTTGAGAAAGATTATAGTTATGCTATTCACGAAACCACCCACTGGCTACAACAATGTTCGGGAGACAAGCCCACCAAGAGCGCTGATGATGGAGAATATCTAAATAATCCTTACGAAATTGAAGGTTTCCAAAATCAAGTTGAATATCTGGCTGATGAATATGGCGAACGCGAGGCTGAGAAATATGTGGATAAACTGTTAGATCATCACGAATTAGAAGGCCAAAAAGCGGAAAAAAAGAAAGACGAATTGTTAGATCAGGTGTGATATATTATTCATATTTATAGGCATAAAATTGCATCGCATTATGCACAATGAGGTAAAATATGAATGATATGGCTCGAAAAGATCGTATAATGTATGACGATATTCTAACGAGAGAAATTCTTATAAAAGAATATAATGAGTTAGGAAGTATCTCGGCCATGGCAGAAAAATTTGGAGTATCAACATATCCAGTTATCAGTCGGATGAAGATTTATGATATTCCATATAAAAAGAAAATACGATACACGTGTGATGAAAATTTTTTTGGGCGGGATAATGAAGAAAGTTTTTATTGGGCTGGATTTATGGCCGCTGACGGTAATATAACAAAAAATAGCAGTAATGTGAATATATATTTAGGAGAAAAAGACGCGCCCCATCTTGAAAAATTTAGACTATCAATCAAATCAAATACTCCAGTTAAAATTTATCAGCGTGCTGGCGAAATTAATACCATTATAAAACCAAATGGTAAAATACAAACAATGATCAGTGGTAATAGGGCGGTAATACGTATAGGTTGCTGGCAAATGGTGAAAGATTTGGCGAGATTTAATGTTGTTCCGGCCAAAACCAAAATTTATACTATACCTGATTGGTTGAAAGAACACTTCCTTTTTCATCATTTTATAAGAGGATATTTTGATGGAGATGGATGGTTTTCATTTAGTGAAAATGGAAAATATAAAAAAATGAGTTGCGGAATTTGTGGTAATTTACAAGTTCTTGAAACATTTAGAGAGTTTTTCATCAAACAATGTAATTTATCTAGTAATGGATATTTAGGGGCAGAATATATTTCAGATAATAATAGTCTTTATAGAATTTCTTTCCAAAAATTTCACGATATGCGTAAAATAGTGGATTGTCTTTACGCTGACGCTAATATTTTTTTGGAAAGGAAAAAAGTAGAATCAGATAAGGTAAAACAAATAGATGATGGGTGCTTTATTCTAAATTTAGATAAAAACGATTTATTGGCATCGTATGAGCGTTTAGGAAATTATGATCTTGTTGCGGAAGAATTTGGGTGTTCAAGAACTAGTATTTATGAATATATGAAAAAATTTAATATACTTCCTTTGATTAAGAAATCTCCACCTTTTGGTGAAAATCACAAAATGTCTAAATTAACAGAAGAACAAGTATTAGAAATAATAAATAAATACGTTCCGAGAAAGTATAGCCAGAAAAAACTTGCCGATGAATATAATGTTAGTCAAGGAACGATAGGCAAAATAATCAATAAAAAGCGCTGGAAACATATTAATAACAATAAAAGCGATAAGGAGTAACGAGGTGGGGTATGTGATCAACCCAGATATAGAAGGCCTAATCGAAGCGGCGTCGCTTGGAGATGGGCAGACTATTTACCTTGCTTGGACTCTTGTCTTGCCAAATAGTGTAAATAATAAGATGGCATACCATATTTATTATTCTACTGAGGAAGATCAGGTTTTCAAGGAGGGAGTAAAGTTCGTTTCTATTGACGGATCTCTTTCAGTCAATATACCTGATTTTATACCCGGGCAATTATATCATTTTGCGGTACGTGGGGTTGAATACGATCCTGGATTTGTTGATCTCACTTTACTTCCGGATGCTTTCAATGGATTGAAAGTGTATCCAACTAGTTTATTACGATCTGATATTGGGGCTACCGATTTACTAATTCCATTAGTAGATACTTTTGGTTTTCCTATTTTTGGAATTGTTCAAGTTGGTGTAGAACTGGTTTTTTATTCATCTATCGATCAAAACAATGATAACCTAAATGTTCCGTCTGGGACTACTCCGATTCCCGGGCACTTAGTAGATCAGGGTGGTGGTAATTTTTATACACCAGTAGCGGGTAATCATGGTACTGGCACCATCAATGGCTTGGCTTTGGTCAATGTCAATTCTCCGGCTCAGATTTGGGAAATCAAGTGTGTTTTCGTTCAACGAGATGGAAGCGGTAATCCGATTGCTGGTACGGCTAAATTTGAGGCTATTGGTTCTATTTCAGACTCAGTAAGAAATCAATACGGTGATCCTTTTGTTTGGCCAGTGTATAATCAGACCATTTCTAATGGAAATTTGAGTTTTTCAATTTCTGAGACTACTACTTTTGTACCAGGAGATACTTTTATTGTAGTAATAGGAGGGCCAACCGAGGCTGTTGGAATGGGTCGTGGTTTTGACAACACCATCGCACGCATGCATCAAACCGATGGTTATGATGGATACAATACTTGGAATCCATTGGTATCTTTTTGGGCTGGAGGAGACGAAGAGCATAATACTGTTATTTTCCCCTGTCAAAGTCGATTTGAGTATCCTAATTTTGCTTTTACACTGGCTGATGGATATCATCAAGAAACTAAGGATTTGCTGACTACTGATCTATCAGCCAGTGATGCTTCCAATGTTAATTTTCCACATTATGACTATGCTGGGTGGCATCGAACTAATCCATTAGATTTATTGACTGGCGTATGCGTGGGAAGTTATATTGGTGGAGAGTTATACTGCGCAGACGGATATGACGGAGTAGGTCGTCAGGTTCGTGGAATGTCTCTACAAGACGCTAATAATAACCGTCAAGAAATTTTATTAGCAGTAACCGGTGAACCGGTATGTTTGGTACGTAGATTATGGACTGGTATAACCTGTAACTGCTATATTCCGGAAAGTGAATATCCGGATGACAGATGTCCACAATGTTTTGGCACTAAAATGGTAATTGGATGGGAACAATATTTCAATCCTCGTCGTGCTGATGGTAGAATTATGGTTAGATTTAGTCCTACCGATGATGACGTGAAACAGTACGAAGGTGGTTTGGAATCCGAATTTACTTCTGATTGTTGGACGTTAGTAGTTCCAGCAGTAAAAGATAGGGACTTTATTGTTCGCTTTGATCAAAATGGTAATGAAGAATATCGATATGAGATATTATATACTAATCGAAACAAAACTATTGATACGCTGTCTGGCGCGCAAAAGTTTAGAGTACAAAGAATAAGAAAGTTCGACCCTATCTATCAAGTACCAGTATTCAGAAATACTCAGTATTTCCCGCAGAGTGCCACTACAACAATCACCAATGCTTTTGGGATTGGGCCGCACATGCATACCTTCCAAACCAATGAAAATTCACCCAGTCCCACCAATCAACTGACCGGCGTTAGTGCTGGTCATAATCATCCTATATTATGGAACGGAGGGAAATGGATAGTACAAGAAGTATTGGGTCATACTCACGGTTTGGTCATACCATCCCCAAATGAAACAATAACTTTCCCAAATCCCGAAAATGACCCTACTCAGTATCCACCCTATAATGACTAATTCTTTTTCTTGTGTCTTGTTTTTCTAATTCCATCAAGAATGTTCTGTTTGGCGCTTAGCGGTCGAAGATTTTCCAACGCCCAACACTTCTTGAAGTTCTCTTCTTCTGGTGAAGAAGATGGTAAATCGGATTGAGGGATGATATGATCGAGTTGCCATTTCCAAGTAGATGGATCATTATCATCCCAGGTTTTGGGATCATATTTACCGTGATTATTCCAGTTCATCCAGGGCTCAAATTGTTTTTCAAGATGTCCTCTTAATTCTGCATCACTATAAGGAAAATAGTTATTGCGGATCAGACCATTTTTATTACCGCCAGATAGTTTCAGATAACGATTTACTAAACTAGAAACACCACACTTCAGTTTAAAAACAGGATTTACTGCGCTTTTTCTTTTTCGATATTCCCGTTCTGTTGCTCGTTTCGCAATCCGACGAGCCTCTTTTATTTTTGAGCACTCTTTGTTGATTTTGAACGATGGTTTTTTATGATCAAAAGCGTATTGTTTTTGATATGCGGCTATTCTCTCTTTATTATTGATGTTATATTGTCGCTGGTGTGCTAATTTTGGTTCTCTATGTTCTTGGTAATATTTTCGATCTTGTTCAGATTTCTTCTCTTTATTTTTTTCTCGATATAGTTTATCATACGCCGCTTTTTCCTCTTTACGAGCATCGAAGTATGGTTTTCGCTTAATTGCGATCTCTTCTCTATGCTCGGTTTGATATTGTCTCTTTTTAGCCGCTATTTCTTCCTTATTATCTTTTTCCCATTGTCGCCTATACTTTCTTAAACATTCCAGACATTTCCTACCGCGAAAACCTTTTGCTGGCTGCATCGTCTCGCAATATTTGCACCATTTTGTTTCTTTATTCTTTGACATTGAAGATGCTCTAATCAACAATATACCCATCGGTTTTTATTTGTCAAAGGCTTCCACCAATAAAATCGCATCCTTGTAATGGCAAATATTCCCTATAATAGAGGCATCGGGCGCCTCGCGACCGATAGATTTGATTTTCAGTCCCATCTCGAAGGCGTCATTGGTTTCCGTCACACTGCCGATCAAGTCGATCTAAACCCCTCTCCAATGAATATCTACGGCCCAGCTACCACCGTAGAGCAGGCCTTACAAAATTTGGTTAATTTCATTGCTTTTGAGCTTGCTAATGGTACAGGATTTATTGCGGTTGGCGATGGATATGATACTTATCACAATAGTTTTGCCTCTCCTGGCGTACCGGGAAGTACTCCATATGATGCTAGCGTACCTCCGTTAGATCCGGTACTCAATGATCTCTTTACTAATCCATCTAATCCTAGTTATCATCGTGTTAGAGATGGTGGTATTGTTTTTATCAAAGCTGGTACTTATTCCATTTCTAATACTGTTAATGTACCCCCAGGCATTATATTGATGGGAGAAGGGTTTGGCACCAAACTAATCAATCAAACTTCCTCTAACGCCCCGATGTTTTCTATTTCATCTGATTCTAGTAGAGTAGGCGATAATGGAATTATTGCTGGTGGCGGATCTGACTCATTATTCATTTTTTCCAAAGATACGGTATTTCTAAACCTTACTATTGCTGATAATTTTATAGAGCCAAAATTTTTGGGCGATACGTCTTATTTAGTACCACGAAATACATCAGTATCTTTTCCATTGGTAGTGCAAGATCAGAGTTCCAATTTAGTTTGTGATGGAGTTAGATTTTTAGGAAAAGTGGTTTATACTGCCGGAAAACCCTCTTCTAATACTGGCGCCGCTATTGGCACTGATAGTATAAATTTTACTACTGGTACCGGATTATTTATTCGTAATTCGTCTTTTGATGGTTTCACCATTCCAATTATTTTTCAAGCCGGTGGTGGTAATGCTGACTATTTTTATTGCAACAAAAATAAAATTAGATGTTATGGTAATTCAGCAAATGGTTACGGTACTTCGGCCGTAGCAGCGCCGTTTCAACTCAATGTTTGTAATATAAATGCTACTGAAAATTATTTTTATACTAATTTTGTAGATAATAGTGTATTACTAACCGGACCTGTTATTGCGTCATTTCCTAATACAGTTCCTTCTATTACTGGACCAAAAGCTAATATTGTAATTTCCAACAATAATATCCTTTCTGTAAGTAGTTCTGGCGGTACCCCAACCTCTATAAATATCATAGTTTGGCAAACCAGTCCTAGCACTTCTACTTTGATCAATAATACTAATTGTATTGTTTATGGTAATAACGATATGACTGGCACTTTCAATGTCAATCAGGTACCAAACAATGTAAGTTCATCAGGTGTAGATATTGCTAATGTTAGTATTTTAGGGCCCCTTTATTTTGCCAACAGTGCCACTAATATAGTTTCTACCGGCTCTCCTTATTCCATCACTTTGGATGTGGTGGTTTTAGTCAATGCATCGGCCCCCTATCAAGTAAATTTGCCAGCCGTGAGTACAAGAGGTCGTGTAATTACCATCAAGGATATTTCTGGTAATGCCGCAACTAATCCTATTACCGTTCATAGATTTGGCACCAATAATATAGAGGGCTTACCAACTGATTATGTGTTATCTGCTGATTATCAAACAGTTAGACTCATTTCAGACGGTAGTACCGGATGGTGGAGTATATAAATGGTTTTAGTATCAGTACAATTTACAACGCCAGGAACAGCAAGCTGGACAGCACCAGCGGGTGTGACTCAAGTTTGGATTTTCGGAATTGGATCCGGTGGAGCCGGAGGAGGCGGTGCGGCTGGTGGTGGTTTAGGTAGCGGTAGTAAAAGTGGTGGAAGTGGGGGTGGTGGGGCGACTGGAAGTTGGGTTTATATCAATGTAACACCAGGCGTATCTTATAGTTACACTGTGGCCGCACCAGCCGTTGGTGGATCTGGCGGTATTTTTAGCACTTCAACCGCCGCAACAGATGGTTTTAATGGTCATCTTTCTTCTTTTTCTCTAACCCTAGGTCATCCTTTTGTATTCAACGGCGGTCAAGGAGGACAGGCAGGAATTGGCACTGCTGATAATTTTGGCGGAGCAACTTATCCGTTCCAAATAGGCAGTAGCGCTCCCTTTTCTTTTGGAGCGGGAGGAAGCGTTGTTACACATACTGTGGGAGGCGGATTCCCTAATGGAGGTGGAGCTGGTGGAAGTTCAGGCAATTTTAATGGAGGGATTAATGATGGCCTCCCTGGTGCTGGAGCGGGTGGAAGTAATTGCCCATTTGTTATTGGTAACGGTGGCGTTGGTGGCAACGGTGGGATTAGTAGTGGCGGTACCGGATCAAACGGACAAAGTGCGTCAAGTGTTAGTAATTACGGGGCAGGAGCGGGTGGGGGTGGGGCGGGTGGAAATGGTAGCTCAACTCCTGGAAATGGAGGTTCCGGTGGTAATTCTGGTGGCGGATTGATTGCCATTTTTTGGGTTGCGTAGGCCTGACTTTTGACAGTGGTATGGCTAAGTTAGCATTATTCGTATGAAAGAAATTTATCGTGCTAAGAAAGTAGATAATTAATGGGACCCGATCTTTGGTCATTTATCACTTGGCAGTTTATACTTTTCAGTCTTGGCGTTATGACGATAGTATTCATTCTCCGTACTATTTTACAATACTTCTTCATTCAACTTCAATCATCTAGACTTTGGAATACACTTGTTCTTCCAGTTGCACCTATTTTGATTGGTGGTACAATGGCACGTCTTCTCAAGGCCTATCCATATTCCACAGGTTTGACAAGCAATTTGGACCATATTCTCTTTGGTGCCGTAGCTGGGCTTCTCTCAGGTCTCATTTTTAGTGTTATCAAAGGAACACTCGGCTCTTCTATACAAGCACTTGTATCCTCATTGGGCATCCCTATACCCCCATCACCTCCGACAGGCACCACCACTTCTACTGACGATACAATTCCAACTAATCTGCCTCCTCGTGGCCAATAATACGAGATTCGTTCCACCCCGAATATTATGGCATTTTGGTGGATAACACATGAGCAATTACCCCCAAAATTTAGATGATGATATTTCAATCATTCGAGTTGATGACGCTATTACTGAGCTGGGAGGCCAGGCAATAGATCAATGCCGAGATGCTATTTTCGCTATCGAAGACGCATTAGGAACTAATATTGCCGGAACGGCCAACTCACTAGCTGCTCGCCTTGGTATTTCTCTTGATCCGGCAGGAAATCTTTTACCATCCGCTATTGCCGCAGCAGGATTAGTTTCTTTACCAATTACTAATAGTCAAATTTCTCCTACTGCCGGTATCTTAGAATCCAAACTTACGCTCGATCATCGTACGGCTGATTTGTTTAATATGATTTCCAATTTCAGTTTGGATTTGGGAACAGTTTTAAGTTTTGTGGCCGATACTGGAATCAAAATAGAGCCGCATATCGATGGCACCGGTTATTTTCATGATCTAAGTGCTATTATGGTGAATACTCCTTTCTTGCTCAACAAGTATGGATTGCCGCGAAATAATACTAATGCTTACACTCTACTTTCCGATATCAATACCGATCTAAATACTCATGAAAAAGATGATGGAACTATCTTTGGCACTATCCCACCAATCAATTATGCTCACGTTGCTTCCGGCATCAATCTTAATGTATCGACTTTCAATTATATCCCTCAGACTACGACAGATGTTCAATTACTTGCGGACTTTTTGGACAGTTCAGGTATTCTATTACTTGGTACTAGGATTCAGACATTATATGCTAATGGTATTCCGAGAACTGCTCGTGCCACTTCTTTCAATGATGCAACGCATGGACAATTGATTGTTCCTCCGACCACTGCTACGACTTTCCTTTTAGATGGGGGTAGCAGTACTCCGGTCGATAACATTACTGATGGCGATGATGTAGTAAGATTTACCCCATTATCTGATGATGGTTATGTATTTGATTCACAATTTGCTCAAATCAGAATTGGTGATATTCTTACGGTTAATTATGGAAGTGTTGTTCTTCCATTCATAATTCGTGAAACGAAATATATTTCTAGCGGCGGGATCGGTACATTTCTAGTTAGAATTGACGGAAAAAATCTTTTAGCCACGACCACCGCGATTGCTAGTGTCAATCGACCCCTATTCAACACTGATAAAACTGGTGTATTAGCTTTGGCACCTGCCTGGAATCCTAGCGCAAATCTTTATCCGTCCTTGATTCTCGGTAGCGCGCGAGGCGCGCAAGTAATCGGAACTGATTTCGTCCCGGATCAAGTTGATTCTAAACATTACAATTTGTATTTACAATTGTATCCGACCGGTAATCCAAACGATGGTGTTATTAGTTTGCCAGCTATTGATATCACTGGTGAAAAGGGGATTTCTCCCGGCCTCTATACATTAGACACAATTGTTCAGAACATTAATAATGCTTTCCGCATACAGGGATATAATTATCGTTTTATTGCCTATAATTATTTTGGTCAATTTGGTCTTATGTTGGCAGACCACTATAACAATGTAAGTTTTTCAATTATTGCTGGGGCAGTAACTTCTAGTGGCAATTACGATCCGAGTGGTAGCGCCACCCTATTTCCTAATAACGTAATTGACGTCTTTACGCCAAAAGATGCTCTAGGATTGGGGCTCAATGGTTCTGGTGTAGCAAGTCCGCCTTTCTCCGCCTCTTATGCAATTCCAACTGCATCTCAGTTACCAACTTTTATTTGGCCACCACTTAAACGAAAGAATTTTTATGTCAATGGGGTGGAGAGAGATTCTTTCAATTTAGAGCCAAATCAACTTATTGATGGTTATGGGGATGGTTACTGGCCAGCTACTATTACAAATCAAACGATAGTTCCCGGGATCAACGTCTTCAAGACATATAAAGTCCTTTTCAATCTAAGTAATTCTAGCCTACAAATTGGTAATACTATCGTAGTACAACAAGAAACTGGGCAAGGCGGTAGCATTGTTGATTTTGGTCGTTTTATTATCACCGATGTAGAGTTTAATAACTGCAATTGTGATGGTTATACGGGATATACTACCATTACTGTTTTTGATGCTATTCATAGTACTGGAATATCTCCTTTCGTTTCTGCCCCAAATGGTACAATAGTTCGTTTGTACTATAATGCTGGTTCGGTCGGATTCAACAAAGAAAATCTCTCCGATAATACCTCAGTCACTGGTTTTGCCCGACATATGGAAGTATATGTTGATCAAAATGGAAACTCTTTCACACAAGAGCGAGGTCGGGCCAATATCACCGGATCCAATATTGCTATCAATAGTACCACGTTGTATTCTGATAGCGCTATCAAATTTGTAAATCTTTACAAGATATCACCAAAACTTCGCGGATATACATTTGGTTCAGTTAGAAAAATCAATTTAGTAATCACTTCGTACAATAGTATTACTGGTATCTTTACTGGTAATCTTCGTAGATGGGATGGTTCTACCGCTTCCAATGCTGGGCCTACCACCGTAGGCAAACTCGGTATTCCTGTCAGGTTCTACGATGAAACTAACATTGATTTCATCGATTTTATTTTTGAGCCAAAAGATAATGTTCCTACTTTTGCCGGACAAAACATAGATGTTCAGTTATTCCCGACACTATCCCTAGACGACGAAGTATTACTGGTAGGCACCTGTCAGGTCAACGATCTAAATAAACGTATTCGATACATTATTGATCAGAGGCAATTCGGTAATACCAGTGAAAAAGATCTATCTACCTCCGCTCTCGATTACATTGCTACGCCAACCAAACTATTGAGTGAAAATGGTGTTATTCGTGGATTTGATGTAGTATCTATCGCTAATAACAACGTTTTTGTCAATGGCGGGACTGCTATTGTTAATGGAAAAGTTATTCAGTTGGATAATAGTGTAGCGGCTATCCCAGCAGTGTATGAGGCTGTTTATTTAGAAGTCGGTGGTGGTAGCACAACTGTCCCCAATATAACCTGGTTTTTATGTGTCAGTGATAGCGGTGAATTGGTTACTATCGCATCTACCGATTTTGATCCCAATGGTGCTTTTGCTGCCTCTTATTCTCCTCTAGACAACACTAGAATGTTTTGGGCTATTGAGCCAGTTAGTAGTAATACCTATCAACTTCGCGGTACTTACTTTTCTGATCTAGTTCTCAATCAAAAGGATTTGGTACCTATTGCGGTGCTAGATGGCTACACTTCAGTTTCTGGCGGGGTGGCAAGCGTTTCCGCCGCTTCATTGGACGCCCGCCGCTTCATCTATAACGGGTATGGTGGTCTAACTGATCTTTTTGTTCTTGGAGCTAATGCTAGCTTTCGCTCGTTTGCCTCTCTTACTACCTGGCTCCAACAACTAACTCAATTTGTATCTAACAATAACACTACCGCAAACTCTATCTCTAATACTGTTCTGGTCAAAGGACATTTTCCAATTACCAACGTAGTACCTTTGGATTTCTTTGCCCCTGTCTATTTTAAGGGTGATGGTGGTATTTTTGATATTAGTTCTTCCGTCGGGTTCATTATTGGAAGTAACGTTCATTTTGATGGGATCACCTTCAATGACGGATATGACGCATCTCTCGATGGTTCCTTTTCTTACTCTAATCTAATCAATAGTAACAAGGCCTGCATATATAGCAATGTCGGAGCTGATGGTTATCTCAGCAATCGTAATATCTCAATTACAAACTGTAACTTTGTTTATACGGTTACAACGCTTGCTCATCCGATTGCTCGTTTTCCTTTCATTAGTTTTGAGTTTGCTTCGGCGGGTAATATTCTCCAAAACGTCAATATCTCCAACAATACCTTCTCTACTCTTGTCGCTGAGGACGATATTCGAGCGGCTATCGCTTTCACTTGTAAACTCAATTCGGGTAACACCAGTACGGCCGCTGTGCGATTGGTTGATTGTACTATCAGTGGGAATATTTGCGATAAGAATCAAATGATTGCTATCACGGCTCCCCCATCCCCCTCGGCTCCTCTTTCGGAAATGTTAGCGACCGTTAATTGCGTGATTGAAAAAAATGAATGCGGAACAATTAGTGCGATGGTAAGGGCAGATACCCCATCAAACACTTTCAATACCGATCTTGGAAAACCATACGATAAGTATTTTAGTCTTAGAATCGTTGGTAATACTTGCCAATATATTACGGCTACCGATTCTACTGGTACTGAATGGGCCGCTGGTTCTCCAATTTCTTTGACTTCTGGCGCCATCATTGTTAGTGAGAATACTTGCTCTTGGATTAGAATGCCAATTGCAGTTGCTTCATCTAATATCAAGGATCATAAAGCCACCTCAATTTTCAAGAGCAATATCCTAAACGCCTTTGATTTCAGCTGGCGCAGAAGTTTCAATGGTGGGTCTAGCCCATCGGATAATAGCGCGATCCATGTCTTCAATCCTACTGCTATTTTCACTACTATTGCTGCACCTTCTAATGGACAATTCTTACCCCAATCTATTATCAATGTTGCTTCCACTATAGGCTTTCCTACCTCTGGTACTATCTTCGTGACTACTAGTGCTGGAATCCAAATTGTGACATATTCTGGAACCACTAGCACTTCTTTTACTGGATGCAGTTTGATTTCTACTGGTGGCGGGTCGATGAGTACTGGCGGTAACGTCAATGCTAGTTATTTTACCGATGTACTAATTACTGGAAATCATATCAATACCGGAGAAGAATCTACTACATCTCCTCCTACATCTTCTGTTACTACATATAGTTACGACACCGGTATTTTTGCTGGTCAAAATGCTACTATCACTGACAATATCATCAGTGGAGTGGCTCCCGCTCTATTCTCTCCCGGCTCTCCTACCGGCATTGCGTTAGCCAATAACAATTCCATTGTTAGTGGTAATAAACTATATCGTGGAGCTACTACTTGGAGTAGTTATGTTGATGGAGGTGACAATGTAAGTGGTGCTGGCACTTTTGCTATCTCTCAACATACCATCGTAAATAACTTTTTTGATCAGCCTACATTAGACAGTAATCCTCTACATACTAATTTGATCACTAATATATCACTATTTGTAGTTGCTAACTCTAATATCAATCAAACTGGATATGCCGCTATTTCATTGCTCGATTATGCTCATTATGTCACTCCAAGTGCGACTGCTATTAGTTCTAATCCAAATGGTCCGGCCTATCAAAATGCCGTGGCATTTTTTGCCCCCTTCACTGGTTCTGCAACTTTCCAAGTCGAAAGAGTAACTCCTGGATTCTTTGGTGCTCAATTTAGTAATGCTAATTATACTTTGATAACTAGCACCGCAGCAGATAGTGGAAATAAAGATTTTTCATTTACTATTTCTCTGGATGATATTTTACCATCAGGTGTCAAAATTACTGATGCTAAACTTGGTATTTGGCTAGCCAGTATAGGAAGTTTGGACACAACGTCTTCTCAGAATAATAATCAAATTACTCTTACACTAAACTCTTACTATCCAACCGCATCCGGAGCGCCGGGCAGTAATGGTATCGCTGACGTCAAAAATAATATCGTCGCCGGTTCTGATATCAGTAATAGGACCTCACTACAATATACTACGATTACTTATACAGCCGCAAGCGCGGGCGCCGGATATCAAGTAGTAACCCCTGCTACCATTAATAGCGCTACGCAGTATTGCGATATAACTGCAGGCCTTCCATCAAATTCTTTTATAACAGGCAACAATTTCCGTATTGCGGCTTCCGTAGATATGAACTATGTAAATACTGGTGGGTCAACAGTAACTTGGGCACTTTCACCATTAGTTATTCAATATAGATGGTAACCGATGGCCACTAACAACGTATTCAAGAGCGATCTCTACTCGATCCATAATGTGGTACAAAATTCAATGATAATGTACCCCAAAGAAATAGTCATTGCTACTCTCCGAAATTTTTTCAAGCGTGATAGTTATTATCACTATTCTAAGGATCATTTTGGTTTCCCTAATACGCCAGACCACACTGATCTTCCAATAGATGCCGGACTGCATGACGATGTTACAACTCGCTTATTCATTGGAGAAAACTATCGTTTCGATTCTATTTTCTATCCTGCCATTTTGATCAAAAATGCTGGGTCACGATATGTACCTACCTCTATCAATCGGGAAGAAGGAGCCGTTCAATGGGATTTTCGCACCTTTATTGATGGTTATGGCAATACTGTTTCTTTCCGTAATCCCGTCAGTTTCATTTTTGCAGGTGCCTGGGAAGGGGCCCTTTCTATTGATATTATGACCCGCTCTCTTCGTTCTCGTGATGATTTGATCGACTTGGTTAGTATTTGTTTAACTGATATTGCCTTCAAGAGCTTGCAAAAAGCCGGGGTAATTTGTAAGCCCCTTGTAGTGGGATCTCCTTCGGAAATAGATGATCGTAATGATAAGCTCTTTCGACAAACTATCACCATAGATATCCGTTCTGAGTGGAGGCGGGCAATACCAATAGCAAATATTCTAGATGTTATCAATTTTTCTATTGAATTTGTTGATTTGCATAATCCGCTTGCCCCAGTAGCCAAAAATCTGACCATAAACAGCAATATTCAATTCTTAGACATTATGGCCAAACAGTACGAATTTACTCCCCCAACACCATAGAGGCTAAACTGAGCATTTTAGGTGATATCTATAAGACAAGGCATACTAAAAGAAAACAAGGAATAATCAATTCCTGCATAAAATCGTATGGGGATATACCCGCATTTTAGCGATGACTATGAAACTCAAAGGAAATAAATATGGCTGGTAATATTCCTGGCACCGGTGGCCTGATTACGCCGGGGGTGTTCACAAATGTGCAGACTCTTTCTACTGGAGTTTCGGTTCCCGGCGGAATTCGCATAGCTGCTATTTTAGGCGAAGGCCTGAAACCAGAAATTGTAGTCACGGCAGCTCTCGGCAACGGCAAAGATGGCTTAGACCCCACCTACACTACTACAACGGGTCAAGACGGGAGACACTTCGCGCTCTCGACAGCTCCTATCATTTCAAATCGAACTCAAGTTTTTCGTGATGGTATTTTGCTTCAAGGCTTAGAAGGATCTATAACTCCAACTACTACATTTAGTAATGTTTATGACTATATGGTAGATCCTTCTAATGGTCATATTCTACTTCAGGCAGCCCATCTCGTAGATCAGGGTGGTACTTTTTGGACCCCCGGCGCCTCAAATGTAGGCGTAGGAGTCATCAATAACTTATCTCTCATTGACGTAGACGCCCCAACGAAACTTGGATTATCAAGTGCATCAGCGTGCAACGTGATAATATGAATAATCCAATTGCTGGAACCGCCAGTTTCGTAGCGTTTGGTACCGTTTCAGGCAACAAATTGGATGCTAACGGAAATACTATCCTCTGGACAGCTGACAACGTAGTAATCAACAATGGCGTTCTTTCTTTCTCTATTCAAGAGACCAACGGCGTACCGTTTAGACAAGGCGACTCGTTTACCATCGAAGTTAGTTCTGGTGTACTAACGCATAATGATACTCTCACGGCTAATTACATTCCAGTTGGAAATATCAATGCTCCAATATTTTTACAGAGCATGAATGATGTGGCCAAGAATTTCGGCCTTGCCAGCACTTCTAATGCTCTTTCATTGGGCTGTCAATTGGCTTTTGCCAACAATACTCCCGGCATTATGTGCGTACAAACAATGCCAGGCCTTCCCCGCAGAACATCCTATCAGCTAACTGATAATATGGTAGCTACGTTAGAGGCGGGCTGCGCTAATATTGATGACTTTATTTTCCCACTTCCGTTAGGCGTGGTTCCCGATCCCAATTCTCAGATCCACTTCTTCATTCAGAATAATACGACTAGTGTAGAAACACAAGTACTTCCTAATCAGTTTCCATACTATGAGTTAGGATTGGCTGGCCAGCCCACCCTCTGTGCATTTGTCGGTGATAACACTCAGGCTCCTGCCGGTAACTCCTTCTCTTATAGCGTAATTCAAGAATTTGCTACTGATGCAACTGGATTTGACGGGTATATTACGCCTGGACTTAGCAGATTGCAAGGTGTTTTTGGTTCTTCTATCGTGTTTGATTCTTCTTACATCGGTAAAATCCTTCTAATCATCGATGCTCAGAATACCTCTAACATTAGTGAAAATGCCACTCATAGTAGTACTCACCCTTATTTTACCATCAATTCAGTAGTCAATGGTCAATTACAGTTTAGTACTAATGGTTTTACCAGCTTCACCAGCGGATCTGGAATCACCTTCGAGTTGATAAATCCTCTCACTGGGGCGCCAATAACTGGTAGCTCTGGTACTGATGGCACGCTAACAGATGATGGCCTTCAAGATGGCATCGGTAGTTTTACCAGCTCTGTCATCAATTTTGGAACTGTAGGGGGAGCCGGTCTGCTTGGCTTACAATTGAAAATTGCTGGTCAACCAGTAGGCACTAACAACGGCGCATATGCTATTACAGCCTACAACTCTGGCACCAATACTCTCACTATTGAGAGAGTTTTCATCACTGAAACTGATGTTCGTTACGAGATAATTGATCCGCTCAATGTCAGCGAATACATTGTAGTCAATAAGAATATTGTTCCTAATGGATTTGGTCTTCGTGTTACCATCGTGGACGCCCGTGATGCATCGTTTTATGATGCCGGGTGGATCAACGCTTTGGCAGCATTGGAAAAGGTAGATGTAGATATCATTGTACCCCTACCACTACAGACTATTTCGGTCATTTTCCAAAACACCGTTACTCACTGCATAACAATGAGTAATATCGCTAACAAGTTGGAACGCGTGACTTTCATTGGCGCTATCAATGGTTTGACTCCAAGTAATCTAATTGGAACCTCGTTAGCAGCGGTAGAAAGCCTAGGAGTGCTAGAAGGTATCCATGGCAATACGGTTGCAGAAATTTTGGATGGTGATACGGAAGATTTGGCTAATTATTCAGTTTCCAATTCTTATGGAGAAACTTTCCGAGCCGTATACTTCTTCCCCGACCAAATCGTAGTTCAAGCAGGAACATCTAACGTTATAGTAAGCGGATACTTCCTTGCAGCGGCCGCGGCTGGCTATTGCTCTGGTAATAATAACATTGCAATGCCACTAACCAATAAGGTTTTGTCAGGCTTTACTATCCTTAGCAATAAGATGTACTCTCCATTGACGCTGGCGCAGCTAGCGCAAGCAGGTGTAACGGTGCTACAACCAGTAACTGGTGGTGGTAGAGTAGTTTGGGGCATTACAACTACACAAAGTGGATTCGTCGAAGAGGAAGAAATTTCAATCGTCTTTATTCGAGATCGTATTGCTAAATCTATGCGTTCCGGAATGGCTGCTTTCATAGGCTTACCTCAAACTGATACTATCGTTGCAGATTTGAGTGCCAGGGCTAACGGATTACTCAATAGCTTTATCTCACAAGGATGGCTCACGCAGTGGAAAGATTTACTGATTGAGCAGGATTCGGTGGATCCAACGCAGATCGATATCAGTGTGCGTGTAGCCCCCGTATTTCCGATCGATTTCATTTATGTGACAATTAGCATTGGATTGCTATAATCCACGTAACTCAACTAGGGCATATTGACAATCACTCCTCTGGTGATTAGGTTCTCTTTATGACTGCCAAAACGAAGCGTACTCCCGAAATAGAAGCGGAAATCATTATGCTCTACACAGCGGGGACTGAGGTTGAAAATCTAGCCAAACGCTTCAATATGAGTGAAAGAACCGTCGTTCTTGTTTTATCGGATAATGAGGCTGTTCCTCGATATGGTGACGGAAAGTGGTATCGAGCAGGAGTCGAGAACGTTGTGTCCTATAATATCAAACAGCGAGTAAAGGAAATGTTTGATCAGGGAATGGGCTCGCGCAAGATTGCCAAAGAGCTTGTGATTACACGACATTGTGTCAATGCCATTCGCGATGAGTTTGGAATCGATACCCGTAGTAGAACCCCGCCTCGCATCGCCCACCTCAAAACCGAGCACTGCTGCAAAATCTGCCAGATCACCAAGCCAATCTCTGATTTTAGGAAGAGGGTAAAAGGTGATCGGGTCTCCTTTGAAACGGTTTGTAAAGACTGTGAATACCTTCTCAACAAAGAGAAAGGGAACAAACGAGCCAAAGAACTTCGCCAAACCGATCCTTGTTTTGTCCTTCGTAAAAGCATTTCATACAGTATCTGGAAAATGCTGAAAGGCTTCAATGTCACGAAAGAAGGTCGAAGTTGTCTCGATTTTCTCGGCTATACTATAGAAGAACTAAAAGTCCATTTAGAAGGTCAGTTTGAGTCTTGGATGACGTGGAACACTTATGGAGCCTACCATCGAAAAACTTGGAAAGACGCAGATCAAACCACTTGGACTTGGCAAATCGATCATATCATTCCACAAACTGATCTGCCCTATGCTTCAATGGAGGACGAAAATTTCCGAAAGTGCTGGGCCCTGGAAAATCTTAGGCCGCTCAATTCCAAGCAAAATCATTCAGATGGTGTCAAACTAATCCGACATCAAAGCAAGAAACGAAAGCCAAGAAATAAGTAAGAGCCGGTAATATCCTGATATATAGTATGTAGGACTACTACAAAGGATTCACTAGATGGCTATTCCCCAACAATTTGCTTCGAACACCGGAAGTCAGTTACTCAATAGTAATGGGAGCAACCTTACTTCGACTGCCATTTCTACCAATATTATCATCAAGGTTGGGCCTAATGCGGTCGGTGCAGTCCAACGTATGGAAATTACTGAGGATCGTGAAATTAGAATGATTGATGAAGTGGGAACAGATGGTCACATTGATTCTGTTCCTGTTCGTTCTACTAATGTCCGTGGCACCTGCGAGCGTATTCGTTTCGAGCGGATGCGGATTTCTGAAGCCTTTTCACGCAGTTTCCTGCACGCTAAGTCTCAACGGTACCCTTTCGATATTGTAATCATTGACGTTTGGAATGGTAATGGCAATAACGCTCTAATTACTACCATCAAAAACGTATGGATTAGAGAAATCAGTTATGGATATCAGGCTACTGATTGGATCATCACTGACCGTATGCAATGGGAAGCAGAAGACATCTTTACAACCCTTTCCAATGGTCCCGGTTCAACAGGTGGAACTCTCAATATTCCGCTGGCAATACAGAGCCCGACCAGTGATATCGAGCAGAGTGCGGACGTAGGTGGTCGAAGGGGAGCACTGGACGTGCCAGGCCTACTCGCTGCCGTACTCCCATACTAATCTTTTTGATGCCCTTGGTCAGAAAAGTGCAAAACTTCTGTAGCGTCCGATATAGAGTGCTGTATGGAACAACAAAAGCGCCGTAGAACCACTCTAACCAAAGAAATTGAAGACAAGGTTTTAGCCTTACGCTCGCAGGGTCTATCAATAGACAAGATAGCTGATGCTATTCTCATCAATATCAAATCGGTCAGTAAGATATTCGCCAAATATGGGATCAAGAGAAACGTCAAAATCACTCCAGAAATGGGCGACAAAATAATTAGTCTATATGCTCAAAAAACGGGCACGGCCGAAATAGCCATATTGTTTGATCTTGCTGAATCCTCAGTTGCTCGTTTTTGTAAGCGAAAAGGGATTTTCGTTGATGGTAGGCTAATAGAAACGCGCCTCGCTTTGGAACTAAAACATCAAATCATTGACCTAGTGGCCCAAGGATATGGGCGAGCAAAAATCGCTGAAATTACTGGCTTGGGTGAAGCGACTATCAGGAATTTTTGCAAGCAACACGGCCTCAAAAGCTCAAATTCCAATTGTTCCGGCAAAATTACCGAAGAAATTGGGCAACAAATACGTGATCTAAAATGGCGGGGCTGGAACTCTGCACAGATTGGCAGGCTTATTGGCATACACAAATCCAATGTTCAAGATTACTGCGTCAAACACAATATAATCCCCCACGTTGATGAAGAAAATCTCAAACGCATTCGCAAACTCAGGAAAGTTGTTTCTAAAGCCATTCATAGGGGACTTAGAGATGCAACGAGCGTCAGAAACCATTCTATCAATGATTACTTACCCTATACGATGCACGAACTCAAAGATCATCTCGAAAAACAGTTCGAGCCGTGGATGACCTGGGATAATTGGGGGCATTATAGGAAAAACACTTGGGATGATAACGATTCTGCCACCTGGAAGTGGCACATAGACCATATTGTTCCTCATAGTGAGTTTATTTATGCCTCAATGGCGGATGAAGCGTTTCAGAAATGCTGGGCATTAGAAAACTTGCGGCCTCTAAATGCCAAACAAAACATCTCGGAAGGTGCTAGGCAAGTCAGGCACACTATTCCCCAGACAATTGAAGCAAGCCTCTAAAACTCTCGGATATATACTCTCATAGAAACTTTCTCAGGAGTATATTATGTCAAGTATCAAAAGCACCATCTCTAATCGCACCTTTACTTCCCAGCCTATGAAAGAGCTAGAAGTACCAGATGCCTCTGGACCTTCCGAATTTGACCTAGAACAAGCCAACGAGCGCCTCAGGGCTAGAGGCCTACCCCCGCTCTCAAACAGCGCCCAGGAGGCAATGAAGGCTCGTACGGCCGTAAAGGAAATGAGTCTGGACGAGATCGAGAAATCCATCTCTGATGCTAGAAAAGCCAAATTCTCTGGAAAAGAAAAACTGGGAGATACCGCTCGAACCAGAATCGAAGTTTTGACTGGGCTAGGCCGATTGACCCGAGAGGTAGAAATTGACGATGTTCGATTCGTGCTCCGATCTCTCAAAGGTCGAGAATTACGAGAGATTTTCTTGGCTGTAGCCCCTTTTGATGGTACGGTTGAGCTATCTTTTGAGCTCCGGAGACAGACCCTGGCTCGTTCCTTATGTCGGGTAGCCGATACTGACTTGGATTTGTTTCTGGGAACCCCATCTTTAGATGCAGCATTGAATTTTGTCGAGGATCAAGATGAAGCCATTTTAGCGCGACTTTATGCGGAATATCAACTATTAGCCGCAGAAATCAATCAAAAGTACGCCATCAAGACGCCTGAAGACGCGGCTCAGTTAGGGGAAGACCTAAAAAAATAGCCAACGAGCCGGAACAACGTTTCCATTGGCACCTATGCGAAATGTTTAGCCAGGCTCCCGACAGTCAAATGTTAGAGGATTTAGATCCAATTATGAAGGTTTGGATGTTTCATAACTGGTGGGCCGATCAATTAGACGAAGCAGAACTGGCTAAAAATACTGCATATCTAATAGGATCCTTCTGGAATCCGGAAGCAGTCAAACAACTAACCGGAGAAGGAAGTAATCAGTATGCGTCTTCGGACAAGGAATTTGAGAAGTCATGGGAGTTTGTGCAGCAAGATAAGAACGCAAGTCCAGAGCCAGTGCGTAAGAAGCGGAAGAAACACCTCAAGGAGTAATAAGTGGCCGATACCGTCGACATCAGTGGTCTTACACAGCAGATAGAATCTCAACAAAAGATTCTGGATGAGTCGTCTGCTAGCATCGAAAAGTATAAGCAGAAACTACAAGAACTTGCTAATCAAGGAATCACGTCCGCAAAAGACGCATTACAAAGATTAGGTGATAAGTTCAAGAATGTAGATAAGATCATTGAAGAAGAGGCGAATAAGGCCCTCGACAAACTGAAATCTAATCTATCGGATATTACTGTTCAGAGCCCTCAGGCCGCTAACGCTATTGGTGTATTGACTGTGGCCGCTTTCGGCGCTTCCAAAGCATTTGATGGGTTTGGTGATGTTAGGGGCGTTAGCACTTTCAATAATCAATTGACGTCCCTCAAATCTAGCATCAGTGGCATTACTACTATTGCTGATCCTATGATAGGCGCTCTTACCAAGATGTTTGGAATCGATCTGGGAAAAGTGGCGGGTCAATTTGGGCTAGACAAAGCCAAAGAAATAATGGGTGGGTTAGTTGATCGTTTTGCTGCTGGCGCAGATAGTGCCATCAAATTGCAGATGGGATTCCTACAAGCAGCAGCTGCAGGCGGTTCTTTTGGTCAAGTGATAGAGGCCGCAGGTCCTCACTTACGTAATCTCGATTCAATGTTAGAGACTCAAACTGAACTTTTGCAAGGTGTAAGTAAAACTACCGGAATGTCAGCTGAAGATGTAGTCAATTATTACAATCAATGGGCTAGGATACCAGGCAATTTACGCACGGTAGGTGATGCTACCCAAAACGTTATAGATCAGACTCATGCTTTTAGTGACGTCAGCAAGTTAGCAGCTGGTACTGGGCAAACCTTGGATCAAGTGATGCAACAATTGTCAGTGGCACAGGCCAATTATGGTTTGAGCGGACAACAGGCCAATGAATATATCGCTAGAACCGCTGAATTAAGCCAAGAATTAGGCGTTGGAATGTCAGATGCAGTTAGTTATATGGAAGATGTATCCAGCCAATTCAAGTTCTTAGGCGACAATGCTGACGGTGCTGCAGAGAATTTTGCCAAACTCTTTCAAGGCCTTCGCGATGGCGGAGTGAGTATGAAGACCGCGGCTGAGCTTGCGGGCGATTTGCAGGGGCAATTGGCTCATCTTAGTACTGCACAGGAGGCTTTGATTTCTTCTCGAACTGGTGGCCCTGGTGGTCTAATGGGAGCGGCACAAATCGAACAGATGTTGAAAACCGGAAAATCAGGCGAGGTCTTTGATAAGGTTCGCCAACTTATGACTCAACAAATGGGCGGACAAATTACTACTCTACAGCAAGCTACGCAGAGTCAGGCATCGGCAGCCCAATTCACTCGTGAACGTCAAATGATAACCAGCGGAGTATTCGGGATTGGAAAAGGCATGAGTGAAGCACAGGCCACTGATATCATCGCCGCTTTAGCCAAACCGGGAGGAAAACTGCAAGAAAAAGATGCCGCTTCCCTTCTCGCTAAGACTACTGAAAAGGGAGCGGATATTCAATCACGTTCTCTCACCGCCCTCAATCAAATCGTTGCTAACACTGAGTGGGGGAAGATGATGGGAGGAATTGCGACTGCTCGTACCGCACGAGGTATGCTCGGCGGGGCCGGAGAGGTGCAGAATCCTGCAGCCACAGATTTGATGAATAGGATGCGTTCAGAAGGAAGACAAGCAGAAAGAGGGGCAACAGGCAGAATATTCGCTTCCGAAGCAGAACGGTCTCCTGGCAATTGGCAGGCCTTATTACAGTCTTTGGGTCAAGATATACCTCAGTTATTAGGTGTTGCTAAGGGTATGCCAGATACTTTCAAGCAACTTTTTACCAGCGAACCAATGATGCCTCAGCGCGGAACGATGCCTCGTCAAATGCCACCAGGCACCATTCGAGATCAAGTGCAAGCGTCTTTAGCTAGACCGAATCCCGGAGGCCCCGCCCCAGCTGGTCATCATACCGCCCCGCCTCAACAACCCAGAAAGATGCAACTAACCGGAACACTAGTAATCAAAGGTAATCAAGGCACTTTACAAGATGCGCAAGTTCACGCAATCGCACCTATTCCCTCGAACGAACCAGGATACTAAACTAAGGATAACTAATGGCAGGAATCGACCAAACACTCTCAAATGCAATCAATGGCATCAATAGCGCAGTAACCGGGCTAAATACTGGCGTTAATTCATTAGCCAATCCTAATAATGGCAATGACGATACTAACAATGGTTTTACTGTGCCAGGTGTACCACTAGCGGATGGCGATGGCTTACCATCTAGCCATCAACAATATGGTCTGTTGGCAGAGCGTCAGAGAAACCTAATCAGCTTTTTTATACCCGAGTTTGGAGTGATTAAGATGTATGTCAATCCGAATAACTTGGTTATCTCCAATAAGAAGATCATCAGCAAAGAGCGCACTAAGGGCGGGTTCGTCGCCCAGTATTGGGGTGAGGAACTTACCAACATTAGCATAAGGGGTACTACCGGTAGTTCTGGCATCGAAGGCATCAACGTCCTTTATGAAATTTATCGAGCCGAACAATACGCTTTTGACGCGGTAGGCTTATCCCTTGCGGCCAATAATGCCGCAATTGGCGCAGCCAATCAGTTGGTCACTGGAATTGGTAATTCTATTGGTAGTGCCGCTGGTAATGTAATCGGAGGAGCGTTTGGTGCTGGTGGAAGTAGTATTGGAGGGGATATAGGTGGATTACTGGGGTCGGGAATTGCTCAAGGAATATTTGGGACTAATCAACTAAATTCTCTGGCCCCCAGAAATATACCTAGTTTAGCATCATTAGCATTTGCGGTAGAGATGTATTACTCAGGTTGGGTGTACAGGGGGTGGTTCGAGTCGATGAGTTGGACCGAAAGTTCAGATCATTTCAGTCTTTTTGAGTACGACATTCAATTTACTGCGTCACAGCGTCGCGGATATCGCACCAATAGTTTCGCTTTTCAGAGGTCTGCTATTTCCGGCCCCTCCAATAACGATGTGGCTGGCGGAATCCCACTCACTTTCGCTAAATTGAACAATAATCAGTTCTAAAAATCAATGAATATGATCTGGCGTAAATTTAGGGCGAACGGGATATAGGTAAAGCATGTTGATCATTTGTAAAGATTGCGGATTGGAGAAAGAGAAATACCACGGATGCCAGTGTCGTGAGTGCAGGCTCTCATATCTTATAGAATATCGAAACGAACATAAAGAATCTATTAGCGAAGTTAGACATGAATACTTCAAAACGTATCGTGAAACAAATAAAGAACGCATCAAGGCCTCCGCGAAAAACTATTATGAACGTACCAAAGAGGCTAAGAAAGCATACTACAATCAGAATATAGAGACCATTAGGGTTTCACGGAGAGAAACAGAAAAGAAAAGAAGGTCTAAGGATCCTTCTTTTGCTATGAGGCAGGATATTTCTAGGCGCGTATCTGCTGATCTCAAAAGGGCCGGTTCTTCCAAAAAAGGGAAATCGGTCAAAACTTACCTTCCTAATCCTATATCAGAAGTTATGGCTCATATTGAGAGTCAATGGGTTGGCCATAATGCTTGGATGAATTGGGGAAATCGTGGCCCATACAATGTCAAAACGTGGGACGACAACGATCCCGCTACTTGGACTTGGCAGATCGATCATATTACTCCACAATCCGATCTTCCTTATACTTCTATGGAAGATGAAAATTTCAAGAAATGTTGGGCACTCGAAAATCTTCGACCACTGAGTGCCAAACAAAATTTACTGGATGGTGTTAGACGAACACGTCATCGAAAGAAGGCTACCTAATGTCTAACGATTTTTTGACCGGTCTTTCCAATCAAATCCAAGAACAATTTGGAATTGGTGAAAATCAAATGAATACCCTCGATATTGTCGAGAATGGTCAGGTCAAAAAACTAGGCGCTCTTGGTGATTTTGCCAGTAAAATTGATCAGTCAGCGGAACGAAGATACCTAGAACAAGGCTATATCAGATTTGATCAATTCAATGTTGATCCTGAGCCATATGAGATGTTATGGCAAGAACCAGATATGACTGTTTTACTTAAAAAACGTGCGTTTTCCACACTGGCGGAAAATTTTCGCAGCGAGTATATGGATCAGGATGAGAAACTCTATTATCGCGCATCCAAATTTCTCTTCCTCAATAAATGTCGTCAAATCGCAGCTCTAGAAAAATTGGCTAAAATCGAACGAGTTAGTACTACCACCGGAAGATTAGACTACCATCTAATGCCGTTGATCATCAATTTAGTGGATGATGCTGCCGATTCTTTCAGTGATCTGACTAGTAATTTTAGTCCACAGTCTGACGATCCGGGTGGTTTTCTACAAGCCTTTTCCCAACTTAGTGGAGTCATTGACAAAATTCGTACGGTGCAAGCCTTTTCTCATGATACCCCTTACACCACCTGGCTAACTGATGTCAATCCATTATTTAGGACTGATATGGCATATGGCACTGGTGTTATTGAATTGACCAATATCACTAATATAAGTACTAGTATTCATATCGATTCTATGGGTGGCTCCGGTGGTACTTTCAATTTTTCAATTGAAGACCCATATAAAATTACCCGTATCACTAACTATGACATTGAGCAGGCTCTAAGTGATGCCAACAATATTTTCTTTACCAGTCCGGCCTTTGTACAAGGACAAAACGATATCAACAATGTAGTAGCCGATAACATCAATCAACTAAATCAAGCACGAGTAGCACGTGGTGCTAGTGCTATTGAATTTTCTATTAGTCCTAATACCTTACTTGGTAAAAAAGTGCGCGCCATTATTGATGCCTTAGGAGTAGAGCTCAATTTCACTTTCAATCCGTTCTCTGATCCATTTTCTTCTAGCAACGGAGTCAATGTTAGCCCTGATAGTTTGCAGGGTGCCCCTGCCGTAGAAGATCAAGGACTGAGCCCTTCTGAACTGACTCTTTTTACTGCCGCAATCAAGTCTATCTTTGATCAGATGACTTTGATGAATAGTTCTCAGGCTAATTTCAATCAGTTTTCCAATATTACTCGACATGCTCGAAAAATGTTGAGGTTTCATTACGGTGGCAAATTCATCGCCCAACCCTTGGATCAAGTCAATGTTTACATGAACTCCAAATCTAGATTAGATAATAAGGTAATAGGCGGGCTGCAAAATATGCTAACTGGCCTTGGCTATTTACAAAATCTCAATAACACCGTTTTTGATCTGAAAAACCAATTCAATACACTTTTCAATCCATCCGGGGATCTGAATACACAGATTGAAAAATCTATATATGTTGGCGTTGATTGTCCTGATCAATTATGGACACTATTACGAAATCTTTTCGTTACAGAAAAAGAAGGGATACATGTTTTTGGTGGATTAGTAAGTCAATCTCAAAGTAATTGGTCTAATGGCAAATATGTATTGGAGGTACAAGGCACTGATAATATGGGCTATTTAGAGATGGGTGTAGTCAATCTCAAACCAGCCGTAGATACTTTCAATGGCCCCCTATTTGATCCGCTAACCCCGTTTCAGACTAAATTCGATACAGTCTCCGATAACTTCAAGGGCAACGCTCCCCCGCTTCTTCCAGAAAATCAAGCCATTTTGGAAGAAAATATCATCAAGCACAAAAGTGGTAGATTGGCCGGTCAATTAGCCTCGACTGATAATTTGGTACAGGCGGTAGAAATAGATAGTCGTGGTGGTACGCGGAATATTATGTATTTACCAGATGGTTTAGTCTATAAATGGAAACAGGGTATTGGTATTTTCGTTCAGTTTGGCGATTCGTTTAATGCTAACGACCCTAATACCGTAAGAACGCCCGCTATTACATCCGAACCGTTTGCTGGGCAAGATATTATGAACGTCTTGTCTCTACTTATTACTGGCCTACCGTACAATTATGCCACTTATTTTAAGGCAGTAGCGGAGTTAGATAATATTCAACGAGACCCCCAAAATAATCGAGATTCATCATTCTCTTTCTATTTAGGAATTACTTCTAACTTACAAAAGAATAATTTATTATGGGGAGATTTTATTCCGTTCAAGAAATTGGTGGTACCAGAACAAACTTTTCAAGCAATGGCTCAGCAATCCATTTTTATTGGTCAGATCAATTCTCAGGTGGATAGTTTATTACAACAAATTCAGGACACTCAAAATTTGATGGCCAAAGCTGGCCCCGATGAGAGCCAAAATTTACAAAATCAGATTCAGACCTTACAAACTCAATTAGGCAATATCTCAGGTAATATCACCGGTTCTTTGGGTTCGTCAGCAATTCCGCTAACAGTAGTAGGAAATGATGTTTCATATGATAGTGGTGAGTTTCTAAATAATTCCACTAGCAATGCTGATATTACTCAGCCCGGGAATAGAGCGCTTCTAAGAAAGAAAGTCAATTTTCTAACTCGAAGAATGTCCTGGGCAGTCCGATCCAATCAAGATAAAAATTTACTTATCGTAGATGATTCTTATGATAAGGATTATGATATCATCGCTTTCGGCAAATCTCTATCAGATAATTTGAGTTTGTTTAAGAGCGAATTTACTACCGTTAAACAACAAATTGGAACGGTAGCTCAATTATTGAATTTGGAAGTTTTTTGCGATACTCAGGGTCACATCAGAATTAGACCAGAGCAATATAATAGAATGCCAAGTTCAGTTTTCTATCGGATGATACAACTTAGACAGCAATCCGGAATACAACTATTTCCTCAATTTATTGAAGACTTATTCGTAGACCAAATTACTAGTCTTAGAAATCAAGTAGAAATAGTGGAAAACCAGATAAGACTAGATGGAGCATTAATTGGATATAACGATGACATTTCAGTTCAATCGGCATTAAATACCAATAATGCTATTGGATTAGGTGCTAACGGTAATTTTACTTTTATTAGCGATCCGGTTGTCGGAGATACAGGTGGTAGTATTTCTGATTTCTCACAATTTGACAAAGAAACAAATCCAGACCTAAAATTTAGTTCTATTGATCAAACTTTCACCGCTAATCTTAGTAATCAACTTTCTACCAACACCAATCTTTTCAATAGTGCAGTTAGGGCCCAATTAGCGGTATCACTGATAGAGGCTCCGTCTCTTACTATCAGCATTGATAGAATAAATTCGCTGAAAAAGATCATAAGTAGTAAAACCGGCCAGCCAGTGACACTTGATAATTTCCTACAACAAGACGCGCAGGGAAATCTTACCTTATTAACTTCTGCCAAAAGTCAGGTAGATATAATTAAAGTAACTAATGATATGGCAACTCAGGTTTCTAATAGACAAAAAGCGTTAAAAAATCTCAGCGTTGCTATTAAAAATGCACAGGAAGCAATAGCCCTCAATGATCCAAATGACAAAACGGTAGCCAATAAACTTTTGCTTCCGGATCTCTATGGTAACAGTAATATTCCTGAAATATTCGAGAATATGATTGAAGATGAATCTTATGATGATTTAGGCCCGGGCTCTGGTTCTAGATATGTAATTCATAACTATCAAATTATTTCAATGAATATTTTGGAGCAAAAGCCGGAATTTACTTATATCGAAGTTCAAGGATTATTAGATCCCTACATTAACAATGGATTATTACCATCTGACCTCAATGCTTTCGCAGAAGGCGGAAATGCTTTAGTTACCGGCGCTGCGATCGATTATGATCTTTGGAGAATTTATGGAGTGCAAAATAGGCATGCAATTCCAGTTCCATTCCTTTCTAATCCCCAATCTCAGTGCGCCCCGTATGCTGCATCATTACTATCCCGCGCCCGCCGAAACATTTTTCACGGTAGAGTTGCTATAGCAGGAAATGAATATATGCAGCCAGGCGAGGTCGTATATATTGAAGATTTAGATATATTATTTTACGTACATAGCGTCTCACATCAGTTCAATTTTGGTGGCACATTCACCACCACATTAGAATTAAGTTATGGTCATAATCCAGGTGAATATATTCCAACCCCAACTGACATCATTGGTAAATTACTCTATAATAATCGAGACCAATCTAACTATGTTACCTATCGCCATCAGAGTAATTTTAATGAATCTAACATTGGGGCTTTTGCTATCAATCCAGATTCTTCTGGTTTTAGTTCAATTGATGACCAACTTTTCAGCGGTAGCAACGCTACTCTCAATAATACAGTGTTCTCAAATGTACAATATGTCGCTTCTTATGCGGTAGGCTCTCTCAATTTACCAGGCTCTAATGTAAGCCCTACCGTTGAGCTTCGCATCTTCTATAATGGTGGCGCCGTTGATGAAACATTACAATCAGCAGCAAATTCTCTACAACAAAAACTAACTGGTACCGGCTTTTCGCCCACTAATCCCACTTTAGGTGGCAGCACTACCAAATCACTGCCATCTAACGCAGTTAGTGTGGTAGCGGTAAATCTTGGTAATGCCAATAATTTTAGAAGCCCTAGTCAGAAGGCTTGGGATTTAGCTAGAAATCAAGCCAATCTCACAAGTAGTAGTACTGATGCTATTAATACCGATGTTTCTGATTCTCTTTATCGATATATTATAGACTGCACAGTTTATTTTTCTAACACTAATCCAATACCACAATGACCAGTAATGTTCAACCAGTAGGGCTACTTCGATTAGCCAAAGTAGTTAGTCACAACCCTCAAAGAGGATTTATTGAAGCTGAATTGGATATGTCTGCCCAAACTATTCCACAAGACAAAAAAAGGAGAGTCCAAATTCCTTTTTCTTTTTATTCAGTTTCTGGTGCCTTTATTGGTGGCAAAGTACAAGCAGGCACCCCAATTATTATTGGACAAGGCGAGGGCGGTAGTTGGTATTTCGTATCATTTAGGGTTAGTAATATATCTCAAATTCCTGATTTGGTGGATGGTGAGATATTAGTTCAAGCCACTGATACTACTAAAATGTCTCTGAGTGATCCTGACATTTTTATAGGATCTGATAATCAAAATATCCATTTGGACACAAGTAGTAGTCATATTCTTAATAAATATACTACCAATTTTAGTAATATCTATTCTTTTACGGAATCTTCCAGATTTGTAAATGGCGTTGTAAAAAGAGATTTGGCCCCTAATACTAATTATCCAGATTCGATGAAGCTTACTGATGATATGTACGATTCTAATTTATTTCCGGTAGGACTGGATCCCTCTATGGGAACTAATTTTGCTTCTCGCAGCACCAGTAAAAATCCTCCCTTCGTAGAACATCGGGAAATGGTATATGAATTTGCCTATAGTAGTAATGTCTCAGATGATATTACTGAGGCCAATATCTATGCTAATACGGGACAAATGGCTCCCACATATATTCTTCCTAACCGCCGCGCCTCTCGTTCTGATACTCTCAGTCTTTCTTTAGTATCTCCTAATTTTCTAATGGAGAAGGTGTCGGGTACAGTAGTGGATATATTTGGAAATGTTCTAGATCTTAATAGGTCTGCCATTCCAATTGGACAAAATAATCTTACTCTGAAAACTTCACAAGGTAATACTACTAAAGATAAAATTTTCGATCAAATCAAAACTTTGGAAAGAAAAAGTATCGCCTATCATTTTGAGATAAATGCTCGAAAAGATTTGACCGGATCTAACGGACAGCTTCAATTACCAGATATCAACTCTTCTGCTGATTATGCCCGCACCCGCAGCCGATTCTTTTTTGATGTCGATAAAGAAGGGCAATTCAAGATCAATATTCCAGCTTCTTCTGAAACTGGAAACATTTCACTATTGACCAGATATGAAAATTATTCTACATTTGGAACGGATGATAATAGCAATCCAAACAAATTAATCAAAAATAATGATAACTTGGATATCTACTTAGATGCTTTCGGAACTGGAGAGATATCGGTTTTGGATGGCGGTTCTGCTGCGACCCCAATTGATCGTCTTACCGGACAGCATATTCAATACGGTACTACTTTTCACTCGATTACCGATACTTGTTATACTTTGCAATCTGCTAATTTTTCTCTTTTTCAACAATCCCTTTACTTCCCTAACTTTGATCTTTCATCAATTCCTCTCATAAATAATTTAGTCAATAGTACTATCAATGTTTCCGGTGATAATGCTAATGCCGGTGGTCGCAGCGGTACCATCAATTTAGACGGGTTTCTTTCCCTTAATGTTGGCGCTAATACAATTGATCGACAATCATTATGGTTAGACACGGCTGGTGGAATGGTTGCCAATTTCGGTAGAGACCTAAACAATGTTAGTGCTGCCATCAGTATGGATGGCGATTTAATTTTACAAATCGGTGGAACAACGGTTAGCAATGATAGTCGATTCCAAAGTGTCAATAATGCATTTAGGGGTGGAAATATAGATATTAGGGTATTACACGATGGCTTTACTATGACAATGGTAAGAATTAGTAATGACGGTGTAATCGTTTCTACACCAAATAGAGTGGCAGTTCAGGCGAGAGAAATGAATTTTAGTGCTACGGGAGATATCAATATTACGGGAGACAATGTATTTATACAAAACAGATGGGTAAATAAATTACCGACCGCTGGAACTATATAAGGAGAATGATATGAGAAAACTAGGACAACAAACATATAAAAGACTATTGGCTCAGGCCGAAGAAGCCAAGGAACTAAAACAAACTAAATTAGCGGATGTAGTGCTTTCTGCTCTGGGACCTGTATTCGAAGAAAACGCTGGGATGACCTACACCCAGAAAGAACTAGATCAAACCTTGTATCAAAATATGTGGAAAATGGCTGTCGAAGTGATCAGTTACCACGATTTGACTAAGGTAGATATTCAGAAAGTGGATCAGGCAGTCAAACTTCTGAAATCACGGGTTATAGAGGAACTGGAAGAAGCCTTAAAAGTGTCTGGCAAAATTGGGGGAAATGAACCCAAAGTACCGGGTCAAGAATAAAGATCGGATATAGAGTAAGATATGGTCGGAACTCTCACAATCGTTATTGGTCTATGCGGCTCGGGTAAATCTTGGTTTCTAAACACAATGCAAAAGTCTCATCCAGTGGCTAAATTTTTTGATGAAGGACTAAGTGATAGGGGCCAATCTGGCATTGATCGACGAAAAAAGGTGGCCATAGCACTCAAAAATGGATTTGATGTTTATGTAGGTGATTTATGGTGTGGATGGTCTGCTCGTCGTAGAGTGGTAGTAAAACATTTGAAACAATTGGTGCCAAAACTCCGAATAGTATGGTTTTACTATGAGAATTCATTATGCAAGGCCAATAATAATTGTCGTAAGAGGCGTAATAAACGGGATGCAAAAGGTCATGTCGCTATCAATCAACGGTGGTCATCGCGTTTGACAGCCCCGAGGGGTGCGATAGTAATGAAAATACATCAATTGGGAAGAAAATAGTAGCATAATGTCCCCCTGTAATCCTAGTGCAATTCAAACCAATATCCCGCCGCTTCCGGCGAATCCTATTCCAGGCTTTGGTTTGCCTTTTACTCCGGCACTACCCTCATTCAATATTCCGTTTCCGGCGGGTATGCCTGAGGACTTGCTGGGCCTCTTTAATGCTCTTCAACTTATTCTTCCTTCTGGCACTCTAAAAGGAGTTCTCCCCGCTTCATATGGTAGAAGCGTCCTCGATCAGATACTCAAGTTGATGGATTTCTTTTTACCGTTTTTGATGTCCTATAAGTTTATTCTTCCTATTTTGGATATGATTATTTGCATCATCGAAATTCTATGCGCAATTCCCAATCCCTTCAAGCTAATCCGTGCGATGGAGCGGCTTTTTCGCGTTTGCCTTCCTGAATTTCTAAGTTTATTTCCATATTTTGCGATGATAGTAATGATCATTTCGCTTCTTCTTCTTTTACTTGCACTTATTGAATACATTCTTGCTCAGCTTCTTACTCTCATTGAATTGATCTTGAAAAATATTCAAGTCATCGAGCGCGCCGCGGGAATGGCAGATGCCCCTTCTATTCTTGCCGCTATCAACAAAATAGGACTCATTCTATGTGCCTTTCAAAACCTTTTCGTTCTACTTGCCTTATTTGAAATCATTATTGATGTTATCAAGAAAATTCTAGCCCTTATCTTTAGTATCCCCCCATGCAGTAGCAGCAATGGTAACCCTGAGCAGTGCTGCACGCCGGATGTTTGCCCCTCCTTCATTCGAAATAATACTACCATCACCGGTAGTGGCACTTTCCAATACTACAACAAAGTCGCTATTGACGCCAATTTAGTTGCACTCATCCCAGATTTACCACCCCAATTCGGAAAATTATTGGGCAGCACTCGTCCAGAAAGTTGGCAGTTCTATGATGCAATGGCCTCTATTCAGAATGCTTTCATCAATATTACACAGGCTTTTGATTTGCCAGCCGGAACCAGTGCTGTCTTTTTCCCCACCGATGCTAACTATACTGCATCAACCCCCATCTCTCAGGTTCCATATACTATCGATTTACGAATTTTCTATAACCCAGCCACGCCTTGGGGCCGTTCCGATCCATTGGGCGCCAGATTTATCAGAATCAATGGCTGCATAGTACAGTTTGCACCGACCACCAATCTCAATAATTTCGATAACAGCACAACCAATATCACTAACGGAGTTTTGGAATTAGTAGGTGGGTTAGTTTTTGAAGATGATGGTACGACGCCCGTTATGCTTGGTGGTTCTCAGGGAACATTAGAATCATTTATTCACCTAGGCGATAATATCGGATTGTTGTTCAGTCCCCCACTCAATCCAACCGATGGTGCTAATTTCACCAATGTTGAATACACTTTGCATATCAATCACACCGTTCTATTGAGTAAAGCATTGATTACTTTGGGATGCGTACCCGCAATCAATTTCGATAAAACTTTCATTAATACTGTATTCGGAACAACCAATCCAGCAGCTTTGGTCAATATTGTAAATGGTATCCCTAGTTTCGCAGGTGCGCAGGCTTGCTTGGCAACCGCGATCACTGCTCTACAAAGCAATGTTAGCAATCAAGGTGTAGCAGATTTTCAAGCCACTACCACCGCTTGTCTAAATACTTTGAGAAGTGGCGCAGCAGCATCACTACAATCGCTCGTCAATTTGGGTTTCGATCCTAGTCAAAGTACTTTTACAATCACCCCTAATACACAATTTACTACTGAATCGATTTTGGTTCAAGTTTCTCTCAATGATAGAAACGGACTCCCGCTAACCGCCAATATGGCTACTGATGTAGCGGCAGCTTTGGCGCTCAATATCACGCCACAAATTACCTTTGGAGAAATCAGTCAGTTTATTTATGATGGCGTTCAGTTCTTTGATGCCAATATTACCTCTACTACATCGGGCTCTGGAACTATTGAAATGCAATATGAAGGTCAGCAGTTTGTTAGTGTATCAGTACCAACAGATTTGACTCAGACACCCACGGTGACGACTCAACAACTAAAATATACATTCATCTATTCACCAATTCCGTCGGTAGTTGGAACACCAGAAGGCGATGACCGCGGCAAGCCGGAACGAGATGCCGGTGATGTGGCTAGAGAAAGTGAGTAATCAATGACTAAAATTGATATCTCCACTACCGACAATTCTAATGATTTTACTGATAATCAAAATTATGATGTTGATATTCAGCAGATCTACACCAGTTTTATTCAACAGATTGATCAAATTAGAAGCCATGTTAGCGTTATAAACAATCCAAAAGCACAATCAGTAGTTACTATCAATTCTAATAATTTTATTAGTATTGACCCAAATCCACAGGAAAGTCGTTGCCACGCTTTCTATAGGTTGATTGGGCTACCAGTGGTAGCCTCTGACGGAACACAATTCTATAATCCTGGATATGATTTAGAAGCTTTTAGTGGGACCGCTAATTCTACCACTCCCCAGCTCAATAAGCAAGGCATCGCCATCAGCGCAGCCGGTCTATACCCTCTTATGGATGCTAGAGAAAGATATATTCAAGATATACGACAAATATTCTCAGTGCCTGATATTACTTCTAGTGTTACCGCACTGTCCAGCCAAACACCTCGCAAATTCAATTTTTTCGTGGATACGGGCTCCACCGATCCCTTCGATCAAGATCCCAATAATCAAAAATATGCCGTTGAACAACGTAATATCGCTAACACTGCTGATTTTAGTGATTACAAAGATTCTAACGGAGATACAATAGATTCTACTATTCAAAGGGGACAATTTCTACAACAACGTTCTCATTTTATTAAGCCATTGATGGTTGATCCTCGAATTGATATAACGGTAAGTCCAGATACCGGTTTGGTATGCGTGCCATTCACCACAGATAAGTCTAAAACAAAACTTAGAGATGATGAATATCTTTTTCGCCCACTCTTAGAATATGTATGTCGTGTTCGACTAACACTTCCTCCTAATCAAGATGATTTGAGTCAAACTTTCCAAAATGCACAAAACTATATCAAATCCATTAATACTTCAGTCGATCCAGATTTGTTGGCCAAAATATATGCTAATAATACTACTACCATAGGACAAGAAATTTTGTTGAAATACTTAAACCTATTACGCTCTATGATCGATCGGTTGGTAGAATCAATGCAACAAATTGGGTCTCTATCGGTTCCTTCTATTGGCACACTTCAATGGATTCCAATTCCTAATGCAGGTGGGCCTGAGTTCGGTAGTTCAACCGCCTCAATCAACCCATCTGATCCACTAAATGGCCCGGTCGAGGCCTCCATTCTAAAACTTCAATCTCAAGCAGCGATAGATCAAATTACCAATCAAACATCAGGTGTTACTAGTGTTGATTTAGGAAATTTTGCTTTTGATTTTGCCTCCGCTCAACCAGTACCCGATGAAAATACAACTTCTGGTTTTGGTAATAAGCGACAAGATAATTTAGATAAACTACAGCAAGATCGCACTAATCTTACTGATCAAGCCAATACTGCCCTCCAGACCATTGAAATCATTATGGGAGAATTTAGTGGATTAGGACTTTGTGATATTATTGCTATTTATACCGCTCTCTGGTCAATGGACGTCAATGCTCTAGTGGGGTTACTAGATGAAAAGGCATTCGCTCGACTTAGAACTAATTCGGCCTTCAATGATCCTTCTGTTCAGTCTAGAATTGGAGGGGCCGGATTCTCTATTACTAAGTCTCTAACTACCTTCGAAGATCGCATCAAAGAAATTTATAGCATTATGGACAAGTTCTTAGAAGATCGACTACAATTAGGTCGAGTTTCTACATGATCAAATTCATTAGTGAAATTATGAGGTTAGACCCCCTCAATATTCACGCATTCCTAAGAGGAAGGACGAATGTCGTTTGATTTACAACTATTTAATGGAGATCTGGTCATCCAAAATGGAGAACTAGCTATTGTACAAGATAGCAACAAGTTAGTTCAGGATATTCTAAAAATTTGCCTGACGCCTGTAGGTGGAAATCCATTACAGCCTTGGTACGGCTCTTTTATCTCTCGTTCTTTAATTGGATCCCCCTTATCTACCAGTATTATTTTACAAGTAGCACAAACTCAATTACAAAACGCTATTGAAAATTTACGGACTTTGCAGATCAAGCAGCTCAAAAGTTTTCAGAAGCTAACGCCCGATGAACAAATAAGCTCAATTTTAAGCATCGATGTAGTAAGAAATACCAGTGATCCTCGCCTATTACAGGTTAGTATCAAAGTAACGAGTAAGGGCCTAAAACCCATAACAATTCAATTTGGGTTCAATAGTCTATAAATGTCGGATATATTATTGGAATAAGGGATAGTAGCGATATGTTGATTATTTGTAAAAACTGTAAGTTAAAAAAAGAAAAATATAGCGGGCGCCCTCTAAGCGCCAAACAAAATACAAGAGATGGTGTTTATCGAATCCGACATAAAATAAAGAAGGCGGTATAATATGGTGACTATACGATCTTCTAACGAGATCATTCTTAGTCTAATCGACTATTTTCGGTTAAACCAGCCCAATCTCGACACAAAACCTGGCGCTGTCGCTCGTGATCTTGCTATCGATGCCCCTGCCAATCAAATCGCTCTACTTTACGATGAACTCTCTAAAGTTTCCACTCAACAATCTCTTCGCCTTGTGGTTGGTAGTGATTTAGACAAACTAGCTCGTAATTTTGGTCTTTCTCGAAAAACTGCAACACCATCTGCCGGAATCGCTATATTAACTTTTAGTTCTATTGTTGGTGTAACGAATGTTAATAAGGGAGATGTAGTAATTGCTAACAATGGGGTATCTTTTGCTGTTCTAACTGGTATTGCAGTCAACCCTGCGCAAACTAATTTTTATCGCTCTATTGCAACTAAATATTCAGCCAATTTTGCTTTTGTTGGAATTACAGATCAATATGCCGTTGAAGTTTCTGTACAAGCAACTACCAGTGGGACTATTGGTAATATTGGTCAGTATTCAATTAATCGAACTAGTATTGTTGGTGTGTCCAACGTTACTAACGTGACAGCCTTTTTAGGTGGCACTGATCAAGAAGATGATGCCACATTCCGAAATAGAATTTTGTCTGTTTTCAGTGGTTCCAGTGTAGGTACCGCACTTGGTTATAAAAACACCGCTCTTGCCACTACCGGAGTAGAGGATGCTTATGTTGTGGGCCCTGGCGACCCCCTTATGACTAGAGACGGAAGTGTGGTAACTACTGATAATCAAGGAAATCAAACTATTGTTTCAGATGGTACTGGTGGGAAAGTAGATGTGGTAATTTTAGGAACCAATTTGGTTCAACATTCTGATAGTTATATCTATCAGGATAAGAGCAATAGAAATGATCCAACTAATGCTGCTAATAATGTTGTGTTGGGTCAAATTCCAGGAGATACCAATAAAACTATCACTCAGAAGCGCGTAGCTGATATCGCGGCAGGTACGCTGCCAGCCCAGCCTGTGGATGCTATCTTACAAGTGACCGGCTCTCTTAGTGGTTCTAATTTTACCACTATGAGTACCGATGAGTTTGGACGAGTATCGGGCAACTATAAGTTAATTAAAGACACTGGTCTTTATGGCGGAAGTCCTTGGGGATTTGATACTTTTGCTTGGATTAGTAATCAAATTAATTTTTCAGAAGATCTTATTAAAGGACAATTCAACGGGCAGGATGCTACCACTTTCCCTGGCGTAATTGAAATACCGCAAATACAACAAAATATTTCTATCACCAATGAAAATAGTACAGTACTGCCTTCTAATAGATCACTAATACAACTATTGCATACTCCCGCAACCAACGTAACGCGCGTCTTTAATGCTACTACCGGAGAACGTTATACAGTTACTAGCCAAAATTTCAATGGAACGGGTACCATAAACACTTCTGGTGTTATTCAGATTTCTGGCAATACTTTTCCCGCTTTCAATGATATTTTGCAAGTAGATTATAATTGGGTAATTACTTACGATCAATATGCCGATTATGATGGCAGATTATATACCAATAACCCCCGGGTAGTTACTGATAGTGCTGATTGGAGTTTTTCTAATTTAGTAAGAGAAGAAAAAATCAATTTTACTCGTAATGGAAGTAACACTTTATTTACTGGGGTAGCCAAACATCCAATTTCCTCGGTCATTACTGCCAGCCTTTACAATGAAATTGATGGAATTGTAGTAACAGTAGTTTCTGGTATTTATGCTGGACGTCAATCAATAGTTGTCACCAATTTGATAGTAGCTCCTAATACCGTGGATCATGTTTATCTAAAAAATACTACAACCGAAGTTTATAGTACTGCCCAAAATAATGGAACATTCATCAATTCTACTATTGTAGTGGGTATCGAAATTGAATTTACTTCTACCATAATTCTTCCAACTGATACGCAGGCCCAACCAGGTGACAAGGCGACTATTCTTTGGAATACAATAGATACTTTCAATATTACAAATTCTGTTGGTAGTATAGCAAATAATCAAATTACTATTCCAGTATCCAATATCACCACCACCGCTAACAATCTTCTACTTAGTGTTACTTATATTGCCAATGTACAGAATTTCTTCGCTCCCGGCATCACATCTCTTCCATCTAGTCGTGTGGCTAATGGTTATTTACTTAATAGTGCTATTGGTTTTAATAATACAAATTTAGATAACACCATGCGACGGGATTTTCAACCTGTCCAGAAGAACCTTAGTAACCAATTGTATGTAGAACTCAATTTATCCAGCACCAATACTTCGCTTTTAGCGTCACAAGTAATTTCAGTAATTCGTTTATCTGATAACGCTGAATTATGGAATTCTGGTAATGCTGGTAGTATTGCCATCAACAACACAACTACTAATTATCAATTGATTTTTACTGGCTATAATACTCCTAGTGCCGGAGATCGAGTACTTATTTGTTATTTTGCAGATGATACTAATCGCTTTCAACCTTTTACTTTTTCTGATAGAATAATCGAAAGAGATTTGGGCTCTCTACAATCTGATCTCATTAATTTTTCGGTAGATATTCATGATTTCGTGGCAGATGGTTACGTCAGTTTTACCATTTTTGAGCCCCACACAGATATTGTTATCGCTTCAGGAGTAGATGGTTATATTATTCCAAATTCTCCACCCTCAACCGCTCTGTTCGGTAGTCCTACTGTTCAGTTTGGTAATATTTTTAATAGCAGTGGGCAGCTATTAGATATCACTTCTAAAAAAATTACTATTTCTTCCTCGATCTTTCCCAATAATATAAACACTTATGATATCTTGTCTTTCAATTCTCAAACTGATGAACTTGTTATTGGAAATTATTTTGCAGAAATTAGCTCTAGACAAGTTAGTGTTATTAGGATTCTTGATGGAAAAGAATTATGGTCAGATGCGGGAACCATTGATACAGTCAATAATAAATTGAGTTTCCCTGTAACTACCAATGCGTCTCATTTGGATGAAGTAATTGTGTTCTACTATGTTCCATCCAATTTGAGAAGTACGCCCACCCGCGTAGCAGTTAATGTTAATGATCAAGTAAATAATTCGGGCGTTCTTTCTTTTATTGGCACTACTATTACTAAAGCAACCGACATTGTTTTTACCGCCACCGCTACTGGATTACAGCAAACAACTTTGGGAGCGTTTTCACAAGTATTGAATTTGGGAAATGCAAGCACAGTGCCATTAAATGTCAAACTAATCAAAATAGCAAAATTAGAAAAGGTTACTACACCAACCATTACTAGTAGTGAAGTATTGACAACGGAAGTAATTTATGACACGGCATTATCTGCTTTGCAAGACACTACCTTTTTTGATTCCGAATTTGTTAGAAAACCAAATCTAGGTCCGATTGATTTTATTCTGCCAAATACTATCAACAATATTGGCACTAATGAAATAAAGATCGGAGACCGTCTTCGCATTACCTTCTATTATTCTACTTTTGGAGATACTGAAAGCCTAACTTTTACTCGTAATGGAACACTTTATACCAATAAACAATTTGCTCTTATCGACAAGTTTTATATTTCTAGCGGATTTACCTCCTCTCAGTCAGCCAAGATCACATTAGCTAATTTCAATCAGCCAATTACTGGTTCAAGGTATACTATTAATTACGATTATACTGCTCCAAAAACCAATGAGAGAATTACTATTTCGTATAACTATAATCAATTGATTTCGGCCACTACATTCAATATTGAAACTAGCAGACCAATCAATGCCGATGTTTTAGTTAGAGAGGCCAAAGAACTTTTGATTGATCTCACCATGGATATTGTTGTGTCAAATCAACCAAATGTTGTTCCAAACTTAGTATTACAAAATGTTAAATCTACACTAATTTCTTCTATTAATGCCACTTCTCTTGGAACTACTTTGGATGCCTCTAATTTGATTAATAAGGCATTTTCAGTAGCCGGAGTAAATGCTGCACGAATTGAAACATTCAATTTGGATGGTTCTCCTGGTCAGGTATTGAGTTTGCAAGCCCATAATGATCAATACTTTGTTGCAAATAATATTATTATCAATCAGGTTTCAATCTAATGGGCGCTCTTCGAGTTTTATCTGTTAGCGTAATAGATAGTACAACTATTACTGCTACTTTTACGGAGAACATTGCTCCTACGATCAACACTACTAATGTATCGATCGTTTCAAATTTAGATATTGTTCCTAATCCACAAGTATTGATCACATCAGTATCCGGCAATACTCTAACTATTACCACTCAGCCGCTGACTACGCAAGCCGCTTATTTTATTACTTTCGCATCCACTCCGAGTTCTTTTTTTCGATCTTTAAATGGCGACGCTCTTCTTGTAGAAGACGGAGTAACAAATGTCATATTGATATTGGGCCCAGCAGATTCCGATAATCCTGTCCTGAATTTTCTAATCAATTATTTACGAGATCAAGTTTATGATGGTATCCATGATAGTAGTTCATTTGTCTATAAATTGCTCCAATCGTATGCTGTCAATATGGCTAGAGCCCTTTACGACATTCGACAGAGCAAAAATGAAAATTATCTTTCTTTCACCGTGGTGGATGAAAGAAAAATTAGAGGCCCAGGCCCTTTCGATCGTTTGGTAGAAGAGGGGGCCTACGAAATTGATCGGGTCGGAATCAATCCGACTGGCGCTAATTCAACCATTTCAGTTTCTTTTACTAGTTTTCCAGACAATCCAGTCTCGCTGTTAGCAGCATCTGCCACTGACATTCTTTCTCTTTCATCTAGTAATACTACAGACACTTTCAATATAGACAACTTTGTACTTACCGTTTCCAATAGCCCAGTTATTATTTTAGAAAGCGTTATCTTTACCTATACTGATGGTCGATTGCCATATACCTATCCTATTGATATCCACGGATATCAATTACTAAATTCTTTGTATGACCAAGAATTTGGATTTACCTATCTTTTACTTCAGGACAATCAATTTGGTTTGAGTCAAAGTATTCTAAATGATTCTGCCTTTTCACTCAACAATATTTTTCAGATTATTGTTTCTTATCAATATAAAGATTTGGGGAGAGTCATCAATTCAGACAATGTAGTAATAACAAATGTATTGACATCGGCTCGTGAGGCTATGCCTCCAATCGAAAATATTTTTAATTTACAACACGCTCCCGTTGTAGATAGTAATAGTAATGTAGAAACATTGGGTGGATTAATTCTTACTAATCCGAATGCGCCAAATCCATCTATCCCTCATCCAGCCTTTCTTTATGAGGTTACGTTCAATTTGGCAGCATTACCCGCCCGACCAGGAGAATATTCAGTAGATTATGCTACCGGCACTGTTTACGTCTATGGTGCAGATTTTACTAATGATGGGACAGGCCCTACCCCACCCTTGGCCACCTATAATTATCTTTTTACTTATCAAAATAATTTAGATTACGCTTATGACCCCACCCCGAATGATGTGGCACCAATTCCGACTGGTAACTTGCTAAACAATTCAGCTACAATCACTTTTAACTATGAACAAGTTTTAATACCCGGTACTGATTATCGCGCTGAAGTGCATTTAGAATCTTTATCTGAAAGTATAGAAAATAGATTAGTAGCACTAAACGCACTTATGACACTCAATGGCCCCGTCACTGATGTATTTAGAATTTTCAATCAGACATCCGGAGAAGTATATAATCTATTACGATGGAACGAAAATACTGTTTATTTTACTTATAATACTCCCCCTAACATTACTCAATTAACGGGAGAAAGAGTTTCTTTTCAGGATGTTTTAAATGAATTACTCTTTGTTAATCAAACTTTAACTAATACGGGCGGACTATCTATTTTCAAGATTTTTCTCAGCAACAATAGTTTAACAAATGCCACCGCCGATGGTATCGGATTTTCCCTTAATAGCACTGTAAATTTTTCCAATTCCAATATTTTCCAAAATGAAATATGGTTTGATGAAAATGAAACTGAAACTCTCAATGTCGCGCGTCTAAGCAAAATTGGCCTGTATCAAATAGATTATTTAAATGGTGTTGTTTACGTGGCAGTTAGTATAGGTCAAAGCCTTAGCATTGGAACGATTAGTTATAAAAATAGTAATATCGTGCCACAAAATCCTCATCTTATTAGTGTTGATGATATCTACTACCGTATTAGTTTATTAAATCCAAAAAATAAGCATTTTACATTTGTTGATTTTGGAGATGGTTTTATCTTACCAACAAGTTTAGATCCCTCTGATGAAACTCTTCTCAACGGTAATATTGGTGCTCCTTATGAAATTTTTAATCAACAAATTGGTGTTTTCACCACGGGGGCAGTATTTGTTCCAGGAGTATCAAACGCTATCAATTTTATCCGTGGCATTTTTGAGTTTGATGATCTAAAAAATAGTACAACTCCTTTCAATTTTGTATCAGGGGCTACTTTTTCTGGACAAACTATTACTCTGGCTCCGGTCAATTTACAACAATATACCACGGTCGAATTTGATGGAACTAATCACTATGTCCAAACTAATCTTAATTTACCATATCTTTCTCCTAATGTTACGCTAACTGTTAATGTTGTTCGTCTTTCAGATAGCGCTAATCTTTGGAGCATTCCTGGTACTATCGTTTTAGGCAACGGAGTAAGATTAATTCTTTCTGGCGCCAATGCACCACAAACTGGTGATGCCGTGGCGGTAAATTATACTTTATCCATCAATGCTCTTTCTAGAGCAATTGTAGATTACAACAAGGGAGACCTTTTTATCGATTATACTTATTTAGCAGATGAAATTGAAATCAGTTATGAATATGGCGATAATGTAATTGATTTTCGACAATCTGAAACGGTTTCTACTAATGATGTCTACTATGTTACCTATAAAGTTGGCGCATTACGAAATGCTCTAATCAATAATTTTGGCTCTCTTATCAATGTACCAGCTCTCACTAGTGTGGATATCAATTTACCCAGAGAGCGATACCGAGATGCGCTTAGTGCGGCCCTCTCTTCTTTCTTGCAGGGCCCAACAGTAACAGCGATGACTAATTTGGTAGAACAAATTTCGCATGTCAAGCCGCAGATCACTGAATCTATTTTCCAAAATTGGTCTTTAGGATCTAGTTTGTTAAATCCAAGAGCCATCGAAACTACCGGCATTTTACAGCTTCTCCCGGCCAAATTTGGTAATGGCGTATTAGTTGATACGTTGGGACAAACAATTACTTTCCCGGCTTCTTCTAATTTGAGAATTGAACAAGGCAGCTTCCAAACTTGGGTTTCTCCTCATTGGAATGGGTTAGATAATGACGCTGATTTGACTGTTACTATTACCAAAGATGGACTTCCAATTCCATCCGATCAGATTTTTCTAGGTGCAGCAGAAAACCATCCCCAATATAATATCTCTAATTCTTTCACCACCAATAAAAGACAAGAAGTTCAAGGATTGCCAAATCTAAATAAAGATGGAGTTTATCTTTATTATGCGCCCGATGCCAGCGGATTATTCAATCGTTGGTATTTAGAAGTGGTAGATGGTTATTCTGACGGATATAGCGATGGTTATTCTACTATTTACAATATCAAAATCACTACTGATGGTAAATTTTATGATGTAAGATCGGTGGTTTCACCACAACCTGTGGATTTGCAAATCACATCAGGCATTAGTACGGCTACTTTTGTTTTCAGGGGCCCTGTCCCATTAGATGTTGCTGCGACTTTTCTAGCAGATTTCGATCATTATCTATTAGATTTTGGAATCGACAAAAATAAAAATCGATTATCCCTTTATAAAGATCCTAGTGGATATTTCAATTTTAGAGTGTATGACAATGGCGGTCGGGCCTATTCGGTCAGTGCCGATGTTTCTAAATGGAGAATAAACGATCTCCATCACGTCGCCGCGTCTTGGATTCTAAACTCCAAAAATGGAAGAGATGAATTGCATCTTTTCATTGACGGATTTGAGGTACCCAATATCATAAAGTATGGTAGTAGAATTGGGCCTTATCCTCATGAACTTTTCCGTACTGTTGATCCGGAAGAAATTGCCGGAGTCATTACCAATGGTGTTGTATCTTCTACTGACTTAGTTACCACGGCAGGCTCCGCTAGCGTTTCTTCTTCCATCAATTTTGATCAATATGGTGTTGTTGCCCCTGCAACAATTTTTATCAATGAGCCTGGCTTTGCGCCTGGTGGTTATACGGTTTTGACAGTATTGGGACAAACCCTTATTCTTAATACTGCAATGCCTTCTTCTATTACTAATGGTAAATTTTCAGTTAATCCAACTTCTTTTATTGTTCAAACCGAAATCGATATATTTCCTAATTTTGCGATTTCTACGATAAGCGCCACTCTAAATGGAAGCGATCTCAATACTATAAGTGGAAGCGCTACCGTATCCTCGGCCTCTATAAATTTTACTGCTCACGGCATAGTGCCTGGTTATTTGCTGCGAATTGATGGAAATCCCACTTTACAATCACATTACAATATCTTGGCAGTCTCTGGTAACACATTGACTTTGGATAGTGCCGTTTCCCTAACATTGAATAACGCAGTTTTCCATGTCTATCCCAATACCCCGGTCGAAATCCCCGGACTGCGAGCAGTTAATCCGTCTTACACTTTGACTAAAGACGCTAACTTCAATAATATTCTTACTATTACAAACAACGCTCATACCAATGATCTGATCCATATAATTACTCTTGGGATCAATCATCGAAGAATAAGACAACCCTATTATCAATGGGGTGGCGATACTACCATTGATGTTGGCTCTAACGGACAAACATTGCCACAAGCCACTATCCATGTTGTATCTACTGCCGGATTCCCAACATCTGGCTCACTTTATGTTTTTACTAACAAAGGATTTCAATTAGTATCTTACACTGGTCTTACTTCCAATATTTTTACTGGCTGTACTGGTGGAACTGGCACTATGAGTACCGGCGGAACCGTTAGTGGCGGAAGCACTGTTATCGCCACTCATTTACCAATCCCAGTAGCCTTAGCGGGTGTAAATGTATTTCACGAAATCCTTCCCATCACAATTATCAATTCATCTAATTCTACTTTGATACTTAATAATTTTACCTCTAATGCTTTGACTACGGATCAACCATCTACATCAATCAATGGACGAACCTTATCTGTTACAATCAATAGCACTAACAATATAAACTTCTCCACACCAGTTTCTGTAACTATCAACGGAAATCCTTCCAGCGAAACAATCACTTTTACTTCTCTTGGCACACAAAATAGTGTTAATAAATATGCCGGAATCAATTCGATAATAGTTAGTGGTATGGCTAATAATACATCCAAAGCCTTTATGACTCTGTTTGTCGAAGAAGAGTTTTCTATTACCGTACCAGAAAATAGTAATGCCGATTATCCTACTATTAAGTACAGTTATCAAATTGATGCTGGCACTACTCTAATCGGTTCCGGAACAAACGTGGTTACTGACCCAAATAGTTTTTTCAGTTCCCCAGATATCAATAATTATTTGGTTATCTCAACACCGCTTGCGGTAGCGGGCACTTATCAAATTACTGGAGTTTCAGCCGATCACCATAGTCTAACACTAGCCACCCCGCTGGCAGCGTTCAGTAGTGGATTTTATCAAATATTGAATGCTAGTGATTTTCGTAGTGGTTTCCAAAGCGGATTCTTTTTCTTTGAACAAGCATTGACGCCAGGACAACCTTACCCATTAGCCAGGGGTCGCTATGATTTTGATTATTATACTTACCTTTCCGTAAAACTTGATCCCATTAACAAGGACGCTTTCTTAGGTACTGATTTCAATAGTAATAATGTATTTGATGGGCTAATTGACGCTCTAAAGAGCAGTTCTATCAAACTAACTGATACCCGTGTCGGA